CTATGAGGTAGAGTATGGCGGGTCAGGCTGTACTGTACGCCGCTCATAGAGCGTTACACGAAGGATTTAAGTACTTTAAGATTAGTCCGAAAAATACTTTATGCAGAATAAAAGTACTTGACTTTTAAATTGTATAAGGTATTGGTTGACTTTTCTGTATATAATATATTTGGACTATGCAAAAATTTTTTGCTTACTAAAGGCCAGTAATGCTTAGCGGCCTTATAATCGGGGTATAAGTATTCCCTGTACAATTAATTCTACATTAAGGAAACACAATGGAAAGTACTGCAAACGAAATGGCGAACGTTGAGTGGAATCGTCGCCTTAACATGATTAAACGAAATGCACATAGTGGTATATCAATTGTAGACCTCGGCGAAGATTACTACACGCGGTTCCTCAAAATCTCGGAAGTACTGATTCAGTTAGTTCTAAGCATCGAAGGTAAACTTCAGGGTGGTCGAACTTGTATTTTTAGTGATCAGGTCGAACATACTCTTTTAGAACTTGGTGGTACTATGGGTCTTACCGTGAAATATGATGTAGGGGGTAATTCTTCTGCAATCACAATCGGCGACCACTTTAACCCGCACGTTCGTATTGGTATGTTGCGAAATGATTGTACTCTTGAAGTACTGGAAGGTTCTTCATTCGTTGGTCAGGGTATGATAGTACTCCAGGGTACTGAATACTATTCCTGTACTAATACACCTAACATGGAATCTAAGGTACACGAGAGTATTCAGTACTTACAGAATGAGAAGTACCGTACTTTCATGATTTACGGTAAACACCCTGAAGCACCTATTGATTTAATCTCATACGAAGGTATTGTTCAGCAACTAATTGAACGATCCATAAATTTAGGATACATCGAATAATGGATTACAAGAAGTACGAAAAACTAAAAGAAATGTTCTTAGGAACGTGGGAGCACTTGGTTCCTAAGATGCCAACTCAAGATAAACGTTACATCTCTTTAAATGGAGAGTACGGTGCTTCAGTAGCACGATGGACTGATGGTGCATTTAACGAGTACCAATACATTCTTAAACTCTATTACTTAGGTACATGGGAAGAAGATGTTGTATTCAGTATCTCCTTTAATACGAGTTCTCAATACTTAAGTACTTTCGATCTTAACACTGATGGAATGCGTATTGCGTTCTGGAAAGAAGATCATCCAAGGTACTACGCACTGTATGATCCTACGAATGCTAAGAACGGTCAGCAGCATACTTTCATTGCCTTTCCTTTCCCTGAAGAATATTTCTTTCAGCGTATGACAGTACAGGAAACATTGCCTGAAGAAGATTATGCACTATGGGATGAACAGTATGAGAAGATGATTAACGTACTTTATAAAAATGATCATCCAGCAATATCAATTGGAATGGTACTGAAAGATTACGATTTAGATGTTCAAAAAGTACTTCAATTGTTAGTACCTTACTTAGATGGAGAACATGATGTTAAAGACGATTAATTTTCATTATTCAATAATTTCTCATTTCAGGGAGCAGTACTTAAAATTGTTTCCAAGGATTCAGAAATTATATGAAGCTGACTATCCTGCTATGTTCAATTACAGTACTACTCAGTTTATTCCTGCGTTTGGTTCTAATGTAACTTGTACTCTTTATACGAATTATAATGACGCTGAAGTTGTTTTTCAGGGTCAGAGGTTATATAAAGGGAGTTCAGAGTTATTAGTACGATTGAGTACTCATGAAGAACAAACAGATCAATTCAGTAATTACAATGGTCGTTCTTTGAATGTATTTCCTAAGTCTTCTAATCCTTATCACTTCGCAAAGACGAACACTCCTACTAAAATCTTTGAGATGCTTCATGAGAATGATCCAGATGAATTAGAAGTTATGGAGTTCATGTTAATGACGAAATATAACATGAATGATTTAACGGCAATACTACTGAATCAGGTTCTTATCAATGAGGATGTTGGTATTCAGAAGTACATCATGAACATAGTACCGTTTGTTGGAATAGACCCTGAACGTGAAAAGGGATTACTTGATTTATATTTTAGTACTGCAATAGGATTAGAGCATGAAGCCGCAAAAGCTGGATGAAGTAATACAGTTAATGAAATTACTGGATGAACTGTATTACATGTACAAATCAGATGAAGGATTAGGATTTACTCAACTTCAGGGTACACTAAGTACATCTAAAAGTTATTACATCGCTGCAAATCCGAGTATAGCTTACATTGCATTTCGTGATATTCAGTTCGAAATGTATCCTGAATTTTTGTATTTCGGTTCTAGTGTAGAACCATTTCATCCTGAGATATGGGATGATGTACGAGCTATTTTTCCTTCCCTCTGGACTTACTGGCCTCCTAGTGGTATTCGACGTGCCAGTACTGATAGGTTAGATATGATGGCTCAGACATATCCTGCGTTATCGGTTGATACAAGTCTTGAACCTGATATAATTGATCCGATAATCTTTCAGAATTTAACATTGTACACAATGAATGAAGTTCAAACGCAGTTGATTGCATTACAGATACATCAACTAAATTTAATTGCAGAAGAAAAGGAGCAGAAAGGATTTCGAAGTACTATGAAGTTAGATTATCGAGTACTGGACTTATTGAGTCCAGAAGAACTATTAGAATTAATACAAATCGTAGGAGATGAAATTGAATCCAGAAAGAACAACGTTTAAGAACCTGTACGTACAAAATGCTTTCAAAGACGTATTGAAAATCCTGATGAAATCATTTGAGACAGTACAGACAGATGTGTTAACTTTTGAGAATGAAACTCTCCGGTGCCGGTTAGTAAGATCATTATATGACAGGATGACATTCACTGTTTATGTTCGTCCAGATAAAGAATTATTCTCTTGTACATTTTTCTACAATACAGGTAAACCAGTAGCTAATTTGCGTACATCACATTTTAGATTAAATTCAGATTGTACAAGCATAGGATTCAGTACGTACAGAAAGAACAGTACTACATTGTTAATAAATCATTCTATGGGATTATTATCAACAGCCAACCAATGTAAATTAGAATACCCATTACAAGAGGAACAAGTGTTTCAGGAGTTAACGAGGTTTCCAGTACCGTTAGAATCAGATATGGATTTATTCATGAGTACAGGTGCATATGTGATGGAAGGTATTGATAATTTTATTGCTTATTCGTTCAATGCAGGATGGATAGCAGAAGAACAAATAGATGAAACGAGCAAAGAAAATATGGTACAATCAGTACAGGAAGTTCTCGATGGGCTGATTCAGGTTGAGAAAGACCGCATTGATGCTCGTGATGAAGAATGGGGCAAGTGGCTTGAAAGGGAATGTATAGCGAAATTGGAGATGATAAATAAGTCTTCACCTTAAAAAACGTGTACAAAAAATAATCAATAAAAATTTCCGCTTCTCAAAATTATTATCAATATAAAGTGGGCGGCGGGAACGATGCGAGGGCAGCATGAGTATAGAAGTATTTGAAAAAGCTAAAGAGATGGCATTGAAGATCTTTGTACTTCATCAGTACATGGACGGATTGCCAGAAAAAGGGATAATGGATTTTGAGAAGTACGCAATATTATCAGTACAACACTCTAAGCTTCATATTAAGAAAGATTATGATGAAGAATCCAGAAACATATTGGTTCTTACTCGTGATGAGGTTCCCGCTCAGGCTAATACAAACTTCAATATTGACAACTCATATATAGTACTGACTGATAGAGATTACTTTTGTTCAAAGAATAAAATGACTAAACGTTTAATTCCTATGAATGAATTTGATGAAGCATGGGATTTCCAGTGTCAAACAGTTTTTGATGATACTGATTTATTTCAGTACTATCTATTTTGTGCATTGAAGTCATGGCATTTAAAGGGTATAGTTATTCGTCGGATGGATGATGAAATGATTAATTTATTAGAAGTAGCACTTAAAGAAGAATATAAAGAGGTACATGGATAGTATGAGGAATTGTGATTTACTTAAGAAGTTCCATGAAGAACAATCTGTACTTGTTGGTATTGTAGATAAGTTAGTACTGGATAGTGTAAAGAAGGGATCATTTCACACAAGTGATATGGGTGGTTCAAGCGGAGATTTGTCTTATAGATTAGTTTGTACTACATATTGGGTACAATTAAAGATAATCGGAAAGGACTTTGTGTTCGAATACAGTATGGACTTCGAGCCTGATAATTGGGATTGTTGTCAATTCTTGGGCGACGCAGAAAGTTCTGCAATCAATTTTGGTAAAGTACAAAATACTGATAAGATATGGGTAGAAGACCGTGATAGGAATAAAGTACTTCAGTATCCTATTCCAGAAGAACAGTACTTCCAGAATTTAACATTATTCGATTTAAGTTCAGAAGATTTGTATCAGTACTTCGTGGACATTAAGAAAGACCATCAATGTGTTCTGCAATTAATAACTGAACCTGGGTCTGATGGCATTAATAAATTTAGTACTGTTTTAAATGATAGTACTGCAATGAAAAAAATACAGAATGACCTTAAGATGGGCGAATTCGCAATAAGAAGAACAGCAGGATTATGAGTTTAGAAGTATTCAATAAAGCTAAATTTTTAGTAGATAAGATTGCAATTATTTTAGAGAATAAAAATGATTGTATTGAAAGGTTAACTAAGTCTTCTATTTCTATTAAATCGTGCAGATTTTATACTAATCAAATTCAAAAAACTAAAGGTTATAATAGTTTTATATTATTTTTGGATGGTACAACTTTTCCATATGACCCAAATGCATTTTATAAATTTGATGGTTCAGGATTAAATTACAATCATAGAAAATTTAGAAAACAATTGTGTAGAATAACTGAATTTGATGAAGCTTTTGATTTCCAGTTACAAACATTATTCGATGATGAAGATTTGTTTTATTATTATTATTTGTGTTTAATTCATAGTACTGGATATGTTGGTTTTGTTAGAAAGTACTTGCATAATAATACATTGAATATGTTAGTTAAGCATTCCGAATTAATGAAATTACACAAAGACAGCACTGATTATCCATACACATACAGTCATTGGTATATATGATTAGAGAAGAATTTAGTACTGATAAAACGTTTTACATGATTCAACACGTATACAATTTATATTTAAAAATGGAAGAACGTTATTCAAATCTTGGTACAGAAGAAAATTATAAATTCGAGTTCAATAATTTTCGTGGTACTGGTCAAAATATAACTATGCGGTCAGGATATTTCTCTGTATATGATGAATCTAATTCAGAATCGGCAGTCTTTGAGATTAGTACGATGGACAGGGATTCCGCGTTTTGGACAGAATTTATCTTGTCAAACGATTCGTTTTCGTGGTACAATGGGAGATATAATGATGATTTGTGTTTAGTTGTTGGAGATCATCAAAAGGATTGGAATAAAAGATACATTCCAGTACTGCACCATTCTAACGCAGAAGAAACTTTTGATGAGTACGGAGAAGAATATTTCTTCCAGCAATTAACAGTACAGAACATTATTGAGTACGAGTTATTTCAACAAGAAGTTAATTTCTATTATAAGCATCTTCTACCTAATTTATTACGTGAAGATATTATAATTAACGTCGAGTTTGAATTATTCAATTTAAAAACACTTGAAGGGTTCAGAGTAATATGATTGTATTTCATGCTGGTACTGTAAAGATTGATGAATTCTATATTCCTTATGGTGGTTTACATTGTGGTGGATACCAGAGTGCGATTGAATGTGCTCTACGTAAGTTATATGAGGGTCGTGAAAAAGGTCATGATATTGATCATATACACATTCACCAGTGCGAATTAATCAGTACTGCCCCCTATGAATCTTTTGATGAAGGTTCAGATGAAGGATGGCGTACATTACATAATTTACTTCTCAGGGAAAATGTGCATTATGATTCTATTAAATATATCAATCAATATGAACCTGATATAATGCCATCGTACTGCCTTTTCAAAACTAACAATATTAAAATTTTAGACCATAGCACGATGCATATGGACGTAGCAGAAGACATACTAAATGGACAATTTACTTTCGAAGGCTATCAAGGACATTATTACTAGTGATGATGACTTTATTGCAGAATTGCAAGCACAAATTGATGCTGAAGTAACAGCACAAATTGATCATGAAATATTAAAAAAAATACATCAGGTCAGTAGCCCCGGCAATCCAGATCTCTTTTTAAAAGAACTATTTCTTGCTCAAGAAATGTTACCACTTTTAAAAAGAGCAGAGAAGTTCTTTTTAGAGAATCCTAGAGATAATGTAGTTGGTTATTATGATGTTTATAGTGATTGTGGAAATTTCTTAGTTCGATATATAAAAGATTATTGTATTCAGTTCTTCATGAAATCAACTAAGGGTTTTCAGACATTACATCGTACAGCAGAATTACATTTTCAAAACATAAATTTAGGTAATTTTGTTAATGAAGATACTTTTTCATTTTCACCGATGAATAAAGGTATGAAAGTACTTGGATGTAATGATTATAAACTCAATGATGACTTAGAGCATGATGAAGCTTGGTACTTCCAAAAAATGACTCAAGTGGATTTGCCACCTGAAGAATATTTTATAGCAGTACAGGAAGTATTAAAACTTATGTGGGAAGGACAATATGTTGAAATAACTATTAGTATGGATTATATTCTTGGTGAACCACATGTTGAAGAATATAGAAAATTAGTACAGAAATTGGAAGAACAAAATGCTGAACATAATTGAGAACATTGATCCAATCAATTTTATTATTCAAGATGTTTTGAGTAACATTAATGGATTAGAACTTTCTCCTAGGAATAACTTTTACATAGGTGAAGGATATTCTTTGGATGTTCAGGAAGTTCGTAAGAATGTGTACAAGTTAAAAGTACGCACTCAGACTTTACAAGATTTATGTAACATAGGTATTGACAAGAAAAATCTTATCATACGTTACAGTCCTGAATTTTTCTTCGTTCAGGCGGGAACAGAATTGAGTACTAATCTCTTTGAAGGTTCCTTTACGTTAGAAGATCTCCCTTCTGCATTTACGAACAATGGTGCTGTTTTTGGCTTGCCAGTACAGTTCGACTATGATACAATGCAAGAAACGATTACGATGTGCCGTAGAGTTCATGAAGAATTCTTGCGGAAATTAACCACGTCATAACAAATCAGTACTCAAGGACGAGTATAAATACTTTTAGAGCACCGATGCGGTGCATTAAAAGAGTTCAAGGGAGTGGACACATGAATATTATTCATAAAGAGAATGGGCCGATTGATGATGTGATCACTAACGAAGCCTTTGAAGTACATGAGATTATGTTTAACATCAAGGACATTATTCAATGCCTTTTCTTATGTAGTTCGACAATGTACGAATTTTTCAATAATCCAATGTGCAACTGCTTTGCTGTTACGATTAACAGTACTGATAAATGGATTATGGCAACACCCATGACGATGAATACAGAATTCAACGAATGTGTAATGCGAAACAATAAAGATAAGACTCCACAATCAGAAGTGGAAAAGCTTAGAAATACTTATACTAAACCTGATGATAAACATATTCTTATGTTCTTGTCTAAAGGCTATGTCATGGATAATTTTGCAGTACGTGAGAGTTATCACGATTTTCTCTTTACTGAGGGTGAACCTCATGTTATGATTACTGCTGAAGACATAGAAAGTTTAACACACAAAAACCCATACCTGGAGTAAGAAATGGCTAAGTCCAAGAAGAAAAGTACTTCTGAAGTACCTGATGTTCAGAACTTCGTCGCGAAGCATATGAACACTTTCAACAAAGCTGCGACGCATGTTGATCGTAAAAAAGATTCGAAGAATGGAAAAACTAAACACAAAGGACGCTACTATGCGTCCTTTGACGTTTCTAAGGGTTAATATTTTGTTGGACTTTAAAGCACATTCACTTACGGAACATCTGGATCATATATTCAATGGTTCTCCTGATTCACCACTTATATTAGGGAAAAAATTACCAAGAACACAATAAAATATGAAGCGTAAATTAAAATTCGTTCATGATAAACCAAAGTTTATTTGGTTAGGTAAGCGTGGAATACCGAGAAATGCAGAAGAAGTTCAGTACTATGATGGTAGTACTATATACATTTCGGATGCACCAAATTACAAATCTGCTATTGAAAGAATTTTCAATTCATCTGTACAAATGGATGAGAGTAATGCAGCGAAGTACCTATTCGGGTTAGCACATGTAATGGATGACGAAGATGAAGATAATTTCTATTTGCAGTTGACAAATTTCAAAGAATGGCATAAAATGTTAAGTACTTCTGATTCTGATCAGAAAGATGAAACAGAATAATTTTTTGTGCTATAATGTACACACCTAAACGAGAGGGTTATAAAATGAACACATCACATGCAGGATACTTAAAGGCTATTACGGGAGTTGTACTAATCAGGAAAGATGGTACTGATATGCTTTGTTGCGTAGAAGATCTTACCCGTACTAAGCACTTCACCATTGGTCAAATTTTTAATGCAGTACGAGTACTGTATGGTAAATCGGTAGAGCAGTACGGTAAGTTGTGGCCTCATTATAAAGATGAAAATGAGAACATCTCGAACGACTGGAAAGCCCTATCGCAAGCTCATGAAAACTGTGAAACTGATTACGAATTCCTGGTGGAAGCATGTAAACAGTTGAACGAAGATGTACCAGAAATTGTGGGTCGCACTGAAGTTGAAAAACGTATTCAGATGCTTAAAGATGCAATTACTGAATACGGAACCGAATAAAACAAAACACAAGGAAGATTATTATGTCAAACGGAAATGACAAATTCAACATGTTCGAAAACTTTGAAGAACCAAAAGTGCGTAAAGTACTATATGATGATTCAGAAGATGTTGAAACCGAATACAACGCTGAAGAAGATGTTGAAATCGTCAGTGTTACTATGAAAACTGAAAGTCGTAAAAAGTTCGCAGCTTCAGTAATTTCTCGTTCTCAAGAAGACTATGAAACTTACATTGAAGGTGTATACTTCGAGACTCACAAGCATCCTCTTACTGGTGAAGATTATCAAGTAAAAGTTACAGTACTTAAACCTGAAATCAATCCACAAGAACTTCTACGTCCAGCTTACGCTTACAGTACTAACCATTAATAGAAGGGGGCATTGTGCCCCTTTTTCTTTATAAGGATCTATATCATGATGCTTTATTTCATTATTTTTTACTTAGGTATTGGTTTATTGGGTGCTCTGTATATATTTGGTTCACATTTACGTGCATCATTTGAATATATTCGTCAGCTTTATACTGCCAAAAAAGTTCGTCCAACAAAAATTAAAACATATTTCGGTACTCAATATTGGATGTGGTTCGATGAAGATGATTGGACAGAAGTTATTTTTATGACTACGTTGCCAACATTATTATGGACATTAGTTGCATTAGTTGCATGGCCTGCTGGTTCAATTATGGTATTGAACACAAGTATTCAAAATGCTCGTAAACGTATTGAGAATGATGATTAATGAAAATTAAAGATTATATTAATTATCAAGATTCAACGTACCTTGAAATTATAAACATTGCTAATGGAATAGATCCCAAAATACTTGGGATCTTAACTTATGAAGATTTGTTTAATGATAAGTACCGAGATCAGAAATATGAACATTGGTACGAACAACTATTACATCCATTGATTACTGAGTTCAGAAATAATTGTTCCATATATCTAAACGATGTACTATGCAATACAATCAATGAAGCGTACTTAGTACTTCCAAATACTGGTTATCTTTTCAGTACTGGTGAAGAGACGACTACATTTAATAGTCGTATACCAAATGATTACATTCCATGTGTAGAACTTGAAGGTATAGTTGAAGGTATAAGAAACCTTGAACATAGATATAAACTTCGTTCTTATTGGAATCGTTCTTACACATTAACTGGAAACAATGAAACGGTTAGTATTCTTCCTTATGGTTCAGTACTGAGATTCATTGATGAAAATCGCAAATCATTCAAACGTAGTTTTGGTGAAACAAACTTAGGAAAACTTGAACGTTCTGTTCAACTTCGTGGTTCTAAGTTTGATTATAATATTCATATTCCGCAATTAACCCCTTCAGAAGACCGTCAAGTTACTGGAAAATACGAAGAAGCAGTTCGTCGTCATTTAATACTTCAAAAACTAATGGACGATAACTGTACTGGAAGTAAGTACAGGAGCATTATTGATGCTGAAGGTAACGTAACTTTAGAAGAGATTGATTAATGTTTTTAAGATTTTTCCTTTCATATCATGATGAGGGAGACTATAAGGTTTCTGGTAGTCCAGGACATAAGCGGCAAACAGGTTCATCACATAACAACTATAAAGTACCTAATATTGTTTCATTTGAACGATTAAAAACTGGCCTAGCCAGGAAACTTAATCGTGAATCTCAGTACGCTCAAAATTTATACTACACACGTGAAATACTCATTAATGTAGAAGATACAGCAATGTTTCAGCTTGAAGCATTATGCGTAGAAGAGTACTCGTACTGTACATATAACTTAGAAACACTTAAGATTGGTTTTGGTAATTCTCCGTACAATGCTTACAAGGCAACATGGTCTAGTGGTTCTATCATTCGTGTTGGGGCTGTTGGTGTAAATGGAAATGAGAAGGATCATTTCTTCAATTATTATCCAGAACGTGTTCAACAAGAAGAACCTTTTATATATACATGTCCTGATAATTTCTATTCTCAAGTACTAGATGAATTGCGTAAGTATATTTCATATGAAAAGAATTATTTGTTCAAAGAAGTTACTAATATTCTTGAACGCGAAACTAATTTTATTGATTTATGCTTTAATTCTATTGTAGCAAAAGAAACTGACAAGGTACAGTATAATGGTACTTCTTTACAGTACAATGCAGTGATGACAACATTTTACTTCTTCATGAATGATGATAAAGACATTATGGAAAACAAAGAAGAACACACATCTGGTTTAAAACTAATGGGTGCTTTGTGTTGGCAAATGATGCAAATATCAGGCGAGACATTTTAACTTTACAAGGTAACATATGGACGATTTTGAAAATACCCCAATAATTAAATTCGTAGCAGACATTCTAACTTCTGGAATTGAGTTAGGTTCTGATGAATGGGAATCAGCAATAAAAGATAAGATTGTATCAATCTGGAATAAAAACGAAAAAGTACTATCATTCAGCTTAGAAGTTGAAGATGAAATTGCTTTTTGCGGAATCCATGTTGATTCATATATGTGGGGTCATCAGATTGGTGACTTACAGAAGGTAGTTAAAGATGAATCACCTGAAGGTGGTACTTATCCTGCATTAGAGGTAGTACTGATTAGTATGCTTAACCTATGTCAAGCAGAATATACTAAGCTTAACGAAGCTGAATAACGTGTTTAAAACGGTGAAACGTTTTAAATTTTTGTGCTATAATGTATAGGACGATGCGAGAGCACCGTCCTTTTTTTAATTGAGAAAAACTCTGAATGACCTTGAGAACAAGGATAGTTTTGACCCTGATAATCGAAAAGTAGAATATCAGTTGAGTAGTTCATTCAGTACGAACAGCAAAAGAAACCCGTTAGATGTTGGCATAGTTTGTACCACTCACGGCAATGCGGCTGTATAAAGAAGTACTACAATAATGACGTACTTCCTAGATAGACATATAAGGATACACCTTACCATACTTTATAAGGGAGATGTATCTAATTTTGTACAATATAGTTGCGTCCAAAATTTGATAACATCAAGTACTTCGTTTGATTGTATAGACAAGTACTATGCGAGCTAAGACCTCGACCGTTGGAGAACTGAGATAGGAAGAAATAGACCAACCCGCTTCCGTACTGCAAAGTAATTCTCAATACAATAATACTAAGACTATCATCGTCAGTTTTCATTCCCCTGCGGGGGATGAAAATACAAAACAAATCTCGTCAGTAATAGTACTGAACGTATTTTAAGTAAGAGAACGTAAATCTCAAAAGAACGTAACGTAAGTGAAGTTCAGAAGAGATTTACTGGAGGCTACGAAGTAGTCTCCTTGTATAATGTGAATCAGCTAAGTACTGATTCAAATAGTGAGATGTAAATGAAGATTGTATATAAATGCAAGGCAACTGGAACCTTAATGGATTCCGTAGATTTGAATAGTTTTGATGGTTATAGAATTCAGATAGACCATAATAAGATTAGTAAAGTGACTGAGATGCGGTACAATGAAGTACTTGCAAAAATAGATTACAGACCAACACTAACACCAACTATTCACATGGTTGAATACAATGGACACATAGAAGAACGGTACAATAATAATCGCGTAAGTAATATTTCATTCAGATTTGATGGTCAACTTTATGGTGAATACATAAGGTACACTGCTCAAGGAGAATTGCTTGATAGAAAATATTTTAACAACGGAGTTGATGTTACTAATGAAATAATTCAATTCATTGGGTATCAGGATGATATTTCTAATTTCAAGTACTACGAATTCCGAGAGGACGAGATGTTTAATATAATGGCTAAGTATGGTCATTATTTTAGGTTCGTTGATGAATCAGGAAGAAAGAGTACTGACTTCGATTATATTACTCAGTACTGTTATAGTAGTTTATAACATAAGGAACTCTTCATGGAAGAAGAAAACAACAATACACCATCCGTACACTTTAGTTCAGCATCAAACACCTGGGATACTCCAGATGATTTTTATGAAAAGCTAAATTCTGTATGGAACTTCACACTTGATCCTGCTGCTATGGATGATACAGCAAAATGTGAGAAGTACTACACCCCTGAAACAGACGGCCTTGCACATTCGTGGGAAGGTGAAACTGTGTGGGTGAACCCCCCTTACGGTAGGCAAATAGGTAAATGGTTCAAAAAGATGCATGAAGAATTTACCACAAACGGTACTACTATAGTAGCTCTGCCTCCAGCACGTACAGATACTTCGTATTTTCATAAGTACGTAGCTACTTCTGCAAGTGCTGTATGTTTTGTTAAAGGTCGTTTAAAATTCGATAACCGTAGTTTACCTTCATGGACTGAAGATGGTTCACATAAGAAAAGTGGTGCACCATTCCCAAGTATGTTGGTAATATATGATAATAATCTTACTGAAGAAAAAATTGAAGTACTAAAAAGTCTTGGCTTTGTAGTTCAACCATATACTGAGTAACATATGAAAACATGCGTAATTACATTTGGACGGTTCAATCCCGTCCATCAAGGTCATGGTAAACTTTTGCATACAGCATTAGACATTCATCAAAGTAATCCATATTCTGAACTTAAAATATATGCTAGTACATCTGAAGGTAAAGATAATATCCTTCCATATGAATTCAAATTAGATATGATAGAAGAATATTACCCTTGGACAGCACAATATATTCAGGAAGAACATAGCAGTACTTTGTTTGGTATACTTGAAGAACTTGATGAATCGTATAGTGATATTATTATTGTAAGTGGTTCAGATAGGTCATTTGAATTTCAAAAACTACTTGAAAAGTACAATGGATTGTTGTATACCTTTGATAGCATTACTTCGGTATGTGCAGGTCAAAGAGATGACAATAAATTTAGCAGTACTAATGTTCGCAAGTCCATTATGAACAAAGACTTTGGTGAATTTTGTTCACTTATGCCATGTGGTTCATTTGGTAAGAACAAAAAGTACTTTAACGAAATTTGCCAAATTATGGGTGTAAAATGATCTACAAAATGAACAGAATGTTTTGGGATGAAAATGAGAATACTGGCTACAGACATGTATCGGTTGAGTATAATGACCGTGTTTTGATGGCTGTAACGGCTCATAGAACATCAAATGAATGGATGGCACAAGTTATACCTATGGGCTTTTCTTTCAAGCACGATGAGGTACAGGCATTCTCTGATATGTTCTCAGTACTACCTGGATTGATGGAATTTTTGTGCACTGATTCTTTAAATGCTGATGAGGTACAAATTTTCCTTGACAGCCTCGTTGGAGGGGTGTAGGATGAAATTTTCATACTAAAAGGAAATTACAATGCCACAAAGCCTTATGACTAAAACATTTGCGAAATATTTACGCATGGGTATTATTCCTCGTAAAGTACGAGGAAATTGGAAAGATGGTGATTACATGTACAGTCTATATCATGATAATGTACAGTACACTATCGATGATATGGGTGACTATGAAATCGATTCTGATGTATCTTACATTTTAGATTGTCTTGACGCCCGCGATCTCATGATTGAACGTAACCATGAAGTGATTAGTGCTGTCTATAATTATGCTAAATCAACCATTGGTTCGGATGTATGGGTACGCGTGGGATGTGGTCAGCAATTGAATTGTACGTTGGGTGATCGTGACGGGGAATTTGCACACTTCGTGATGGATTTTGTTAATCCTTCAGCTTTTGATGAAGCTGTATCAAAAATAAAGAAAAAGATTAAAGAACAAATCGGTGAAGAACCAGAATTTACACCATCAGAGAATTTCGTACTGATGATTACTGGACAAGGCAACGGATTTATCTTCGAAGGTTTCAGTCATCCAAAGGTGGATGTATTGAATCTTGATGATATTGAAGGTGGACATAAGTAATATATGAGCGGGTATCTACCGCTCTTTTCATTGGAGAATCACTATGCGTGATCATAAAAAAGAAGATCGTGAGTACTTGGATCAATTCAAGGACAAATCAGTTAATGAACTTATGGATATTTTAAGTGCACAAGCTGATGATTTGAAAAACTTTATTAAAGATATGTTTAACAAGGAGAATAAAGATGGAAAAGACTGAATATACAAAACTTCGTACTAAAATCCTTGGCATTATTGAAGGATTAACTCTGTCGGATGAACGTTTCTTTAACGTGCGGCGAGCTATTGTGTACGCTGAAGGTGTACATAGTAATAAACGCCGCGATGGTACTCCTGAATTCTCACATCAATTAGAAATGCTATCACTTGCATTGAGTTTACATAACTCTTTAATTGATCCTTATTCAGTTTATATGGCTATCATTGTTCATGATACCATTGAGGACTATCCAGAAACACAACCTGAACTTCAAGAAATGTTCCCGGATGCTGTTCAATATAGTCATCGGTTAGCTAAATTTACAGATCATGTACTTGGATTTGAAGAAGATGACGACATTGACAAATACTATAGTTATTTCGACCGTATATCTCAATGTGAAGTATGCTCAGTAGTTAAACTTATCGACCGTATTCATAATCTAAGTACTGCTGTAGGTGTTTTCAACAATGAGAAACTTGCAGAGTACTGTAACGAAGTAGAAAAATACTTCCTTGATATGATGCATAAAGCAAAAAGCAACTTCAATCAACGTGAAGTATATGAAGTACTGAAATTCATGTTAATGACTCAAGTCAGTACTATTCGTAAATTCCTGTCCATTATCGATGTACAGGTATCAGAAAGTAAGAAAACTTTAACAGCATCAGAACTGATAAATCGCCTCAAAGGGAATTAATGCAATACGAACGATATAAGACTATTCTTCTCCGTATTCTCGGAGAAGATATGGTTTCACTTCTAACAAAAACAAATGCCATCATCGCTGGTGGTAGTATCACTTCTTTGTTTAGTCAATCTCAAATTAATGACTTCGACATTTATTTCCGTTCTAAGGAAGATATGGTCGTATTCATTCGTAATGCATATAAAAACTATGGAAAACCTGAGAACAAAGAAGATCTGTTCATCTTATCAGAAGAACAAAAAGTACCATTTGTGAAATCCTTTAATATTACTTGTAAGTGTCAAACTGCCCGTAGTATCACCTTCACTCAAAATGGTAATACAATTCAGTTAATTCATTTTGCATACTTCAAAGATGCACATGAGATATTTGAAAGTTATGACTTCCATATTAATATGGGTGCTTATGATTTCAGTACTAATAATTTTGTACTTCACAAATATTTCCTTGAAAGTGTAGCTGCAAGACGTTTAACATTCAACGAAAAAACTCGTTATCCTATTATGAGTACTTTACGTGTTCAGAAATATATTGAACGTGGTTATTCTATTAACCGTAAAGAAATGTTCAAGATTGGATTAACTTGTAGTATGTTAAATCTTGATTCATGGGAAAAGCTTATTGATCAGCTAAGTGGGTTCTATGGTGTTGATGTGTCTGAAATATTTGACAAAACAATTCCATTTACAATGGAAGCTGCATTGGATATGCTTGATAAGGTATATGAATTACCTGAGACTCAAATTATTGCTCCCAACTTTGAACAGATTATGTTCTATATAGCGGGTAATCCATTTGAAGGACAAAACATTGTTTACCAGTTCTTGTCGAAAGATATAGTTAACGGTAAGGATTATTACCGAGATGAACGTACTGGAATTTTATTCCCGGTTGATGGTACAGCAGTTGATGTTAAAACTGATGATATTAAAAATAATGGTATGTTTATTGATTATACACCTGACGTCTGTCATCCTTGGAGGTTTAGTTCTACAAGGGTTTACGCTTTACTACAAATGGAAAATGATGTAGTAGTTACGCGTGGAACATCAGATTATATGGCTAAAGGAAAAATGCGAGTAATAGGTATTAAACAAAAGTAAATTTTAAGGGAGTACAAGCAGATTTATTCACAAGGAGTGTGGAGCGATGATTGATCGTATTAAATTTGCAACAGAAATGGCTAATGAACTCAACATGTCGAACTTTCAAACATTGACTTCCGTTATGGCAGAATACGCAACTGCTGGAAGTGTAGATGGTGTACAGTGTGGACAAGCTAATATGTTAGCAGATGTATTCAGTACTTTAAACAGTACACAATACTCAGTAAAAACATATAAGGATGAGTTCGTAGCACATTTCATGAACGGTGTAGTTCAGGAAGAAAGGCGTTATACAGATCCTATTATTGAACGTAGGATTTCTGGAGTAACCAATCCAAATGGTGATCCAGTTGAAGTACTAAGAGAGGTACTTCAGGATATAAAAGATAATGAATCTAAAAGTTTAGAACATTATGGAGTTTCTACAACAGAGACTATCTTAGTGGGTTATTCAGAGGATGAATCACATTATTACTTCCGTCTTACTGAAATGCCTTATGTATATGAAGAACCAACTATGGTTGAAGTGAAGTACTTCACTGAACGTAGTAAGAACTTCAATAGACATGAGGGGAACCGTACAAGTATAGTTGGATATAACACTGAAGGAATTCAGGTTTATGAATGGGTTCACCCAAACAATTCAACTTATACGAGATGTTTGAAGAAGCGTTATTGTTTAGATGATGCAGATTCATTCTATTTCAAAATTCAAAAACAATCATATTCACGGCCTGATGATTCAGTACTGATGAGTATGGTTCAACTATTCTAATGTTTGCCCCTTGACTGGGGCTTTCTTTAAGGAAAATAAATGTCTACAAGTGTAATAAATGTAAGATATATGTCTGGTAACATGAGAGTATTATTGGGAGCAAAATACATTTTAGATGGTGCTACCGTAACTAAACTCAATGGTAAACAGAAATATACATTACGTAGAAGTATTAAAATCTACGGAGAGAATCAACAAGAAATACAATGTGAAGTCGATAATGTTTTCTTAATTGATGAACATGGAAACATTAATATGATTTCTGAAAGTACTGAATTAATGGTTCATTTAAGTTCAGAAGATTTATATCATGACTTATATGATGTACTAATGTGGGATGACAAATGAGTATTAAATTACCCAAAAATGTTCAAGAAATAAAAATCCAAATTGAAGCAAAGTATATTCAAAATAATACTACGGTTTCAAAACCTGGTTCTGATGTTGAGTATAAATTAACTCGTAATATTAAAATACATGGTCCAAATGGTGAAGATATTCATTGTACTGAAGGATCAGTATTTTTGATTAGTCAAAATCAGAATAAGCCATTTATTGAAATTGCAAATGAAACAGATCAGTTCATAGTAACTCTTGATCCTGAAGATGTAATATTCTTTATTCATATTTCTCAGGAAGACGATGATGATTGATTTAACCGGAATAGATTACGTTACAGTACTTGTTCCTGCTGGTAGAATTGAAGAAGGTACAATTGTACAAAAGCCATCTGGTGAAGTACTTTATACATTAACATATGAAAAGCCAGAACAACGTTTACTCAGAACGAATTATAATCGTTATGGGCGTGATATTGAAATGGTGTACTTGCGTCATGATAACGGAATATGTTATCATTATCCTGCTGATCTGATGCTCAAAGTACGCATGTACAAATATGACCTTCAGAAAAATATTGACGACACCTGCGAATATTGATTTGACAGCAGAAAACCTTTATGGTATGCTTTCACATTACATAATTAATGAGGATTTAACGAAATGAGTACTGAAACTATTTTTAAAGATCTGATGGCCTTAACCGCTAAGAACGAAGCGTTTATGTGGAAAGACTTCACCTCTGTTGGTGGCGGTATCTTCCGTATTTTCTCATATCGTTTGGCAAGTTATTCAGATTTCCTTGAGCCTAATGCTCTGGAATGTCGTGGTTCAATGTTCCGTATTGACGAAGAAGGTAATTTCATTTCGTGTGCTTCTCGTACACCAATGAAGTTCTTCAACGCATACGAGAACCCATTCACTATGTTCGATAAGAGTACTTTAAGTACTGAAATCGCAGTAGTAATGGATAAACTGGATGGTTCTATCATCAGTACTTTTATGGATGTTGATTTCAATATTCGTACTAAGTCTCATGCGTCTTTGAATTCTGACCATGCGATTAACAGTACTGCGATGATTCACGCAGATAAAGTACTGCTGAATGAGATCTTCTTTGTAGAGGCAAATGGCTTTACTGTGAACCTCGAATATACATCGCCAGAATTCCGTATTGTTCTTCCATATCAGGAAGAAGGTTTAACAGTACTGAACCTTCGTAATCGTGAAACTGGTGAACTTATTGTCGGTGAACGTTTGAAAGAAATTTCACCTTATCTGTACAGTCGTTCTGTATTTGAGAAGTACGGTGAAATTGATTCAACTTTCCCAATGAAAGAAACATTGTTCGAAAGTATTGATGCATGTCGTGCAATGACAGACATTGAAGGGTACGTACTGATCCTGAAAGATGGTCGTATGTGCAAAATTAAAACTGACTGGTATTGTGCTCTGCACTTTACTAAGGATGGCATCAACGTTGATTCACGCTTGTACGAAACTGTAGTACAAGGTGCATCTGATGACCTGAAACAGATGTTCAGTACTGACGTGTACGCAATGAAAAAGATTGAAAAAATGGAACAGCTTGTATTTTCGTGCTATAATGCATTAGTCACTGAAAGTGAAGCGTTTTACGATCAGAACAAGCATCTCGAACGTAAGGACTACGCATTGCAGGTTCAGAAGGTTCTGCCTAACGAACTTGGTAAGCCGGGTATTGCGTTCAGCCTGTATCAACAACGTCCTGTTGATTACAAGGGTGTGATGCTGAAATACATGAAAGAAGTACTGAAGGATTTCGACTTCTAACAGTACTTCTAAATAGCCTACCACAAGGAGTAGTGATGGCTAAACCAAAGTATAAAGCAACAAAGGGCGAAGTACGAACTCCTGAAGAACATAGAAGAATACTACAAGAGATAGACGCTGTTCAGTCTGAACGCTCAAGGAAAGGGGTTCAGAAATCTGCTAAGCGTCTTAAAAATACTTTTGGAGTTAGTTCAACTGCGTATAAGAAGGATCGTAAGCCCAAAAACAAAAAATCAAAAATTTATGATTTAGGAAGATATGCTCGTGAGTAATCAAACAACATTACAAACGGCTAAAGTACTATACCGAGATCAGGAATTTTCAGTTATATCATATACAGATCTACCCGCATATACTATGCAGGAGATGCTGGACTATGTAAGAAATATAGGTGACGTGGCCTTTATTGTCGATAGGGAATTCTACTTCGACGAAGGAGCATTCTTCAATTTGACGATGAAGTACCATGACAAGTACATTATAATCTAAAGGAGAATCACATGAAAGTACAAGTGCAACATAGCATCGTCCAGGATATGACCGTAATCAAATTTAATTCGTTAAAAGATTACTTCCGAGGGCTTGACTTTCTCGATTCAAATGGGTTAGAATGGACACCGTTGAAATACAGTTCTCGCGAGGACTCAGCGAGTATTCGTTTGTCTGAACATGTATTGAAAATTTTCTCTGATAAATTTGGAATAGGAAAAGAAAATGCCACAAGTAACAGTAACAATCGGATTGCCGGGTTGCGGTAAAACTACCTGGGCGAATGAACAAGTGAAATCAGCACGGTCAAAGACTGTTATTGTAAACCTTGATGACATTCGCCAAACAATGGCTGGTTCCCATAGTAACTACAAGTTCCGCAAAGACAACGAACAGTACGTGCAAAACGCTCAGTACAGTGCAGCGGTACATGCAGCAGCTAACAAGTGGAACATCATTGTTGCCGACACTGGTCTGAACCCTTCCGTTCGTGAGAAGTGGAAAGAGTTCGCAAAAGAGCAGGGCTATACTTACAAAGAACAAAACTTCTTTGAAGAATTCAAGAAAGGTAAAACTTTCATTCACGAGTTCTTTGCAGTTAAGGAGTACGTTAAACTGTGTAAGGAACGTAACCTGCTTCGTGAAAAATCAGTACCGGAAGAAGTGATCGATGGTATGGCAGAAAAGTACTTCTACAGTTCTTTCACTGCTCCAGTACCAACGAATACTAATCTTCCTGAAGCCATCGTTGTTGATATTGACGGTACTTTGGCTCATATGAATGGTAAACGTGGTCCATACGAAGAAACGAAAGTATCTGTCGATGATCCAGACGCAGAAGTAATTCTGTCAGTACTGGCAGAAAAGAACTATCTTGGTCGTACAGTGATCATCATGAGTGGTCGTCATGAAACCTGTAAAGAAGAAACTGAAAAATGGCTTCAGACATATTTGATTCCATACGATCATATCTTCATGCGTGGTGCAGATGACAGCCGTTCAGACGACATTGTGAAGTACGAACTGTATATGGAACATGTCTTCAATAATTTCGATGTGAAAAAAGTTTACGATGACAGGCAAAAAGTTGTGGAAATGTGGCGTAAACTTTTGAAGTTGAAAGTGTTTGCTGTCGCGGAAGGTAATTTCTAACAATGATATAAATAGTGCATACGGAGGATTGTATGCACTATTTAATTTACAAAGTAACAAATTTAATTAATAATAAAATTTATATTGGAGCACATAAAACTGAAAATTTGAATGACAGTTATATGGGTTCTGGGAAATACATAAAACTTGCCATTAAAAAATATGGTATAGAAAATTTTAAGAGAGAAACCTTATTCATTTTAGATACACCTTCTGATATGTATGATAAAGAAAAAGAAATAGTGAATGAAGAATTCATTAAAAGAAAAGATACATATAATTGTAAGGTTGGTGGTCGTGGTGGAATGACCGCATTTATGAGTAATGAAGAAAAAGAACAATTCATTCAAAATATGTCCAGAATACGAAAAGCCCAATATGACAATGGGGAAGTGGTATCATGGAATAAAGGAATGAAAATGACAGATGAATTTTGTTCAAAAATTAGTGAACGTATGATAGGAAAATTCGTTGGTGAAAATAATCCTATGTATGGAAAGCCTTGTTTTTATAATATGTCTTATTCTGAAAAACAAAAATGGTCTGATGGAATTAGAAAAAGTAATACTGGAAAAATTCGAACAGAAGAACATAAGAAAAATTATTCATCTGCTGCTTCTAAAAGAAAATGGTTAGTTCATAAAGATGGCACTGTCACCCATACTATGGATGAAAATGATTATAGATTAAGTCATCCAGATTGGCAAAATGGTAAAAAATGGAAAGACAAATAAGGACACTATAGTGTCCTTTCTTTTAATTTAACATATAAGGAGTACAACATGATTCACGTTGTATATACAATTCGTAAAAAAGATAGCAAAGAACCATACGATATTATCGCACAAAGTACTGAGAATTATCTCAACGCAATTGGTGGGTATTTGGGTGTTGGTGGTTGTATAGCTTCTCTTCGTAATATCTATCCAGAAGATCAATATGATATTAAGGTTGATGTACTGACAAGTCCTGGAAATCAAAATGAATGAATACTCGTTAAACGAGAAACAATTGATTCGTAGTATTGGTGATTTCATAATTAATGACCCTGTTTATTTTTCCCAAATATTCAGAAATTCAGATATATATGAGGTTTTTCCACCAATGAAAGATATTGTTCAGTACATTCAAACTAACGAAACTTATGATGTTTCTGTCATAAAAGAACACATGGATAATATTAATGATATTACTATTCGTAATATCTTTATTCATGCATTCGACTATTGGAGTAGAAAGAAATGACTGATAAGTTAGTATTCGCTTGTGTAGTACTAGGATTTTATGAGGATAGCAATTACTCATGGAGTGAGTTGTTTATGAACGCATCTCCTGAAGAGATTCATGCTTCTGTAAAATCTCAGATTGATAATTTTCTTAAAAATCCTAATTATGAAGTTCGTGATATAACTATTCATACTAAACACTATGGTTTTGAGGAAGAAGAATTTCTTGATAACTATTATGATATTATTATGGACGGTTTGTATGACTAATGTACATCACATTCGTACTAAAACAGTTTGTCAAATTTGTGGTGATGGCTATGGTTCGGAAGAATTCATGTTAGGCCGCTGCTGTGGATTGGAACTCATAGAAGTTCCCTGGACAAAAGAAGATTACGAACATGAACGTAATCGTCAAGAAGCAATCAAAATGATCAACGAACGAGCAAGTAAACTCGACTGGTAAGGAATAAAATATGAGCATCTTTTTTACACTGATTTGGATCATCGCATTTGTTCTGGTTATTGTTTTCGCGAACAAACAGAAACGTAGTCCATTTATTTGGGGTGTAGTAGCAGTTGTATTCTCTCCACTACTGGCATTAATTGGCCTGTGGTTAATTGGTAAACGTTATGGCTAATGAAGTAAAATACGTCTTCCCTGATGAACTCTCGGAAGACGAACAGTTTGAATATGTATCTAATATTATGGATACTATTGAAGAATCCACGTTTAATGAACTTGTATTTAAAATTGATATAAATTTCAATAAAACGTGGATGGTTGAAATCTATGAACACGCTGAAGATCAAGATGAAGATTCATCTTTTAATGATTTAGAGTTAGTTGATTGGTTCAATGGAAAATCATTAAAAGAAATCTTTGATAAATTGATGGAGCGTTACGTATGACTGAACGTGAATTTGGTAAATTACAAAACGAATTAGAAGTTAACGGAGTATTCAGTACTGAATCTGACCGTGATTCTTTTGCCCGTGATATAAGAACTATGTATAATCTTGTAGTTGAATTTGACCGCGAATACTATTCTGGACATGACGATGCAGATTTCGAAGACTTATTCGAAAACTACTCACCACTTACCCCCGCAGTACTTGACAATATTTCCAATTCAATTCCAGTTAATGGCGTTATGGTTTCTGATGAAATCGAATTTATGATTAGCATTCTTGATGCTGGTGATAATGATGATGCTTTCGGTTCCCAAGGCTGGCGTTATCATTTAGGGTGGGACTAATGTTAGAATTTATCGGTATTGTTTGTATAATCTATGTAGTAGGATTAGTACTAACGCTTGTCATTTCTAATACTATGGAAAAAAGTTGGAATGAACCAATAGGATTCTTTATTAATTCTGGATTCGCAGTACTATGGTTCATTTTGATTCCTATGTTAATAGTTGAAAAAATCAGAGATAGGAAAAACAAATGACTAAAGTTTATATAACTCCTGATGGATCTGAATTCACGTCTAAAGAACGTGCAATGGAATATCAGGAACTTAAAGATGCTGAAGACCAGGAATTCGCAGCACAACGTATGGAATACTTACGTTTACGTGAAATCTCTGGTAAAGCTATAAGTGATTTAAATGCGTTCAGAGTTAACTGTAAACACAAATATGTAACTGTAAAACCAGAAGCTGATACTGGAAACTGGTGTAAAACCGATGATTCTTATTGGTACGCTATTACATGTAAGTGTTGTGAAGAACGTTGGAATGAAGATCAAAGTACAAGCAAATATCGCAGTACTGATGCTAACGTGGAATGGATTGGAAGATGATTGTAGCATTACATATTATTAGTGAGTCGAGTGATCACTATACTGAATTGTTCGTGAACAAAACAGTTGAAGAAATTAAAACTGAACTATACGATGGTATGGATTGGTTTGCACCAGTTGGCGACTATCATTATGCATTTGATGATGATACCACTGATGTAGAAGAAAAAGAAGTTCAACAAATGTTATCTCAATGGTCAAGTGATTCATGGAACCATGAAACCTCTGAAGATGACGAAGAAGACGAAGATTACTAATGAGTGAATTAACCCCAAAACAGCAGTTAGCCGCAGCAGTACAAAAAATTGATGAAGCAATCGCTGACGCAATCTCTATTGCAGATGAACATGGTATTTCTTTTAGTCTTGATGTATCATATGGTATGGGTGGTACATATTACCCACCAGCTATTCTTCAAGACGAAGATGAATCATGGCTTGTAAATGAATACTATCTTGATGCAGATCAAGGTGGTTGGGTTGCATCAAGCCAAACATGCTAAGGTACTGAAATGAGTAAAGCAAAACGTTTATCTCAAATTGAGAAAGAAATCGCAGTACTGATAAAAGAAGGTGAAGTACTGGCTAATGAAACTGGTCAGGAATTCAGTGTTATGGATGAAACATTTTATCCAGGAAGTGCTATCAAAGAAATGTGCGATGAAGATTCAGATAACTATCAATATCTTGATGATTGGTATGCCTCGACATACGGCGAAACTGGTCATTGGATTAGTAGTTCTGCATTCTGCTAATATAATAGGGGAACCGTGTTCCCCATTTTAATTAAATTATGACAATATACTCTAACCATTGGTGATTAATATGTTGATTATTGGAAGTAGTAGTGGAGTTAATTTCATGCGTAAAAATAATATTCGTGATTTTGATGCAATGATGACTCATGCAGAATATGAAAAATGGTCTGCACGATTACAAGATACTGTAGAAATTGAGCGTACTGAAGATTATGCACATCTGTTATATACAGACAGTGAAATGCCAGAGTTCCAGAAAAATATTGAAATCTATTTTGGTCATTCTAATAACAGTACTGAACAATTGATCAATTATTGCAATGCTGATAATAGAAATGTACGTGCTGGATTAAATGTTATGTACGCAATTAAAATGTCACACCGATTCTTGCGGAATTCTCCACATTTCATCAAAACACATCGTGATATTATGTTGATGCGTAAACTAGGTGCTAATATGGATGATCCAGTACTACATGAAATCTTCAAACTTCGTGAGAAAGAAACGTATAACTACAAGCATCCAGTACTGGATCAGAATAAAGCATCGTTCTTCAGTGGTGATGGAGTTAATTACATCTATGATCACGATACTATTCATGAAGCAATTATGATTGATAATAAACCTGCTTACATGAATTATATTGTTGAAGGTGCAGATGTTATGACGAGTAAAGATAAATTCTTTGCTCAACCGGAACGTATTAGACTTCTTGGTGTATATGAAGAAACTTGTGTTCTTGCACTTGAACGTTCACAAATCCCTAATAACTTTGAATTAGATCCACGTAGTTCATTTGTAACTGCACTAATTAAAGTTTGTACAAGCATTACTTCTGGATGGTTCAGGCACTACGCATGGGAAAACTTTGATACTATTATTACAATGTATCGTGAACGTGGTGAAAATGATTACGTAAATCGGTTCCGACAGAACCAAGAAGTACTTAAACCATACGAGGTATAATATGAGTGAATTTAAAGTTGGCACAATTGCTATGGTATACGGTTTAGTAATTGATACGGCAGATAATGGTAAATGTGTAACTTTAGTTGCACAAATAGATAAAAACACTGGAGTTTTTATTAATCCGTTTGATGGAAAATCGTACTTAGTTATTCCAGATATTGAACTTTCATGGTTATGTGATGACGGGTGTGTCTATAGGCAGACTAATCTTTTACCAATTGGTGACAAAAAACCTGATCTAGTTAAAGATAAGGAAAAAGAATATGGACATTAATTGGGATTTAGTACTTTGTCTATATGGACTTGGTGCTGCCATTGCGTTTATTGCTTACATTGTATACCTTCATAAATCAGAAACCGAATTTAGCCTTAACTCATTACAATTGTTTGGTATGTTAATTCTTATAATTCTATTCTGGTGGGTCGAAGTTTTTTGTCAAATAGGTGCATTTTGCTTTAAATGGTTATCTAAACCTATTATTAAAAAGAGGAAAGCCACATGAGCTTTGTAAAAGTTATTGACATTCCTGATGATAAAAATGTTTATTTCATCGGTGATATTCATGGGAACTTCGAATTGTTCCAACGTTCATTAATTGAACTAGGCATCACTGATGATGATGTATTAATTAGTGTTGGTGATCTCGTTGATCGTGGTCAATACAACGCAAAAACTTTATTTGAATTTTTGAATAAAGAAAACCGTCATATGGTTCTTGGAAACCACGAACGTATGATGATGGATGCACGTAATAGCCGTGAATGGGATATGTGCTGGAAACAAAATGGCGGTCAAACTACACTTGATGAAATTGGACAACCTGGTATTGACCATTTCTGTACTCTACTTGATGAAGTACCGTACTTGATTGAAGTGAATCATCGTGGTTATAAAATTGGTGTAGCACATGCTGGTATTCCACATTACCCAAGCATCAACACGTGGGATCTAATTAAAGAATATACTGAAAATAATCCTGAGTACCGTTATCAGTTGATTTGGGATCGTGATGCTATTCAGTACGCAATTTATGATCATCAAGTACCGCCAAAAGAAAAACTAGAAGCTGTAGTTGAAGGTGTTGATTATGTAATTCATGGTCACACTGGCGTACCTGAACCTTTGGTATTTGGGAACCGTGTATGGTTAGATACCCAATTCCGTAATGGTTCTTTCACAATTGGTCAAATGGATACAGAAACAATGACAATGAAATTTGTTGCCGCAGTTCCTGATGCATGGGGTCAAGAAGCAGGTTTCACAATTAAGGAGTATTAATGCGTTTATATAGTATCACAAATATGTACATGGCGGGAATTCACGCCGGAATTCAGACTCAGCATAGTACTGCTGAGTTATTCGTAAAATACCCAATGACGAATTCAAAAACTTCTCATTTAGGTTCAGTTGTATACACGTGGGCTAAGTATGATAAAACTACTGTAGTTCTTAACGGTGGTATGCATGATTCTATGTGTCGTATTCTTGAACTACTGGAAGAATGGGAACGTAAAGAACCTGATGAAGTAATGCCTTTTGCACCTTTTTTTGAACCAGGTGTAAATAACGCACTAACAAGTATCAGTGTTGTAATGGATGACGTAGCTGTTGAATATATGTCACGTATCCGTAGTACTAAACCTGATACAAATGAATATGCAACATTAACTGTAGAAATGCACGACTCTTATGGTCGTTATGGTATTTTAGTACTTGAAGCAATTGCATTTCTCCCTTTGGCAAAATAATATAAGACATGGCTGTTATTCCTGAAAAATTTTATGTTACACGTGTTTACCGTTCAGCAGAAGAAATGCTTGGCTGGATGGTTGTAGCAGATAATGAAGAAACAAAAAAATTCAAGCAATCAAAAGAAAAAGCGGATCGTTGGGCTAGTCAAAATATAAGTAGACAATCAATGGAACCAATTTACGTAGATAACACTCCACGTACTGGATTCCGTATGGTTACTAACGTAAGTCGTTACAGTACTTCTAACGTTGTGTGGCGTATTATGCATCCAGAAGGTTTCGAGTTCGAGATTACATCAGATAACTTGTGCGATCTTCTGGAAACTAATACAATAGTAGAAGGTGAATTTCAGGATGAACTGTTCTTCACTCATAATAAAAAATTAGTAAATGAAAAAACAAAATTATTTGCTGATTTAGTTGCACGTGAAGCACAAAAAAAGACTCAGCAGAAAAATGTTCAAGAAGTAGAAGTAGGTGACGTTATTCATGTTTCAATGGCTGGTAATTACAATAATACAAATATAGAATATGATTTTGTATATTGTGGTAAGTATCATGCTATCAATATCTCAAAGAATGATTCAAGTCAATTCACGTCAAAAAGCTCACTAAAGTTTGTTGTTCGAAATTTAGAAGATAACGAATATTACGCACTTAGTAAATTGCCAGATTTCACTATTTCTAATCATATAGACGTTGATCGAGCTACTGTAATAGAAGAAATGAATACTCAAATACGAACAACAAATAAGTATGTTAGTAATTATGAGTTTTATTATAATTATATTCCAAATTATTTGGATGTTATGTTCATTCATGATAAACCATATAAAATTGAAGATGTTCATCTACAATACGTAGAGCAACCATTTTCTAGTATAGAGTCAATTAAAAATAGCAAAATCTATAAAGTTGGAAATCACCGAATAACCGCGTTTAGATTAGAATATGTTCAGACATATTGGGGTGGTAATCAGGTATCATATTCGTCATCTGATAAATGTGATGGTAATACATATTCAAATAATTATAACTTCAGTTTGGTTAATTTATTAGCTTATGTCATGAGAGATTATAATTCAATATCAGAACGAACATATCAAACAACTCAAATTCCAATACCTCAAACTGTTGAGGTAGGTTATTACACTCTATAAGGAAATAGAATGTCTGTTTTAGATATTATTTTACAAATCAAAGAAACTTCTAGTACTAACGCTAAGAAGGAAATTCTCACTGAGAATATCAACAATGCAGACCTCAAACGTGCCATTCATTTGGCACTTGAGCCATCTATTGTTAGTGGGATTAAAAAGATTCCAGAACCATTTGAGACAGAACAATCTCTGACTCTAAGTGAAGCACTTGATCAACTGGATAATCTATACAATCGTGAAGTCACTGGTAATGCTGCTCGACACTTCCTTAGTGAACTATTAGGTTCATTAGATGAAGACGACGCTGAAATTATTCGTCGTGTAGTACTGAAGAACCTAGATTGTGGTATTCAAGAAAAGAATGCGAACGATGTATATGGTAAGGACTTCATTAAAGATGAACCTTACATGCGTTGTTCATTAGTTACAGAAAAGACTATTCCAAATATTACTTCTTTCAAAACTCATGGATATGCTGTCTCTGAGATTAAGATGGATGGTCAATATTTGAACAGTGCTGTTGTAAATAATACCTTGCTTTGCACATCAAGAAATGGTAAAATTTATGACTTCCTTGGACATAAAGACCAAGATATGATTGAACTGGCGACTGCTGTCAAAAATATCGATGCACGATTTGAAAGTGGAGTTGTCTTCAATGGAGAATGTTTAGTACTGGATAGTAACGGAAATATTCTTCCACGTGAAACTGGTAATGGCATTATTCAGAAAGCGGGCAAAGATAGTATTTCAGATTCAGAAGCTATGCGTGTAGTATTTGTACTTTGGGATGTTATACCGTTTGATTGTTTCCGTAATGGTTTATGGAATGTTGAACGTAAAGAGCGTCGTGAATTACTGGAAGCAGCTATTAGTACTTTGAATTCGGACTTTGTTCGTCTTGTTGAGTACCGTAAAGTTTCTGATATTGGTGAAGCATTTGATCATAATACTGAAGCCATTGAGAATGGTGAAGAAGGTGTTATTCTAAAATGTGAAAGTGGTATTTGGAAATCACACACTTCTCCTAAACAACTTAAATTAAAACTGAAGATGCAGATTGATCTGCGTGTAATTGGTTATAATCCAGGCGAAGGAAAGAGAAAAGGTATGATTGGCTCCTTGATTTTGGAGTCCGAAGATGGTATACTTGAAGTTGGTTGTGGTACGGGCATCAAAGAAAAAGATGCTGAGTGGACATTCCAAACGATGATGGATCGTTGGGATGAAATCAATAACTGTATTACTACAGTTGAAAGTACTGCGATTACCATTGATAAGCGTACTGGTCGTCCAAGTTTATTCTTACCTGTTTGGGTAGAATTCCGTTTCGACAAAGATACATGCGACACTTATGAACGTATTAAAGAAATACGTGACAGTGCTGTACACGTTTTACGTGAGAAATTGGCTCGTTTAGAAGGATAAAAAGTCCTTGACATGCAGCAAATTTCTGGTAGAATAGCTGATAACAAATGGAGATTCACTATGAAATTTGCCGTTATGTCCGATTTACACGGATATATTAATTTTATCCATGAACTGGAAGATCAGAAAGATACTATTCTTCTGATTCCTGGTGATTTGGGAGAAGTTTGCCGTACATCATATGGTGAACACATTCAAATACTGGCTAACAAGTACAAAGAAGTACTGTTAGTACCAGGCAACCATGAATACTACAAAGGTAGTATTCATCGAACTCATGATCGTTTAGCTCTGCTGGACAGTACTATTGAAAACTTCCACTTCTTACAAGATAGTTTCATAATCTTTGATGATGTGATGATTGTTGGTAGTACGTTGTGGACTGACTTTGATGGTGCTACTCCACTAACTCGTTATCTTGCATCAATTGAGATGAACGATTATAAACATATTCGGCATGGACCAATTGGTGTACCGTGGCAACGCAAGCTGAAACCTGAAGATGTTGAAGCAATGCATCATGTATCTAAACAATATATCAAAAAAGCGGTTGACATTGTTCGTGAGACGTGCGATACTATGAAAGTACTGGTGATGACTCACCATTCCCCTAGTTTTCAAAGCGTACCCGAAATGTATATCGGCGATAAACTGAATGGATGTTACTGTTCATTCATGGATTATTATGTCGGTGATTTAAATCCGCAAGTTTGGGTACACGGTCACATTCATCAAGCAGCAGATTATATGATTGGCGATACTCGTGTAATCTGTAATCCTCGTGGTTATGGTCAACAGACGGCTGAAAATCCAAACTTTAACAGTACTTTAACTTTCGAGGTATAATCATGCCAAGTAATGATGCTTTGATTCGACTAATGCAAATGGCATCGAAAAACACCCAAGTAACGGTTAATGGTCAAAGTACTGTTTTTAGTGAAATGGTAGTAAAGAAAACTTCTGATGGCGGTACATTTATCACTATTGATGGATTACCGGTTGTTGGGGATGATGTTGAAATAAACATCGAAGTAAATGGTGATGTTGAATCCATTACTCTTGGTAATGGCACAATTACTTGTGCTAATGTAACCAATGGAATTAATACTGTCTCTGGCGATGTAAATTGTGAAAATGTTTTTGGTAACATTGGAACTACATCTGGAGATATAACTTGTGACGATGTTTCTGGAAATGTTAATACCATTTCTGGAGATGTAGACTGTGATGATATTAATGGTAACGTAAGTACCATTTCTGGCGATATTTACTAAAGGATAAATTATGACTGATACTAACCAAATTGTAGCTCCAACCTCTATCTCCATCCCATTTGTACTGGAAAAATCTGCTGAAGGTGAGCGTTCTTATGATCTCGCATCGCGTATGATGCAGGAACGTATCATTATGATTGATACTGATTTCAACGAACAAATGGCACACATTATCAAGATGCAGTTAATGTATCTGGATTCTCGCAGTGCTCAACCAATCACCATCTTCATTACCTCCCCAGGTGGTTCTGTCCATGATGGACTTGGCATTAAAGATGTTGCGAAGAACTGTCGTTCGCCAATTAAAACTATTGTAATGGGTTATGCTGCTTCTATGGGTTGCTATACTCAGTCAGTTGTTGGTACTCCAGGTATGCGTTTGATGGGTGCTGATGCATTCATTATGGCTCACCAGGTATCTTCTGGTACTAAAGGTCTTATCACTGACCAGAAAATTGCACTGGCACATTCTGATCGCCTGAATAGTCTTTTGACTACGCAGATCGCGGAAGCTGTAGGTCAGGATTATGAACAGTTCATGAAAGATTGTGATCGTGACTTGTGGCTGAATGCTGAAGAAGCACTTCAGTACGGTTCTAAGGGCTTTGTAGATGGTATTCTGGTTGGTGAGCGTAATGCTAAAGGCCAGTACAAAGTTAAACGTCGTGACGGCTCATTTGATTGGGTGTAATTATGACTAAACAATTGGTTCGCGGGAACGAGATTCCCGCTAATTCTGAAAGTATTAGTACTTCAGAATTTATGAATGTAGCACTTGAACAAATTGCAAGTACTGCATTATCAGTGAAAGGTTCAACTGAAGCTGAACCAGTACTGGATGCTATGTCCGATATTCTTGAGTTAATGCTTGGGTATCTTGTAGCTAAAAATATTCAACCAGATTTTCTGTTTGAACATGCAGTTGAATTACGTAACACAAAAGGAACTTTCGAAACGAAAGTAGCAGTACCAAAGGACTAAATTTTTATGGCAACAAATGATCAATATACTCTTGGATACACATTCTTTCAGGATAAAAGAAATGAACCTCTAAGTTCTGAAGCATTAAAACAAATGCATCCGTTCTTCCGTCGCGGTTATCGTACTGCTCAGGAAGATCAAATGAAGAAGAATAACCAAAACTTCCCGTTTGTTCTTTCTGACATTCCGACTCGTGGGGAAGTGTTTGTACCGGATTGGAATGATATTCTGGCGGCTACTCGCCGTCCACGTTTCGCTAAGCTACATAATATCCCTGCATTAGCTCCAGTACTAAACGAGCTAATTAATGCTGTAGAAAAGAACAAAGACAAAGTTCGCCGTTATGCAGATGTTGTGCGTATGGTTGATGAAGGATTTGATATTATTCTTCAGTACGGATATGATAGCGGTATCCTGGATGAACATGATCTCAGTAAGTACAATTATGTACCGAAATAATCTTAAAGGCTGCTTAGGCGGCCTTTTTCTATTAAGGAAATGAAATGAAATTACGTGTTTTTACAGCACAAGAAACTGATGATTTACTTGCTAATATTAAACTTATTTGTAATTATATCATTGATATTAACAAAGATGCAGTGAAAGTCTTTGATGCTAAGTACAAAGAATATATGGATGCATTTAAACCTGGTTTAATTTTTAAACGTAAACCATTAACAAGACATGCATTTATTTGTAAGTGTTTCTACAATGAAAGTACTAAACTTGGTTTTTATGATCGAGAAGAATCATATATGTCTTCTTATTTGTTCTTTGAGCAAAATTTCACTGAAAGCTTTGAGTACTGTAAGTTCGACCCAAAATTGATGTATTATGAAAATCATTTCATCAAATATGGTGTTCCTGGTTGGACTGAAGAAGAAACTAAAATTCTAAACCGAGCCGCTGGTAGTACTTATTATTACTTTGAACGATGGGATTTTCGTGAATGGTATAAAATACTTGTTAAGTACGCACATCGTCCATTTGAATTTGATAAGGATGATATTAGCACACTTGAATGTATTGAGTCTGATATTAAACGGGCTAAAAACTATTACGAGGCAAAGAATGCTGTACAAACAACTGACTGATCATAATACGCGTGTTTGGATTAAAAATTTCGAAAAAGTAATTAAGTTGAATGAATTACTTATTGAAAAATCTAAAGACCGTCATGTGTTTATGCTGAACGAATATACTGAAAAATACCGTTCAGGATTTTGGGGTAAGCTTTTCTACAATGAAAAATGTTGTCTCTATGGTGGTAAAATTTATGAAAAACATACTTCATGGAGCGTTCTTAAAAAAATGACACCATATACTGAAGGTGAATTAGATCTTGAAGAACACACTGACACATATTTTTATTTCAAGAAAGATGACTTGATAAAGACGTTCGAGCGTTGGAGTAAATACGCTGATCGTCCATTCCAGATAGAAGAAAAAGATGTTATATACTATCAGGATTTGGTAACGTTTCAAAACGAAACAATTGAAATAGCAAAAGGAATTGGGTTAGATTATGAAGCATTCAACTTGGATGAATATCGCCAAAATAGTAGCTGATGAAAGTAAATGTATTTCTCAACATGTAGGTGCAGTTATTGTTAAAAATGACCGCATTGTTAGTACTGGATATAATGGTTCACCAGCTAAACAAGAAAATTGTTGTGATGCTAATTCACATTTAGTACATAATAGTGAATTTCAAAATTGGGTTTCTGATGAAGCTAAACATGAACATCATGAATGGAGTCAACTTCATGAACTTCATGCTGAACATAATGCACTTTTATTTGCAAATCCAGTTGACAGAGACGGTGCAACACTGTATTGTACTCTACAGCCGTGTTATGTCTGTTCTTTGCTGATTGCGGGGAGCGGGATAAAGCGTGTCATTTATGATACAGAATATCATCGTACCCCAGAACAAGCACTTGACGTGCTCAGAAATGCTGGTATAATTGTAGAAAGACTATCGGACATAGAGGATACAAAATGAAAACTCTCATTCTTATCGTAATGGCTTTACTTTTAGTTGCTTGCATTGTTGGTATACTTTATTCATTTTCCAATGAAACGAAACCACTTTCAAAGAAAAATGTGCAGAACCATAAAGTGCGATTCGACGCAGCAAAAGAACAGTACTTCATCGTAAATGAACTTGATACATATGATGAACCTGTAACTAACGCATTCGGGTTCCGCGTAATGTACAAAGATAAGGTGAAAGCCGACTTTGTATGTCAAAAATTGAACTCATAAAAAAAGGAGCCTGATGGCTCCTTTTTTGTTTCTATTTTTTAATTAAGAATTATGCGTTTACAGTAATAGCAGAAGTAGCAGTATGTGAACCATCAGTTGTTGTTACAGTGATAGTAGCAGAACCCGCAGCTACAGCAGTTACTAATCCAGAAGCACTAACAGTTGCAACACCCGGTGCACTTGAAACGTAAGAAACAGCTTTGTTACTTGCAGTTGCAGGAGCAATAGTTGGGGTTAGTTGTTGCGTAGTAGTTCCAGTTAGACTTAATGTTACAGTACTTGGTGCAAGAGTTACTGAAGCTATCGGAGTAGTTACAGTTACAGCAGTAGTATCAGTAAATGAACCATCAACAGTTGTTACTGTGATAGTTGAAGAACCGTTAGCTACAGCAGTTACTAATCCAGTTGAACTTACAGTAGCTACAGATGTAGTACTTGAAGTATAAGTTACTGATTTATTAGTTGCATCAGTTGGAGCAACAACAGTAGTTAGTTGTTGTGTAGCACCTGCATTCAATGCTAAAGTAGCTGGAGTAAGAGTTACACCAGTTACGTCTACAGTTAGATCTCCTTGACCAGTATAATCTGTCAAGAATTGTACTGAACCATCTTGTAGAACTACTTTGTTTAGTAGTAGACGGATAGCAAATCCAACAACATCACCAGCAGTATCAACAATACTAATGCAGAAAGTACCGTTAGCTAATTTACCAGCTAAAGTATCAGCATCATCAGCAACAGAAAGGTTTGCACCTGTTGCATCAACACCTGTAATTTTTACGAATGGATATAGTGTTGCACCATCAGTACTGATTAGATCAAATACGTTGATGGAACGTTGTTTGCTAATGCGAACATTAGTCAATTGTGTACCATCGGATAAAACAGCAGCATCTACATTGATACCATCTACACCGAATGGAGATTTATTACGACCAGCAATTGGTTTTCCCATTTTTAGTCTCCTAAGAAAGTTATATAATTATATTCAGTATTTATTATGATACTGAAAACAAGCTATTGCTATTAATATTTACTTTCGAAACCGAAAAAGTGCTTGACGACCATAAGATAATTTGCTAATATTTCATCGTTCTATGGAGTCAGCGAGCCAAAAAACTTGGAACGACGCTGATTTTTATGCTATAATACAAACATCAAGGCGTTGTAGCCTTGTCTCAATAATGACTAAGGGAGTCTTAGAAATGAAAAACGAAAAAGTTTATGTATATATTGGTCGTTTCCAGATGGCACATGCTGGTCATGAAGCTACCATTAAACACGCATTAGAAAATTCAGACCGTTTGGTAATCCTGGTTGGTTCTTCTGATATGGCACGTGATTCAAAGAATCCGTTTACCTTCGAAGAACGCAAGCAAGTACTGGATGCTATGTCTAGTCGTTTAGCACAAGCAGAATGGGCTAAAGGACGTTCGGTTAAGGTTAACATCCTTCCAATCCACGACTACGTATATAACAACAGCAAATGGTTGATGGAAGTTCATGAAAAAGTGAAATCTGTAACTCAAAGTGAAAATATTTTCATTACTGGTTGTCAGAAAGAAGCTGATGCAAGTACTTTCTATCTGAACTTCTTCCCGCAGTGGAATCAGGATTTTGTGACGGAAGCTACGCATGTAGTTAATAAAGGTGATCGTCTCGAAAATGAAACCTTTAACAGTACTGCAATGCGTCATCAGTTCTTCAGTACTAAACAAGTTCCTGAATCTCTTCCAGAAGAAACTAAAGAGTTTCTGGAAAAGTTCATGAAAACGAAACCAATGGTGTTCGATAACCTGATTGGCGAATTCAATTTTGTACAACGTTATCGTTCAGAGATGAAAGAAAAACTACCGTATGACAACATTCCGTTCTTGACGGGTGATGCTCTGGTAATTTGTGCTGGTCACGTACTTTTGGTTAAGCGTCGTACTTTCCCAGGTAAAGGTTTATACGCACTTCCTGGCGGGTTCTTTGACGCATGGCAAGACAAAGATCAGGTTCAAACTGCACTTCGTGAACTCAAAGAAGAAACGAAGATTGATGTTCCGATGAAAGTACTGGAAGGTTCAATCCGTGAAAGTATGGAATTCGGTGATTTCAATCGTTCACTTCGTTGGCGTATCATTACCCGTTGTGCACATATCCAACTTCAGGACAATACTTTACCAAAAGTAAAAGGTTCTGATGATGCTGAAAAAGCATTCTGGATGCCGCTGGGTGAGTTGGTTAAGAATCGTGATAAATTCTTTGAAGACCATTTGAGTATCATTGATACTTTCCTGGGTATTCTGTAAGAGTTTTGGAGTACTGAAAGGTACTCCATTTTAATTGAGAGGATATTATGTTATTTTGTCAACCTGAACGATTTTTCAATGAAATGAAATACATTTCAGATAATCGTGATAATTTTATGAAAAAAATATGCTTGACAGAGTACAAAATACCTGATAACATTGAGCATATTGACCCGATACAATATTTGATTAAGATGGTTCTGAGTGAACCAGAAACTGAAGAAACTAACCGTATATTCGCACTAAGAACTTATGGCACAAATAATGGTCTAGTACCGCATAAGAGTGATCGAATGGCACAAACGTACTTTGGACAAATAGATCGGGGAAATTTATTTGTAGCACGTGATATTACTGAAATTTCAATGCAAAAAGATGGCACACTTCATTACTGTAATTCAGATGAATATGGAGACTTGTATGAGTTTTCACTTGATGCAATTGCGTTGAATCTGTATAATAATCCGTATGATATATCCTCATATATCAGGGTACATTCTGATATGTTCGAACCACGAACTTTATTGGCAAAAATACCAGTAAATTTATTACAGCATTTGGTATAACCAAATAATGAAAGCGTTGTAGCTTTCACTTAAACTTAATAACTAAGGGAGTCTTAGATATGACTAATACTAACAAAACTTTTAACGGCGTTACAGAGTTCTCTGATAACGTAAACTTTATCCTCAACGTTGACTCGTATAAAACTGGTCACGGCTTCATGATGAAAGAGGGCGTAGTAGCTCTTGAAAGTAACATCATCGCTCGTAAACCTTCAAAGTACGCAACACATGTTGTAATGGCTGGTCTTCAATACTACGTTCAGAAGTATTTGAATATCACTATTACAATTGATGATATTGATGAAGCAGAACTTGAAACCGAACAACGTGGCGATGATTTTGATCGCGGTTTTTGGGAACATATTCTGGAAGTACATGGCGGTAAAATTCCTGTACATATCCGTGCTGTTCCTGAAGGTACTTTAGTTCCGGTTGGTTGCCCTCTGGTACGTTCTTTCAGTACTGACCCTCGTGTTTGCGTTATCGCAAGTTATATCGAGACTCAGTTGCAACGTGCAGTGTGGTTCCCTACTACTGTAGCAAGTAATGCTCGCAGCATTAAAGAGTTTTTAGCAGACACTATGGAACGTCACGCAGGGCATCGCTTTGTTGACTACCATCTTCACAACTTCGGTGATCGCGGTGCATCCAGCTTTGAATCAGCGATTCTGGCGGGTATGTCTCACGCAATGATCTTCAGTGGTTCTGATTGTCTGTCTGCGAACCGTTACATTAAAAAATACTTCCACACTGACAAAGCATATTTGAGTTCAGTAACTGCTTCTGAGCATAGTGCTACTTGCTCTAACTCTGACGCAGACAAACGCGACGACTTTAATATGGCTCTGAAAATGGTTCGGTTGTGGGAGAAAAAAGTTGATGCGTTCATTGCTAAAGGTTCGAAAGGTGTTCCACCGATCGTTTCAATAGTAATTGATACGTATGATGCTTACCGCTTCGTTCGTGAATTCATCGGTACTCGTCTGAAAGAGATGATCATTGAAATCGCAGCACGTTGTCCTGGTGCTCGTCTTGTCATGCGTCCAGATAGTGGTGATGCTACTACTATGCCAATTGAGATCCTGGATATTCTGGCAGACAAATTCGGTACTACTCTGAATGCTAATGGCTTCAAAGTACTGCCAAGTTTCATCGGTGTAATTCAGGGTGATGGTATCAACGAAGACAGCATTCGCCAAATCGTTGCGAACTTGGAAGCTAAGAACTATTCCATTGAGAACCTTGTGTTCGGTATGGGTGGTAAACTGGTTCATCCAGAAAAAGGTCGCGATACCTATTCATTCGCAATGAAAGGTTCTGCTCAGCAATTGGCTGATGGCACGTGGGAAGATCTGTTCAAAGATCCAATCACTGATGTGGGTAAACGTTCTCTGCGTGGTCGTGTGACTACCTATGAATGCACCAATTCACACAAAATCATTGCTGAACGCATTGAGCTTCAGGAAGTCAACCACTTCCTTAAAGATATGATGGTTGATATTTACATCGATGGTGAGATTTTCAATCTCAGTAACTTTGATGATGTTCGTGAGCGAGCGAACAAAGGTTTGTAAGACTTAGGGAGAGCATTGCTCTCCCTTCTTTTTAATTTAAAAAGGTACATATATCATGCTTGAAATTCTCAAAGATGTTGCTCTAACCATAATGTCTGTAGGATTTGGTTTAGCAGTACTATTTCCAGCTTTACTAAACTTGTTCATAACTTCTGGTATGATGGGGTTTATTAAACCTACAAATTGGAAAGAATCATTATCAAAATATGGTATATTTGCACTAACAGTACTTGCAACTATTGCATTTGGTGCGTACTTTACCATAACACTTTACTATATATGGATTGCCTAAAATGGGTTCTTTTAACACTTCTTGTGCTGTATCTCAACTTCCTATTGGTGAAAAAGATGAAGTTGTAATTTTATTAGCGGTAGCTGCTCCTGGTATAGATCGTACTAAAATCTTATACAACGATCATTTCCACAAACTTATTGGTTTACCGATGACGGGTTATTATAATGATTATGGTAAGTACAAACTTGAAGAAACTACCAGGAATCGTGAAATTTGGGAAATTTATAATAGGTTTCTTTGTGCTAATTTGAACAAAGAAGATTTTCTTCTTGAAGAAGATATGGATAAACCTGAATCTTGGACATTTACATTTGATGATGTTCAAGATATTATCTGGAATGATGGTATCAACATTCAATATACAGGTTATGATAATGAAGTTTATGAATTACCTATTTCAATATATGCCGTCCATAAACATATCTACGAAACATTAAGTTCAGAATTCACGTACTATGCTGGTACTTTCAGTACTAATGAACATGTAGAGAAAATTCGCAGTCATCCACATTATGATTATTTCATTAATCATGAAACTTTTATTCCTGAATACGAATCAAAAGTTATTGCCGAAAATCTTGAAGAAGAAACTTTAGAAGAAAAGGTATGGGCTGAAATTAATATGGCATTGATGTTGGCAGAATTTAAGCGTCCACCATTGCCTTTTTATGAGAATGTTCATATTGAACGTTCTGGTGTTCAGCGTAAATTTGATTTCAAGATGACTGATTATTTGGTATATGCTGAAGAAATTATTGGTTTATCAGTTTTTGAAACTAATCTTCGTCAATTGAATATTCAGGTTGTTCCTTCAATTTCTGGTGGTCAAGCGTTTAACTACAATACCCACATTGCTTTTCATAAAAGTGTTGCTGATTTAGCTGAAAAGTACCGTGATGATAAAGAACGGGATTATTAAATATGTTAACATACATGCTATTTCTAACAGTACTGGCGTATTTCGTTATTGGGTTTCTGACTTATTCAGAATACAAAACGAGATTCAAAGAACGTCCTATGACGTTTAAAAAAGGATTTTATATCTTTTCTGGAGTGTCTTTATTCGTTATAGCAGGTGTGTTCCTAATAGTATTAGGATACTTGATTTTAACGATGTAAAGGTGTATAATGGCAGGAAAAGGTTATGTTGGATTAGATCTGGATATTGACCAGGCAAAAGAGATCCAAAAAATATTTAAAATTGCGGGTGTTGAATGCTTGACACCCTCACAATTTCATGTTACAGTGATGCAGGATGAAAGTAATCCTGAAATAGATTTACTTACCAATGATAAGAAGTATAAAGCAAAAATCACTGGTGTTGAACGACTTGGTAAACCTGGTGGTGAATGGGAAGCAATAGTACTACTACTTGATGCTCCAGAAATTCAACAACGGTATAAAGAATTAACAAATGCTGGATTTAAACATAAATTCGATGACCTTAAATGTCATATGAGTATTGTGTATAAGCCTAAAGATACTGATGAAGATCTTATTAATTTAGTTTTTAATCTTGGTGTTCTTCCAGAAGAATTAACCTTCGGGAATGAGCAATTGAAAGTTACTGTTTAATAGGAATCACATAATGACTCCAGAAGAATTAGAAGCACATTTAAAACGTTTATATTCTGGTAAATGGGTTGATGACCAGCCAGCAGCTAATAACAAAGTAACTTGTATACGTTGTTTTAATGCTTATGTTATTAAAGATGCTCCACGAACAGTACCAAGTACTGATGGGTATTACATCAAAGAACCTAAGTGTCCTAATTGTGGATGCCGACTATATTTTTCTCACTTATAAGGGTAACAAATGAATCTCGAAAGCTTTCTGGCAAATAAAGGCCAACCACGACTTGTATTTGCAACTGGTGCAGGACTATCCAAAGAATCTGGAATTCAGACTTTCCGTGATGCTGCCGGAGAAGGCTTGTGGGATGGTGTTAGTGTAGATACAGTTTGCAATATTGCAACGTTTGACATTAACTATGATCTGGTTCACCGTTTCTACAATAACATGCGAGTTGGTCTTCAGAACTATGAACCGAATGTTGGTCATGAGTTCATCGCACGTATGCAACAACTCTACGGAGATGAAAATGTAATTCACATTACTGCTAACGTTGATGACCTTGCTGAACGTGCTGGTGGTACTGCAATGCACTTACATGGTTTCTTAACTGAAGTTGTAGAACCGTACAGTACTAATGATCAGAACTACCGAGTTCGTGATATTGGTTATACAGAACATACACCAACTGATGGTGTTATTTCTAAACCTAATGTAGTAATGTTCGGCGAAACGTTCTGGTTCAAAGATGGTGTTCGTAAACACATTTATGATGATCTGTATTCAGTACTGGATAGTTTAACTTTCCAAGATACTGTCATTGTAATTGGTTCTTCAGACACTGTTATTCCCTGGAGCATTTATGCTGGCCTCGCAACAAATGCATTGGTAGTTAACGTGAATCCAGAAAAACATGAGAAAGATGATTATTTTTCTTATAACTTATATCAGCCAGTTTCTGAGGCAATTGAAGTTCTGGAATTGTACGTAGAACAACGTATGAATGTTTCTGATTTAACTGAATACTAAAGGTACTCAAAGTGGCTATGTATCAAGAAATTCCATTCGGCACACGATCTGAACGTTATGATTGTGTGTTCGTATGGATTTATGCAAAAGACTGTACTCCTTATGCTAACTATCCTTATAATGACATTCCTAACGTTAGTTTAGTACTGTCAGAATTGCGGTATGATGGTTTGCTGGGTGCAGTAGGTGGAATGGTAGAACACGATGACCCAAGTCTGGAAATCGCTGTTATGCGTGAAGCCAAAGAAGAAATCGATTATGATTTACCGATGGATCGTTTACAACCATTGGTAAGTTATAAAAATACCGTAATTGGTTCTCACAACCATGCGTTTTCGTTAGAAGTATCATATGATGAACTTCTGGAAATTCGTAATAACGCACATAATGGCGTACACTTTGCTGCTGAAAATGCAGGTGTGAACTTATTACATACATGTCGTTACCTTAAAGGTAACAAGATTGAATGTGGTTGGAACATTCTGTTAGAACAAAACTTTGTCGGTACTGCTAAATTTGAACTGATGAAGCTTGTTCGCTCAAAGAATCTGCTTATTGACTATGTGGATGATGACAAAACTGAAACTTCATATAAGATGTTCTTGGATGATCTTCGTGATGTTGAAAAGTACTATCCTAATGAGGAAATGGTTGTTTGTCGCACATATCAAGAAGCAGTTGATTACGTCAACGAACATGGGTTGCCGTCCTTTATTTCTTTCGATCACGATTTAGGCGATACTGAAAATGAAGATGAAGAAACGGGATATACCTTTGCTAAATTCTTAGTTGAGTACATGATTGATAATCAAATTGGAAGTCCATTTGAATATCATGTTCATAGTGCCAATCCCATTGGAGCAATGAATATTGTTGCATATTTGGATAATGCATTTAAATTTATTCGGAGTCTATAATGAAACGTTTAATCTGGTGTTTAATAATTTCTGCTGTATTGACATGGATATTAACTACTATTTCCATAAATCATAAAAGTACTGAACATCAGAACGTTTATTATAATGTCGGACAAGTTTATGGCTTAGGCCAATGCACTTCAAATAATCAATGTTCGTTCCAATATACCGATCAATTCGGTAATAAGAAATCGGCTATCTCTGATAAACCAGTTGTCTTAGGGCAATTGGTATATCAAGAGTGCTGGTATGAAGAAGCACAAGGAAACCAGTGCTATGTGGATTATCAGCCAGTCAAAAACTAACTGTATTTTGGAGCATTAAATACAGTTAGGAAAAACAACGTGTTACCACACACAAACACAAAAAGGATGTTTATGAAAAAATATGTTCTTGACACAAACGTGATTCTTGGTGATCCTAACGCAATCCTAGCGTTTGAAGGTTCACATGTAATTCTACCGTTCAAAGTACTTGAAGAATTAGATTCCATCAAGAGTCGTAAAGTTGATATTTCACGAGATGCACGTGTTGCTATTCGCAACATTAGTTCTATTCTTGAAACAGCAACTCATGAAGAAATCAGCACTGAAGGTGTTCAGATTTCAAAAACCCACCCACACATCAACGCAGACACTCGTCTATTTGTACTAACAATCGAAGAACTTACAGCAATCTGGCATATGGCGAACCCAAATTTGGATTCTGAAACCTTCGATCCTAAGCTTGACACTCTTTTCAAAAGTACAGTACCAGATGACGAAATCATCTTAGTTGCTAAACTATCACAAGCAGTTCTAGTAACTCGCGACATTAATATGCGTATTAAAGCACTGGCATACGGTGTTGAAGTACAAGATTATCGTCACGATGTAACTATTGAAGACTCTGACCTAATCCATACTGGCAATCACGAATTGGAAGTAGAAGATTTTTGGGCTGAAGTTGGTGATGTAGTGTATTCAAATCAAGCTGGTTCGAAACTAGTTCACATGATTCCAGAAGAAAATGTTAAACACATTCTTCCTTCTGATTTATTCATTGGTGATTACATTTATGATAAGTCAGATGGTCTATTCGTATTTGAAGGTTATGCTTCAGTACTTGATGCAGATGATGATCGTGACATGTTATGTTTCAGCGATGTAGGTTTAGCGAAAGCTATGTCTCGTAAAGTATGGGATATTAAAGCCAAGAACATTCAACAAGCAATGGCTATTAACTCTATTATGGATAAAGATGTACATCTTACAATCCTATTAGGTCCAGCAGGTACTGGTAAAACGTTAATCACTATTGCAACTGCACTTGAATTAGTACTAGAGAAGAAGAAATATGACCGTATTATCTTCTCTAAAACACAAGATTCTCAGTTCGAAGAAATCGGCTTCTTGCCAGGTTCAGAACTAGAAAAAGTAATGCCATTCTGTGGTGCTGCTGTGGATGCGTTAGAGTATCTGCATAAAGACGATGCGAATCCACAAGGTTCAATTGAAGAAATTATGAAACGTAATGTCTTCCAATTCAAAGCATTGAACTTTGTTCGTGGTCGTAGTTTCATCAATACAATCTTGATTGTTGATGAATTCCAGAACATTACTCCTGCTCAAGCAAAAACAATTCTTACTCGTGCTGGTGAAAACTGTAAAGTGATCATCATGGGTAACTTATCTCAGATTGATAATAAGTTCATTAGTCCTACCAACTCAGGTTTGACTTATGTAACCGAGAAATTCAAAGATTGGGAAGGTTGCAGAATCATTGAGTTAGAGGGCGTACAACGTTCTGTTCTTGCTGCGTTTGCAGAAGAAAATCTATAACAACTTTAGGGGATACTATGTATCCCCTTTTTTAATGGACTGAATAAAATGAAAACATCATTCTACGCTAAAGCTGATCCACAAGTTGGTGATTCGGATATAATCTTTTATCATTGTATGAAAGTGAGAAGTTTATGGTTCTTTAAGTACAGTAAATCTATTGCTTACGGTACTGAAACAGAGATGAAAACTCTTGCTGAAAATCTCACAAAAATATATGGAACGCCCTGATTTTTTGTGCTATAATGCAGATATTAAACAGCAAAATGGTTCTCCATTTCTGGCCTGTAGAATGATAAACAACATAAATAGTTACATAACAATAATAATATTTTGACTCCATGTTGTTTTATTACATTCTTTATAGGCCATGCAATGTGGCCTTTTTTTATTGGATAAAGAAAATGAATATCACCCCTGAACAACAGTTAGTACTGGATAAAATTCACGAGTACTTTACAGAATTAGGTTATAAGAATATTATCATATATGGTTCTTATGTTGAACAGTTTCATGGTTTCGATGTTCAACCTAATGATATTGATGTTACATTGGTAATTGATGACGAACCTCCAGAGAAACGTCATAAAACTTTCTATTTGGGATTTGTCGATCTTCTAGTTAACGTAGAAATAATGCATCGTAAATCATTTCAAGGTGAATTACGGTCTATGCAACCAAAGTACTTTATGTGTATCAGTAATGCAGCTATTCAGAAAGATATTGATTCTGCATTCAGCGATAAATTACCACATGAAGTACGTTCATGTATCAGTTCAATTGCTTCTAAAGCATTTGATAAAGGTAAAAAGAAACTTACTGTAGAAGAAGATTATGATGAATTACTTGGATTGAAAAATATTTGTCATGCTTTCAAGTTCCCATATTATGCTAAGTGGAAATATCATCCAGAATGTTCTACTACTAAAGAGCAAGATATTGCGTACTTAAATGAAATTCATGCTCAAGTGTATGAATTGTATAAAAACAGTACTGGAACACTTGACGAACGTTGTCAGGTTGTGTTAAACTATGCCAAAGCAACACACAATTCAGTAATGACTGGATTTCGTATCTTATTCCCTAAAGAGGTGAACTCATGATGACGGTATTTGTAGTAATATTGTTCCTTTTGTTTTTAACATTTGGATCGGCATTAGTTGCATTAGGATTAGGGTTGTACCTATTTGTATGGTCAGCAACTGGTAAACATGAATGCAAACCCGCTCTAATATTTGGAGGGATGAGTTTAGCTGGTTTACTTGTTATTTGGGCTGCAATTATTAATTTTATTCAGGTAGTTACATGACACCTGAAAAAATGTTATCAGATTTAGTTCAAATTGGGCCAATGATTTTTCATTTTGTTATTTCTATATTTGGAATAGCGATGTTTATTGGCGGCTTAATTGATGTTATAAAATCTAAACCAACTAGTCATTTACTACACCTTGTAGAAATTGATTATGGAGCTATGGGCGTAATTGTTGGTCTAGTACTGATGTATTACGGTGGAGCATTCCCTGTTATCTGGAGCATCATCAAATGGGTGAGTTAGTATTCGCATTGATCGAAATGATCGTAGAACTGTTATGTATGGGTGCAGCAGGTCGTTGGATTCTGTTATGTCTTATCACTCTCGGAGCTATTGTGGGTTTCGGGTATTGGGCTTATATTAGCTAAGGAACACAAATGAAACAATTTAATAAAGGGCGTATGTCATTCCGATTGTGAATTTAACTCATAATAAGGAGGACATATGTTCTTTGATCAAACTTTTAAAATCTTCTTCGATAATGGTAATGTAGTAGAAACTGATGATCTCATTGGATGGCTTAGTAGTATATACAAAGAATCACCTGATGTTTTTTATTATCGCATGAAGTGGTTAACCAAATACGAGAAAGAACCTTTTTGGAAATACGGTTATTACAATAAATGGGATAACAAATTTTTCTGCGAAATGTTTTATTTGTACACAAAGAACAATGTAATGGTTTCACCAGAGTTGTTCAAGCATGAATACCAATCAACAAATAATCATGCACATCAGAAATACATTGATGCGTACCATCGTTATTGGAGAAACCGTCAATGGCGTAAAAGTCATACTACTACTTACGACCGTAAAATGGAAACCATTGCTGAACGCCGTGCGGTAGCAGCAGTAGTTAAAGAAGAAGGTGAACCAGAATTTCGTGGTCGTCGCAGGAATCTACCGAATCCTTGGGATGATATTATGGCTCGCCGCAGTCTTTCTTGGAAAGATTGTACTAAACGTAAACGTCAACACAAAGGGAGCTAATGCTCCCTTTTCTTTTAGGAAAAATGATGAACACCGAATCTATTATTGAAGCACGTAAAATTCTGATGCACATTGAACCAGGGGAAGTTATTAGTACTCAATATAATCATGAGAATAATACTCGAACACCTTACTGTACATGTCCGGCATCTGTTATTGGAGACATGGTAAACTCTAATCTATTAGTACTAGCTGATGTTATTTCAATCAGTGTACAATCTTCAATTGAAATATTCAAAGCTTCAGTACTTGGTGAGCAAGTTGCTGAATTTGCTAATCTTGTAGATTGGTATAATGAAGGTGTAGCTGGTGAAGAACAATTTTTGAAAACTGGTCATCAAATTTATTCAGTACTGAATATGTTTAATGATAGTGAAATTGAACCATTGGTAGCATTGCTGACGAATGAAGAACAGGATGCATACACTCATTATTATCGTATAGCTACCATGAAAATAATTCAAGGTCGTGCAGGTGAAACATCAAAGTTACCAGCAGATTGTACAACACAAGTAGTTAATTTTAGTGATAAACGAAATATTAATGCAGTACTGGAATCTGGTCTTAATGAAATGTTTAATCTTTCAGTAGAATTGGGTTCTAAAGGTACTGATGATACTCGTACCAATAACTATGTATTCAAGAAATGCATGGAAGAATTAGGTGAAATGGCACTAGAAGACAATATCGCAGATGGTTTGTCTTATAAAGATGCTGGTTCAGATGGTGTTGCTGGTGAAGCTGTTGATCTGGCAATTTGTGCGATGGATATGTTCGCATTACAACATCCAGATAATACAGCAGAAGAAATTCAGTACTTGTTCTTGTCTTATATGAGCAAAAAACTGAACAAATGGAAAGAAACACTAAACGACCAGTAATGGTCAATTAAGGATTAAAAAATGACAGACCATGCAAAAACAAAAGCGTTATCGGACGTTCTTGCAGAAATGAATAAACAAGATAGTAAATGGGGTGCTGACCGCAATCAACATCCTTTCTTGTGGCAAGTTATATTAGGTGAAGAATTTGGTGAAGTATGCCAGGCGATTCTTCATGATGAATTTGGCGGGTCACATGAGGGTACTGCACGTGAAGAACTTGTACAAGTTGCAGCAGTGGCCTTGCAATTCATCGAGCAATATGATAGACTTAACGCAGTTCAAAACTCTGATATTGAACATAAATTGGTCATTCTCGAATCACCATTTGCTGCTTCAGATGAATACACTATAGAAGAAAATATTGAATACGCACGTAAATGTGTACGGCATTCTCTTTCTCTAGGTGAAGCACCAATTGCTAGTCATTTGCTTTATACACAAGATGGAATTTTGGATGATACTATTCCAGAAGAACGTCAATTGGGTATTGATGCAGGTCTAGCATGGAAGGAAGTTGCACAAGGTTCAGTGGTATATATCGACCACGGAATTAGTAAAGGTATGGAATACGGTATTAAAGCTGCTGAAGCGGCTGGACTTACAGTAGAGTTTCGTACCATCGAGGAAAAATAATGAATATTAGACCAGTATATAATCATATCATTGCAAAGAAATATGTATACGAAGCTAAAAGTGCAGGTGGAATTATCTTAACTGCAAATCAAGAAGAAGATTCAACACATGCTGAAGTAATAGCTGTTGGCCCAAGTTTTCTTTCTGATGTGAAAGTTGGAGACATTGTTACCTACGCTGAAGGTGATAAACGAGTTCATTCTGAAAAGATTGATAATGAAAATATTCTAATTATGCCAGAAGATTGTATTCTAGGTGTAATTGAACAAGATAAAGGTGAATAACATGCATTCGGCATTGGTAGAGTTACAAGATCGCGGTTTGATTAATCAAAGTACTGATATTACAGTACTGTCAAAATTACTGGACGAAGGTTCAGCAGTGTATTGTGGCTTTGATCCAACTGCTGATTCATTACATATTGGCAGTTTACTTCCACTATCAGTAATGAAAGTGTTCAAGAAACACGGCGTGAAAGTTATTGCCCTGGTTGGCGGTGCTACGGGTTCCATTGGTGATCCGAGTTTCAAATCCGAAGAACGTTCTATGATGGATTGGGATACGATCAGTCGTAACGTTGCTGGTATTAGTACTGTTATCACTTCTATTTTAGGTGAAGATGTTGAAATCGTAAACAACTTCGATTGGATGCGTGACATTAATATGCTTTCGTTCCTTCGTGATTACGGTAAAGCATTCACCGTGAATAACATGATCAATAAAGAGTCGGTACGTTCTCGTATTGAACGACCAGATCAAGGTATTTCATTTACTGAATTCGCATACCCAATTCTTCAAGGAATGGATTTCGAATATCTGTATACTGAAATGAATTGTAAGATTCAAATCGGTGGTTCAGACCAGTGGGGTAATATGATTGCTGGTACAGATTTAATCCATAAGCTTCATGGTAATGATGCTGAATGTGGTGTTATCACTCTTCCGCTTGTTACTAAAGCTGATGGTACTAAATTTGGTAAATCAGAATCTGGTACTATCTGGATGACTGGTCAACGTACTACGCCGTACCATTTCTTCCAGTTCTGGCGTAATATTGAAGATACTGAAGTACCTAAACTGTACCAGTACTTCAAACCATTCTCATTTAGTGTAGAGAACATTGTGAATGAAATGACTAACGGTGATCCAAATATCGTTAAGTTACAGTTAGCATATGCTATGACTGAACTTGTTCATGATTCAGTTGCAGCTTCGACTGCTCGTGCATTATCGGATTTCTTCTTTGGTAAGAATGTGGAACTGAATGATGAAGCTGTTGATATGATGATTAGCAGTGGATTTAAAGTACAAGAACAAACCAGTACTCTTGATTTAGTAGCATTGCTGGTAGATTCAGGATTAGCTGATTCTCGTAAGATGGCACGTGAGTTCATCAATAATGGTGCGATCAAAATTAATGGTCGCAAGGTAAACGAATTCTACGATACTAAAGAGAACGTCTTCACTGAAGATGTGGACATTATTGATTCAAAACATTTTGTCCTTCAGCGTGGTCGCAATGCTTTCGTCGTAGTTAAAAACTTAAGGCGTTAATATGACTACATTTCTGATTTTATCAGTACTAATAGGAATTGCTTTCAATATATTTCTTTTTATCTTTGACAAAAAAGAAAAGTATATTAAAGAGTATGATTCCAAAACGGGTAATTTTGTACATGTTCCTATGTACAGTTCTCGTTCACCTAAACGATACAAAATACTGATGTTGTCTGGTTTCGTACCAGTACTTAACATCGCATTTTTATTGTTAATGGTTATTGATATTGGATCAATTATTATTGATTCTATCAAAGAACGTAAGTAAGAATTGAGAAATACATAAGCCGTGCTTTCTGGCAAAAACCAGATGTAAGACCGTTTACGCTTCAATGCTAGTACTGGATGATCCCTACTCGTTAGAACTACCAACTTCCAGGGCGATGTATTTCTTTTAAGTAAGACACTTAAATTAAGGTGAAAAAAATGAACATAGCAGAAAAATATTACTGGATTGTCGAGCATCCGAAATATGTACCATTTGCATCAGCAGCTATTATTGAAATTACACCACACATGGTGTGTCCAGAAACGAACCGTGTTGAAAAATTACAGTTCATGAATACCAAATTACAATTTTGGGCAGAACTGATGATCCCACATTTCGATAAACAATTCAATCAACATTGTCATGCACATGATTGGGAATTGGATTGTGGCGGGGATACATGGGAAGAAGCTGTTGAAAATCTATACCAATTGGTTATTCAAAAGTACGGTGATTATACAGAAGAAGACAAGAATAATCACCGAAAAGAAGCAATGAAAGGTTTCAATTTCGACGAATGGATGGCATCACATGAATTTGTTGAAGCTTCTATTCTGGATGATGGTGAAATCAAAATGCTTCCAGATTATGAAATTGAAAAACTTCAGGCTGATTTGGAAGAAATGGAACAATTGTTGCCAGTACTTAAAAAGAAAATTCAAGATCCAAGTTTAACAATGGAACAGCATTCAGAGGTTGAACTGGAGATCATCTGCGTTGATGCAGATATTTACAATGCAAAGGAAAGCATACGTTTAGGATATGACGTACAGAAATATGGTATCAGGGATGAAGATCACAAAGCTGATACACATACTTCATGAAATGCCACGTCCTACTCAAGTGAAAAACACACGTAAGAAATATAAAATAATTGCGTGTGCACTTGACAAAAAAGGTAGAGTACTTGCAATTAGAACTAATGATTACGAGTGCTCTCATCCACTTCAAAAACATTTCGCAGTACTGGCAGGGAAACCAGAATCAATATTCCTTCATGCAGAAATAGCAGCATTAATTGCAGCTAAAAAAGAAGTTCATAAACTTCTGATTGCCAGAATAGATAGAAATGGAAATCCATTATCAGCTAAACCATGCCCCATATGTGAAAAAGCAATAGAGGCATTCGGAGTAAAAGAAATTGAATATACCTAATGAAGAACATCTCGGTAAAATAATTAAATTTTATAACGGGTTGAACTTTAAATCGAAATTTAATTTAAGTACTGAGCAATATAGGTACTTACGTAAGAAATATAAAGTTAATAAAGTTGTTCCACGAGTTGCAAGAATATGTTGGAAGTGTGATAGAAACTTGGTTAGTCAACTAATTTTGAATACCAATATGTGTACTTCATGCTATAATGAACATGTAAAATCTTATTATTACAATTTTATAGCTATTCAAAAAGCACCTAAAGTTGGTGTAGTAATTAAAGCTCTAAAGGATATTAGTTATGATCAATAATGAACAACTTAACGAAATTGTGTCTCGTTATCCACACGAAACTGTAACTTTTATTGCTGAATACTTGGGTATTAGTAAGAAAACAGTTGAATTAGTTGCTAAACATACTAATTTGGTTCGCCTTCATGTAGAATCACGTATTCCAAGTAATGAGTTTCTTGCATCATATTATGGTGTAGATCTACAAATGCTAAATGATATTGACGAATATGCAGTATATCGTAAGCCATTTCCAGAAGTTTCATCAAGTTTACGTAAAGTTTTAGTACGTAAACATGGTAAACCAATGTCTGAAAATGTATGGAATCGAATTACATCAGTACTGACACTTGAACAAATTCGTCATATCATGATTTATTATCCTCAATTTACCAATAGGGCATTAGCAACTGACCTAAATGTTGACCGTTCTGTTATTACTGAAGTTGGTAACATTTATTCTTTAGAAAAATTAGAACGTGAGCAAATGTTTTGTGACACTTGCAGGGTAAATCATTTACCTCCACGGTCTTACACTGGTGGAAATAATTGCAGGGAATGTTGGACTAAGCGTATGTCTGAATATCAATACATTTATTATCCAGCAAAAGTAGCAGCACGAACCCAATAAAATCTTCGGAGAACAAAATGAGTAACCAAAATCTTATCGTACTGGATGAAGAAACTACTGATAAACTGATTAATGATTGTTTATCTCGCCACCGTGCAGAAGAACGTAAAAAACTAAATCGTCAAATGGAAGAAGAAGTTATTCCATTTCTTGAAGCAATAGATGAATGGGTAAAAAACTACGAAGCATCTAAAAATGATTGGCGTAAGTAATATGAAAACACCTCGTGAATGTTTAGATGATATTATTGCAATATTCGAATTAGGTGGAGAATCAGAAATGTATTTGAAAACCGTTAAACTGTTATTTGAACTTATTCTATTAGATAAAGAAGAAAATACATATTCAACGGTACAAAACTTCAAATTTAAAATTTCTATACATAATAAATTAAGAAGTTCAAAATATAATGAAGATTTTAATGGGCCACTATTAATGTGGTACAGACGATTCATTGGGTTACATGGAGGCTTAAAATGAATACAGTTGTTATTAATCTTGTTGGTGGACCATGTTGTGGTAAATCAACAACTGCTGCTGGCCTATTTGCAGCACTTAAACTTAAATCTAAACAGAAAGTTGAAATTGTTACTGAAGTAATCAAAGACTATGTTTATGATGAAAATAAAATGGCAATGCAAGATCAGGTTCTTATTACTGCTCAACAGAATCACCGCCTATTCCGTTTAAATGGAAAGGTGGATTTTGTTGTATCTGATGCTTCATTACTGAATGGTATCATGTACAATGAATTCTATGATGATTATGATAATATCAGTACTGAAATTGCATTCGAATTATATCAGCAGTACGATAATATTGTATTCTTACTTCCTCGTAAGCCTGAATATGATCAGTACGGTCGATCTCAGACTTTAGAAGAAGCTAAAGAGCTTGATGCAATCTTTGTGAAAAATCTCGAAGAGATGAATATTCCATTCATCGATATGCGTGAATATACTCACGAAGAAATGCCAACAATAATTCTTGAAATACTAAGCAAAACATACGGATTTCAAGCTAAAGGAGTCTAATCATGTGGCATGATATTTTGATGGCGTTGTTTTGGTTCTACGTTGTAACACTAAGTTCAATCGGAGTAATGGCAATATTATTTGTTTTGGACTTCTGTAGCTTCCTGAACAAACGTTAACCAAAGTCCCAAAACCTTGATCTAGATCAAAGAAAATACCCCTTCATATGGGGTATTTTTATTTTAAGTGGTTTAAATAAACTACCTAACAATTTGACAAGGAGTGTCTTATGAATAACGATAGACTGTTTAATGATGTATCCGCACTAATAAACCAAAGTAATAAAGATATAATGAATGAGAATGCTAATAAGGATGCGAAGATTGTAAACACGCATCGTGACTTACTAGCAGGTATTTTATCTAAGCATTATGCAGAGGATGAAATCTCAGAAGAACTTATGCTTTGGCACAAGAATGGATATGGTCATATACACGATCTAGACTATTTCATAAGCCCTTTGACTAACTGTTGTTTAGTTAATTACAGAGATATGTTAGAAAATGGTTTCAAGATTGGTAATGCACAAGTTGGTACACCTAATAGTATTGGTGTAGCAAGTACTGTACTAACACAAATAGTACTGGCAGTTTCCGCAAGTCAATACGGTGGTCAAACACTTGCACATATTGATTTTGGTCTTGAACCATACGTTCAGAAGTCCTATAACAAGCTTCTGGAGCAACAAAAAGAATTCGGTCTACCGGATGAATACGTACAGAAGACCCTCCAGAAAGAGGTGTACGACGCTATGCAAGCACTTCTGTACCAGGTTAATACCATCACAAGCAGTAACGGTCAAACCCCGTTTGTAACTATTACAATGGGTCTAAACACCTCTAAATTTGGTAAGATGATTACTGATTCGTACTTAAAAGTACATGAGAAAGGTTTAGGTGTAGATGGCAGTACTCCAGTGTTTCCTAAAGTTGTCTTCTTCTTAGAAGATGGTGTGAACATGAAAGAGTCTGATCCTAATTATGACCTTAAACAGCAAGCACTTAAAACAAGTGCTAAGAGAATTTATCCAGATTTCGTATCAGTACCATTAAACAAGAAAGTAACTGGCAGTACTTCTATTGCCGTTTCCCCTATGGGTTGTCGTTCATTCCTTGGAAAATGGGAAAATGAAGGTACTGAACAATATGATGGAAGATTTAACTTAGGTGTAGTATCTATTAATCTCCCATTACTTGCTCTTGAATCTAAATCCGATGGTGAATTCTTCGGTAAATTGGATTATCACATGACAATGGCTTACCGAGCACAAATGAATCGTGTAGAACGATTGAAAACAATGAAAGCTCGTCAAAACCCTACTATGTTTATGGAAGGTGCTATTGCTAGATTGAATGCTGATGATACAATTGATCAATTATTCTATAATGGATACGCAAGTATCAGTATTGGATATGTTGGATTAGCTGAATGTTCTGAAATTATGCTTGGACAGTTAAGTAAGGATTATTGTAAATCCATCTTGCACTATATGAAATACAAATGTGAACAATTCAAAGATGAAAGTACTATCGCATTTAGTTTATATGGAACGCCAGCAGAGAGCTTATGTTATAAATTTGCGAAAGCAATAGAAGAAAAATACCCAAATGTACTAAAGAGAGATTTTATAACAAATTCATTCCACCAACCAGTATGGATTGAATCATCTCCTTTCAGTAAATTTGATTACGAAGAAAGTTTTGCGTACTTAAGTAATGGTGGAAACATCAGTTATGTAGAGACTCCAAATCTTTCTAACAATTTGAAAGCCTTAGAAGTACTAATTGATTATGCGTATGACCGTATTCCATATTTTGGGATTAATCAACCTGTCGATAAATGTTATAAGTGCGATTTTGAAGGTGAATTTTCGGTAGATAAAGTCGGGTTCCATTGTCCACAATGTGATAACCGAGAAGAAGGTACTATGTCAGTTATTCGTAGAGTTTCTGGTTATCTTAGTGCACCGAATAGTAGACCTTTCAATACTGGTAAACAACAAGAAGTTATACAAAGAATCAAACACGGAAGCTAAAATGGAAAATTTAACTCAAAGTAAACAAAAAGTAGCAGAAACATTATCTAAATTAATTACAGGAATTGGCGAAGGAAAAATTACAGTAGAAAGTATTCGAGGTAATATTCCAGATATTTTGGAAACCTTCGATAAAATTGAAGACAATTCTTATTTCTTAGATAAAGCTAAAGAATCAATAGCACAAATTAATCTATTACTTGAAGCGAAAAATGGGTTATATGAATTACTTGATTATTACATGGAACATGTTTCTGATTATACTTACAATCAGTCTGCTGACCATATTGAATTAGTAGTTAGTAAGTTCACTCAGATCAAACCAACAATTGTAACTAAAGATCATGGTGAAGGTAAGATACTATACGTTGCATCTAAACCAGTTCGCAAAGGAAACATCGACGAATTCACTTCATATATGGGTGATGATGAATTTTACTTTACAAAGTACAGTAACGATGTAGACCAAGTTACAACATTGAACCATGTTCATGATTTGTCTTTTGGGAACTATTTTATAACTATCAACGGCGATACGTATCCTGCTTTCTATGCTTTAGATGATATTGCTGGAAAAATTAAGCCATTCTATGCAGGAAGTGGCGTTATCTTTAACCTTATGAATATCTAATATGATTCCATTCGACTTGACAAAACGTGAAAACATGCTGCTATATTTTGCTCTAAAAGAAAAATATGGCTATTCTTTAGGCGAAAATCGCAATACAATGATTCATACAATCAGTTGTGCTTTTAGGCCATATGTAAAGAAGAAAAGTACTATTATCATTCCAGAAAGTTCTTCTGATTTTGTACTGAAAGTGGTGCAATTATTAGATAGAGATATAAGGATTGCAAAGAAAAACGATATTCAGTACTTTAAAGACCTTGCACCTACGCTGGGTCTTCAAAAAGCTGAATTACGTAGTCACTTATCACGTATGGAAGAAATGGGTTCAACATTTAAAATTAATATGTTGAAAGCAACACAACGTGACAAATACATTAAACATCTGTTCGAGAGAACTGTAGTTAAACAAAATTCTATTATCATTGATGATAGTAATTTTAGTGGAAGTACTCGCGATGCGTTGATATATTGTACCAAAATAAACTCTTATGTACCAATATTCTCTAAGGAATAAATCATGATACACGATAAAGTTAATGTGAATTGGACATTCTGCTACAATTCAGATCGGTTGTTAGGCTACCTTCCAGTATTTGATGAAGATTTTCGAGCAATAAGTTATTATTCATGCGAAAATATGCATCCAGAAGCTGAACATAGGCGAGTGGTTCCTTGCTATCATTATCATATTTGGGAAGATTGGATGACTTCTGAAGAAGAATACTACATGCAAGAAACGTTATCTCCAAAAACCAGTTATAATTCAGTACTACATCATGAAATTTATCGTGATGACTATATTAAGAACTACAATGAAAACAAATTTGTTGTTATGTTCGTTGGTTGTGATGATGGTGACAAATTTATGAGGTTCAAAGACCGGGAATCTGCAATAGAATTTCTGGAAAGTATTACGTACTACGATGAAATCTTTGATACTCAGGTACTGCTTATGAGCAATTATTAATGAATTATCAAACAATAGTAAAAGACGACCTTATAAATGGCACTGGTGTTCGTGTCAGTTTATATGTATCAGGTTGTAGTCACGGTTGTCCTGGTTGTTTCAATGAAGAAGCTTGGGATTATCGTTCAGGAACACCATTTGGGGAAGAACAAATTAATACAATCCTATTAGAACTCTCTAAGCCTTATGTAGAGGGTTTAACTCTACTTGGTGGAGATGCACTGATGACTAAAAATATCAGTACTGTTCTTGATTTGTGTAGGATTGTGAAAGAAGAATTCCCAACAAAAAATATTTGGTGCTGGACTGGTTATACACTGGAAGAAGTACTAGAAAATCATGCTCATGATGTTCTGAATTACGTTGACGTACTTGTTGATGGTAAATTTGTTGAAGAACTCAAGAACCTTAAACTTCCATTCAGAGGTTCAGAAAATCAAAGAGTACTGGTAAAAGGTAAAGATTATGAGTAAAGTTATATACAATAAAACATTTCAGGGTAATCAGGTTGAGTCAATTGATCCAATCGATTTCATTGATAATGACGATGTAGTTACTGACGCATTTGGTGATGCTCATGGAACATTCATTGTTACTGTAACATACATTGCACCGGACTACGATCCTGATGAAGAATAAGCACCCAATGGGTGCTTTTTTTGTTTATATAGTCCATAAATACAATAATGAAATTCTGTCAAAGATGAGGATATTATGGCATTACAAATTAAAGGGAATATGGAAGTTGGTAGACATGCTGAAGCTGGTTCTAAAAACTTAGCACGTTCAGTAAATGATACAGCATTTGATGGAACAGGAAATGCTAGTATAGATACTTTCAGAATAGACTATTTCAATAAAATACTAAGTGTATTACCACTATCACATTTTGAGCCTGGAAATATTACCAGTTCTGGATACACTGTTCAATTTAATGATGAAACTGATGTTTTATTATCTGGTAAAGTTTTTACATTACCGCAAACAAATATTAATTTAACTACAATTAAACCTAATCCAGCTAATACAACATATTATGTTTATATTACATTAGAACAAGGATTAGCTAAGTATCTAATTTCTGAAGATGTTATTTCTGAATCAGGTTCATCTGCGTACAATATTTTTTGGATTGGAATACTTTTTACAAATATTACAACCATTGGTGGTATTAATATAAATGCAAGAAAAAGATTAGATGTGTTTAGTCCAGCATATAATTCTGCTGGTTCATCTTTCCCGGTAAGTAATGGATTACCAACACAAAATGGAACCATAAATTGGTAAGGGATTATAATGGCTTATAAAATAAAAGGAAATGTAAATGTCAGAAACAATCTGACAGTACAAAATAAAATAGTTGGAACCGGTATTAAGTTAGAATCTGAATCTGAAATTTTCCATGCAGATATTGATGGTCATGTTGAATTACCAATAGCTACAGGAATTGATATTGATAATGTTCTAAAACAGTTACCATTATCTCAATATGGGGCTTTAAATAATTTACCAGTTGGTGCATCTGGATCATATGAAGGTGGTAGTACTGTAGCATATTATTCAAGTATGCCTATTCTGTTAGAAGAAGATGGAACTTTGGTATTTTTAAGACCAGGTACTAATGGTAATAAAATTAATTATTATTACACTTATATTAATAATCCTGATATGAATACTTCTCCATATCCAACCATAAGACCATATTATGAAGGTTCGTCTAATGACATTTTATTCTATGATTCTTATACAAAAGATACTTTATTGTATCATGATTTACAAAATAATATATTATCAGTAGTATTAACATATGGAACTCTTGATAAAACTAATCACAAATCTGCATCATTTCCATCATCAGCAATACCTTATAATATTTTAACTGCATTAAAAGTTGATTCTTATGTGTATATAATTGCATTATATACCAGTACATATGGTGGTCCTTTAGTAATAAATCCTAATAATAATGATCCACTTCAATTTGTATTTTATCGTATTCCAACATCTCAAATTGAAAGCGGGGCAATCACAACTATTGAACAAATTTCTGGCATTACTGGAAATACGTTATATGGTTCAGCAACTCCAGGAAATGTAATTAGAATTTCTGATGTATATACTGCAACTACTCAAAGTGGAATTAATTCATTTATAAAATATAACAATACTATAGCTAATTGTGCAGGATATACTTATTCATTAGTTGGTAGAGGTAAAGCATATTACGATGGAACTAATATAATATTTTCATTTTATACAAATGCATTTGCTGCTAATAATACACAACGGGTTGATACATTGTATAATATTACTATTACATACAATGTAATCACCAGAAATTTCACAACTGATTTAACTTCTAATAGACCAATATATGCAAATGGTGCAAGTACTGGAATAATTACTTGGGATAATCCATACTCTATAACTTCAGCAAATACATATGGAGTTGGAACAAAAGTTGCTGATGGAAATGGAAATTCCATGTTCGTTACTGACAACGGAATTCAATATTCAATAAAAGAAAAATATGTTCTTGATGATACATATTTGGTTAGTAGATGTAGTATTTCTAATTTTACTAATAAAGCAAATGCATATAAAATGAGAAATAGAACTATTAGTTTACAAGATTACACTAATGTTTATTCAGAATTTGCATCAAGAGTTGGTGATCAATTAACTGCTGGATCACCTATAAGCACAACCAGAATATTATTTTCTGGAACTGGAACATATAATGGTAATCAATATACCAAATATGATCGTGGAATTGCAGATATAGGAACGTCAAGAAATTATGTATATAATTCCGTTGAACGTGGTACTATTACTGGATATGCCCCACAAATTTACAGAATGCCATTTGGTGATAATAATGAAAATCTTGCAATATCTAAATTATCATATCATGATAATGCTAATATGGTTGAATCTTATGGAACAGTGTTTTTTGAAAGTACACAATTAACAACTGGTAATAAATTTGATCCAACTACATTATCTTATGATAAAACACTAACAATAGATAATTCTATTTTAACATCGTTAAAAAATACAATTATTTCTGGTTCAGGATTAACTGGTATTACAAATTCTAAAATATCATTATATTATTCACCAAGAACAGATTACTGTAAAAGTATTGCTTGTGTAACTGCTTATAATAGTTCTGGTGTTGGTGCAATTCTATCAGCTACAGTTGATTGTACTGCTAACAGTACTAATGTATTAAGTGCTACAATGAATACTATTTTTATGAATGAACCAAAAACAAACATGATTAATATATTAATTCAAAATGAGATGAGGCAGCATAGTGGTCTATCATGTGTGAAATATGCAGATTTTACATATATATCATTTTCTTATACAGTTCCATATTCCATACCCGGTTCTTCTCAAATACACACTGTTTGTGGAATTGTTAATGGAAATACAATTTCAAACGTTATTGTATCTGATAGTACTTTTATAATAGGATTCAACTCTAATGCACAACGTGAGTATAGTTATATACCAAATTTAGGATTTGGATATTATCTGTTTAGTCCTACGGATAAAGGAACTAAATTAATATTTAAAAATTGTGGAAATACATTATCACAATTTACATCAAATATGGCTGCTGGAACTGGAACTGATATAGTTATTCTTTCACAAGATGTAACAGTTGGATTTTATATATACTTAACTGAACGAACACCAGTATTTTTAAATGGTGTATATTATGAATTACCAATAACAGTGTTAAATTTAAACGATGTTAAAGCAAATCCGGGAAATAGTACATTTTACATATATGTTCAAGAATTGAATGGTACTATTTCATATCATGTATCTGAAACTGAATTAGGTGAAACAAGTACCAATATGTACATTGGAACAGCAACAACTGATGGTACTAATGTAACTACTTTAAACATTAATAAAGTTTCAAGATTTGACATCTTTAGACCAAGTGAAACACAAATTGGTTCTGCATTCCCTGTCAGTACTGGATACCCTCAGCAACCCGGAAGCATAAGTTGGTAATAAGGAAATTACAATGTCTAAAAAAATTTATGGAGATCTAAGCGTAGATGCAAACATATCTACAAAAGGTCTTAACGTTATTCGTGATGTTAACGATATAACACCTGATATTGAAGGTAATCTGGATTTTCCATATTACACAAAAACTGAATTTGATGAAATAGTTTCTATTCTTCCAATATCAAGAGTAGGTACGATGGATTATCTACCTATGAGTATTAATGGCTCCTTCGAAGGAGCCACGAACTATACAGGAAAAGGTATACAACCCGTAATTTTAGAAAATGACGGAACAATGGTTTATCTTCGACCAGGAACTAATGGTAGTACTTTCGGGTACTACTATTGCTATCAAAGCAGTGTTAGAACAAGTAGTGTTTTATCTCCAGTTCAAACTAATGAAAAATTTGTACCATCATTTTTTACATCTAATCATGTATTGAACTCGTTTGTTGGTTCAAATGCCGGTGATGTATTGCTTATGCACACAAATAATGGTACAGAAAATACGTACAGTATTTCATTAACTAATGGTACATTAAATGCAATTTCACATGAAAGTGTTGAATTTCCTGCATCATTAATTGTTAATACAGACCCTCAATATGCAATGGTACATAATGGTGTTGTTTATATTTGGTGTTTAGACGGATACAACAATACATCAGAATTTGCTATTTCGTTGTATACAATATCTGTCGCTAACGTTAAAGCTGGAGTTTATACTTCATTAACAAAGGTAACTGGATTTAATGGTACAAATTTATATGGTGACACATTAATTGCAAGTCCTAATATTAAATTAGCTGATATGTATTTTAGTCAAAATAGTTCAGATAAACCATATATTATAATTCCAACTGGAAATGTTTATAGAGGAATATCTATTTTTTGGGGAAATGTTGAAGGTTCATTACAGGCAGCAGGTTCAGGAAATAATATACGTGTTGCATTTATGCATGGTATTGAAACTGCAACTCAGCAATCTAATCTTAGAACAATGAGTGGTATCAGTTTTGTGTACGATACAAGTACAAAACAATACACATATGATACTTCTGCACAAGCACCAGTTACTATAACAACTTCAAGTACTGGAGTAATTACTTACGATAACCCATTCTTTTTTGATATGCAAAATTTATCAGGATTGTCGTTAAACGCATCATTGAATAGAGTTCCTACAATCTTTACAACGAATGATGGAGTGTCGTTATGTACAATGGCAAGACACGATACATTTACTGAACATATCGTTTCTAAAGGAACATTGAATTCATTTGTTTCATTATATGAAACTTGGAATATTCAAAATAGAGTACTATCAAACACGATTGTCAATTCAATTTATCCAACATACGGTTCTCCTATTGGGGATAATTTAATACATCCAACAATTATAGCACGTGATAAAATATTCATTTGTTGTAGTGGTACACAAAATGGAAATTATTTTGGATTAGATAATACAGTAGTTACTTCATTAGGAACTACCAGAACATATCCATATAAATCAGTAGTTAATGGAAATACTTTAACTGGATTTGCACCAAATGTAAATCGTCAACTTCTTGATAACACTGACCATCGTTACTCTAACATGGTCACAATAGTCGATGGTACTGGAAACAGTACCGTGTATGGTACATCATTTATTGAAAATATAACAAAGTTCAGTGGTACTGTAATGGATCAAACAAATTATTCATTTAGTGATTCTTTTTCTATTGACAATAATTTATTAGTTACAATTAAACAGGAAATTATATCAGATCAGGCATCGAATATAGTGTATAACACAACTAATTCATATATTATACTTTATTATGTTCCAAATACATTTACAAAAAGTTATGCAGTAGTTACTGGTATTACTGATGCACCAACTGGTCAATCAAATACATATTTGTTATTAGCTGAAATAGATTTGGGAATTGTTAATAATGTAGTTACAGTATACAGTATTGAAAGTACCAGATATATAACAAGATCTCTCCCAGCATCTAGTATAAGACAAGCAATGTTAAACAGACAACCAGGATTGATAGTTGCAAAGTATGATGATTTTACATATGTTGGAATTCCTTCAAGTACTTGTGTAGTTACAAGTGCGGATAATTTATCCTCTATTGTATGTAAAGTAGATAACAGTACTAAATTAATTACTGGAACACCAAAAATGATTCCAACTGGATATAATTCGAGTTTAAATAATTCATACGAAGTTGGTGTTCTACCAGGTGTCGGTTTTGGATTATTTGAGAATGGTGATATTACTGATGTTAAAACAAAGTTGATATTTAAATTATTCGGAACAACAGTTTCTCAATTTGATGCAATGGTAGCTAATCCTGCAAGTGAACCAATTGAAAGAATTGTTGTAGCTGCACAAGATGTTGCTCAAGGATTTAATGTGTATTTCACCCAAACAGTACCAGTATTGTTAGGAGGAAAATATCATGATATGCCAGTTCAATCAGTTGATTTAAGTACGATAAAAAGTAATCCAGCTAATAGTACATTCTATTTGTACATAACAGTAATAGAAGGTACGGCTGTATATCAATTCAGTGAAACTATGTTAACTGAAGAATTATATAGAGTATTCATCGGTACTGTAGTTACTGGAGGTTCAAATATATCATCAATTGTTACAGAGAAAGTTACTCGTTTCTTAACTTACAGACCAAGCACAACCCAACGTGGTTCTGCTATTCCTGCAAGTACAGGTGTTCCATCAGGAACAGGAACAAGATGGTAAAAATCAAAAAGCGGTCATTGACCGCTTTTTTCGTTTCTGGTATAATCTGCGTACACGAAAAAAAAATCCAAATTAAGTGAAAATAATCCTTGACAGGCGGCTCGCCTACGGTTAAAATATGGGAATAAATCTATGGGGTATCAACCAATGCCAGTACCAAGAATGCGTCCAGTTCCAGCTAAAAAGAATCAAGAATTGAATGTTCAAGAAATATTTGAAATTCATCGTCACTTGCATCTGCTAATACTAAGAAAAAGTGCTGGTAAGTTATTGGAATATGTTAAACATTTCGATAAGCGTAAAGATGCTACACGTCATATTATCAATACAAAGTACCAATTGAATAAGTGTCGTCCTGAAGTACTGGCAATATTAATTGCTATGGCTCGTGATCCTAAGCGTTTTGTTTTCCGTGATACTACGGATGATTCACGTATGGTTCTTGATGATACTGCATATTCAAAAATGTACTTCCAAATTTATAATTTCCGTTCAGGAGGATATAGTTATGACCCTGATCGAGATAATCCAGCACTAAAAATTTACATCAATGGTGAAGAGTTCTTAACTGAACATGAAGAATTGATGATGTTTCGAGTAGTTCGTTCACTTGACCATATGCGTCGGAATGAATATAAACTTCAACAAGAATTAGAAAAATTAGAGGTTCAAAATAATGTCTTCGAAATCTATCAAGCCGAAAAAAATAAAACAAACATATCCTGATAAATTGTATCAGATTCTGTTTGAACGTCACATAAAAGAATGGTACTATGGTTGTGATAAAGTAATTCTTCATCATGCTAGTACTCAACTGGATGGTAAAATTATTGCCTCATGTGAAATATATTTCGGAAAAGAAATTATCTTTGTGAACCTTCACGTAGATGTTACTGATTATAATTCAGTGCATATCTCGAACAATGATAAACTTCAAAAATACATTAAGGAATAACAATGAATCTCGGTGATCGCATCAAGCATTATGAAAAAATGGAAACGGCAGAAAAATTCATGCCTATGCTTCCAATTGTCGCCCGTCTCGATGGTCGTTCTTTTAGTAAGTTCACTAAGAGTATGACTAAACCATTTGATATTGACATGACAGCTATCATGCAAGAAGTTACAAAATATCTTGTAAAAGAAACTGGTGCTGATATTGGTTACACGCAGAGTGATGAAATTACTCTGGTGTTCTGGCAACGTGATTACGGTAGTGATGTATTTTTTGCTGGTAAAAAGCAAAAGATGGTTTCAGTACTGGCATCATTGGCTACTGCAATGTTTGTAGCACTGGCACTTCAGCATTTCCCTGAAGAATGCTCTAAACGTTTGCCACACTTCGATTGTCGTGTATTCCAGGTTCCATCGCGTTCAGAAGCAACTAATGCAGTACTATGGCGTGTACAAGATGCTGTTCGTAACAGTATTTCTATGGCTGCTCATGCTACGTTTGGACACTCTATGCTTCAAGGAAAATCTACTAATGACAAACTCGATATGTTGATCGGTGTTGGCATTAACTGGAATGATTATCCTAAAGCATGGAAAGAAGGTTCATTCTTTAAACGTCAAACGTACATCCGAATGCATGAAGGTGCAGAAGTAATTCGTTCACATATTACTGAAGTACTGGTTGATACAAAATTCGAAGATCTCAATACTCCACAACGTATGGAACTTGTTTTTGGAGAAGTTGAAGAATAATGGAATATGTTACACCGATTCTTGTCAATCGCCACAAAGGTGAGTTTGACATTTACATCGGACGTGGTACAATGTGGGGAAATCCGTTTCCCCGCGATCCAGGTGCGGGAATTTCTCGCCAAGTTTCGATACAAATGTACAGAGAGTACTTGTACGAATGTCTGGAGAATGGTACAATAACGACCGATGACGTTTTGAGCCTCAGTGAGCTACGCATCGGGTGCTCTTGTGCTCCGTTGGAATGCCACGGAGATGTTATAATTGAAGTTTTCAACACGATAGTTGAAATGCTTAACGAAGATTGAGGTTCAAATGAAAAAGTCCGATTTGCTGTTTGCACTTCTGCGTAAAAGTAATAATGTATTAAAAGAAGATATTCAGACTGATGCTGATCGCAAGTTTTTAATTCATATGAAATATCATTACTCAACGCTACAACCAATGCTACGTAATATGATTCGCATTATGGCAACTGAGATTGATCGATTCTCATCCGCTAATGCAACAATTCAAGCATTTACTTCAACAATTGAAAGTATTCATGAAGCCAGTGGTAGTAATAGTTCTCGTTATGGTCATCCTACCTTAATCGATAACAATACTGGAAATCAGTTCATTGTATATCACACTAATGTAATGTCCAATAATGTGGTAATCTTTGAAGGTACTGATCATCATGCATTCATTGTTGCATTCGGGTGTTTAATCCGTGCTCAGGAACATCAGAAACGCCTGATGAAAGAACGTGAGATTGAAGAAAAACGTATGAATATCTTGTCGGAGTTTCGCTAATGTCAGAAAAGAAATTTTCAAATATGAAACTAATGTTTCTTATTCTGCGTAAGAATACGAAACTACTTAATGAATTCATTTATGCGATTCCTACTCCACGCATCCGTGCTCAACGTAGGTCGCATATAATTTTCATGAAAAACAAGTTGGCTGAATTGTCAACTAAAAAATATAATCTACTGAAAACAATTGCTACAAATGTTAACCGTTTTGACATTTTAAAACCAATTCGTGCATTCGACCGAAATACGGAAATTGTAAAATTAATTATTCCAGATACTGAAATAGTAATTAAATCATTTTATGATTCCAGGATTCGTGCATATCATCATCCTGCTATGTATGGGTCTTCTGAAGAAGATCCTGATCCTCGTATTCTGCATGATAAAATTTTGAATCATTATTTTATCCTTGAAAGTAAACAAACTACTATTCAAGAGGTAGTACTGTTCGGTGGAAATGATCATCTTTGGTTCGAAGCAGTATATGATGCTATCAAAGATGCTAAAGACGCTGAAGAAGAAATTCTGAAACAACAAAAAATAATGGAAGAAATGCGTATATTAGAAAAATTCAAAGAAGGAATACTGGATAAGTATTCATAAGGAACAAATGGAATACTCTGGTCAATCCCCGCATCAAGTTATTGAATTAGGAAATAGCACAATCATCGTTATTAATGGTGATTGTGCTGAAGTTTTAAATGAACTCCACGAATCTGAAATTAAGTTCAATTCTGCTATTACATCACCTCCATATGCTGAACAGCGTAAGGATGTTTATGACAGTATTAGTCCTGAAGACTTCCCTGAATGGTATAAAAATATCAGTACTGATATTATGAATGTAATTCATGATGATGGCTCGTATTTCTTTAATATCAAAGAACATGTTGATAAAGGTAAGCGTGATACCTATGTGTATCGCACCATTATTGCTATGTCTGAAGATTATAACTGGAGTGACGAGTACATTTGGAACAAAACAAATCCATTCCCAACTGGTGCTAAAACAAGATTGAAAGATGGGTTCGAACGAATCTTTCAGTTCAATCACACATCAAAATATAAATTCTTTCCAGATGAAGTTAAAGTACAGAGTACTTCAAAATATCTTGAAAGTGAGAAGAAACGTAAAAACAAAGGTGAGCACAACGTAACTAATGGAAGTACAATGAACATGTCTAAGCGTGTTGCTGAAGATATGGTACGTCCAAGTAATGTTCTAACCTGTAGCACCAGTAATTTGAATATTGGTCATCCTGCGGTTTATCCTATTGACATTCCGAACTTCTTTATAAAACTCAGTACTGAAGAACAAGACTGGATTCTTGATCCATTCGGAGGTTCAGGTACAACTGCATTAAGTGCTGTTCAACTTAATAGGAACTGCGTTCTGATTGAAAAATCTGAACAGTACTATAACTTAATAATTGAAAGACTCTTACAACATGGTAGAGAGAACTATCTATGAAACCAAAAAATATGCGAGAAGATATTATTCGTGAAGTGCGAGAAGAACGTCAAAATTTTTCGGATCGTATGAATGATCAAGCAAAAAGCGTGGAAATTTATGATTTAACTAACAGGTCTGACATTATACGTTTATTATCTGAAACAGTATTAATACCAGAAGCATTAGAACCAATACTTGCTAAAATCGCAACTATAGGTGATCTTGGTACATCCGAATGGTATGAAGTTGTTTACCATGATGGTAATCAATGGTGTTGTTATTCTGGTTCAGATACCTTCAAAGATGGTGAAAAAGTTATATCTTGGAAGTACTGTTCAGATATTTTATAAAACTATATGAAAAAAATTTATAATTCAAATTCATTACAAAATATACAATCCCAAGGAAGACAAAATAGAAAAGTTGTTCCTGTTATTGTGTATGATATGGATTTTTCAAAAAGGAAAAAACATGGCAGATAATCATTTAGACAATCTTATTGTCAGACACCTGGCAGGCTCCCAGGCTTACGGTACAAGTACTCCAACATCCGATACTGATTTTCGTGGCATCTTTATGGCTGATAAAGAATTCATCTTAACTCCGTTCTTTACTGTAAACGAAGTATCAGATACGAAAGAAGAAGATACAAAGTACTACGAACTTAACAACTACATGAAACTGTATCTGGATGCTAACCCTAACATTCTTGAATCACTGTGGGTTGATGAAGCCGATATTCAAGTTAGAACTGGATTATATGATCATCTTCGTGCGGCTCGTAGTGATTTACTGTCTTCTAAGGTTGCGTTTACTTATACTGGTTATGCTCATAACCAAGCCAAACGTATGAAGAACCACCACGGCTGGATGGATCGTGAACGTACTGGTGTTCGTATTCTTCAAGAATTCTTCGATTCATTCCCATGTGAACAAACTATTCAGTGGATTGGTGATACCTTCCCTGATTACGTTATGGGTCTTATTGATGTTGAACGTGGTCGTGGTAAGTACATTAAAACTGCAATGGATCTTCATTTCGAGAAACAACTTCGAAATGCATCTCTACAGATGCTTAGTACTCAACCGTTGAAGCAATATCACTTCATTAAACTGGTTCATAACTATTTTGATTATCAAGTACTGGATCGTGATTTCACAATTCTGAACTATAATCATGATTATCAATTAGTTCCTTATGGTGATAATACATTTGGTGTTGTTCCAAAAGAAGGTGGTCGTACACTAAATGATGATGGTAGTATTCATCGCATTGATACAAGCAATCTTTCACTTGAAGAAGTAAAAGAACAGCCTAAGCTGATCGTAAAATTCAACAAGGAAGAATACGAGAAAAGTTCTGACAATCGTCATAACTATCATACATGGAAAGCAAACCGTAACGAAGCACGTTCTGAGCTTGAACAACAGAATGGCTACGATACAAAACATGCTATGCATGTTGTTCGTCTGATGCGTACAGCGGAAGAAGCATTAAGTACTGGTGAAGTTCATGTCAAACGACCTGACGCAGCAGAACTTCTGGCTATCCGTAATGGTGCATGGACGTTCGATGAAATGATGGAGTACTGGCAAGAAAAAGATCAGTACATCCGTGAAGTACTATATAAACAATCTGTATTACCACGTGTTCCCGATATTAAAAAGGCATCTAAACTGCTGATTGAACTTCGCGAAATGCAATGGTATGGAAATAATTGATGAACCTTTTAGACCAATTCAAAACTGCACATGAAGTATACAATACCCTCCTGAATGAACATCATGACGAAATAATGAGATTATTCGTAAAAGAATTGGGTATTGACCATCCTGGATTAACCAATGGTATGATCGTTGGTTACACTCCAGAATGGAATGATGGAGAAGCATGTGAACATGGAAGCGACATTCAAGTTCGCTATATGGACAATGATATTCGTGATTTCATTGAAGATATTCCTGAAGATTATGATGACAATAATCTAAGTGATTCTGAAGGTCGTGCAATTGAAGTTAAAATGGCACTACTGGATGAAATATTGATTCACATTTATGGTACGAACTATAAATTTGGATTCATCATTCAAGATGGAACAATTACAATTAAACACGAAGAATATTACTGCGGATACTAAAATGACAACTTTGTTTGAACAATTTAAAACATTAAAAGATGCATCCGATGCATCTGCATACGATTTACGTAAATTCGTTGATACTAATAAACGTGAGTTACTTAAAAGTTTAGTTGATGAACTTGCCAAAATTGAAGGATTTAATAAGTTAATCATTAAAGGTTATACTCCTGGGTTTAATGATGGTGATGCGTGTACACATTCAAGTGATACGTATTATGTTTGTACTCAGAAACGTTACAATGATTTCGGCGAGCTTTCAGAATATGGAATTGGTATTTCATATTTTCTGACTGGTGATGATGAAATTGAAGACGAAGATCTTCGTGATTGGGAAGGTTTTGATAGTATCAATACTTATTCTGAAGAAGATTCGGAAAGTGTTGATTATTTGGTAGGTTATATCGATTATTTGGTAGAAGAAATTCACTATACTAATTATATTGTATATGTTGATTTAACTGGAGATGAACCTAAAATCACTGAAGACGATTACTATTGTGGATATTAATATGTTTAATAATGTAAAAACTGCTGTAACTGAATATAAAGCAACTCTCAAAGAACTTAAATCTAAACTTCGTTCTGAGTTTCTTGAAAAACTAAAAATTGATTGCAATGAACTAAAAGATAAGTTCCCTGAACTTGAACATATTTTCGTTTTGGGTTATACTCCAGAATGGAATGATGGTGAAGAATGTACTCACTCTTCTGAAGTATTCATTTCCAAAGATGCACCTCGTGCATGGGATACAGTTGATGAATACGTAGAACGTCTGTACTGGCGTGATGAATCAGAATGTCCAGAAGCATATAAAAACTCAAATCAGAATTTATCTCTTGAAGATGCTAAGGCAATTAAAGACATTCTTTATAATGCTCAATTTGAAGATGGTCTTAACGAAGTGTTAGAAACTAACTTCAATATTGTTATCGATTTTACTGGTGAAACTGTAGAGGTCAATGTATCATACTATGAATGTGGACATTAATACGTTACAACCTACGGGTAGTATTGAATTAAATCTGTTCAGTTGGGAGGTTCCAGAGAACCTTCCAGTACAGGAATTTAAATACGAAAATCCGAAAAAAGTACTTGATAGTATTCCATCAGAAATGGCACAATTAGTTCAGCGGATGATTGATGAAGTCAAAAAATATGATGATCGTTCAGTTGTTGTTGATTATCGTGTACGCGATCTAAATGTTGGTGATAGTGGTTCACAAATCTATGGATACCATTTAGATTGTACTAATGATATTCATGATGACTTTGAACCTGAAACTCATATCATTTTTAGTACTATTCAGGGAACAAGCTTCATTATGAATCCAATTAATGTTATTGGATATAATTCAGTACAAGATATTCTAACCAATGAAGTACTAATTGAAGCTGTCGCTCCAACAAATACAGCACACAAGTACACAAGCAAAGTACTTCACAACTGTCCATTATTAGAAACTAATTGCCAGCGTTTACTTATTCGAGTTACTGCTGGTTTCAAAGAAAGGATTAAACATGCCAAGTCTAAATGAAGTACTTAATGAGTTAGAATCAATTTATCTTAAAGAAAAAAATACTGTACGTAGGTATGATATTCTCCAAGAAGTGGAAATTCGCATTAATGCACTTCGCGAAAATACGATCAAAAACTTAGTTGATAAAGAATTAACCAGTACTGATCATTATATGGCACGTCTTCGTAAAATATTTTCTGATGTACCTGGAGTACATCAAGAAGTGGTAGACGATGTTGTGCAGATTGATAGTGATTTAACGTATCTGTATGATGTATTATGGATGGATTCGTTAGATGTTGTTGAAACTATAATGGCAATCGAAGATGAATTTAATGTTGAAATTTCCGATAACGAAGCTGAAAAACTAAAAACAGTTTCTGATATTTTGAAAATAATTCAAAAATAATTCATCGAAACCCGTCAGAAATGGCGGGTTTTCTATTAAATATGGTATAACCTAAGTATTAAGAGGTGCTATCATGTTAGATTTTATTAAGTTATACAAGCTCCCTATTACCATTATTGCGTTCTTCTTGTACACAATTATTATGGTATTTGGTGGCTGGAAAATCCATACGTATTATTATGGATACCAAGAAAGTTTAGACCAAAAAGTAGAGAAAATCGTTGATGCAGGTATCTCAAAGTACCAAAGTGCTCAAGCTCAAGGTTTAGAAGACCAGAAAGATTTACTTGCTGATGCTAAGACAAATACAATAATTAAAGAGAAAACTATTCTACAACAGCCAATTTACCTACAACAATGTATGGATCAAGCTGGGGTTGATTTATTGAAAGAATATCGTCAACAATCTGCTGATATTATAAACGGGAAGAAAACCAAGTGAATAAAATAAAAATGTTTTTTGCTGCTGTAGTACTTGCTTGTACTTTAGCAATCACTGGTTGTTCAAATGTTCCAGTTCAAAATAAGCCTATCATCGAACAAACCAATTTAGTACAACTTTGCGGTACTGACACACCGATTCCTGAGAATTTTGTCATAAATGACAAAGGTGAGAAGGTATATAATGGTCAAGAGATGTATCGTGTACTACGCGATTGGCAGGACTATTATAACAAATGTGCATCAATGCATAATGTACTTGTTAACACATTAAATGGTATAACAAATCTTAAAGAAGTTCCTAAAAAGTAGTTGACAGGAACCAAATATTGAAGTAAAATTAAGGAAATCGTGAGATTTCCTTTTTTCGTTTGGAGAGTAGAATGCTGAAAGATATTGATTTTGACAACCTGGAAGTTACTGCTTGCACAAAAAACATTACCGATTTAGGTTTTGAAAAGCATGTGACCATAGCAATCAATATGGTTAATAAAGAAGATTCATTTAGCCATATGGAAGGTCTTGAACTGGCATTTCATAAAAATATGCTTGACAACGAAAAGAAATATGTTAAACTATCTTGTACGTATAGTCTTAATGAAGATGAACAAATTATTCTTCCAATTAAAATTGCGTATAACGGTTTACAAAAGTACAGTAAACGTGTATACTATGAGCATGATCTGGAGCCGTCACTCTTTGAAGATATTAATTTCATTGAACAGTTCTTTGATCGTTCCCCAAATGAATTAAAACGACTTTACATGTGAGGTTCCAAAATGAGTCCAGCAGAACAGTATGAAAATATTAATCCAGTTTACTATCGTATCATTCGTTCTAGCAATGATGATACTTTGCTAACCATTTGTTGTATGCAATGGTTTGATGAATCTGATTATAATGAATCACGATTCTTGTGTGCTAAAGGTACTCAAGAACGATTGAAGTTCAGTTCAGAAGAAAAGGCAATTAAGTTCTTGAATGAGAATATTCATCAAGAAAATATTGATCCTGATTATCGGGTACAAACACAAAGTTACAATGATCAATTTTATAAAGATTGAAAATAAATGAAACGATTGTAATTTTTGTGCTATAATGTATGTGAAGATCATAAAAAGGTCTTCACTGTTTTAAAAACTCTGATTGATCCAGAAATGGAATAGTTTGAACCTGATCTCGTTGAAAAGTAAACAGCAGTTGAGTAGTTCAATCAGTACGAGTGCAATATATTTTACCCGTTAGGAGTTGGCATAGTTTGTACCACCCACGGCAATGCGGCACTTTAAATGCGTCCTTGACATGAACGCACCAGATAGGCATTAGAGGCATACTCACCTGTTAAAAGGGAGATATTCTACGGAATATCAATAGTACCTGTTGCTGAATTAGCAAGTACTATATGCGGAGCAATGAGAAAACTCCGACCGTTGTATGCGACTGTAGTAACTGGAAACCGGACAACCCGCCAGTGTTTACTACAAATTTTAGACAATATAGATCCGTCCAAAATTTGAGTGAAATCTACAAATTCAGATGGTAAGACCACCACCGTCAGCTTAGTTCTGACTTTTTTTCGTTCCCCTTTGCGGGGGGATGCAAATAGATCAACAAACCCCGTCAGTATAAACAGTGTTAAACGTATTAAATAGTTTAAAAGGAATTGAGTTAAGTACGAACAACGTGAGTACTAACGAAAATTCTTGACTAACGGAGTTAGGCAATGGAACTTGCAGACAATGAATATTTCAACAGTACAATGTTGAGATATTTTCTAATTTTAATTGAGTATGATTCTTATCTAACAAAACAGAATCAGATATACCTACCAAATTTAAATGATGATAAAGCATTAGGAATTTATGAAGCAACTAAAGAAATTGCTCTTGAAGATAATTGTGTTATCTGTTTAAATTTTGATCCTCATTTCCCTGTTCAAAAGATAGAAAATTTACATTTCATCAGTACTAATACCATGTATTTGTCTGAAGTTCCGTGTGAATTTCTGTTTGTTTATGGAACAGTAGAACATGAGAAAATCAAAAAGGTTTGTGATTACTACAACCCGAAGTTTATTTTTCACTGCTAAATACAGTATCAATAACCTGAAGGGATGATACTTATGAGCGAACATTTTGATCCTAACGACATACGCAGTATGATTGATTATGTAGAAACTACTGACGACACTCATGACGATATTTTGATTAAATTCGTAGAGAATAGTCTATTTCTTGAATCCCAAGCACACCACTGGCACTTACAGTGCAACTACTATTCTAAACATATGGAACTGGATGAATTCTATCAGAACCTACCAGAATATGTTGATACCTTCATAGAAGGAATGATGGCAGACCGTGGGCCAATTTTCAGTACTGGCAGTTCTTATGTTTTTCAACCTTTTGAAGAAGCAATTCCTCTACTGGAAGAATATGTAAAACATTGCATAAAAATACATGAAATATTGGATGGACTTGGAGAATACGGCTCTGTAAACACACTCGAAGATATTATGAGTTTTGTTGAGAGCATCTTATATAAACTTAAAGTACTACAATAATCAATAAGGAGACAATTTAGTCTCCTTTTCTTTTGGAGAAAATATATGTCAGTAGAATTGACCATCAATGTTCATGATAGCTATTCAGATTGTGAAACGTGCGGTTCCTATAGTAATGATATTCTTTCAGTTCATTCTGATTCGCATCAGAATTTTGGAGAGTACTATTCAGGTAGTTCAGCACATTGTTACGATGTAGATGAAGCAGATTATTATGCATTTTGTAATGAAATTCTTAATCGCTTAGAAAGTATAGGCTGTGGTATTCCACGTCCAGAATGGAAACTTCGTGAAACAAACGAGGAACTTGAACAACGCTATAAGACTGCGATTATTGATCGTGGACTATTAGACCGTAAAGTTCATCCAACATGGGCTAATTGGCCTCAAGACACGGATTGGGATACTTATTGGGAGTATGGTTATTATGCAGAGAAAGAATTTGAAGACGCATATTATGTGTTCTTTGAAAACGCTTTGGATGAAAACAATCCTGGTAGTTTCATTTCGTATTTGAAACAACATGGAGTTCATGTTGAACTCACTTCTTCGGAAGATGAACGTTATGATGCGTACCGTTGGGAGGATGAAGAGTATGATGAATCCGACGACGATTATACATTTGACGATGAAGAACAAGAGGAAGAATAATAAGGAGGCTTTGCCTCCTTTTCTTTTATTTGGAGAAAAGTATGACAATTGATGATCTATATTCTCTTATTGAGGATATTCAATCTGAAGAAAAATATCTAATATTATTGAATGATACGCCACTAAAATTAGAATCCAATATTTGCGTTGATATTCTTCAATGGGAATATCCAGAAAATATTATTGATGGTGGTTGGTTTGATTCAATTGATGCAGCATATAAATTCTGCTTAGAATATCAAACGTCTCCAGTACTTCGACCATTAATTGCCGTATCAGTTGAATCAGATCAACATGGTACTTTTTATCTATATCCCGAAATTATAACTTCATATCAAGAAGCAGTTGAATATGAATTGAAAATTAGTACTTTTCCATCTTCATTTGATTTATTCCCTGAATATGTAATATTTCCAAAAGGAACAAATTTAGAAGAAGTACTTAAAGATTTAAAAGAACATGAAGCTTATTCTTCTGACTATGAAGATTATTACGATATTGAAGAAGTTCAACAGTATTATGGAGTTCAAGAAGCTACATATCCTGATGGTACGATAGCTGTAATTGGTGATGCTGTAATAGTTAACAGTGAAGATTTTGCTTGGGGAATTCTTAATAAGAAAGAATATACAGGTATTGTTACCTTACTGGATGACCCACGTTATATCCAGTTAAAATTAGATAATTATGAACGTGAGATTCGTCTCACACACTATTTGGTAAAAAAATATGAGTAATATTTTAGTACGTTTTGAACTTGATTATGGTCGTCAAGGTTCAGTAGATGGTCTTTTTGTAACTACAAGAGAATGGATGGAAGCACTTACTGGTGTTACCGTATATTTTGGAGAAATCCTGGGTAAACATTCTGAAGTATATGTTGATAATTTCAATTGGACAGAACACTGTACTATTCTAACTGAAGAACAAGATAAGATTGAGTTTCTTGTTGATCTTATTGGATGGCATATTTCTGGTTATGACCCATCAGATTACTTTGATATTTGGGAATCAGATGAATTCAAAGAAGGTAAAGAAGCAACTGATATTAGTGAATGTGAATACGATGAAAGTACTGAACTCGGTGCATATCGTCGTTGGCATTTAGGTTTTAAAGATAAAGAAAATACATCTGAATGATTAGAATTTAAGGAATTAGAACAAATGAGTACTGAAGATAAAAAAGAATATATTGTAACCAGAGATTACAGTGGATATGTTCGTGGATATGCAACTTACCGTGTACTTGCTTCATCTAAAGAAGAAGCATTGGAAAATTGGTACGATGGAACAGAACTTTCTAATGAAATAGTTCGAGATGACACTGAAACTTATAATATATCAGTAGATGATGAATAATGGCATTAAGAACATATATTCGTATGTCTGATGAGTTATTGCGTGATAGTAATAGGAATCCGACACCATTATTACTCAAGTACTGGAAAATTCGTGAAATGGATTATGGTAAAGAGCGTAGGGCTTTAATCCTTGAAGTACTAAATTCTGGATTTAATTTTCCAGTGAATAGAAAATATTGTTTACAGACAAAGAATGATCCAGATTTAAAAAGACTCATCAAGAAAGGCAAAATTGAACTTGTCAATACTGGTGGTACTGTAAAAACTACGCATGTTAAATTAAAGTAAAAAGGATTTTACTATGGCGAAGATTTATTTCCGACATTCTGTAATGTCAGCAGGAAAAAGTACAGCACTTCTTCAGGCAGCTTATAACTACAAAGAACGTAATTACAACGTACTTGTATTCACATCTGCACTGGACGATAGATATGGAACAGGAAAAGTAACATCCAGAATTGGTATTGAAACTGATGCTATTATTATTCCTAAAGATGACTTAACAGTACTTACCAAAGCAATAGAAGATATTGTTACTAACGATGTTAAAGCAGTTTTCATTGATGAATGTCAATTTCTTTCTAAAGAACAGGTTGATATTCTAGGTGTAATAGCCGATGATTTAAATGTTCCAGTACTTTGTTATGGCATTAAGACGGACTTTGAATCTAACTTGTTCAGTGGGTCGAAACGTCTTCTTGAGATTGCTGATAGTATTGAAGAGATGAAAACTATTTGCCATTGTGGTAAAAAGGCTATCTTCAATGCTCGTTTAGTTGAAAGTACTGAACAAGTTTTGATTGGTGGAAATGATGTTTACAGAAGCATGTGCCGCCACTGTTACCGTAAATTCCAGAAAGAAAAGCTTGACACACCCAAAGAAGGCTGATAGAATCAGCCTTATCTAGTTAATGGAGAAATAAAAATGCCTTTTGGATTCGCAATTATGACTGGTATTAGTGCTGGATGGTTCATTATGGAAGCCTCATTAGCAGGTTGGTTCGGTATTGGACCTCAGCGTTTTCAGATGCATCCATTTAAAGATAAGGCTGAAAGTGCAAGATTACTTAGAGTACTTGAACGATATGAGAATGGTGAATTCACTGTTCAATTAAGTAAGTACAACGATAATTTATTGTTCACTAAAGTGATTCAAAATGGTGCAGTTAGTTATGATGCACAACGTATCTATGTTCAAATTGATCAACCTGACCATTATTGTTTTGGCTGGCTGGCTGATGAACCATTGCATGTAGCTCATTATAAACAGAACAAAAATAATGTTCGTAATGGGCGTAAAGCTATCAGTACTGAAGCTTGGAAAAAGCTTATGAAAATTCGTTCTATGTTGAAAGAAGATAATGAAAAAGATGTTCAACATGGTTTCTTTAAACGTAAACATAAAAACGAGGAAGTACACTTATCATGATCATCACAACGGTAGGCATCATTGGACTTGTAGCTTCACATGCTATCATTGGCGTTCTTGGTTGGTTGTTTAATACTCAAATTTCATCAATCCGTAGCACTAAAGCTTTAAAGAAAATAGAAGCTGCTCAAATAGAATTGACTCGTTTACGACTCCCTGACCAAAATTTAATTCCTGGTGAACTTAGCACCGAAGAGATACCAACTGTTGTGATGACCTCAGACCAACATTTTGAGTATCTTAAAAAACAATATCCAACTGCATGGAAAGAATATAAAGACAGACATACTGATCGACCGATAATTGACCGTGCGGATCGTTATATTTTACGTCTTATTCTTGCTTATGAAAATGATCAAGTTCAAGCTGAACTGGATAATCACACTATTAATTTTTCTAATGGTGATCGTATTTGGATTGAAAACAAATATTATGGTTATGGTCGTATGTATGAATCCAAACATAATCCTGGATTGTGCTTTGACACTACTCGTACTATTAGTCCTTATACGTTTCTTCGTATTGTTGATTTAGAAGAACATATGGCTGAACCTGTATTACACTTAACTCCAATAAAGGTAGAAAATGCATAATTTCAAATCTGAATTTGAAAAGATATATCAAGATTGTTATACTATTGAAGAATGGTATAAAAGAAGTTCAGGACTTCGAATTGAAGCACATGATTATCTAACTGAAATTGAACTCGATGAACTTTCTTCATGGTTCAATGTAATGTTCCAGCGTCTTTCCCTGAAGCAAAAAGTAGAACATGAATTCTATAAAGAAGTAAACTCATGTGATACGTCATATGTGACTATCCATATGGCAGGTGATTATGATACAGCAGTTAAAACGACTCGTGAATTCACTTTCGAACAAGGTGCATGTTATCAAATCTCTCCGTGTGATTATGTATATACTGGCGGTAAAGAATCTGGTATTACTGCTCGTGTTATTTGTTATCCACGATTTCCTAAATCGAATGATGAGCTTTTAGAAGAAGCAAAATCGTTAGCATATAAACTGGCAGAAGCACTATGTCAGAAAAGTTTCACTCTTGAAACATCAGAGAAGACTTATTATTACCAAAGCAATAAACCATTGCATGGAAAATAAAAATGAAAATTTATAAAGTACTGGAATTATATTTTGAACCAAATTCTATGTATCCAATTGAAGAAGTGAAAGGTGAATATGACAATCTGCGTTCTGCTATGATCAAACGTGGATATTTAGAATATTATAATGAATATTCTAATGTTAAATTTGAAGTTTGTGAACTTGAGATTGAAAGTTCAGCACTAGTTGTTGAATTTCCACAATTTGAAAATCTGATGAATTGCTCAGATGAAGAACTTGAAGAATTATATAAGAAACAAATCATGTACCCATAAGGAAAAAATATGGAAGGCTATTTAGGCGTTGTAGATGTAACAAATGATCCAGTACTTAATCCATTCTTTGAAGCACCACCGGATGTAATGGCTCTTATCTTTATTGGTAAGTATGGCGGTATTGATGGTCAACATCATAAAGATTGGGTACTCGACCAAGCTGCTCGTATTCTAAATGATACTCCAGTTATTGTATCTTTAGCATCATGGGATAACGGTCATACAGAACTTCGTTTTGTAACTGGTGAAGCATCTCAAAAATACCATGATTGGGTTCGTGAGATGGTAACTGATGAAGACGGCACTGTTTATGAAGACATGTATGATGTTGGCATTGCTCCATGAGTGATTTCAATAAACACGCAAAAAAGATTCTCAAATCCTTGAATAAGGAATATGAGATTCGGAAAGAAGAATTCCAGGCTAAGCCTGGATTTTCCAGCAGTTCAACTTTACGTAAGAAATTAAAAGAACATGAAAAGAAAATTGATCAATCGCAACAAAGCGAAGATGACATTTTGGACGAAGAATAAATTACTTTATCTTCTTCAAAGTGATCCTGGTTTTCAGTACTTAAAACTTAAATATAAATTCCATCGTATTGAAGTTCAAGAACGTGCTTATCGTCGAAATTCATTTAGTAAGATGGTTAATGTTCCTATTGAAATTACATCTAAGAATAGTCGTTCACGTGTTCGTAATAAAGAAATTGCTTCTAGAATTTTTCTTAATATTGAGCAGTTCAATGAACATTATGGATTAGATGTTAAACTTGAAGATTTACCAATCAAATATTAAGGCACTTCTATGAGTCATCCATATACTGGTGAAATTAAACCATGCCCATTTTGTGGAAATCAACCAGGCCATTATAATTTACATGATAGTCTTTATCCGACTGGAGAATGGGTAAAATCTCCTTTTTTAGATATTCGTGATTTTGGTGAAGATTTAGGAATAATTTATTATTATCAACATCCCTTACAAATATTACTAGAGTCTCAAATTACTGAACGTGGTTATGTTTGGTCATTTAGTTGTCTCGAAAGTGAATTTGGTTGTGGATGTGAACTTACTGGCAACTCAATTGACGAAGTAATGAATAAATGGAATCGGAGAGTATAATGAATATTTCAGAAAGTATTGGTAATGCTTATAATGCTGTAATTTTAGAACACTTAAAAGTATTCAAACCAGCCCATGATGCTATTCATCGTAACTGGTTAGAAACTAATTATCCACATTTGCTACGTTCTCGTAAATGGAACCGTGTTTTGTTCGATATGAGTGTATGTAGTGGTCGTAATCAGTTAGGTACTGGAATTTGTTTACCAACTGCATTATTCGTCCAATCGTATATGATGGATGTTCATAATACTGAAGTTGAAATTGTCGGACTTTGGCAAACTGATGAACGTTCAGAATGGACTGGCTATAAGTTTCCTGATATTTTCTGTCATTGTGCTATTAAGTACGAAGACAAGTACTATGATGCTTATTGGCCTGATGGTACTGAATTACAAAATATTCTTTATGCTGATGTGTGCTTTACAAAGCACGTCGATCAGATTATAATGAACTATCGTAACCATCAAGGTTGCCCGTTCCTTATTGAAAATTTGTTCACGAACGTTAAAAATACGTTATATTCTGACTCTGACAAAGAACAAAATTATATCGATTTTTGTCTTCCAAGTGCTTGACAGGTCAGTGAGTATTATGTATAATGCTCACACTTAATCAAACAAAGAGAGAAAAGAAAAATGGCTGAACTCGTAACTGAAGGTCGTCGTCTGGTAACTGTCCGTAAAATCAATGCGGTTGACCCAATTGTAAATGCAGATGCTATCGAAGTAGCAACTGTTGATGGCTGGCAAGTCGTTATTAAGAAAGGCGAATTCGAACCTACGAATTACTGTATTTTCTTTGAAATCGATTCTTTTCTTCCTGCTGATAATCCATTGTTTGGTTTCTTGCTTCGCAATGGAACTAAAACTGATGAAGCTGGTAAAGAACGCCTCCGTCTACGTACTATTAAATTGCGTGGACAGGTTAGCCAGGGCTTAGCTCTGCCGATTACAATTATTGATCCAGAAACTATTTCTGCAATTGCAGAACAACTCAGCATCAAAGCGTCTGATAGTGTAGAACGCTTCTGTAAAGTGTTCCGTGCACTTGAAGATTCTCGCAATGGAATCGAACAGTTCCTGGATGTAACTAAGTACGAACGTCCTGATGAACGTAATGGCGGTACTGGTGCAGGTCGTGTTAAGACTGCTGGTAACTTCCCGATCTTCATTCCAAAAACTGATGAAGATCGTATTCAGAACGTGTTCGGTAAGTACAGTCAGACTATGCAGGGTGTACCTTTCCGTAAATCTCTGAAACTGGAAGGTTCAAGTCAGACTATTGCTTTCGTAAGCAATCCTGATTTCTTTGTAGAAAAGATTGATGATGATCTGAAAGTGTTTAATGAGGAAACTCAGACACTGGACGTTGCAGAAGTCATTCCTTATCCGTTCCAGTGGGAAGAAGGTCAAGGTATCGTGTGTTCACGTAACCTCGCACTGAAGTTCGATGAAAGTGCAGCATTCTGGAAAGCAGCATTGAAAGACGATATTATTGAACGTCTACGTAAGTACTGCACCGATAACAATCGCCAGCTTGCTATTCAGGGCGAATGTATGGGTCCGGGTATCCAGGGTAATATCGAACAACTGGAAGAACATCAGTTCTATGCATTCCGTGTTTGGGATATTGATGCTCAGAACTTCCTGGATGATGCTGATTTTATCGAATTGTCAAATATCCTGGGTCTGACAGTAGTTCCGCAGGGTGAAATTGTATACTTCTTTGATGTATACACTTCCATCTCTGATGCACTTGCATCAGCGGATCATGCGAGCATTGTTGCTCCGATTTGTGAAGGTGATGTGTACAAAAGTACTGTAAAAGTGAATGGTCAGACTATCCACTTCAAAGTCATCAACAACAAATACCTTCTGAAAGTGGAGGATTAAAAATGGTATTAGCAACATTTCTGTTTTATGTTACTGTAAGCGGTCATGGCTTTAGTGAAGTAAAGGCAGTTCCAATGCCTAATGCTAATATTTGTGAGCAAGTAAAAAGTCACATGATTAATGTTGTTGCGAATGAAAAAATGCCAAGTCCATTTTCTCCTGATTATGGTAATAAAGTGATGGCTCCATTTAAACCTGAATGTAAAACTTTTACAGACACAACTAAAAGTTAACATTTTATATAGGCAACTGAAAAAAGTTGCCTTTTTAAGCGAAAAAATTTGAAACAGGCCATAGAAATGTGGTATAATGTAAATCATTAAGAGGGAATGCTTATGACTAAGCAAGAGTATTTGGCATCATTGAAAGTCGGCGATACAGTTAATCGTTTCTTTCACGGTGCTGGTTTCATTACCCAAGGTGATGAAGCTGAAGTTGTTCATTTGACAGAAAGCCATGTTTGGATTGATGAAGTTATGCATGATGAATCTAATTATAAAACAGATTCAGGCTACGCTTACAATCGCAAAACAGGTAAAGCAGTAGAAGTATCATTTGGTATGTTCCATACATTGGAGTTGCCTGGTGAACGTGCTCCTGATTCGGACGATGACGACTAACCAAAAGTTAGAGAAGTGAGTCAACAAATAAAATTTAACCATTTCTGAGAAGGAAAGTATAATGTCAGCATTTAAAAACGCAGTAAACAACGTAAACACTACAGCATCACAAAACCGTTCTACCACTGCAAATGGTGCAGCTTCACTGAAAAGTACGCTGAATCCATTGGTCGATCTGTTCTTCATGATCGGTTCTTTGCGTGGCAAAGATCTTGGTGTGTATAAAAATTCATTTGACGCAGCATACGAAGCTAACCCGACGCTTGCTTTGCAGATGATTCTTTGGGCACGTGATATTCGTGGTGGTGCGGGTGAGCGTAATACCCCTCGTGAACTTTTGAAGTACCTTGAAGTTAAGCACCCTGATGCAGTACTGCGTGTGATTCCAGTACTGGCAGACTTCGGTCGCTGGGATGATCTGTTGATCTTCAAAACAGCAGCAGCAAAGACTCTGGCTTACCAGGCAATCTCTGAAGCGTTGACCGCTGGTAACGCATTGTGTGCTAAGTGGTTGCCACGTGTATACAAGTTCAAGAAAAACGCTTCTGGCGTTATTGATATGAACACTACTGCGAACAAAAATCGTGCTGCGAACAACAAAATCGCTCGTGAGATCATGACCACCATGAACATCAACGAACGTGCTTATCGTAAGCTTCTGTCATCTCTGAGCAACACTGTTGAACAGAAGATGTGTGCGAACGAATGGGATGAAATCGAATACAGCAAGCTTCCATCAGTTGCGAGTGCTCGTTATCTTCCTGCGTTCATGAAGCGTGATGAAGCTCGTTACCGCGAGTTCCTTTCTTCAATCGAGAAAGGTGAAGTGAAGGTAAACGCTGGTGCTCTGTATCCATACGATGTAACAACTCGTTTGGCGAACGGTATTGCTGCTGAGACTTTGGGCGTTGCTCAATGGGAACAGTTGCGTAACTTCATGGGCGACAACAAAGCAATCCCAATGGTAGATACCAGTTCTTCAATGAACTGTCCTGCTGGTAATACAGGCATGACCTGTATGAACGTTGCGATTTCTTTGGGTCTGTACATCGCTGATAAGCAAGAAGGTGCGTTCAAGAACTTGTTCCTGAACTTCAGTACTCAGCCACGCATGTTTGAACTGCAAGGTATTAACATTGCTGCTAAGTACCGTGATCTGATGGGCTATCGTGCTGGTCAGTTCTGGGGTGGTAGCACAAACATTCAGGCGGCATTCCGTGAAGTACTGCGTGTAGCGAAAGCTCAGCAAGTACCAGCAGATCAGATGCCTAAGAACTTAATTGTTCTGTCTGATATGGAATTCAACCCAAGTAATGCGGGTGGTTGGAACGCCACGGCGTACAACTCTGCGAAAGCAGACTTCGCAGCAGCGGGTTATGAACTTCCAACTATCGTCTTCTGGAACCTTAACGCACGTCCGGGTAACAACCCTGTTCGTTTCGACCAGAATAACGTAGCTCTGGTAAGTGGTTTCTCTCCAAGCGTTCTGGAAGCAATTCTGAGCGGTGAGGAAGTAGATCCAGTACAGGTTATGCTTCGCGTAATCGATGCCCCACGTTATCAAGTACTTGGTTAATAGCCAGTACTACAAAGCCTCACTTCGGTGGGGCTTTTTCATTTAAAAGGAATTAATATGAAAACTATCCGAAATCACTTCTTAGGCTTAGTAATGATGTACAAAACATCATTCGCCGTTAACCCAATCATCACAACACTTGGCACTATCGTAGCTGCTGGGTTTGTTCTATCTGTAGCAAAAATCTTCGGTCTTTAATTTGACCGCTTAGACCTGATGTGCTACACTGATTTTAATTAACTTGAGGTGCATCATGACTACTGAATATATCGAACTGGAAGGGTATATTGAATACGACCCTGACCGGAAAGACATGAAATCTCGAACTCAGTACTGGTGCGTACTTCAATTACCAAACGATTTGGTACGATACTATCAGTACTTTGTTCGAACTGAAAAACACATTCAACTTGAAATGCCAGCATGGGGTGCTCACGTAAGTATTATTCGTGGAGAAAAACCAGATGATGAGCATATTCATTTGTGGAAAAAGTATCACAAACAGAAATTCAAATTCCGATTCTATCCTAATGTAAAAGAAGTTAAGGATAAGAAACAGGGTGGAAGTTTCTATGTAATCAACTTTGAATGTCCAGAGTTATCTGATATTCGTCGTGAGTTAGGTTTACCAGTGTATCGTGATTTCCACATTACAATTGGTAGAACTTACTATGATTAATGATACAGTTTTCAAAATACGTGATCTAAAAACTGGACAATTTGTAGAAATACTTTCCGCTAATGGAGATGTTGTAAATTCCATTAACGGAAAGGTTTTTGATACACATTCATCAGCTTTAGCATACTTATATGACTGTCAGAAAATTATTATAAAAAATAAACGCTATGTAAATTTGAATAGATTCATGATACATGAACTTAAATTGGTAATCGGATATAGTACTTCAGTACAGAATTCTATTGAACCAACAATATTATCTAACCCTGAAGTTCCTGAATATCAAGAGTGGTTTAAATCTATAATTACTCAGGCAGTACTGGACGGATTTTGTGAGGTAGATCAAACCTTGCTTAATTTTGCCTTGACGGATGATAAATATCATTCTATACTTGTTGAATACGTTCCACCTCATATACTCCAGTGCTTGGATGAATTTATGAGCGTAGGAATTAAAAGCTGCGATCTTGACACATTAGGGTCAATATCATTGACAGCTTCGCAGAAACAACTTACAATGTATGACATTGAACGGTTGTTCGCTGTGAGAACAGAAAAAACTTCGAAGTAGTATTCGTACTATTGTAGAAAGTCCAAAAAGCGGCTTTGTGCAAATAAGGTCGTAACATATTCCTATCCTTATTTCGCATAGAGTCCAAACAAAATGTGTATAAGGAGGAATTTTGTATAAAGCGATACAAGAACTCAAGACTCGTGCTGGATTGAAATATATCATAGTAGGTTTTCTGTTGCTTGCCGCTGCATTTGGATTAGGTTTTAACTCACATGATCGTACTACATCATCAGTCACTACTACAGTGGCAGTGGTACAACAAGAACCACAATTAACAATTCAAAAGCAACCGCCAGTAGCTCAGACGATACCTGTTCAACCTGAAGCAACTGATAGCAGAAAGCAATACAAAGTACTGAGTGGTGATAGTCTATGGACTATTGCTAACAAAATTAAACCACAAAACGTTGAAGTTGACGAGTATGTAAAAGTACTTAAAGTGGTTAATAGGGATGTTGGTATACATCCTGGTACATTGTTTGACCTTCCTAATGCAGAAGATTTGAAAGAGGTAACTTTACCTGATATTGAACTTAAATTCAGTATTCACGATGAAGAAATTCTCGAACATCTCAAGAAAGCAGAAGGAACAAGTGAATCCCAAGCTGTATTAAAACGGCGTTTACTTGGCGGTAAAGTTGGTCCATCTTTCAAAAATGGAAAGTTCTATCCATATCGTGACAGTACTGGTAATTTTACAATAGGTTACGGTCATTATATTGGAAAGGGCGAAAAAGAAGCTGTAAAATACCGTAATGGTATTACAAAAGGTCAAGCTCATAATCTCTTAATTGAAGACATGAAACGCACAATGGATGATTTTGTCCTATTACTTCAACGTAAACGTGCAGTTGATTTAACTATTGACCAGCAGCGAGTACTTTATGAAATGACTTACACTATGGGTGCGGATAAACTTTCAAGGTTTAATAAACTCTGGAAAAGTGTTGAAAATAGTAATTCTCATAAGTTCAAAAAAGAAATAAAGAATTCTTTATGGTACAATCAAGTTGGCTCAGGCCGAGTTGATATGCTATTAAGTAGTCTTTAACAGTACAATTATAAGGGAGTACTTTTATGATCAAACATACAATTTCTTACAATGACCGTATTGCAACATCTGAAGAATTGGAGTATCATACTTTTGATGCATTCAATAAGTTGGACAAATTCACTGGTGAGGTGAATGTTGATTTCCATACTTCGTATTCGAAAGAAGGTTCTTCTTTCAAGGTACATTCGCACGGCACATTTGAAGGTATCAACTACAATGCTCAGGCAGTAGATGATGACTTGTATAAAGGTATTGACCTCATGGTAGCTAAGCTGGAATCACAATTCCGTACTGCAAAAGGCAAGCGTACCAATATCGACCGTGATACTGGAACTCAAGCTGAAGACGAAACGGATCAGGAATAAAACTCCTTGACTGTACAGTAAAAATATGCTACATTATAAGGACAGGCAGAAATGCTCTGTCCTTTTTTCATTTTAATTGGAGAATAATATGCCTGATGTTTTTAGTATTCGAGATATGGAAATTCGTTTCGAATTTAATCTAAGTTATCAAGAGACTTGTATATGTCATGTATATTTGGGGAAAATTCGTCAATCATATCGTTTCATTGATGAAAATCATCAATATAAAATAATGTGTACCTATTTGAATATTACATATTCATCAGAACAAGTTTATCGTGAAATTATTCAAAAGATTTTACGTTCAGGACAAATGCGGAGTTCAGAAATGGCAATGTATGAAGAATACTTTGGTACACAAGATATGTATTCAGTAACGACTCAGTTAAAACAACGTAGACAAAATCAATTTGAAGCTAAACGTGAAGTATTCGAAGAAAAACAAAAAGAAATGGCTCGAAATCAAATAAGTAAACTTGGCATTACTTTTTGGGGTTCTTTAATTGTTGAGGACATACTATCATGATCGCAGTACTTGAAGAAGATTGGGGTTTAGATTTTGACTATCGAAGCACATTACCGTTCCCCTTAAAAAATGTAACTTCTAACGTTAACTCCAAAAAACATTCATTTAATCCATTTGAAAAACCTGAAAAACCAGAACCAAAGACTCAATGTGACTGTACGTTTTGGGGTGAATTAATCAACATTGATATTTTACACAAAACTAAAAATAAGTCTATACCGTTGGACTGAAAGGTGATATTATGAGTACACGAAAAACTCCTGACAGTACTGATACATCGTTCTGGATGGATTTAGTTAAAGAAGATTTAAACATATCACCACCTAAACCACCTGAGCCTCCACCAACTCGTGTTATTGGAACTCCAGTTAAACGTGGTTATGGTGGATTCTGTAATGAATAAGAGATAAAAATGGTACATGGATTTGGAATATATGATGGTGAACCTGGAAAAGCCCGCGAAAATATTTTCTATGGTTATTGGTCACGAATGATAGAACGTTGTTACTCGCAACGTTCATTACAACGTCATCCAACTTATATTGGAACAACTGTTTGTGAAGAATGGCAATATTTTTCAAATTTCCAAAAATGGGCTATTGATAATTGGCATGACGGATACGTTCTTGATAAAGATTTAATTGATGGTTCTGCTATGATTTATTCTCCAGAAACTTGTGCATTTATTCCACAAGAATTGAATAAATCTATTCTTGACCGAAGCTCAGATACATCATATCCTTTAGGTGTTTGGTACAAACAAAAATCACAAGGAATGATAAATGAACGTAAAAATCCATTTGTTGCAGAAATTGTAAAATATGGAAAAGGCAATAAACTTGGTAATTTTTCAACTCCAGAAGAAGCACATAAAAAATGGCAGCTTGCTAAAATAGAATATTTTGAAGAATTAATTGAAAAATATCAATCAAATGTGGTATCATCAGTAATAGATGGGTTACTACGACGAATTATTATTTTACAATCAGATTATGATAATAACATTATCACTGAAACTATTAATAAGGTGTAAACAATGAAAAAATATATTGTTGGCGGCTATTGTCGTGATCGTATTCTTGGTTTAACGCCGAAAGATAAAGATTATGTACTGGTCGGTGCTAAACCAAAAGACATTGAATACCTGAAAAGCCTGGGTTACAAACAAGTCGGTGCTGATTTCCCTGTATTTCTGTCTCCTGAAGGTGACGAATACGCATTGGCACGTATCGAACGTAAAACTGGTACTGGTTATGATGGTTTCACCGTGGAAACTCAGGGTGTAACATTAGAACAAGATCTGTTCCGTCGAGATTTGACTATCAACGCTATTGCCTGGGACATTGGTACTAAAACCCATGTTGACCCATACAAAGGCAAAGAAGATCTTCAAAACAAGGTACTGCGTCATGTATCTGATGCATTCAAAGAAGATCCATTGCGTGTTCTGCGTTTGGCACGTTTCAAAGCTCGTTATGCGGATTTCACTGTACATAAAAGTACTGATGATATGGTACGCAAAATGGTTAAAGATGGTGAAATCAATCATCTGACTAAAGAGCGTGTGTATGTTGAATTTGAGAAAGCATTCAGCGAAGCAAAGCCAAGCATCTTCCTGAAGTACCTGAAAGACATTGGTGCATTGACTGTATTGCTTCCTGGTTTTGAGGCGACTCAAAAAGAACTGGAACTGATCGATCAAATTGTAAATACAAGCTCAGATTCGCACCGTGACGAGTTTATTTGGTCTGTTATTCTTTCTAAGTTAACACCAAATAAAGATTATGTTGTTGGTGGTATTAAACTACCAGCACGTTTTGTGAAGTTCAGTAACTTCATTAAAACTCATTCTGAAAATCTACTTAAATTCCGTAAAAAGAAACCGGAAGAAATGGTAGAACTGTTCAGTACTATGAACATCAAAAATAACGGTGGTGAAGAATTCCTTTACAAAGTCACTGAGTACTTCTTAATTCGTCGTGAGATGGATAATGAACTCGAAGACCTTATTGTGAAGGTATTTGATCGCTTTACCGATGCACCAGTTGGCGACATTGAAGAAATGGTAAAAACTGGAAAATTGGAAGCTAAGGATATTCGTAACCATGTTAAGGGTATCCAGACTACCGAGATCAAAAAGATGTTCGCATAATTTTGGAACGGTGCTGAAAATTGTGGTATATTATAGGTATCTGATAATTTTAGTAGGAAATTCATATGCGTTATACATGTGGGATAATTTTTTACCGCGACGGTCAGATACTTATAGGTCATACGACTGGACAATCTCATTGGGATCTTCCTAAAGGTAAAGCTGAAGAAGGTGAAACCTATAAAGAAGCCGCAGTACGAGAATGTTACGAAGAAACCGGATATGAAATATCCGAAGACGACCTTTTGCTGATAGGTGAAGTTGCCTATCGCAAAGGGAAACGTCTGGTATTATTCTTTTATACATCTTCCGAAAAACCAGAGATTAACGAGTTGGAATGCCTTAGTACATATACGAATCGCTATGGACAAGAGAAACCTGAATTAGATAGGTTCAAATATATTGACGTAGAAGAATGTCAGAACTACCTGACTGAGCGTATGTGTAATAGTATTATAAAGGCTGTCACACAATTCATGGAAAATAGTAGTATTAAGAAATAAACATAATAAGGGAATATTATGAATGTAAAAATGTATGGTCGAGCACAAGGATGTAAGTTTTGTGATCGTGCTAAACTCATTTGTGAAATGAATGGGTTTGAATTAGAATTTATTGATATTGAAGCACAAGGTCTAAGTGCTGCTGATTTAGCAGAAGTGGTGGGTACTCCAGTACGGACAGTACCACAAATTTTCGTAGATGAACAGTACATTGGAGGATGTGATAAGTTTGAAGCTTTTCTAAAAGGAGAATAATATGAGTCTTTATCAGACCATTCAAACGGAACGTCAACAAGCACTCGGTCAGAACCGAGTCAAGTATAATCTTTTCGGTGTTATTATTGCTGAAGTACAGCGTAAAACTACTTCTCAAGAAGTGGCAGATACTGATGTAATTCAGATTATCAAGAAACTACTTGAAAGTGTAAATGAAACCTTAGCAGTAGCTAAAACTGAACAACCTGATCTGGAATCTGAAAAAGTTCTTTTGATCGATCTCCTTCCTAAGCAACTATCTAATGACGAACTACTTGCTATTATGCAAGCCGCAATCGCCGCTGAACCAGCTATGGCAGAAAAGAAAAATATGTTCCCTTACCTGAAAGCTAACTATGATGGTCAGTATAATGGTAAAGATGCAAATACTCTATTCAGCCAGTTAGGAGCGTAAGATGAAACGCGAGGATTCCACTTCAATTAACGCATATATCTTAGATGAAGATACTCGTTATAAAGTTAATATGTCTCACTTTACTTTAGGTGAACGTAATATTCGTGAAATGCAAGAACGCCACGCTGCACGTTTACAAAAAGTGAAAGAATTAGCAGAAAGTTTAGGAGTAGAATATACACCTACACTTCCAACACCAGATGCAGTACTTAAGCATAAAGAACTGGTGAAAAACTATCGCGAAAATCGCGAAGTATACGATGAAGTACTTGGAAAGGTATTATCAGTATGTACACCGAAGGATGTTATTGAATTCATTGATAAGCATCTTGACCAGCCCTAAATACTGATGAAGGAAACAGATTCCTTCGTATTACAATTTGGGAGATTAATTATGCTCAGTTATCGTGAAAAATTAGCGAAAGGCATTTTTGAAAGTGTTAAATCATCTATAAGTATTCCTAAGAAATCAGCGTTTCTAGGAACAATTACAGAAGACGGATATTGTGATTTTGATGTACCGGAAGATACATGGTACTTATCGAAAGATAATAAACGAGGCACCCGACTTTACCAAAGTGATATTGCAAGAAAGCATCGTAAAGAGACAAAGCGAATCCGTTTCGGATTAGAATAATTTAAAGGGAACCTTCGGGTTCCCTTTTTTCAATTGAGGCATTTATGATTAATACACATGTAGGAAATTTATTTGACCTAGTACTCAATGGTCAACGTTGGGAAAGTGATGTACACTATATCATCCACGGATGTAATGCTCAGGGGCGTATGGGTTCTGGTTTTGCAAAAGAACTACGTGAACGTTTTCCAAGTGCCTATGATGATTATATCGTAGCGTATGAAAAAGGTAATCACCATTTAGATGTTGGTACGGTTATCTATCATGCTGCTGAAACTGATATTATCATTTGTAATACTATCACCCAAGAATTTTATGGTCGTGATGGTTCTAAATATGTCAGCTATGATGCGATTGACAAGATCTTTTTAGAACTTGACAATTCAGCTAAAATAATGAAAGAATTATCGGGTATTGAAGAAGTACATATGCATTTTCCAAAAATCGGTTCAGATTTAGGTGGTGGATGTTGGAATGTAATTTCTGAAATAATCGATTATCGTGTAACACACGCAACAAAGAATCTCTACGAACTTAAATAAGTTCAATCACACAAATACAAGGAAGTATTATGTCAAGCAATGTAAAACTAATTTTTATTAACGGTATTGGTCCAATTATCGGTACTATTCAAGATGATGTAACTGACGCAATTGTGGTTCGTAACCCATGTCAGTTCGGACTTGATGAAGAAGGTCAAATGGTAATTCGTGATTATCTAGAAGGTATCATCGAACTTGATGAAAATACTATCTTCATGAAGTACAATATCGTTTCAGTTAACGAACCAGCAGCATATATTAAAGATGCATATATAAGTGCACTTGAGTCTCATGAAGAAGATAAAAATGCACCTAAGCTGATCGTTCCAGACAATAAAATCATTATCTAACGGTACTATATGAGTGTATATCAAGCAATTGTGATTGTCGAAGGACAATCACCAATGGATTTAGTTAAATTGTCAGTACGTGCTGGTATGGAAATTATGAACCAGTTCGACCCAACGCGTACTCAATATGTAGGCGATAACGAACATAAAATGTTCAAGAAAGATTTCTCTGAATGGGTAGAAAATGGATATGAACAACATTTGTATGTTGCGTCAGACTCTGATTTACTATCAGAAATTGAATTCCACTGTAACTTAGAAGGTGCACCAATCAACTTTATTGATGAAGGTTCACAATCTATGATTATGGTGATTGGACCATTCGACGCATCACGTTTACGATATTTCACTCAGAACTGTAATCGAATTTAAGACGAGAACCCCTAAATATGATATACAAACATGTTTAGGGGTATTTTTTATGTCTTATAATTATGGCGGGAATCCAGATTCTCCACAATACGATCATCGTGAAGAAATGAAACGTGTTATTACTGTAATGCTCGGTGCAGGTTCTATTGAAGTGGAATTGACTGATGAACAACTTGAAATATGCATTGATAATGCTGTAACTAATTATCGTGCTTGGGCTGCTGCTTCAAAAGAAGAAGCTTTCCTACATATGAAGTTCTATGAGTCTGATTCTGTTTATGAACTCCCAACTGAGGTTGAAATTGTTCGTAGAATTTATCGTCGTGGTAATGGTGTTGTTTCCGGCTCAGGTGCAACAGTTGATCCATTCTCATTGGCGTACAGTAATACATATCTATTAAGTGCAGTGCGTGGTAGTACTGGTGGCGGTCTATTGACTTATGACTTGTATCATCAATTTGATGAAACAGTTGGTCGTCTATTTGGACGTGAAATTATGTTCCTATGGAACTCCGTTACTAAGAAACTAACACTAGAACGTGATATTCGTGGTGAAGAAGAAGTACTTCTACACGTATATCATAACAAGCCAGAACCAATTCTATTCAAAACACAAAGTACTTATCCGTGGTTACGTGATTGGGCGTTGTCTGAAGCAATGATGATTCTTGGTCGTTATCGTTCCAAGTATCCAACACTTCCAGGTCCACAAGGTTCATTCTCGATGGATGGTGCAGACTTGCTACAAAACGCAATCCGTATGCAACAAGAACTGCGTGACCGTCTACGTAAGTACGAAGATGGTAGTACACCTCTAGGCTTCATTATTGGCTAATATAAATACACCATAATTGGAAATGTTATGGTGATATTATGCGTTACGAAGCTTTTATGGGTACAGATGAATTTTTATATAGTGGTGAAAGTGGTGAAGTTTCAACAAAGATGTTGAAATTTATGGAAGCTATTAGTGATGAAAATGAAACTGGTACTTTCGAAATAAAAGAAGAAGTAGTTGGTGGCATACCACTGTATTATGCTTCAGTATGCTTTCCTGATTGGGCTGAAGCATTATTTTTAATCCAATTTTATGAATATAATTGGAAACTCCTGGAAGAATCTGAATAAGGTTCTTCCTTTTTTCGTTTAAAGGAAACACAAACATGGAACGTAAATTAGTAGCAATTAATGGAACTATCGGTTCAGGTAAAGATACATTTTCTCAAGTTTTTATCGACAATGGTTTTTATAGAGTATCATTCGCAGAAACACTAAAAGATGCGGTAGCAGCTATTTTTGGTTGGGATCGTGAAATGTTAGAAGGTACTACCGACGAAGCACGTAAAATTCGTGAACAGCCGGACGAGTACTGGTCAAGTAAATTGGGTAAAGATGTAACTCCACGCTGGGTACTTCAAAATCTCGGTACTGATGTCCTTCGTCGTCACTTCCACGATAATATTTGGGTCTTCGCAGCAGAAAATAAGATCCGTAATCTTCCACATGACCGAGTAATTATCACTGATTGTCGTTTTCCAAATGAATTAAAAATGATTCGTGAGAACTCCGGTACTATTATTGAGGTACAGAGAGTACTTCCAACCTGGTATCACTATGCCTTTAAACATAACTTACTTGCAGAATCTGGAATTGAAGGTTTAGGGCTACCAATTGAATTAAACGGTATTCATTCATCTGAATATGGCTGGGTTGGAATTAATCGTCCTGATTATATCGTAGAAAATAACAGTACTATAGATTCATTACATTCTCAAGCTTATACCATTCTAAGCAATATCATCAAGTAACTTTACTTTAACCACATAAGATTTAATCCTCGAATAAATAACATTATACGAATATTCGAATAAACCCAAAATTTTTGGAGGATTAAATGGCTGATTTACTATCACCTGGTGTAAGTGTAACAGTTACCGACGAGACTATTAGTCCTACTAGTGGTAACGGAACAGTGCCTTTGTTTGTCATTGCGACAGCACAAGATAAACTTGTGACAGGCAGTACTTCTGTAGCTACAGGTACAACTAAAGCGAACGCTGGTACGCTAAAACTTATTACATCGCAAAGAAATGCTCTTGAAACTTACGGATCACCTATTTTTCAATCAAGTAATGGATCTGTAGTTCAAGGCGATGAACTAAACGAATATGGTCTTCATGCATTATATAGCTACATGGGTATCGCAAACCGAGCTTATGTTGTTCGTGCTGATATTGACCTAGCACAACTAGCTCCTTCCGGAACTGCTCCAACTGGTCCAGTATCCAATGGTACATTATGGCTAGATACAAGTGCAACCCAAATTGAAGCATATGTAGCTTCAATTGACAACCCACAAAGTTTTTATGACTGGACAGTGAAAACTGTTACAATCGTAAGTGCAGCAGACATTGATGATGTTGATACTTCAGGTTTAAATGTAGACGATTTAGTACTACGCCATAACCCATCGAATGGACAAATGCTAATGTATAAGTACGAAGCGGCTGGTCTTGTTCAAGTAGAAACATACTTGTCTCCAATTAATAAAGTACCAACTGGTGTAACAGTAGAAAAAGGAAATATCTGGATTCGTGATGGTTATACTAAAAATGGTTCTAATTACTTTGGTACTCGCTTTGTTATGAAACGTTATGCGTCTCTAACCTCTGTTTGGACTGAAGTTAATGTTTGGACTGGTAACAGTTTCTATGAAATTGAAGCTAAATCTGCAACTTTCGATAACACCTATTTCGGTGCTCTATTTGATGAAGATAGTAAGAGTTTTACTCTTTATACCAAAGCTGGTTCTATCGCATCTGTTAGTGCTCCAGCAACACCAATTGGACAATCTTCAAGCCAAGTAGCATCTGCTGCTGGATCATTGACTATTAAGTTCTTGAATAAGTCTTATACTGTTGTTGCAGTGAATTCTGGTGAAGTAATTAATACTGCTACACTAATCACTAATTTAAACAAAAGTGCTGATTTGATTAACGCTGGATTTACTTTCACTGGTACAAATGCTCTTGTTGTAACAAATAAAAATGGTTATAGTTTCCAAACTACAAGTACTGGACAACAAATCTTTAATACCATTGATTTGGCTAAATTGACTGTAGATTCAAGCAACTACGTTCAAGTAAACAATGCAAATCTACGTGTAAGTTCAACTACTCCAACTGCTCAGGCAGCTAATGGTACTTACTGGTATAACTTTAGCAACTCTGATTCATTAACAGTGGGTCTATATGTTGCGAACGTTAGTACTGATACATGGGATGCTATTGATCCTGAAACTAACATGTACGTTCAACTTGACGAACCAGCAGCAGACCGTGATTTTTGGGTACAACCACTATCACAAGGTGTTGATGGATATGTGTTCTATCGTAACGTTAGTGGAACATGGACTAAACTTGACAGTACTGACCAAAGTACTTTAAATGGTATGATCTTCGATGACTTTACTACTGGTAATGTTCCTGCTGCTGAATTGTATCAAAATGGTATGCTTGCTGTAGACTTAGGAACTACAGAAGGTGTTGTTAAATTGATGAAAGATGGAATCTGGACTGTTGCCAGTGGTGTTGCTCTTGATGGTTCTGGCCTATTTGGTCGTGCTGCTCAACGTAATATCATTGTTGAAGCTCTTGCATCTGTTGTTGTTTCTAACGAAGACATTCGTGCAGAAAGTGTTCAGTTTAACTTAATGTGTGTTCCAGGTTATGTAGAATTACTTGATGAACTTGTAACTTTAAACACTGACCGTAAAGAAACTGCTTTCATTGTTACTGATGTTCCAGCACGTCTAGCACCAAATGCTACTGATGTTCAAGCTTGGGCAACTAATGCAAACAATGCACCATCTAATGGTGATGTTGGTCGTGTAACTGCTTATTCATATGCTGCTCAGTATATGGGTTGGGGTCTTGGAACTAACGTTGATGGTTCAGAAGTTGCAGTACCTGGTAGTACTATTGCAATGCGTACCTATGCTTATAGCGATAGCGTAAGTTATGTATGGTATCCACCAGCAGGTACTTCACGTGGTGTTGTAAGTAACGCAGCAAGTATTGGTTACATTAACGATGAAGGTGAATATGCTCCAGTAGTATATAACCAAGGTCAACGTGATACCATGTATGTTAACAAGATTAACCCAATTGCTATGCGTCCGAACCGTGGATTACTTGTTTACGGAGATAAAACTTTAGCTGCTGATGACACATCTGCACTAAGTCGTGTAAACGTTGCTCGTCTTGTAGTTTATATTCGTACACAATTATCAGTACTAGCTGAACCGTTCTTATTCCGTTTAAACACTGCAAGTACTCGTCAAGAGTTTACTTCAGCAGTTAACAGTTTCTTAGCTGAAATTGTTCAACTAAACGGTCTATACGATTTCCTAGTAGTTTGTGACGAATCAAACAACACAACTGCTCGTATCAATGCGAATGAATTGTGGATGGATATTGCACTTGTACCAACTCGTTCAATTAACTTTATCTATATTCCAATCCGTTTGGAAAACAGTTTAACATCTTAATTAAACAATTAAGGGAGCCGATGGCTCCCTTTTCTTTTTTGTTTATCTCATAAATAGTTCAAACAACTTTATGGAGATTAACAATGAGTGATTTAACTGACAAATACGGAGTTCCTACACCTGGTGGTAGAAAATCGGTAAAAGAACCAAGTCCACAATGGAGATTTATTTTACATATAGAAGATTTACCACAAGTAACATTCCATGCCGATTCTGTTAATTTAAAATATACATCTGGTCCTGCTTCATTCTTCCCTTTTAGTTTTATTGATCTTACCATTGTGGTAGAAGATGATATGAGAAATGATACATTTAATGATTTAGCAACATATTCATCTGAAGGTAAAAAGATAAAAATTGAACAACTAGATAATGCGGGTGATGTTATTAAAACAATACATGTTCATAATTTTACAATTTATGAAATTTCAATGGCTCTTAGTTATTCTAGTTCCGACCGTGTAAAAATTAAACTTAAAATATCTGGTAATTATGGTGAAGGCACTAATGATGTTGAGGAATGATAAAAACTTTATAAATACATTAAAGATTATTCCTTAAATTATTGGGAGATTAATAATGGCAAATTTACTGGATAAATATGGCGTTCCAATCACTGGTGGCTCTCGTGCTCCAATGAAACAACCTAAGCCTAAATATCGTTTCCGTGTAGTATTCTTCGGATTCGGTAATACTGAGGATGGAACCTATATTACTTTGGATACTAACACTGTTGGTACTCCACATGTTGAACATGAACCAATTCAAGTTCATAGTTACAACAGTTCTGCGTTCTTTAAAGGGAAATATAAATGGAATACTATTGAAATCGCTTTTCGTGATTCTGTAGGAAACCTTTCTCTAAAAGCACTTTGGAACCAAATGCGTAAAGAATTTAACTACTACTCTCAAGAGTCTCGTACTACTGCTTCTCAGTATAAGTTCGAAATGTGGATTCAAGCATTAGATGGTTCTAACTCAGACAACCTAACAAACCTTTATGAAGGCACACTACATACTTGGATCTGTCAAGGATGTTTCATTACCGATTCTAATTTCGGTGATTGGGATTATTCAAGCTCAGAAGCTCAAGTAATTACCATGACTGTACAACCTGATGGTTGTGTAATAGTTGGACCAGAAGGTCAACCTCTTGGTGATGAAGTCGCTGGTACTGGTACTCCTGAAAATGCAGTATCTATTACTAACGGTCAAACTTCAATTAGTTCTGATACCTTATCAGATTCTAACTTCTACGAAGGACAATAATACTTATGCCCTGGACTTGTTCAGGGCTTTTTTTATTGCTAAATATAATATACATTCCATATTAAATAGGGGAAAATATAAATGGCAACAATGATGGATAAGTATGGTGTTCCTCTACCAAGTGGTGCAAACCGAACAATGAGTCAACCTAAAGTTAAATATAAGTTTCGTGTAGTTGTATACAACTTCGGAACAGATATTGATGAAAAAGATCATGTAGCTTTAGAAGTTAATGACGTTGATCGTCCAAGTATTTCTTTTGAAACGCACCAAGTGAAAATGTTCGGTACTAATACCTCATATGTGGGTCGTTGGGATTGGAAACCTATTACTCTTACAATTCGTGATGCAGTTGACAATAAAGTAGCTAAATCTATTATTCGTCAACTACAGAAACAACTCGATTTTCAACGTAGAATTTCTGCAAAATCAGAACAGCAATATGCTGGATATAAATTCCGTATGATGATTGAAACAACAGGTGGTGCGAACCCTGAAGATTCCGTGAATAATCTTTTACGTGATACAGCCGTGGATGCAGCTACCGCAATTACAAATAACGCTGGCCTTGTTAATGCTATTGACGATTTCGTTGGTGGAAATGGCTATAATGCTTTAAGTACTATAGACCGTTGGGTTTTGTACGGATGTGTTATTACTGATATTGAGTGGGATTCATTAGATTATGGTTCTTCTCAGTTTATTACTATTAAGTTAACAATTAAACCAGATAACTGCGTACAATACGATATGATCGAAGAAATGTATTCTGATAAAATTAGTTCACTTCTTCCAGATGATGTTAATAGTACTTTAGATATTATTGATAGAATTTTTGGTAGTACAGCAATATAAGGGGTACTAAATGAGTGATTTTTTAGATTCAGTAGTTAGTACTGCTACAGATATTGTTGGTGGAGTAGTAAGCTCTGCCACTATCGTAAAAGATCCACCACTTGAACAATATAATGCTGCACAAAGAGTGTTTAGTTCAGCAGGAGAAGGTGGATTTTCAAATTATACATTACCAAAATTAAAATACAGTTTTATCGTTGAATTTGTTCTTAGTAATTTTGCTAAGAATTTTATCGAAACACAATTACCTGATACACATACTGGTTTTGATGTTAAAAACGTTTCTTGCTTTGTGAGAGACGTTACATTACCAAGTACTACTTTTACGATTGATACCTTAAATCAATATAACCGTACTCGTTTACAACCAGGAAAAATGGATTATAAACCAGTATCAATGGTATTTTATGATACTTCAGATGGTGCTGCATTTTTACTCTTAGATGCGTACCGTAAATATTATTATGGTGATTTTTTCGTAAAAAGTGCTGCATCATTCAGAAATGATGTATTAAGTTCACCTATTGAGTTTGAAGCTATGGGTTCAAATTGGGGTCGTTCCGTTATGAATAATGGTAACTCCGATAAACAGTACTTTTTCAAGCAAATCAACATATATGAAATTGATAATGATACTTATACCTGTCATAACATGTTTAATGTTTTTGTAGAAGACGTTACTTTAGAAACTAAATCTATGGAAAGTGCAGGTGAACCAAGTGTTTTAACTATGAATCTTCGTTATGAAGGTATTGGACATTTAGGTCCAGACGGTTATAACGCAATTAGTGTTCCTACAGTTAATATTGGAGCATTAATAACTGATACTACTGGATTAGGTAAATCTGGATTTTATAAGTACTTTGGACAAATGGATGATAAAACCGTTGGTATTACAACAATTGGTAAAATTATTCGTGCTGGTACTGCTGGTTATGATATTGTGACTTCAGTTCGTGATATTTTAAACGGAAACATTGGACCTGATACTATTCGAAATATTGGTAGTGCTGTTTCTCGTGGTGCAAATGCCCTTGGGTTGGGAAGCATTATTAGTTCAGCAAATGAATCATTCGGATTAGGTAATATATTAGGAGATTTTTAATGAGACAACAGTTTAATCCAGCAAAAATAAAAAATACAAAACAAGCCCAGGGTGTATATGGTATTAAAAATATCAAAAAATACAAATCATCGAATCCTCCAATATATAGAAGTTCTTGGGAGAAAGATGTGATGATTGCCCTGGATTTAAACCCTGCTGTAATAGAATGGTCAGTTGAACCATTTCCAATACAGTACTCCTGTCCAGTTGATGGGAAAACAAAGAATTATTGGCCTGATTTTTTAGTTAAATTTATAGATCTAAAAACTGGAAAAGAACATTTTCAGTTACTTGAAATTAAACCTGAGAAACAGTGTTATATGAAAATGGCAAAAACCCGTAAAGATAAGATAACAGTACTTGTTAATCAAGCTAAATGGGCTGCTGCAATGGCGTTATGTCAAAAGAACGGTATTGAATTTAAAATTATAACTGAGAAATCGCTATATAGGAAAAATTAATATGAAAGCTAAACGTGGTGTAGAAGAAGCATTAGGACTTCCAAGTTCTGATGACTTAAAAAAACTACTTGGTGATGATTATAATGAAGATGATTTTTATAATGATGATGAAGATGACGATGAAAGTACTGAACTTATGGGTCGTCCTGAAATTGAAAATGCTCGTCGTTCAATGAGTCAACTTAAAGAATATCGTGAACAACTAAAGGATATTCCAGATATTACCAATCGTAAATCCCATTTAGATAGATTGGCAAAAATGGCTGAAGATAGATTTGAAGATATTTTCGACCGTGCTTTTAATTGCGAAGATAGATTTGCATCAGAAATGATTAATGCTGCAAATGCTATGTTGAAAATTGCTTTAGATGCTCATGCTAAAGTTATTGACTCCGATATTAAGTTAATTGACATGCAAATCAAGAAAGATAAGATGGAAATTGAACTTAATCAGAAACCTAAAAACCAACAAGCAATTAGTGATAATTATGATCCTAATGCAATTGAAGGTGAGAAGGTAGTAGCAGTAAAGTCTCGAAATGAGATGCTTGCTTCTATGAATAAGAATAAATAAAATAAAATACTGTGACTCGGAGTTAACATGAATAAATTACAGAAAATTTTAACAGATCTTACTCCAGAATATTCATACCGTGTAAAATTTGCGTGTGAGCCAAGCTCCGAAGAATTGCATAAAGTTGTTACTCGACTTACTGACCGATATGATGCTTTTGAAGTGGGTCCAATGAAGAAAACAATTTTCCAAGATCGCCCAACGGATTTTTATAATCTAGATTGTGGTGAAATTTGGATGTTCGATTTTAAATGTAATCGTGGTGTACAACCTCAAATTTTACTATATGAAATTGGAAATCTACTAAGCTGGTCAGAATCACTAATTCACGTTCGTGATAATCTTGATCCATATCAAGAAGAACTTGCTGATTTTGAAGATGATATTAAATTTGATGAATATGAACCACGTCTTTTAGATCCTGACTATAAAGAAGTTCCAGAAGTAAATGCTGAAGAACTTGGCGGTCAAGGTCGTGCTGATAAAGCAGTGAAAGATGCAATTGACAGTACCAAGAAAAAATCATACGCAGAATATATGTCTGCTGGCTTCGGTAAGAAGGGGTAATTATGAGTATTTTAGAAGAAATGTTTGATGGTCAACCAGAACCATTAAATGAACGTCCTTATAGCCGTACACAATCAGCAATTGATTCGGCGAAAGGTAAAGTAAAAGGAATGTTTGGTTCAGGACAAGTTGAGCAAGGTGCTCAAGAAACTGGACAAATGGCAAACCAACTATGGAGTGACTTTAAACGTTATATTGGACGTAAATATGGTTCACATCCACAATCAGTACCATATGCAGATGTAGCAGCATTTTTTAACGGTAATAACCTTGATACATCTTTCTTAGGTAATAATCAACGTCGTTCTTTTGTTCCTAAAGATGTTGGTGCAGCATTAATGAAAGCTGTACAAAAGCAAAATACTGACTATGGTAATCAGCAACAAGGTGGAAGTACTAATCAACCACAACAAGGTAGTACTAATTCACAAGGTCAGCCACAAGGTCAAGGACAAAATAATCCACAACCAAGTCAAGGACAAGGTGGAAATTCAGGATCTTCTATTTCAGGTCGTCTTTCCTCACTATCTCCGGCTGATAGAGCTAAGCTACTAAAACTAATTTCTTAATAGGAGAAGAATATGTTTAAATCTATAGATAATAACAATTCGATTCCAAATAATTATGTGTATACGTCCAACAGAGGTACAGAATATATGTACCTCGAAGGTTCATGGTTCAATTGTGAAACCATGAAGATTGTAGAAAATGCTCATACATTCAAAATGAATCAATCAGCACTTCGTCAAATTGCTGAACATAACGAAACAAATTCCTTGCAAATCGGCAAGAAATATGCTATAAATGAATCGAAATACACTTATATCGGTCGTAATAATTTTTCTTTAGATGGTACACTACTTTCAGAAAGTATGAATACTCGTGTTAAAAAGCTGGTTGAAGCAGATAATGGAGCATTTCAAAATTTCACTCGTGGCGACACTTCTAAAGTTTCTATACCGGATAAATTTTATCTACCTAATGGTCAATATACTTATAGTAAGTCAGATAATTCATGGTATGGTTCAGAAGGTAAAATAACTGATAAACAATTTAGTTCAGATTTGAATTCTGATGCTATAAAAGATATTGAAAAATATAATAATCAGGATCGTTATCCAGTTAACAGTACTATTCAATATGGTGGTAAGACTTATACCTATACTGGTATGAATTGGGTTTCCGATGATGGAAAACGAATGAGTGATAAGTTTTTGAATAAAGTTGAAGATTGGCTGGATGAAAATCCAAATGCTGAAAAACAACAATCTGAACCATCTTCAAATGATTCAAGTTCAACAAATTCTCAAGGAACTAATTCTTCATCAAATAGTACTATTAAAGTTGGTCAACGTATTCAAGACAAAAATAATAAAGTATATGTGTTCAATGGTACTGATTTTCTTGATGCATCAGGAAATAAATTATCTCCTGAACAAACTGCTAAAATTATTCAAAAACATAAAGAGTGGCAGGATTCAAAATCAAATAATACAGAAGATGATTATGCAGCTAATAATCATACTAATTTAGATTCAGATTCTAATCCAAAGCCAAATACTTCTCAAGATGATCAACAACCTGCTTCTTCAACTGAAGAACCAACTCAAGATTCATCAAGTTCTGAAAGTTCTGAACCAGAAAATTCCAGTACTGAAGTTCCAAATGGATATTTGTATAAATCCAGAAAAGGTAATAGCTATTTTAAGAAAAATGGTCAATGGTTTAATGCTAAAACAAAACAGCCTATTAATAGTTCTTCAGTTCCGATGTTGGAACGTACTGCACAATCAGAAATTTCTAAATTTAATAGTTCTTCTCCAGTAAAAATTGGTCAAGAATTTAAATCTAAAAAAGGTATTACTTATCGTTATGTAGGTGGTGAACGTTTTATTTCTGATAATGGAAAATTACTTCCACCAGATACGTCCAAAAAAGTATTATCAAATTTATCACAACAATCATCTGGTGATGCAAGTTCTGAACAAGATAATGCACAAGGTGAACCGCAAGATGCGTCAGTTGATAACACTAACAGTAATGATAACGTTGGTTCTAATGAAGACCAACCTGAACAGAATTCTTCTGAAAATTCTCAGGAAGGTAATGATCCATTGCAAGGACTTGCTAATGAGATTAAATCAAGCCCTCTTGCTCGTAAAATTGTAGTACTACTAAGTCGTGGTGATGATTTGTCACTATTAGCTGCTGATATTCTACTTTCTGGTCAGCAAAAGGAAGCATCAGATATTTTAAAATCATTAAATACTGAAGATTAATTATAAAAGGAATTAGTTCTTATGAAAAAACAAATTAATGAGGCATCTGTTCGCATAGATGTACAAGGTTTAGAATCTAGTGACCTTGATACACTATCTCGTATGCTTGCTCTTGCAGGGCAAGCAGAACGTGGTTCCTCTCAATTAGGTGGAATGACTTCAATTCCTTCTATTGCACCACTAGATTTAGATAGTATGGGTGGTGATACAGAAACTCAACCTATTATGAGTCCTGATATGGCTCCAAGTGCTGATGATATGTCTGGTGCTGGTGAAGATGCGTTAGGCTCAGCAGTAAACGATTTGGCTGGCTCCGTGACTGATTTTGGTGACGAACCGCTTGACAGCCCAGGGGATGATAGTGTAAGCTCTATGGGTGGATTGGATTCACCAGAAGAACCCGGTTTAGGTATGGAAGAACCCGGTCTTGATTCTCCTGATATGGGTGATGAATATACTGGTGATGACGATTTTGATATGGGTCGTATGTCGTCCTTAGCTGGAATTCACGAAAGTGTTGATGACGATGAATCAGATGATGTTGACGCAGATAGCAGCGATGATGCTGAAGAAGATGCCGACGAATCTGTTTCTGAAAGTCTCCTTCCTGATTTATCTCTTGATGAAGATTCTATTGCAACCGATTCTCAAAAAGAATTTGGTCCATTCCGTTCAGAACATGAATGTGTAGTCGATGGTCAACGTCAAACTAATGGGTTTGAAGGTGACAACTTTATCGTTGTTCCTAAAGGTAATGCTTTCTACTGGCGTAGAACTATGCAAGAAGATGCAACTACTGAACCACAACCTGAATTCTATGATGACGATGGCATTCAACATTCTCGACATGCTTATAAAGGTAAGCAACCTGGTACTGCATTAGGTGACAATCCATTTGTACATGAAAGTGAAGAAGAAGATGATGAATCCGTTGAGGACATTTTCGAATCAATTAATAACAAGTACAAAAAATTTATGGAAGGTCTATAATGAGTAGCATGAAAATTTTAATGGAATCTATTGATGACATTTATGAAGCAGACGATGAATCGTTTGAACAAGAAGAAACTGAACTATCTGCACCAGAACTATTAAAAGATATTGTAGGCTCCCTACGTGAACTATCTGGTAAAGTTGCTGATGGTTCTATCGAAGATTTATCTTCACTCACATCTGATTTAAAAAATATTTCTGAATCTTTAAAAGAACTCGTTTCTCCGGGTGCTGATGATTTTGATATGGGCGACGAAGGGGATTCTGAGTATTCAGAAGAACCTGAAGAAGAAATTGAAGAAGATTATGGTGCTGAAGGTATGGGACCATCTTTTGATGACAACGGAACTCAGAATTATGAAAACCCACAAGGTTCTTCATATCCTGAGAAGAAAGGTTTTGTGGGAATCTAATTATGGTCCCAAGAACCAACAGTACTGAAATTCAATATGGTATATTACATTCTATTAAAGAAGTTTATGAATTTGATTCTGAACTTAATGATAGAATGATACTATTATCCATTTTTGATAATTACAGAACTGGTGGTGGCTTGCGGTTGAGTAAATTAGGATTTCAAATATGCGAAGACAATTCCTTATATGAGTTCCTAGCTATTCCGCTTAAGAAGCAGGATCGTAATTCGAACGTTTACACATCTTTAGACCGTATTTGCACCACTCCATACTATATAGTAGGAGATACTTTGTACTTATCAGACGACTTAGTGATCGCACAACTCACATTTTGTAGAGATGATTTTTCTAAGTTGTTTGCCGCATTTTTGTGAAACGGAAAGTAAATTTGTGGTATAATGGAATTGTTAAGAAAAACAATGGAAGCTAAAAAGCACTGACGCAAATCAGTGCTTTCTTTTTTGCCAAACGGAATTGGTTAAGTATTACAACATAACAAACTGGTAGAAGAAAACGAATATGAGTAACGCAGTCGCAAAAGAAAACAATGTTCTAAACTATGATTTAAAACCTTCTCAAATTATGGAAGCTATGATGGTGGCAGATTTATGCCGAGATAGTTTGATGATTTGGGGTTCCCCTGGTATTGGTAAATCTGCAATTGCTTTGCAATATGCAAATGAAAACTATCCTCTAAGGAAAAATAACGTTAACCGTTTAGCATATATGCTACAACGTGCTGAAGATCCAGATGATGAAATGGTAACAATGGCTGATTACAATGCATTTAACGATTCATTGCTTGATCAGGATGAGAACTTTATTGACTTCCGTCTTTCTCAAGTTGAACCTTCTGATCTTCGTGGTATTCCAATTCCTGTCAAGTACTTCTTGAGTCGTACTGGAAAAGTAATTCTTGAACATGAACTTGCTGATAATCCAGGATATACTGAAGAAACTGGTGTTGTTTGGGCTGCTCCTAAAATGTTACAACTTCCTCGTGATTGGCAAGGTGTAATCATTTTTGACGAAATTAACTCCGCAATGCCAATTGTTCAGGCTGCTTCTTATCAGTTAATTCTTGATCGTCGCGTTGGTGAACTTATTCTTCCTCAACAATGCCTGATTTTGGCAGCAGGGAACCGTGAAACTGATGGTGGTGTAACCTTCTCACTAGCAACTCCACTGCGTGACCGTATGACTCACGTAGAAATGATTGCAGATTACGTTGACTGGCTTAACAACTTTGCAATTCCATCACGTTTAAATCCAGGTACTATCGCATTTATTCACCAAACTGGTACAAAACACTTTAATACCCTAAGTCCTAAAGATACTAGTCATAGTGGTGGTTCATCCCCTCGTTCATGGACTCGCGTATCTGATATTCAGAATGTTCGTGATAGTAAAAATATTTCTGAACCTGTATATAAAGCAATGGTTGCAGGGCGTGTTGGTAGTACTGCGGGTATTGAATATGTAACTTATATCAAAAACATGGCAGATTTACCAGATGTAATGGATATTCTGAATGGTATTGTAACTGATTTTGGTGATCATAAGAAAGAAATTTCTAAAAACTACTTCATTACACTTAGCCTGACTCAGAAAATTATTGAGTTCTTTGAACATAAACAAAATGGTACATTGCCATTAGAAACTTGGTGCTTGTACTGCACCAGTTTTGTTCATTTCCTTGATTCTCAATTCTCTGATACTCAAAAGGAACTTATTGTACATGCTATTCGTGCTATTACGGATGCGGATGTAAATATTACCTACAAAGAAGTGCCAGCATTCAAACCATTTGTAACAGAATATGGTCCACTACTGCGTAAAGCACGTACAATGAAGTAATAAACATAAAAGGGGCTTATGCCCCTTTTGTTATTTGAGGATTTTATGACAACAAAAAAATACACTAGATATGAAGTATCTGAAACATTAGCAAAAGAATGCTTTGAAAAACTTATTATAGCACGTACAACTATGATTATGGCATGTCCATTCTTTGGGGTACTGGCTGCTCAATTAGAACCAATTGCTAATAATACTTGGTGCCGTACATTGGCAGTAGATGGTAAGCATCTTTACTACAATGTAGAGTTTATTATGGGTATCGAAGACCCAACTCGCCGTCAAGAATACGAAGACAGGCTTCGTGATAGTATTGATGATCTCACTACTGAACAAATTAATGATGCTCTGAATGGATTAACTCAACAAAATTTAATCGCAGCAGTATGTCATGAAATTCTTCATTGTGCTTATAATCACTTCTTGCGTAAAGGTACACGAGATGCTAAGATGTGGAATAAAGCTGCTGATTATGCAATTAACCAAATTATTGAACGAGATAAAGCACTTGGTGAAATTCGTAAATCTTGGTTATTCTCTCCTGAATTTGATAAGATGCCTGCTGAAGAAATTTACAACATTCTTATGGATCGTAAGGAACAAGAAGAATCTGGCGGCGGTGGACGAGGTACTGGTGGTGGAACATTAGACCAACATGATATTCCACAACAAGGAGATCCATCATCTGGTGATGATAGTGATGGTGATGGTGAAAATGATGAAAATGATGAATTTCCAAGTTTTTCACCAGAAGAACTCGAAGGATTCATGGATGCATTTAAAGATGCAATGATTAACGCAGCTATGGCAGCACATGGTGCACCTCCAGAAATTCGTGCTATGGTTCAGGAATTCAAAGAACCTAAGATTGACTGGCGTTCTAAATTGAACCGTACTTTACGTTCTTTGATTAAAAATGATGTAACATACATGATGCCGAACAGACGTTCATGGTCTAATGGAATTGGATATGGTATGCCTATCTATCCAGGAATGAAACCTGATGAGGATATTGATATTTGCATTGCATTAGATGCATCTGGTAGTATTCGTGCAGAATGGCTACAAGACTTCTTATCAGAAGTTTATGGTATGACCAAACAATTCTCACAATTCAAAATTCGTGTTCTCACATTTGACACTGAAATTTATGAAGTACATGATTATACCACTGGACAAGAACAGCAAATTCTTCAGTATCCTGTTCGTGGTGGTGGCGGTACTTTGTTTACTAAAGTATGGGATTTCATGAAAGAAGATGATTACTGTCCAAAACAATTAGTAATGTTTACGGATGGTGAACCGTGGGGTTCATGGGGTGATCCAAATTATTGTGATACAATGTTTGTAATTCATTCAAACCCTAAAGTAGAAGCTCCATTTGGTGTGACAGTTCATTACGAACTTGAACAACAAGTGGCGTAATACTAAATAGAAGGTCGTCAGGATGGCGACCTTACAAATATTTGAAACGTACCGCAATTTTGTGGTATAATATAGATAATTCAAAAATACATGGAGTGTATATAATGAGCAATCAAATTCAAGACGAAACCGTAGTTGGACCACAACTAGAATTCATTGATATTATCAATGCTACAAAAATCATGGAAGCAGCAATTGAGCGTGGGATCTTTAATGTTAAAGAACTTGCTGATGTTGCACCTATCGTATCCCGTTTCCAGGATTTCTCTGCTGCTATTCTAGCAGATCAAGAAGCTCGTGCTGCTGAGCAAGATGCTTCTGCGAAAGAAGGAGAATAATATGAGTATTGTACGTCATTGTGGTGTAGTTCGTAGTACTGGTTCTCGTGTTTTCGTAGTATGGCGTCAATTAGAAAATGACCCAACCCATTGCCTAGTAGTCTATCGTGACTCTCTCCCTGAAGTTTATTCTAACCGTGTTGCTGAGCTTGTTCTCGGTCGTGGTCAAAGTTCTATTGAACTATGGGATGTAATGGACAAAATCGGAACCCTAGAAGGTGGGAACATGCTTTCCGTACTTCACCGTATGGGATATATCCGTAAACAAAATACCCTAGATATTGATATGCATGTTGGTGGAACTAATAAGATTCCTCTAAACGTACTGAATGAAGAAATTAACCAAAGTGCAGTTGTACAAGACGGTACTGTTAAAGCATTCAATCCTTACGAACAACAAGAAAGCACTGTTCAATATCCAGAACAAGGTACTATTGTTTCTCGTCTGCTTGAAGAAGCAGTTAAGTATGAAACTCTAGCTCGTGAAAATCGCGAACGTGCTTATAACTTAGATCCAAGTCTACGTCCACAAGCACAAGCAATTGTACTACCATCTGATACAGCAGTTGAAGACGAAGAAGTTAAAACTACTTTGTATCTTGAACTACCAGAAGGTATTTCTCAAGCTAAAGCAGTAGAACTTGTCAAAAAAGCATTGAAAGAACGTAAAGGTGAATAATGTCAAAAGTTAGTAGGGAAGAAATTCTTCAGTTAATAATTGAAGAACGCTTGAAACAAATGAGCAACCCAAATACTTTAGCAGATCATCTTAAAACGAAGAATGATTGGACAGGTTTAGCTGGGTACTACTTATTTGAAAGTGCTTCTAGACCTGATAAACATGTTTCGTTTGACGAATTCCGTCAATCTCTTATTAAATCAGCAGCCGTTATTCTAGCGGCTCTGGAAACAAGTTTCTCTTTAGAAGACGATAGTATAAAAGAATTATTATCTAAACTGGAAGATAAAGAAGATGACTCGCAATGATCTCCAAGAGATGTTGTTAGAGTTCGAAAATGTATGTTTTAGTGGCGGTGCTGCGGGTGCAGACCGCCTTTTTGGTTTGTGGGCTGAGGAAAATGGACATGATGAAGTCCATTTTTCATTTAAAGGTCATAAAGCACATGTAAAACCTGAAACAGTACTTGAACTCCCATTTGAAATGCTTACTTCTGATGAAGTAGGTTCACAACTCAAACAAGCAAATAAAGCTTTAGGGCGTAGTGTTCCGCGTTGGGGATATGTTTACAACCTATTAGCTCGTAATAGCTATCAAATTTACTGTACTGAACGTGTATATACCATTGGTCAATTAGTATCACCTACTCAATTAGACGGTGGAACTGCATGGGCTGTACAAATGTACTTAGACTTACCATCAGAAGAAAAAGAAATCTATCATTTCGATATTATGGATAAGTTAGTATATAAGTACTGTAACGAAACAAAACAATTCATTCAAGTTGAATCAGTTCCTGCACCTCATGGTAGATGGACAGGTATTGGCACAAGACGTGCTACTGAAGAAGACTTGAGAGCATTTGAAGCGAAATTTATCTAATGACAAATATAGTAGAAATACCGGATCAATATGATATTGGATATGATATTGGATATGAAGAAGGCGTTGAATCTGGTTCTGAAAGTACTAAAGATATGTACGACAAGATTATCGACGATTTGGAAAAAGCACATTCAGACCATATTGAAAATTTATTATCTGAACATGAAATAGAAATAAAGCGGGAAATACAAAATACTATAGAAGAAGAACAAGATAAAGCTGATACTCAAATTAGTGAATTGCAAAGTAATATTGAACAACTAATTCAAAACTTTCAAAGTACTATTAAACATCTAAAAGAAGAAAATTATGCTCTAAGGAAAGAGAATGCAACAATTACACGATCTATACAAAAAAGTTCTTGAATCTGGTACTGAAAGTACTGACAGAACTGGTGTAGGTACTATTAAACTCATGGGTGAAACAATGCGTTTTGACCTTTCTGAGTATTTTCCTGCTCCAACAACTAAACGTCTAGCCTGGAAAGCAATGGCTTCTGAACTTATTTGGTTCGTTGAAGGTTCACATGATGAACGCCGCCTTGCAGAAATATTATACGGTACACGTGATGAATCTAAAAAAACTATCTGGACAGACAACTACCTGAATCAAGGTATCGCTCTAGGATATTCAGATGGCAATTTAGGTCCAGTGTATGGGAAACAATGGCGTAATTGGGTAGATTATCAATTTGCACAAAATATTGATGAAATTAATGTCTTGAAAGAAAAAGGCTATGTTGTAGTTGAAGCTACACAATTTAGTGGTGTTATTATGCGTCGAAGTACTGATCAACTTCAAGTACTAATTGACGGATTAAAGAATAATCCTGATTCTCGCCGTCATATTATGACTGCTTGGAACGTAGGTGAACTTGATCAAATGGCACTACCTCCATGTCACTGTTTTAGTCAATTCTTTGTGAATGATGGTAAACTATCTTGTATCCTATATCAACGTAGTTGTGACCTATTCTTAGGTGTTCCATTCAATATCGCATCTTATTCATTACTAACTCATATGTTAGCACAAGTATGTGGCCTAGAAGTTGGTGAGTTTGTGTGGATGGGCGGAGATGTTCATATCTATAAGAACCATGTTGATGCAGTACAAGAACAACTTGCACGTGAACCACGTGAAATGCCTACATTATGGATTGATAAGAGTATTACTAATATTGAACATTTTTCTATGGAATCATTTAGATTAGAAAATTATAATCCAGATGCAACTATTAAAGCACCAATGGCGGTATAATGAATTTTACAGTAACTGTACATTTCAAGCATGATAATCCATGCTTTTCTTCAGTTGCTTATATGGTTGATAAAGAAACCTATAGTACTGAAAATGAATTAATCCGTGACATTTATGCATGTTTAGAACATTCGTCAATAGCATATGTACATTATAAAGATGATTCTTTGAATAATTATAATCAAAAATTGTATACTAAAGATGAAAAATATCTTAAACATTCTAATTGGATTACCTCATATCTGATTTAAAATAAAAAGGGAGCCATTGGCTCCCTTTTTTGTTATTGATATTGTACTATAACTCGTCCTGCAAATCGTAAATCTGGAGAAGCTGGTACTGAAAGTACAGCATTAGTTGGAGAAATAACTATTGAATCAACTTCAACATGTGTATAATTAGAACCAGACAGTTCTTGAACATAAACCATTTGAATATTTGGATTAGATATGGTATATGTATAATTAGAACCACTTAAAACCCAATTTGCAACAGTAAATGATGTTGCAATTCCTCCACCAGAACCAACAGTTGTCCAAGTTCCATTAGATTTTTGAATTACTGCATTCCTTTCTGTACTATAAGCAATCATGCCATTCACACCAACTGCATTATCAATTGGGTTAAGAACTGGCAACTGAATACCATAACGATTAAATTTAGTCCTTAATGTTGTACCATCATATATTGACACATCATCAAAAGAACCCATATTGAAACGTAATTCCGTGGCAGTTTTAGCCATTGTAGCAGTACTCGTACCTTCAAATGACAAAGTAGCTGCACTAGATAGAACTGCACCTAATGCAAATCTATTAGTTGCATTATTGAATAGTGTTGTTCCAGCAAAAGTACTTGCGGCATTTACAGTCAATGTATCCGTTCCAGCATCACCTAAAGTAGTATTGCCAGTAACAACCACATTTCCATTGAATGTGCTTAATCCTTGTGCTAAACTAACGTTCACTGCACTATTGCTAACAAAATCAATTGTATTAGATTTTACATTCATACCTAATACGGTATTACCAGTAGCTGAGAATAAAATATTTGGTACAGCATTAGTACTTGTAGTCACTGGATATAATATCATTTGTGTAGGACTAATACGTAAACGTTCAGTACCATTTGAAGATAAACCAATGCTTCCATTAGCTGGATGGAATATACCAGTACTGGTATCAGACCATAACGCAGGATTAACACCTGGATTAGTAATAGCATCGAATGGATTGCTGTTAAACGCTATAGATGGAGCACCAGCAGTACCATACGTTAACCCTAATCTACCTGCACCAGTAGTTCCATCGTTGTACATGGAGTCTCCTGTGCGGCGTAATCCTTGCACAATGAGACTATCAATGATAGTTTGAACTGTACCTGAACTATTTGTAAGAGGTCTATTTGATGAGGTCATAAACGTTCTATCAAATGATACTGCACCTGCACTTACACTTACACGATTTTGGCGAAGACGAACATTCGTTGTACCAGTACTTATAATCCAGTCACCATCAGTAATACCAAGTTCAGCAGTTTTATCAACAATAGCAGTAAATGCAGCAGTTAAATTAGCATCATTTGATGCAAGAGACATTAATCCTTCATGGCCTGTACCTGGAATACTTGCAGTTACTATTCTTGCAAAAGCAGCAACCACTATTTTATTTGCAACATTTGTTGGATCTGTATCAATATAATATTTTATTTGAATCCAGTTACCCGCAGAACTTGGGTTTGCTGGAGTGAATATTACTGTATCAGTAGTTGGGTTATTTGCTCTAAAGTGTGTTACAGCAGAATCATAAATTCCGCGTACAATGTAGTACTGACCAGCATTATCCGTAATTGGTGCTGGAAGTTTAGTATATGCAGAATCGACAGGTGGATCAATATCATCAGAAATAGGAGCATAAGTACCAATCCATTGCATACCACTGGTTATGGAATCTGGTAATTGGGAAGTTTGTAATTGACCGTTTTCATCAAGTTGTGCGAAACGGCGATAATCTAGTGAACCATCAGTGAATTCAATTACACCTTCAAATGCTTTCCATTCTGAGTTATAACGAATCATACCTGCACGTTCAGCGTAGGTTGTTTGTTTTGTAGGGGCTTTTGGTAGTTCTAAAAAGTAAGTACTATTTATAACAACACCTTCCGCACCTTTTATAGTATATGCACTCATTAAAAATTCCTCAGATAATGGTTGTATCCTGTATTTATTATAGGGTACAAAAAACAAAAGGCCAACATAAGTTAGCCTTTTTTAATATTAATTAAATTATAGAAGTTCGCCATTCCATGCAGCGGCTGCACGAATGGTAGCGAAATCTGTAGCATCATCAATAGCATCTTTAATTGAACGAGCAGTGATAAACAAAGTACGTGTAAAATCAGTTAATGCTTTTGCAAATAGTTTGAAGGTTGCTAAATCCATTGGGATTCTTTCACCATCAACTGTATCCCAAACTAGATCAGATGGGAAATTTGTTTCATCTACAAGAGATGATAGAAGCATTAGTTGAATATTACTACGGTTACTTATACCTGAATAAAATGTTTTACCATTAAATTCAAAACCACCGAAATATACTGTATCACGTTTTGAGTCAACACGACCTCTGAGATCAGTTTTAATTACATCTAAATCCATTAATTCATAGATGTAAGTGTTGGTAACAACACCATTTACATCATCAAAAGTAGTAACTTTTTCTTTGAATTGCATGAATTCGCCAGTATTTTCATATATATCTTCTTGAGTCCAGAACCCTTCCATTAGACGGGTTGCTAAATCAAGACCAATAATATTACCATATGTAATTCCGGTTGCGTTTCCACGAACGTTAATCGTAGATGTTAGGACCTTGGCAATATACCAAGATCCGTTCTCGTCCTTGAGAACGGATAAGTAAATCATATTATCTCCTTATGATTATGGGCGTTGTGCTATGAACACATCGAAGATAGAACCAATACCGCAGTAAACAACTTGACAGATACTTGTAGTGTTAGCATTGGTGCTTACTGAACCGCCAATAATTTTATAATTAGAGCCGAAGTTCACACCACATCCACCAGTAGCATCTTGAGTTACATAGATAAACCATGATCCAGCACCTTTAGTGGTTGCACCAGTAATATCTTGAATACTAATTGTATTAGTACTTGTACCTGATACTGTAAGGTTATACACATTACTTGTACCATCTGGTGTCCAAGGCGTTGCAGGAGCAGTTGATGTTACAGTTTGAGCAGCATGTTGTTTAACATAGTACGTACCAGTTGTAACAGAAGTAGTATTAACATTTGACAAGTCATAATTTAAAGTACCATTTACTGTTAGGTTATTTACTGTTGTGTTACCAGCAAATGTACTTGTAGCATTAACAGTTAAAGTATCAGTACTTGCATCACCAATTACAGAGTTACCATTTAGAGCTACTGCACCTGTAACAGTTAGACTGTTAAGAGTTGCAAGTCCAGTAGTACTTAGTGTACCAGTGATTGCTGTATTACCTGCACTTAGACCAGCTAAAGTAGTTGCTCCAGTTACACCTAATGTTCCGCCAACTGTTGCGTTTCCAGTGATACCAGCAGAAGCCAGAGTCGCTGCACCAGAAGTACTTAAAGTACTTAGAGTCGTAGCACCAGTTACACCTAATGTAGTACCAACTGTTAGGGAAGTATCAATTACACCAGAAGTGGTTACATGTAGTGATTTCATAGTTACGTCAGAGTTTGACTGATCGAATGAACCAAAGATTACACCACCAACTGTTAGGTTTCCGGTATAAGTTGCATTACCATTAACTTGTAGGTTATTATTGGTTGAACCAGTAGCCCCAAGAACAGCAGCAGCAGCAGTTAGTGTTGTACCTACTTCTAGGAAATCACTTACTTTAATATTACCAGAAGCTTCAATGTTACGAGGTTTAATATCACGTGATGTTAGGTCAATTTCTGCGTTAATTACACCAGTTACAGCTAAATCACCAGTAATTGTTGAATCACCAAATACGTTTAGTACTTTAGTATTATCTGGAGTACCAGTACCTACTTGTAGATTTTGAATCTTAGATACCGCAGTACCGTTAACTGTAATCACACCAGTAGTAGTTAGGCTTGTAGCATTTACAGCAGCTAATGTAGAAGCACCTGAAACTGTTAGAGTACCAGTGATACCATGATTTCCAGAGTTCAATACACCTAGTGTACTTGTACCAGTTACACCTAGAGTTCCACCAACTGTTGCGTTAGTACCAACAGATACAACACCAGTAGTAGTTACTGAAGCAACGTTCAATGCAGCAGAACCTAAGTTCAATCCACCTGCTGGAGTGAATGTACCATTTACGGTCACGTTATTAGCAAATGTACTTGTTGCGTTAACTGTTAATGTATCAGCACTTGCATCACCAATAGTAGTATTACCATTAAATGTTGCTGCACCTGAAACAGTTACAGAGTTCAATGTTGCAAGACCTGAAGTACTTACAGTACTTAAAGTAGTTGCACCAGTTACACCCAATGTAGTACCTACAGTAGCACTATTCAATTGTGCAGTACCAGTTGTTTCAACACTACTTAGATAAGTTATACCAGTTACAGTTAGTGAACCTGCCATTGTGGTATTACCAGAAATGGATGGTGAACCTGTAATGAAACCAGTCGTTAGAATTAAATCTTGACCAACAGTGGTGTCGCCTGTACTTGCTAGAGAAGCAGCAGAAATATTAGTAGAACTTAAATCGAATGCACCATCAACTACTAAATCACCTTCAATGTGAGCATTACCACTTGAAACAAGTGATTGTACTGTTACATCAGTAGTACTTAAATCAATAACACCAGCAGTTAATGTACCTGTAACATTTAAGTTACCTGTAATTGCAGTGTTTTTAGCAATTGCCACTGTTGCGTTAGCAGAAGTAATGTTACCATTAAATGTTGCTACACCAGTTACAGTTGCGGAGTTCAATGTTGCAAGACCAGTAGTACTTAGAGTACCAGTAATTGCGGTATTTCCTGCATTTAGTCCAGCTAAAGTTGTAGTACCAGTTGCACTAAGTGTAGTTGCATTAACTGTACCAATAGTGGCAGTTGTAGAACTTAGTACTGGAAGTAAGTTAGCAACAGTTGTGCTTGTAGCAGTATAATTGATAGCAGTAACATTAGAACTTGATAAGTCTACAGAACCACTTACAACTAGATTACCACCAATAGTTGCACCTTCAGTTGTTGTGATTGATTTAGCATCAACATCAACAGCAGATAAATCTAATGCACCAGCAAGGATCAATGTACCTTGTACTGTTAAATCATCAGAAGCAATTAATGGAGAACTTACGGTTACATTATTTGTTGAATTACCAATAGAAGCAGTTACAAGTGAACCAGCAGTTAGAGCACCAGTTATGGAAGCAGTAGCAGCTTGAACATTACCAGTAGTACTTAGAGAACCAACAGTTGTTGCACCAGCAGTTAAACCAGCTAAGGTTGTAGCTCCAGTTACATCTAAAGTAGTATCAACTTCAACAGAATTAGGTTTAATATCTAAACCATCTACGTTAGCAGTTACAGTAACACCAGTGGTAGTACCTGTTACAACTAAATCATGGATAGTCGTTGTTCCAGTAGTTGAACCGAAGTTTGTATTACCAGTTACAGTTAAGTTACCACCAATAGTTGCATTAGATGAAACTGCAAGAGAAGTACCTGGACCAGTTAATTGTGCTCCAGCACCAATTAAGTTACCAGTAGCAATTACTGATTCAGAAACTCTTAATGTACCAGTTACGGTAGTATCTTTAGCTAATTGAATTGCAGCCGCACCAGAAGTGATGTTTCCAGCTACAGTTAGTGTTCCAGTACTTTCAAGAGTAGCAGCTTTAACTGAAGTTGTAGCTTCAACTGAATTAGGTTTAATATCCAATCCATCAACATCAGCAACAGCAGTAACACCAGTAGTAGTACCAGTTACAACTAAATCTTTTACAGTTACAGTTTGACCTTCAACAGTTATATTTCCACCGAAAGTAGAAGCACCGTCAACATCAAGAGAACCAGCATTAACATCACCAGTAATATGTGCAAATCCACCAACAGTTAAATCAGTACCGACAACAGTTGTTGTTGTTGATTCTAGGGATTCATTTGCAACTACTGATTTAGGAGTAATATCTTGTCCTGTTAGATCAACAGTTAGTCCACTTACTAGACCGTGGAATTCTACATCACCATTAAACACTGCTTTACCAGCAACTGTTAATTGTGCACGGTTAGTACCAGTGGTAGAGTTACCTGTAATATCTAAGTAATCTAGTTTGTTTAGACCAGCACCTGTTAGTCCATAGGTTGCGAATGTTACATCACCAGTTGTTAGGCGATTAAAATCAGCAATATCACCCTGGAATTCGTATGAACTAATTTTATATGGTTCAATAGAAGAACGAATATGACCAGAACCATCGTTGTATTGGAACTGAATTACACCAGTTTGTCCAGCAACGTTGTAAGTTTGGAATGTAGCAGCTTGAGTTGTACCAGTTAAGTTACCACTTAGTACTACAGAGTTTAAACTACTTTGACCAGTTACTGAAATTGTACCAAATTGACCATTAGTGATAGTGAATGAACCAGTTAGATCACCATTAATTTCAACATCGTTGAATGTTGCTTTATTAGTACTTTCAAGATCTACAAATGTTGCTTTCTGAGTGAAATCCGAAGTTCCAGCAACTGTTAAATCACCAGTAATATCAAGATCAGAGAAACTAATACCAGTTACGGAACCAGTTATAACTAAATCATTAACAGTAGTTGTAGTTCCAGTACCAACAGTTACATTACCTGCAAATGTTGATTCACCAGCAACTGTTAGTTGTGGACGATCTGTACCAGTAGTACTGTTACCTGTAATATCCAAGTAATCAATTTTTGCTTTACCAAGAGCGGTTAAACCATAATCAGAATAAGTTACATCACCAATAGTAGCACGTTGAATATCACCAACATTGATTTGAATTTCATTAGTACTAAGTTTATATGGTTCAATACTTGTTTTAATATCACTTGGACGTGCTGGATCATTATAGTTGAAACTAATTAGTCCACTAGCACCATTAACAACATAGCTATTAAAGATAGATGAATATCCTGTACCAGTTAAGTTACCTTGAATTGTGGTAGTATGTAGGCTTGATTGACCTGAAACGTTTAAAGTAGTGAAATTACCATTAGTAATACTAAAAGCACCACTTAATGTACCATTAATTATTACATCTTCAAATGAAGCTGACGTACCAGAAGCCATTACTAGATCATCATTAAGGTTTGTTAAACCATTAACAGTTAGTGATTCAAGTGTAGTTCCACCAGCTACAACTAAAGTTCCGCCGACATTTATATCATCAGCAGTTAGTGGACCCGCAATAGTGGTAGTACTATTGATAACCAATGTATCAGTAGCATTCTCACCAATAATCATGTTGTTCTTAATATTTGTTGTAGCATTCACCGTTAGTGAATCAGTTGCGTCCGAACCAAGAGTAACATTGTTAGCAAAGTTAGAGGTACTATTAACAGTTAAAACGTCAGCGGCGTTTTCACCAATAGTTACGTTATTTTTTAAATTCGCAGTGGAATTTACAGTCAAAGCATCAGCAGCAGCGTCACCTATAGTAACATCACCATTGAATGTAGCAGGAGCTACGAATGTGCTTGTTGCATTAACTGTTAAAGTGTCGGAACTTGCGTTACCAACAACAGTATTTCCTTCAATAGATACATTGCTTTTAGCAGTAATATCAGCATTGAATGTTGAAACGCCATTTACGGTAACAGTATCAGTGCCGGAATCACCAAGTACTGTATTACCAGAAACGTTTACATTATTCAATGTAGCTGTACCTGTTGAGGTTACGTTGTTAAGATTCGCTGTTCCAGTGACAGTAATCTGAGTAAATGTAGCATTAGCGAAGTTGATTGTACCACCTACGGTTAAATCATTCGTAATGACTGCACTACCGTTAACCAAAAGATCTTTTTGGATCGTTTGATTACCAGATACGTCAAGATCAGTTTTTATAGAATACATGTAATCCCTCCGTTGGATTTGAATATGGAAAAACTTTTATCCCAAATCATTATTTTATGTATTTATTATGGCTTCTCCCATAAGAGTACCATAATAAGAAAAAAAAAGTCAGAACCGTTAAATTCTAACTTTTTGTATTTTTTTTAATTAATCAAGTTTTTCAACTATCATTGTCATACCTAAACATGCTGTTGTGGTATTAGTTGATTTAAACATCAAACTAATTGTTATTTTCCGCTGATTACCACTTTCCCACTGAATCGTACTGATGCAGTTAATGTGATATTACCGGAACCATCAATTGCTGTTTGTACAGCAGTGACTTGATAAGGCGATGCACTTGTAGCACTATCTATACTGTTTTCATAAACAGCAAGGAATATTGCCCCAGCAGCCTGACCATGTGTAGCCTGTGAAATAGACAGAGTAAATTCTGAACCAGAAACTGTCCAATCGGCTTTATTAATTAATCGACTAAATGGTGTAGACAAAGTAGTTTCTCCTATAATTACTACGTTAATGTTACCTGTAGGTAGTGTTCCTGAAGTTACAGTAATATTACCAGAAGAATCTACACTTAAGTTCGCATTCTGAACATCACCAGTAGAACCTTGAAGTTGTACTATAATGTCTGAACCACGACCATGTGTTGTTTCAGGTAAGGTATAAACGTAATTAGAACCTACTTGTTGGAAATCAGAAGGTGTAGCTACGGTTGTAGAAACATAATCTGAGTCTTGTGCTGGGGCTGAACTAAAAGGTTTCCAGATTCCTAAATCTTTAATATAAATTTGTAAAATACTGGTATCATCAACTTTGTAGTATACATCACCATCAATACCCAAACTTGGATCAGGATCAACCGTTCCACGTAGAGTATTACCTGAACCACCACCATGAGTGTTCAAGTACTGTAAAGTTACAAGGTGAGTACCGGAAGTCGGGTCTGCCGCACTAATTGGAATGAGAGATGTATCTTGATAATTACGTACAACCAGTGCTCCACTATCAAAAGATAGCTTAGCACCATTTTTACCAAGGATAAACGACCTCTTCATGGTTCCTTCTAAATTAGAAAAAACTGCCATCGGTTACTTTCTCCTATGAGTTTGTGTTTATAATATTTATCTACACAATAAAAAAAGGGAGATATGATCTCCCTTATTTTTTTTAAATGTTGTCTTCGATTGGTGTAATTGGAAGTTGTTTAGCAATAGTACAAATAATAGTCATTAAACCTACTTCACTATTGTTTACAGATTCGTTGAATACACACGATAGAATTTCTTCATTATTACTGATTACATGATTTACTTCATCAACTATATAACGTTGTGCAGTATTAATATCAAAATAATCTGGTGGAGCAATATCAGTACTACCTTCATCAGATTGTGCTGTACCACCGAAACGTACCGTTAACTCATTAACAGTTAAATCATAAGCATTTTGTACTGTTACTTCAATGCGTGTTACCAAATAACCTGCTGGTACTTTACCAATAACCAGTAATGCGTTTTCGTAAGAAGTGTCAATAATGTTTTTTATTGCATAGATATTATTAGCATCAGAACCAGCATCGCCTTGTATACCTTTATCACCTTGTTCACCTTTTGGACCACGGAATAAAATTCCTGGACTCCAAGATTTTTGAAGTGTAATAGTATCTTGAACTACATAATACAAGAAACCAGTATCGGTTGCATAGAATGTATATCCAGGATTTAAGTTAGTAATTACAGGGAAAGTATCTCCTTGGGAATCAATAATGAATCTACCTTGTAGACCTTGTGGACCACGGAATTGATATGGACCAGCCCAGGTTAAGGTATCTAAATCATAAATCCAAATAGTACCGTCAGTTGTATCTAAAAATGTATAATTATCAGTTAATCCAGTTGTTGGTTTAATTGTGCCTTGAGAATCAATATGGAACGGTTCACCTTCATCACCTTTTGCACCTTGACCAAACGGTGCACTCACCCACGTTGCGGTAGGAGAATTAGCTGCATTGGTTTTAAAATAGATGGTAGGTACAGTTTGAGTACTGTTAATCAACAGACTTAAGTACGACCAACCAATATCTTTGTCAAGATCGAAAGTACTGTCTGGAATTACAAATCCTATTTCATTCGGATAAAAGTTTGTTCCGTTCGCACCATCGGCACCAACTACTTGACCCAAATCTTGAATAGTATTGTCATCATATGTAACTATCAAATGACCTGCATTGTTGATCACTAAATTGTTAATACCTGAACAATTACAAGAACCTGAAGACCCATTATTAAATGAAATTGTCATAAGTTCATTCCTTTTATGTTATGTCATATTACAAATATTTATCCTCTTTCTGGAAAGAGCTATGCCATAAATAAGTAAAAGTTCATTATAGAGGGCTACAAGACAATGGCTTTAAGATCAAAGAATTTTCTTTTTAGAAGAACAAGTAAAGATAGTGAAGAACTTGATTATCAAGATTCAGATTCATGGTACAACACTAATAATGATTACCATTGGAATGAAGTTTCACTACCACTTGCTGCTGGTGGTTATTATGGCAGTACTTCAGGTTTACATACACTCGCATTTACATTACGTAATTTCATTGGACGCATTTATGTGCAAGCAACATTAGCGAGTGAACCTACTGAAGCAGATTGGTTTCCAATCAAATTCCAAGAATGTTGCAATTTTTATATAGAATTCACTGACACGCGAATCTACAATCCTGATTCAGAAATAACCATTTATCAACATGGTGTAACTGGTACATTTGCAGAAAACGTTGTCGGTAACTTCACTTACTTACGTGTTGGTATAGATCGTAACTATATCAGTGGTGAACCATCATTGCTTCAGAAGCAAATGGCAGGTAAGTTAGAAGAAGTACAAATTAATTACTAAGGGATTAGAAATGAATAACAAAACTGAACTTCCAAGACTATTTGTTAAAGGACACGTGCTAATTACCGATATTACTGATCCTGAAAATGTTTCAATTGTCGTTGACAAATCTAACGCAATACATCCTGAAAATATGAGCCAAGCTATTGCGTATGCTCTTGCTAATAGTGAAGATTCATTAGGTATTAGTTTAGGTGCTATTTCAGAAATGAGATTCGGTAATGGTGGTACTGTAGTTCTTAGTACTGGACGAGTAACTTATAAAACTCCACGTATTAGTTCTTTTGGCGGTCTTTATTCAGAGACATATGTGAAAAAAATTAATGCTAATGTTAATGCTGGTGTAGAATCTGAATATAATAATGTAAGTACTGTTCATATTCCAGGCCAGGTTTATACTGATATTGTTTGTTTATGTACTCTTGGATTGGGTGAACCATCAGATCAAAATGTCAGTTCAACGACTGATATGGAAGGAAATTATGTATTTGATGAATTAGGTCTTTATACTAATGGTGATTCTGGTATGGCTCTATCTCATATTATTTTCCATCCAGTTGAAAAAAGTGCGAACCGTATTCTTCAAATTAAGTATACAGTACGAGTACAGTTACAATAATAGGAGATATACATGAACTATATTATCAAGCGTAGTAATGGGAAAATCTATGCATCAGTAGCAAATAACATAATTTTGGGACCAAATCAACCCAATTCAAACCCTGTTCCAATTAACTTGCTGGGTCGTGATAAAGTTGGTTACGGTCAAGCATTGAATGAAAACTTCTTGTGGCTTGCTGAGAACTTTGCAGGTCAATCACGTCCGTTAGGGTCGGTGCCTGGTCAATTATGGTACAGAAATACTTCTGGAACTGGTGAACTATTAATATCTCTTGTAGATAGTGCTAGACAACCAGATAACACTAATCCAAGTACTGAATTGGATTGGGCAAGTATTCCGATGATTACTTTATTCAACACTGTTCCAGACGGTGACACTTCTATCATGGGTCGTATGGTTCTTACCAATAACGGCGACCGTTTGATGTGTTTAATGAAAAATAAAGAATGGCGTGAAATTCAAACCACACGACCAATGAATAAAGAATATTCATCACTATTAGATATTAACTACGATGTTGGTTTCAAATATATTGCTTTTACTCAAAGTACTGCTACTAAAACTATAGCATATTTTAATTTAGGTGGGGCAAGCATTACTGATTCTGATGGATGGGTTACTTTCCAAAATGGTGATAGTGTGTTACAATTCGGGTCGAACTATTTTTATGAATTAAAAATCATGGGTCGTCAAGTTAATACTGATGTTTCTACTGGTGCTATTATTCCATTCCCAAGTATATACAGTACTTGGTTAGTTAAAGGATCGTTTTATGTAGATAATAAAGGTACAATTGTACCGGGTGCAGTTACTGCAAATCAGATTCCTGATCCACGTAAAATTGCATCATTGACTCAAATAGTTGATACTATTGACAGTCTAGATAGAACCTGGTCAATTAATGTTGTAATTAACGGAGAAGATACAACTCTTCCAAGTCGTTTGGGAACAACACAAGCAGATTATAATACATATGTTACTGCGTCTTTGAACAGTACAAAACATTTAGGTTTCAGAATTGAAGCAACAATATCTGATTTGAATGCGGGTGCAACAACCTTAACTCAATGGTCAGCGTTACTAAACTTAACTGGTATTCCACCTGTTGGAGTATAAAAAAAGGAGGCATATGCCTCCTTTTTATATTTGATATGGTAAACTATTTTTAAATGGTTTGCCATTTTTTATTGATTCCCATAAACCATTCATATCTTCAACAATATTGATATTGTATAAAGTACTCTTTGCTCCGGGATGAAGTGGTTTAGGCCAGTTGCCTATTTTAACCCAAGAATATCCAGCACTTTCATCGTTAAGTTCAGGAATAAACTCATCCTGAACAACTACAATAAATGAATAGTACTTAAATTTTTCATTCTTAGTACAAAACACATCAAATGGGATTATATCTTCAATTGGTGGTACAGATTCTCCCAATTCTTCAGCAATCTCTCTATACAAAGCTTCGATAGCTGATTCTCCACGTTCTATTTTACCACCAACGAAGCCCCAATTGTTTGAGTACGTAACGGTTTCGGAACGCAAGTTAAGCATCATACGTCCAGTACGTTTTGATAAAAAGATAGCTCCTACTGCTTCGTTAGTCATAATAATCCTTATGCGTCTATGAACGCAATTCTCCAATAACCTTGTCTGTATTTGTTTTGAACTGATTGATGCCAGCCAACAACTTCATTATATCTATAATAGTAGGTATCATCTGAATTATAAATGTATCCTTCAACATCAACTGGATTAGTAATAATCGCTGAATTACGATCATTGCCTATCATGAACAAATCATTTGGTTTAATGGTTGTTTCACCATATTCAATGTTATGTTCTGCGATATTGATGTAGTACTGAGCAGGTAGAGCTTTCGATAACTGGTTGCTTTCTGCAATGAAAGATGTTATACTGATCCCCTTACCGCTATACAAAGATGAATCCACTTGAACAATTAGTTTGTTAGGAACTTCTTCGGTAGGCATTTGAATCACATCTCCACGAATAGGATTAACTTCTTCAATACCTTGTTGGAATTTCAAATACAGTTCCTTTTCTTCAAAGGTTGGATCAAGATACTTAAGGTATCTATCCCATGAATATATTTTGCCATTACTTGATAATGGATTCAAACTTGAACTTACTAAAGTTACTTCATATGTTTCAAGAGAATTGGAAGTTTCTAATCTATTAACCAAAATGCACATATTTTTAGGAGTATATACATCAGTAATAGTATCAGAATAATTACCCAAATCAATTTCTAATTCATCTTTAGCAGTATTGATATTTGTTACAATTTGTTGAATAAGTTTAGCTTGTTTAACATTAGCTGGTAGACTCAACCAAATTGGACATTCAAACGTTAATACCATAACATCTAAATCTGAATCTGTACCTTGTGGAAATCCTCTCGTACTGAATTGACAATCGGTAAGTTCAATATCTACTGTACCAGTCCAGTCATATGGATTTTCTGTTACTTGCAACACAACAGATGGATTGAATAATGTTGCTATTTGTTCCCATAGTTCTAATTTATTTGTTAAGTTAGTTGTCCATATATTAACATTAAAAACTAATTTCCACGGAGTAGGGTTATATCTTGAAATTTGATATTGCTTGTCAAGTTCACTTATGTACTTATTTTCTTCAGGACTAACATTTGTTCCCATGACCGAAGTATATTGTGCAGGAGCACGAAGATTTGGACGATCAAGTTTTAATGACTGTACATTAATGGTAATACCTGGGGCAGATGGTAAAACGTTTTCTGAACCACCACTGATGATATAAGCTGCCATTCTTGAAATATCAGCGTAACGGCAGGGAACCGTTTTATATTTTTGATTCCCATTCGCATCGAGGCCATTTTTAACTTGAAATTCCCCGAAAACTCTGATAAGATGTTTCAACAGGCGGCGAAATTGCCCGTCATAATAATAATTTAGTTTCATTAGTTAGTTCCCTTTCGTCTGTTAACAATGTTTGGCTTAACCACATCTTGAATAGAAACTCTATCAGGACTATTGATGAAGCGGGTTTGTTCTATATTAGCACCAGTCCAAGGTAAACGACCACCGTAGTTGAATTGTGACCAAGTTGACTTTTCAGCACTATATTGCCATAATGTAACTGGTACATAATCAGTACGATAGAAGTACTCACCATCAGATGGATTCGTTGGGAAAACTACTCCCTCACCAACATCACCACGTGCTGGTGGAATTGCAGAACGAATATCATCGTGAATGGTTCTGTTACCAGCAATATCTTTAGTAGTGAATGGTACGTTTGAATGTGATTCTGGTGGGATGACCCATGTAACGCCATCGTCCTGAACCTGATACAGTTGAGGTTTTTTGTAAAAACAGTAGAAATCCTCAGCGTCTTGTGGTACACTGTCCTCATCGGTGAACGGAAGGATACAGCTAAGCCATTTTTTATCTGTACTGTAATACTGATACAAAGAATAACCTGCAACACTTGCTGAATCTTCTTTGAAGAAGAAAGCAAAATCCTTCGCTCTAGAAGGTAACTTAGTACCATACTTGGTTTCTACAGAAACCCAATTACCATCAATATCTTTCTCATAAAGGATAGGTAGTGTGTCTTTTATGAAAAACATGTTTTTAGATGGATTCGCTGGAAAATCGTATCCACTTATGATATACCTTGCCAACTCATTAATGTCGGTTAAGTCATTATAAATGTGTTCGTTTGTATAGTGAATATATGGTACTTCATAATCTGCTTGTTGAATAATTCTATTCATAATATCAAGTTCGAAGCTTCCAGTACTGATTCCACCTGACCCATTTCCATTGTTAGGATCATTTGGATTATCAGGAAATCCTTCATTAATAGCATCAGTAATATCTGAGAATTCAGGAGAATCCGTTAATGGTTTAACCCTAATCATGAATATATGATGCTGCCAAGTTGCGGAATAACCAGTTGAAGATCGGAACGCATCTTGAACAACATAAAATTTATTAATACCTACATCACGGTCTAATACATCGAAATCACGTAGGTTAGGTAATTCGATAACATCGCCTGGCAAAATCTTTCTTCCAACACGTTGCATCATTGTGTTATAATGCAATGAAATATCCATCGTGTCGAAGTTGAAATACATTATGCCGTTAATTTTTAAATCAGGTGTGGCTTCCTGAACTTGATAAACAACTGGTAGTGTGATAGCTTGGATACTGTAGGAACGGTTAACGGTTTCGCCGAGAACAATATCCCCAATATCTGTAAGTGTTCCATTACCATCACTAAAATCAGGTAAAGTGTCATCAGTACTACCTTCATTGCCCTTTGGTCCTTGATACGTGTATAACCACATGTCAGTACCACCCATTCTATATTGCTCTGCAATAGAACGGTCAAAGAAGTTGTAGTCATTACTATTACGACCTTTTTTCCACATTTGATATGCCATATTCTTAATCTCCAAAAAGAAATTTATATCGTATTTATTTTTGGAACGAAGAAAATTTTTGTGCTATAATGTACAAGTGAGCAAAATAAACCAAGGAGAAGCACATGAGCTATAGCTTTGAAGATTTTTATCAAGAAGGTGAATCATTAGCACGTTCTATGGGTCATTCAATTATGACTGTAGACCATCTTACTGCTATTGCCCTTGATGTACCCAGCATCGTTGAGTTTCTTAATGATATTAACGTTGACGCTGCAAAACTGAAAGACCGTATTGTTGATTTCTTGACGAACTCACCAGCACCAGTACTGCCACATTCAGTTGAAGAACAACTTGGTGCTGATATGACTCCAGTATCATCAATGATGACTAAAATCATGATTGAATTACGGAAGAAAGCAGTTATCGAACAACTCAAAGAAAATGATTACACCATTCAGGCGTATTTCATTATGTTCGAATGCCTGTCATTCCCACACACTGCATTGGACACTGCACTTACCGAACTTGATCTAAGTCGTACCGCAGTTGCTCGTGAATTGCAGAATTACATCAATAGTCGGAACTATAATGTTGATCTTCGTGATGCAACACGTGACGAAGAACCAGAAAAAGAAGATAAACCTTTTGTCTCTGGTGCTCGTAGTTCTCGTAAAGGCGATGGTCAAAAACGTAGTATCGAAAGTTTCACAACTAACCTTACTGAGCTTGCGGCAGACGGTAAACTAGACCCTCTGATTGGTCGTACAAACGAATTGGCAGATTTGATTCAGATTCTGTCACGTAAAACCAAATGTAATGGTGCATTGGTTGGTGAACCTGGTGTTGGTAAAACACAAATCATTGATGGTTTAGCTCAGATGATCGCCAATGATAATGTTCCTGAAGATCTGAAAGGTGTTGAAATCCTTTCTTTGAATATGGGTGCATTCACTGCTGGTACTAAGTACCGTGGCGAGTTTGAAGAACGCGTTGAAAACCTGTTATCAGAACTGAAAGGTCGTGATGATATTATTCTGTTCATCGATGAAATCCATACTATTATGGGTGCTGGTGCTACAGGTGGCGGTTCTTTGGATATGAGCAATATGCTGAAGCCAGCATTGTCTCGTGGTGAGATTCGCGTTATCGGGGCAACTACTTACGATGAATATCGTAAACACATTGAAAAAGATGCAGCATTACAACGTCGATTCATGAAAGTCGATATTATGGAACCTACACTAGACGAAACTCGTCTTATCGTAGAAGGTGTAAAAGCCACTTACGAGAAGTTCCATAGTGTTACATTCACACCTGAAGCGATGGAAGCAGTACTGGAATTGAGTACTAAGTTCCTTCAGAACAAACGCTTCCCTGATAAGGCAATTGACCTTATGGATGCTGCTGGTGCTCGTAACCGTACTAAACCTGAACCAGCTAAGACTATTGTCCGTGCTGATATTGAAGGTGAAGTATCACGTATCGCAAACATTCCACTGGAAATTGTTGCATGTGAAGAATCAGAACGTATGTTGAACTTGGGTGATAACCTTCGTAAGAAAGTATTCGGCCAGGATCAGGCAGTTGAAAAACTGGTAGAGAACGTAATGGTTGCTCGTGCAGGACTACGTGGTCAAAGTACTATTCAAGGTGCATTCATGTTTGTTGGTCCTTCTGGTACTGGTAAAACTGAATTGTCGAAAGCACTGGCTGAAGCAATGGGTCAAGAACTGATTCGCTTTGATATGTCCGAATTCGCACAAGAGTTCAACGTATCTAAATTGATTGGTTCACCTCCGGGTTACGTAGGTCACGATGCAGGCAATGGTATGCTGCTTGATAAAGTTGAAGCAAACCCGAACTGTATCTTATTGCTGGATGAGATCGAAAAAGCAAATAAGAAAGTACTTCTTACTTTCCTCCAGGTAATGGATGAAGGACGCTTGACTGGTTCTCACGGTAAGACCGTACACTTCGATAATGTTACTATCATTATGACCACTAACTTAGGTGCTCGTGATGCATCAGTACTGTCATTGGGTATGGATAGTTCAGGTGATGATGGTATGGATGCTGCTATCAAGCAACACTTACCACCAGAATTCTTGAACCGCATCGATGGTGTTGTGAAGTTCAACGAACTTGGACAAGATGTTATTCTGAACGTAGTTGATAAGTTCATTGGTGAACTGAACGGTGAAACATCTTCCCGTAATGTTCATATCGTTCTGACTGAATCTGCTAAGGCAGAACTGGCAGAAAAGGGTGTAACTCCAGGAATGGGTGCACGTCCTATGAAACGTATCATCAACGATAAGATTCGTGTACCACTTGCTAAAGAGATGCTGATTGGCACTCTGAAGAAAGGCGGAACTGCAACATTCGATTTCGTAGACGGTGAAATCAAATTAGTTTAAAAACAAAAAGGGAGCCATTGGCTCCCTTTTTTATTATTGTAGTAATTGTCCAATTACTGCCCCATTCACTACATAACCATTACTAAATGTACTCAATGGTATTTGAGGGTAATTGTTTGCATACACATCCATATTTTCCTCTTTACCAAGAATAACACCTAATTTAGTATATGTTGTTCCTGCTTCATAATTGTTTTCAACTGTATTATACATAGATCTTAACATGTTATTGTTATTGCGTAGTAATACAACTTCATTATTAACTGCGATCAAATCTGCTTGAACAGAGTTTGTGCTTGTCAAAATACCATCGGTGATAGAAGTACTTTCAACATGTGTTGGTACTGATACATATTCCAGATGTTGTAATGAATCCGAAATTGCAACAACTAATGATGAGTCTTTATCACTTATATAAACATTATCAACTAAAGTTCCACTGTAAGTCCAAGTGTTACCACTTTTAATAGGATTAATATCTGAATATTCGTAAACGAATATTTGTAGACTGTCATCCATTTTAGTACGAACAAGTTCACTTAGTACACCTTTACCATAAATTGGTAGATAATATCCGTGGTCAACTTCAACACCATTAACATCAACTATTTCATTAGAAACGTACCAATCATCGTAATCATCAGTACTGTAATTATCAGTATACGTTTCACTCTTAAGCATTCTATCATAGAACAAGTCATAATCAAGAATATCAATTCGATATGAACGGTCAGTACTGTATTTTGCAATACTACCACTAACAAACGACGCATCGTTGAAAGAGGTGATACGAACAATAGTAATTGCTGTTGGTTTTCCTGGATTCATTAGAGCATCAGATTCACTATCATACGTGCTGGAAGTGGTAAATCCACCTAAGCGAATTGTATCATTACTTACAGAACTGATAGTATAAATCTTCGGTCTAGTACCAGTTTTGATATTAGCAACTGGTAGAATTGTTTGCCAAGTTCCATCAGCCATATTAACATCATAATCTAAAGCTTCAGGCGTAAACACCATCACTTTCTCACCAACAACGAAGTCATTATCCTGAACAAGACGAACAGTACCAGTAGTATTGATAATATCTTGTACTTTATAAGAATAACGAATTTCATTTCTAGAAATCAAATTTCTTTGCATATATTCAATTGCTTGATTATAGCGAGGAATACTCACTATAGCTTCCTTAGTATTGTAAGGGTTCAATAGAACATGTCCTTCAATTTGGAAGTTACCAAATGATTTAAGTTGTAAGTTACCAGAAGTATCGTACCCATATCCATTAACCGTGAATCTCAATTGTGCTGAATCAAGGCCAAGAGGATTGATTTCAGTAATATCAACAAATGTTGGGTCTTGAGTAGTGTTAACTGTTCCAGACGCATAATATGTAATATTTTTAGTTTGAGAATCTAAACCGAAGCTATCAAATGCATTAGCATCATTAAGGAATTGTGATCCATTAAAACCAGTTAATACATCTTGAATTTCATCATACAACGGATTATTAATATCAAGTTCTAAATCATTTAGATTTATATCAGTAAGTGCAATTACATCATTATTCACGATCAATGCAGTTTGCATAAATTCATCTAAACTTATATCCATCGGAACGGATAAGAATTCATCAGTATTAACATTCTTAACAAAAGCAAGTTTACGTGGAATCATAACCATACAGTACATGTCAATCGTTGGTCTTGCCAAAATTTGACGAGCAATTTCGAATGTATCAACTGCATCTGGATTATATGTGTTCAACATTGCTGTTAGAACATATAATGTATCAAGATAGTTTTTACCATTCAATTCACCAGTATTAGCATCAGTACTTCCCATGTCATATTTCCAAGGATATAAACCATATTCATACACGAGGTAATTATTGATTTCATCATCAGTGAATGTTGGGTTAGCTTCTTGAACAAGAGATACAAATTTCTCATATAGTTCACGACTATATAGAGCATATCCATAAGTTTCACCATTAGAACCGGAGTAACCAAATGGTAAACGAGTGTTCAAGTTGTCAGATAATACACGTCCTTTAAATGGACAGTTCATTTCTTGAGAAATAGTACTATCACTTAGTTGTGTATACAATCTGCGACGGTTAGCTAATGTATTATATTGACCATATTGTGTTGCTGTTGTAACAGTAGGTTCAGAACCAATTACAGATTCATATACACGTTGAAGATCATTATCGAATTGTTCAGATAATTGTACATCATCTTTATATTCAACAAGTTTAGCTTTAATAGCATCTTCAAGTGGTAAATCAAGATTCATATCAGGATAAATCGCACTAATTCCAGATAATACATTATTATCAATTGCTGCGTTGTCAATTACAGGATATGTAAATGAATAACGTTGAAGTTTATAATGATTGCCTGAAGTTAGAATATCATTTGAATTACTCATGTAAGAATTATTAATTGCTTCTAAAGTAAGTGCATCATCTAAATCATCATCTGGTGTACATTGGAAATTATCATAAACCATCAATTCATACGATTCTTGGAATCGACGATTCGGTGGTGTGAAATTACTTGGTAGTGAACCTACAATTTCCCATTTTCCAGTTGTTGTATTAAATTGAGCATACTCATAATCCCAAATATCAGGTTGAGTTTTAACCCAAGCTCCGTTTACAAAGACATATCCGTTAGGATCTAAATCATTACTGATACCTGTCATTTGGTCGGTATTAGAGGTTTTCTGTTCAATCTGAGAACGAATTTTAGTTCTGTATGGTTTAACTTCTTCAAAATATTCAACGATTTGATTAATCAAATTATCAGTACTGCTATTTTGTTGTAAAGATTGCTCTAAACCAACAATATAGATATAAGATGTTTTGAATACCCATGATACTACAGTTTGTTCAGTATGAACGTACTTAACCATGTCAAATACTAAACGACTTTGAGTAGTGTTGAAAGAATTTTTGAGTAAAGCTAATGCCTTACGAACGTTAATCTCAACATTAGTCAATGAACCATCTGAATTATATTTTTCGTAGTTGTTGTATAACTGATTATTCAATGCTACTGTACTGTTTTGACGTGCGATAGCTTGCCAAATAACAACTTGTCTTGATAATGTTTTAACATATAATGTCCAAACACCATCTGCATCGATAATACGAATAACGTCACCTTCTTGATAATTTTTGGTATTAGCTACATCAATGCTTGTTTCATCAGTGTATGTAGTATTTTCATTATATCCAATGTCATACCAGTCAGCTAGTGTCCAGTATTGAGTCATATCAAGTGATGTTCCAAGTGATTCAATATAATCTGATTGTTTAATCATCTTATGTTGACCTTCACCACGATTTTCTAATGTAATATATACAGCAGTTCCACCAGTACTTGGTGAGTTCATTAAACGAATATAATTATTTTCATCGAAGTGGACGAAGTACACTGTTGTTGAATTCAATGGCTCTGGTAGAGTACCATTTGAACTTACAAGTACTGCATCATTCTCAACGAATGCATCCGTTGTAGGATTAATTACAAGTTCGTTATTATAGTTTAGTACTTTAAAACTGATAAGATTTGGATTATCTTCTACAGTTTTTACGTTAAACACATCAGCCATTGTTACAGCATCAGTTGTTACGTTAATTGTTTTGTAAATTGCATTCGCTGAATCAACGAATGTTCTACGAGCTTCAATTACATCTTCGAACCATGTTTCCCCTGGTAAAATACCAGTATCATTAGTTGGATAATTCAATTCAAGTACTGTACCGTTAGGTAAAGTTTCTTGAGAAATCAAAGAATTCCACATTGAATTCCAAATAACAGGATTGAAGTTATAATCCATTCCTTCTTTACATAATTGATACTGCTCATGTTTAATAACTTCAGTAGCATCATTTTGATATGTAATACTTAGAATGCTCTTATCATCAGTAATTTCTTGTTGAAGACCACTAATGATGAATGAATTTTGACTAATTGGTGAGAACCAAGGAGCATTTAGCTGCGATGGGTCTTGAATAGTACGAGACAATTCATTACATGGCTTGTTACGATTCTTAACTTTAGGAACGTAGATTGCGTTTTTAACCCAAAAATAGTAAACAGTCTTATATGCATTAGTACTTTCATCATATTCTTGGAATACTGAGAAGAAATCATCGATAGCTTCACCACTTGGAATCCAAGATGTATTATCTTTATTCAACTTAGCTTGACGTTCACAATACTTATCCCATTCATACGGAGGATATGGTGAAGAAACCCATTCTAAAACATTAATTTCAGAATTAGGTAATAGTTTACCCCAATTGTAACGTTTATAGCTATTAGTTGCTTCTTCATCTACTGTACCATCAGCAGCATAAATTGGACGGGTATAGTCCATGAAGAATGCATTAGTTGTGTTCCACCACACTAGACCAACTTTTTCTGAACCCCATGCTTGTATTGTTTCATCTTCACTGTTATACTTAGCAGGATCTACTGGACTTACATAAGTAATGTCTGTCATGATACTACCTGGAATAACACCATTGATTGGGTCATATACGTTCATGTACAATTCAGTTACGTTAGTTTCATCATTGTATGTTGTTGGACGAACAAATAAAGTACTTTCAGGTGCTTCATATGAATATTTCTTAGTAATATATGCTGTTTTATCAGCAGCCGTACTAAAACGATTAATATAACGGTATAGTACTGGATTATTATCAGAGAAGTTGATAGTATTTGTTACATCTAATGGTATTACAAAACTTGTTGGGTCTGAACCAGTTGTAAAGTACTGAGTTTCAGCTTTTAGCAAATCAGGCATATATTCAGATTCATCTACGAAGAAGAAATAGTCTCCATCTTCCATACCATGTGCTGCACTTAATTGTAAAGTACAATGATTTCCGGTATAACTATCTTCACCAATTGGTGTGATAGAAGAAAGAGTGATTCCAGTATTTTCTAACTCATAAATGTTCCAATTATTATCCATATCACGGAATACCCATACCGAAGTAGGTGTTTTATCAGTGTTGGAAATAAAGGATAGACGATCTGCATATGCAGTAGTAAAATCACGAGTACTATAAGATACTTCATCAAGAGTTACTGGTCCAATGTCTGGCAAATGAATACGTTCACTTCTTCCTGTACGTACAGGGAATGAGAATGATCCATTTGGACGAGTGATCCAACGAGAATCTTCACCTTGTGTTCCATAATATACAATATTATTTTCAGTACTATCAGTACTTACATCAGAATCAAATGTAAACATTTGAGGCTCTTGTGCAAATTCATTGTTTATTAGTTGGAACTGAAGATGTTTTTTACCATAAATGTTACCATATTCACCAATTTTAAATGCCCATTCTTGCAATGCTTTATAATTATCAGTGTTGTATGACTTAGATACACGAAGTACACGTTCAAATACTTGATTAGTACCTTTATCACGAATGAATCCTTTATAGAAATCAATTTGTGAAGTATCACTTGTAATCATTTGAGAAATATAATCACGAGTTTGGAAACCAATCAAGTGACGAGCAAGATTACGTAGTGTAACATTGTCTACAGGGTGATCTGTATCGTAATAACTTCTGAAATCATCAACTAATTTTTCAAAATCAGGCATTGTTCCAGCTTCGAGGATTATGAATCCAGGAGCTTCTAAACGACCATTCCATGAACCAGTGATGTAACCATACATTTTAAGCATTTCATGGATTACACCATACTTAGGCATATAAATGTTGTTACCAAAAATAGTTTTATCATCGAAAATTACTGCATGTTCATATGAAACAACACTAACACGAATTAATGCCATACGCTTATCAATATCATCTTCAATTCGAACACTGAAAACATTACCGATACGTGATGTATCAATTTCGAATGGACGAATACCACTATTTTCATCATCAAGTAATGACCATACTCCACCATTAAATTGTGTTACTGATTGAACTGAACCAAATGCAGTACCGAATTTAGCATTTTTAGTACTTGGTGATACGGAAATAAATTCACCAACTGCTGGGGCAGTTGCACTCCATGAAATAAAATCTTTACCGATTACAGACCAATCTTGAGTGACACCATCAGCATCAACATCTTCAAAAATCCATCCTCTATCTTCAAGATATTCACCATAACCACACAAGAAGGTATAAACTTCTTGGAAAGTTTTAAGTAAGGTTCCATATTCATATGAACCATATTGTTCAAGATATTCGTTATAATGAACAACAGAACGTTTACCAACGGTAACTGATACACGACGACCAGTTTTATTTGGTAGTTTATAATTTAATTTAGCACCTACAAGGTCATAACCACTAATTGAATAACCAGAACCTGTCCATTGAATTTTAACAGCACTTAATGCTTCATCACGGAATGCAGAACTTTTTACTAATCCGATGTGTTGGTTTTCTTGAGATACTAAACCAAATGAATCAGAACTAAATGTTAGTTGATCTTGTTTAGTATATCCACCAATTCTATGTCCAACATTTATATATGAAGAACGAAGAACATCACCATAGTTAGTAGTTATATTTTTATTTTGGTAAGTCAAATAATCACTTACCCAAGTTTGATAACCAAGAATACGTTGATTATTTTCTCCATGCACAACAGTACTGGAATTAAAGTTCAAACGTTTATTAGTATCACCGTACAAGAATTGATAACCATCACTTGTAATTTGTTGAACAGTACTTCCCTTTGTATCATAGAAGTAATTAGCAAACTGGCCAGGCTTAGCACGTAGGAGTGCCATGACTTTATCGTATGCATACATTACGGTATTCATATAAGTGAATTCCATCTCACCCATATCACCATAAGCCCAAGGTTCGCTGATGTGTGATAGAGAACCACTAACAAGACCTAAAACATCAGGTGAAATTAGATTAAGTTCAAAAATTTCTTCACCATCAGTTGCAAATGTGCCAGTACTAACTAATTCAAATGGTTGTGTACCAAAGCGTTTGTATTGGTTATACTGTCCAGCACGTTTACCATGAAGGATTGTACCAGTACTTGCATCACCTTGACCAGAAGTTGTATCCCATAGTCCACTTGGAACTAAATCACCTTGTTCATCAGTAACGTATGCGGTATATACATATACATATTCTGAACTTGAAGTACCTAAACGAACTTTAGTTGGTTCGTATTCTTGGTTAAACCAGTCTGGACGTTGTGCAAATCCGAACATTTCCCACGGATGGGTTGCTGGACGATATGTTCCGAACATGTCAGTATATATTGCTCTCCATGATCCACGTGCTGGAATGTCAGTTGGTTGCCCGGCAACAACATAAGTTGTTCCGGTGTAGTTCCAAGTCATCCAGTTAGATTGGTCATAGCTATGAGTACTGTTATCAATACCTTGAGTTGCAATGAAGTTCACATAACCGCGAAGTTCAAGAGAATTATATTCATCTGAACTATATGCAGTGTTTTCAAAGTAAGGTGTTGGTTTCAAGAATTCAGAATCCATTGCTGGAACGAAATCAATAGCCTTAAATGTATTATCAATGCTTGAGAAAATACGATTCTCTAATTCATATATAACATCATCCATTAAATCTACACCGTTAATTACTCGGTACGCTTTGCTAATTACACCCATATGGTCAATATTATAGCAACCAATTGAACTACCTACGTGTACGTATGTAGCTTTTTCTGGTGTATACGCTTTAAGGATACCCAAAAATTGTGGAGTAGGTGGTATAAATGTTTTATTAGTTGTAGTATTAGAACCTACATTATCTAACGAGAATGGAAATGAATTATCTTTACCTACGTTTATAGCAGAGAAGATCATATCCACAATGTTAGAAGCACTCTCAGACATAAATGAAGCAGGATCATTTGTATACATCTTCATCATCTGAGTGTTAAATTTATTTTTGAAACGGAAATATTCGTACTGAGTGAAAATAATAGCACTGAACAAGTCCAAGTTTTCATTTGCACTATGAAGCATCAACGGTAGTAGAGATGTTTCGTTTTGAATAATTTTAGTACCAACAGAGTTGTCTACCAGACCAGCTTCTAAACGAATTTCATAGTTGTTTAAGTCATTTACAGATCCAGTTGTGATATTTTTACCAATAATATCTAAGAAATGTGGAGTGTATTCACCTTGATGAATATAATCAACAAAATCATTGTATGGATTATTCTGTAAGTTAATTGGTATCTGATATGAACCTAGTTCTAAATCAGGAACTTTAGTTGGACTATAAGTTACAATTTCAATAATACTATCTTCAACAATAGTTGTAGTACTGTTAAAGACTATACTGTCAATTAAACCAGTTGACGTTAGCTTAGTTGTATAATCAAAAGTTTTTGTACCATTAAAGAACACTTCAATTGTTTCTTCGGTATTGTTAGGATCAATTTTTTGAGCAAGTTCATATGTAGTTTTGTACATATCAGATTGAATAGCAACATCAGTAATGAAATTCCATTTCATAAACGTACTATTGTCTGGTTTAAAGTACTTATAGGTATTATCATTCTCAATAACATATGCGTACATATTTTCTACTGGATTTTTGAACAAAGTCATTTCTGTAACAGTGTTAAAAACACGATACATTGATGATTTAGTTACTTCAGGAACCTGACGAACAGTTTGTTTTGATTCTTCAGTACTACGAACCCAATCTGAATGTAGGTTTTGAACAGTTTCACCATTTGAATCTACAGAAATAACATTATAGAAGTATAATCCAGGGATTTCTGTTAATGCACCAGCTTTTGAATATGTATAACGGATAGTTTGTAGGAAATTCTCAAAAATATAGTAGTTATAGTCACTCAATTCAACATGTTTTTGATAAATCTTATCCATTCCATAGTTGTAATTGATTTTTAGGCCGAATAAGTTTGAACCAGCAAAGGTACTATTAGGATAAACAGTACTATTATCCAGTTTGATGCCATTTTTATCATATAATTGGAATATTGGGAATACATTAGTACCCGTTTTAGCTTGTGCTTCTGTCCATTCACGACCATTCCAATAAACAGCGGTATTTCCATAGGTATTACCACTACGAACAAGAATTACATCACCTACAAGTGGTTCTCCGGTTGGGCGTTCAATAGTTTCTTCATCTTCATCAAGAACAAGACCATAAACACGTGAACCATCAGCCATTTGTTTAATATAAACTTTATAGATACGGTTATTTTCACCAGAATTACCAATACTTGTGAATAGAATACGATCACCAGCTTGTAGAATATATCCATCAACACGAACGTTGTTACTAACGTTCTTTTGTACGATATCTTCAGGCTTAATTGAATCAGAAAGATAATCAACTTCACCACGATACTTAGTACCGTAGTTGATTAGTTCAATATTCTTGTTAAATTCAATAATTGGAGCTTGAGCACGACTAAAACGTGTTCCTTGTGCCATTTGTTCAGTTACAATAGTACCATCTGGAAGAGTTTGACCAATAGTATACCAGAAGTTCTGTAATGACCATGTGTTTCCGTTTAAAGCACCACGTTCCATCACGATATAGTCTGGAGAAATACCATATTCGTTCTCTGTATCCCACAAATAGGAACTAAAGTTTTGTAATTTGTTTGGGTTAATTGGTGGCGTCCACGAATAGTACTTCCCACTTAAGAGACGTGCTTGATTCTCAGTTAATGCACCGTAATGCTCCAAATAACCTACTAAATCAGGGTAAAATTGAAGAGAACGAACACTCGTATCATCATTTCTGGATACATATGCAGGACTGAACTGATAATCTTGACGTTGAAGGTCTAATTCATTAAGGAAGATCTTTCCAGCAGCCGCAGGTGTACCGCGATCACCGATATAACCGTCTACGATTTCTTCATCTGCTGGATTAAACCATTGTTGGATAATATCGTCGCAGAACATTTGAATTTGTTCTAGACCTTGCATCCATTCTGGTAATCTTTTAATGAACAATTTTTGATTCACTGCTTCAGCTACTTTAGAAGCTTGAAATTTAAATTCGTTCGCCATTTTATTCTCCAATAAAAATTCTTTTTCTCATTTGTTTTATTTATGGCAATATAAAGGGCATCCGAAGATGCCCTTTTATTATTTTCCAATGTTTATGTTACTTTTCGCAAGAGAGTTAACGATAATAACATTATCAACGGTTGCAGTACTAACGAATAGTTGGTCAGATGCACTTGGTATCTCAAACAATTCACCAAATTTAGAACTTGGATTTTGAGGTACGATAACAACTGATGCTATTTCAGTACTTAAGTTGATGTGTATGTATGTTGCAAGTTCAGTATAGTAGAAGCTTTCACCGAAATCCCAATTATCTACACTAAAGAAATCATTTGTTAGTGAAATTACCTTCTGACGAATTTCATCATCACTCAAAGTACTATTAGGTAGCTTAATAACTTTAAAATCTGCACGATAATCAGCATCAGCCGTATCACCAAAGAGTTTTAAGTACGTTGCACTGTGCCAAATCATACTATCACTAACTACTATTCTATTTTCAACATCCGCAAACATCTCTGATAGTTCAGTACTGGTTGGTGGTTTAGGGAATTCTGAACCATTATCTTGTTTAAGCCAAATATCAACTTCATCTTTATAAGAACTGGTCAAAACATACATATCAATCAAGTTAGTTCTACTTGGATCAATGCGATTATCATCAGGTGCATAATGTTTCCAGTGATAATTAATGTCTACACGAGCATCTTTCTTGATAAAGTAATCAGTACTTACATCTTTGTATCCGTAATAATCAAGTTTTACAGATTCATTCGCAGTATCTGAACTCATGTTGTCAATTGCACGTTTAAATGCTTGTTCAGGAGTGATTGGATTAGTATCAGTACTCAATGTCATATTGGATAAGAAATTATTCATACGATCATTGTTATTACCAACTGTTTGCTCAATAAAATAGTCTGAACCATTTAATTCGAACCCAATAACAAAGCCAGAACCCTTATTAAGCAATCCTGCAACTGAAGTAGTACGCATTTGAACATTACGAGTTAACGAAGCTTTTCTGTATGCTATAGTTTCAGCATTTGCTTGAGTTAATGTATATATCCAAGAACTATCTAGTAATGTAAAGTCATCTGATACAGTATTAACTAGATCAATAGTGAAATCTGTATTTTCATGAAACACTAGCCACTGTTCATACTTAGTTTTATTTGTTCCAGATAAAGATGGAACAATATTTCTAAATTGATTTGGATTTAATGGAATTCCATTAGTATCTCTTGATGAACTTGTTACTATAACACGTGAACCATCAATATATCCATTTTCCTGATTAACAGTTTCAATAATTTGAAGTGATTCATCACTTGTATATCCATTATTATTTGTATAATTAGTATTATACGATAAAATATCAATTTTATCGGATTGAACAGTACCAGTACTTATATCACTGATATTTTCTGTACTAACAAAGTAGAATCGAACCTTTTCACCACCAACAAATATATAATCAATGCCATTACTAACAAATTCCCAAGATTCTGATGTATAAGAAATATTAATAAGAATTGGATATGAATTATTGTTATACGTAACGGTAGTTCCAGTATATGTTCCTTCAATCGGAATCCAGGTCAATGTATTAGGGTCATAGATCATAACAAAATCAGTTTTCTTATCTAATTCAGCAGCAATTGTTTGAACTTCAACATTAGAAAATTTAACACGGAATGGTTTAATAAATTCAGATGCTGATTGTTTATTATCTATTGGCATAGAAAGAATAAGATAACCATCATCAGTTTTATCAACAACTGAAGTCCAAACATCAACACCAGTTGAAGATGGGAAATTAATTATTGTACCAATATCATAATCAACGGCTGTTGCCCCTACCATAATTTTACCATAAGTATTTGAAGAATAACTTGAGTTAAATTCTGGAGTCCATTGCTGGTTGTTACTTATAACAACGGTGTTTGATGGAAAATCTTGATACAACTGAATAACAGAGTTATCTCCAATCAACGGTTGAATACTATCAATAACTATTGCAGTATTAGATTTAGTTGATGGTAGAAGTACTGAATTACTTGCCTGAGTAGTATCGCGGTATATTGCACCATCATCAGTGAATACATCGGTGTTTTGATACTTACCAGTTGGATCATTAATATCAATAAATCTGGATTGTCCACTGTATATACGGTTAATTGCTTTAGCTTTTAGTACGGTGTTTCCTAACATTAACGGTGCAATATTATAATCTTCACCATTGACGAAACGGTTCTGAGTGTAATATAATTGTGGTGCACGTTCTTTAATTTGTTCAATAGTTTCACGAGACTGAGCAAGTGATGATTGGAACTGTAAACTAAATTGAATATCTAACGTACTTGATTCATATTCTGATTGTGTATTAGTACGATATGTGTACTTAATTGGTTTATTTTGAATATCTGTTGTTTTGATTGTATAAGTTTCACCATTACTAACTCTGTACCAAAAACGATAAGATCCACGAGGAACTTGACCTGAACGAGCATCAGGGAATTTAATTGTAATTTGGTCGTTATCACGAGTAGTTACTGAGAAAATATTTTTCTGTTTACGGTCTACTGAGTTATAAGAAATAGATTCAATTGCTGGTACACGTGTCCATTTAGTACGGACTAAACCATCATCAGTAATTTCTTGTACCCATACATCAATTTCATTAATATTATTTGTATTCAATTCTTGAACACGGCTTTCAATGCGTTGTTCATATTCAAAATCAGTAAATGATAAATTACCTTGTTTGAAATATACGAAGAATCCAGTATATGGTGAATCAAATCCATTACCATCATTTCTATAGATGATATGTTTTTGTTCTTGTGGTTGTGGATGACGTTCAGATACAGTACCAGTACTTGTAATATCAGGATTAACAACTTCAAATGGCATTGACTCACCATTAATATTCACGGTGAATGGAATATTTGGTGCACTCATTGGAATAGTATTCATTTGATATAGTTGGTTAGAAACACCATTAATTGTAACTTTTTTAATTGGATCACCAAATTGGTTTGTATCAATTAAAACACTGTTCATTACAAGAATAAAATTCTCGTACCAGTTATTATCACTTGGGTCATTCCAACGTACAAGTTGGTTTTTTAGTGATTGACCAAAACTATTTTTAATATCCTGGTTAGTTTTAACGGTCATAACTTTTGCCATTCCACGTCCAGGGTATGCACGTTTAGGTGCATAAGAAATCATCTTAGCTAATTTTAGTACTGAAGCTCTACGCTCTGCTGTATCGAGAAAGTTCTCACGGCTGTTCAAGTCCATACGAAATGCTAAGTTCTGACCAATCAATGCGATTGTATCAAGAATAAAAATGAACTCATCGTTTTCAATCCAGTCATTGAAAGAATCTGGATATGTTAGACGAAGATAGTTAACCATACTTTCACGAATTGTATCGAAGTCATACGCAGTCAAGTTAATTTGAGCAAATGACTCATATACTTGTTGCCAGTCTTCAGCAGCATACAAATTAGATTGTCGTTTTTGTTGTGCCATGTTTATATACACCTCATATAATAATATAGAAATATTTATCCAAAAGAAAAGGCTGAACCAAGTCAGCCTTTAATTAAGTTAAGCAGCGTTTACGAACGCCATTCTTTGTTGTGAACGATTATCAAATACTAATTCTAAATCTTCTACACTTTCTAATTGAACGTAATAGAGAGATAGGTCAATACGATAACCGTACTCTACACTTGATACGGTTACAGATAGCAATTGCAATCGAGGATCAAGTGCTACTATACGACGAACATCAGCTTCAAGAAGTTGAGAGTTCCCAGGTCTATCTATTTCGAAAAGCAAATCCCAACCAATAAAACCGTACTCAACATCCATTACTCTTTCACCTTTACGTGTGTTAAAGTGATTTAGTAAATCTTGACGAACAATGTCAACATCATATAGTACTGCGGTTTTTCCCACTACAGGAGAAGAAAACCCTTTGAATATAACTGCCATCTGTTATTCCTTATAGCGATTCAACAATACGTGCTAACAATTCAGCACGAGAAGTTGTTTGTTTATACCAAGCAGAATCACGCATACCTTTAGCAGCAGCTTTATAATCAGCACGACCCATAGCAGATAAAGTGTTTTTGAATGCAGATACTTTAGTTTTACCCATTTGGAATACCATTTGAGTTAGAACTTTCTGTAGTTCAATTCCACCTTTCATGTTATATTGTTCGTAGAGAGATTTAGCATCAGCTACGGTAGATGCGAGATCCTTTGATAGAAGGTCATTAGCTTGACTTTCGTTAAGACCTTGTTTAAAGTTCTCACCAGATAAAATCAAATGACCATACCCAATTGTTGGATAGCCTAAGCTATCTTTATAAGTCCAAAACTTACCATCTTTATAATATCCAACTTTAGTTTGATACGCAATTGTACCTTCGAAGTTTTTAATATCATTTAAAAGGCTAGAATTTGTACTTGTTAATACCCAATTACTCATTTAATACCTCCTGAATTAATCAGTACAAGTATTTATTGACAGGACTCGACTCTACGTGCCATAATTTCAGCACGACGAGTTGTTTGTCTATACCATGCAGAGTTTCTAATACCTGCGGCTGCACCTCTATAATCACCACTTGCCATTGCTGCTAATGTATTTTTAAATTTAGCAACTTTTCCTTTACCCATTTGGAAACACATTTCGGTAAGTACTATCTGGCATATATAAGGAGTTTGCATCTTATATTGAGCATATAATGATGCCGCATCATTTACAGTACGAGCTAAATCTTTCTGTAATAATGCATCAGCTTGAGCTTCATCAATACCACCAGCGAAATTATCAGCAGCAGTTATTAAATGTCCATATCCAATTGTTGGATAACCTAAGCTATCTTTATATATCCAGAATCTTCCACTACGGTAATATCCAACAGAAGTTTGATATTGAATAGTACCTTCAAATTCTTTTACTTCTTCAAGTAACTTAGAATCAGTTGCAGATACTTTCCAACCAATTGCGGTTTTATCAATGTTTGACAAATCCTCTGCTGGTGCACTTGCAGACGTATTAGAATTACGTTTAGTGGTGCTTGTTCGTTTAGGAACATGCAATGAACCACGTTGTGAATATCCAGAACCAATGCTACCAACTGTTGTGATAACTACTAAATCTGTACTATTCTCAGAATATGAAGTTGCAGGTTTAGGATTAGGGTTAGAAGGTTTTCCACCTGTTAAACTTTTATTTGCACAATCTGCACCTTTACCAGTTACAGTACTGTAGAATAAACCAGGATCAACTGTTCCACCCCAACCATAAATGTTTGCACTACCTAATCTTATTTCAAAGGTGAATACACCATTTGCAGTACCAATCTTTTGTCCTTTAGTAACTGTATCTCTATTCATTACAGTTACGTCAATATCATAGAAAATACTCTTGTAACCAATTGGATGTGTAATAATAACTCCACCATTACCCATCTTAGTAATTAAACCACCATCTGGAGCAACTACATCGCCTTTAGCTTGAATAATCCAACCATTTCTATTAGTAGTTCCACCACTTTGAGTCGGAACGCCTTTACCCCAATATCCGAACTCACGAATAGTTCCAGTCACTGGCATGAATAGTTGTAATCCTTCATATGTTGTTGTGTAAGATTCAACGGTTGTGTTATCCTCACCGCCATCTGACACGACTAAATCTTGCGTTAGGGCTTGACCAACTTCGGTCGTGCTGTTAATATGTTGTACGTTATCTTGTTGTGTAACGGTAGGAGTCACTGGAGCAACATCGTTCGCAGGCTGCGGTGCAGAGGCTGCTTGTGCATTATTTCTACCGCCACCTTGCACTGGCGGTGCCATTGCGTTACTATGGTTGTCTGGTGACGAGAATGATTCATGCAAGTGAATATGACTGTTTAAACCAACAGCAGGTGATACGAAATCTGGAGCATTAATTTGTGAACTACTATCAACTGTACCAGCAATAGTAAAGTTTGTTCCACCAGCAGTTATATTAGCTGAAGAAGGTGCAGTTACATCAAATGTTGAACCAGTTTTTATTGCAGTATTGTCACCCGAAGTTATATTAGTACTGGAACCGCTTTGTATACGAATACTTGCTGCTGCTACTAAACGTAAATCAGCACCAGTGTTAATAACTACTTGTCCATTAACAATAGCATCAAGATTACCTACAAGATTTAATTTAGTATTACCTTGAGTTTGTACGTTTAAGTTTCCACCAATTTCAACGTTCATATCTTTAGCAACTGTTAGATTAAAATCTTCGTCAGTACGAATTGTAATACTTTTATCTGAGTGAACGGTAATTTGTCCATCAGGAGTCATTTCAAAACGTGCAGTACCATCACGGTTAATTAAAAATACGTTACCTTTATCTTCTGAAAGTAAGAATTGTGCACCACTACGTGTACGCAAAACAATACCTTCATTGGTACGCTGACCAACCGCTGTATCGTTAACTGCATTACCTAATTGTGTGTTTTGATACGAATCAGGGTCTTCATCCCAATTTGGTGCAGTTAATTCCGCATCTGTATATCCATCATCAATAATAAAACTATTACCACGAGGTGATGACATACCATATACAGTACTTGTAGTTTGACGAGTACTTGAACGGTTCGCTGCACCTTTTTGTTGGTCATAAAGAAGATTTTGCTTAGTTAAGCCTGCTACCAATGGAACGTTAACGTATTTTTGATCCATTTCAGTTTGTATTGTATTACGGTCATAGTCAGTAATAGGTACTGCCATGTCATATCCACTATTTGGCATCAACTGAGTTGCACTACCTGGAACCATTGTGTTCATGCGGTCATCATAACCACATGCGAACCACCAACAATCATGAATATTACCATTTGCAAAGAATATAGCAACGGTTGTTCCAACATCTGGTGGAACTGCCCAAAAACCATATCCTTTAGGGAATTGTGAATAAGATTCAGCACCAGGTGTACCAGTTGTTCTACCAGCGAATGGTGATAGATACGATGCTGTTAACCATGAACCTTTAGAATCAGAATCTGATTGTGAATTCTGAACCCAAACTTTTAATTTACCAGTTCTTGTAGGATCACGATTATCCATAACTGTAGCTAATTGTACGAATTGTGGATTGAAACGTGCAGCCTGGTTCTTAGCATAAGCCATGCTATTACTGGTTCCTGAACCATTAGGTTGTTGCGATGCCATTATTGTTTACCATCCTTTTTAATTGATTCCGCTGATTGTGTACCAGTTGTTTGTTGATCTTTATTTCTTAATGAACGAATTACTAAACCAGCAGTTAATTGCTGAGTAAATCCACCATTGCTATTAAATTCGCTAACAACTTTGTTAACACGATAGAAGCTTTGATTGAATACTGAACTTTGATTAACTTCTAAAATACCAGTATCATCACTAATAGCTACAATAGGTTTTAAATTTAGTAACAAATAAGTTTCCGTTGTCATATAGTTAGCAAAATGAATATCTTCAGGACTTGGATTAATATCTTCACCACGTGCAGCATTATCTAGATACCTTATGTAAGAATAATCACCCCATCCTAACCAGAATGGATCGCCAACTACTTTAATATCAAGTTTTCCTAAGAATGAACGGTTATAATAGTTATCTCTAATCAATCTACGTTGTAATTCATCATCAGAACTGTTATCACCTTTAGAACCTGAGTTCGTTTTACCAATGTTAGTAGGTTCAGTAGGAATACTATCAACGCGAGGAATACCAATACCATTAGTACCTTCAACACCAACATCTATTGTATTTCTAAAATCTTCTATATACGATGGAAGACCTGGAGACATAGATAAATTAAGATTAGTTTGATCAGTTTCACCGTCTGTTGGCATTAAACGAGATTGTGACGCACCTTGTGCATCACGAATAAATTGTTTTTCTTCATCCGTTAATTCTTGACCAGAATTTTGTTTATTAACTAATTCTTGAGATTTAGCCCATAAAACTTGTGTATCTTCTTTAGTTGCAGTACTATATTCTTGACCAGCAAATTCTAACGTTTCAGCAACGTGTGTACCTGATGTATTTTGTGTATCAATTTGAGATTGTGGGTTACGAGTTACCGCAATATTAAATCCTTGGTCAAATTTTATATCCAAGTTTAATATTTCATTGTTTAAACCACTAAATTGATAATCATAACGTTTACCATTAATTTTTGGTTTTTTATTAGGATCAGTTTCATCATTGATCTTATCTGCATTGTCATAAAAATATTGAAGATTAAATGAATCAGGTAATAGATCATCTTTAGAAGTTACATCACCAATTTTATACTTCAATATATAGAAGAAGTTTTTATAAGCACTGGTATCTCGGATAGGATCATATCCAACATAACGAGAAACTGGAATAATATTAACAAAATTACGACGCTTATCAGTACTTTCATGTAAAGGCATACAACAGTCCAATACGTCATCAATTACACGAGAAATTGGAACATCAGCACCCCATGTAAAGTCTTTAGCTCCACTTGCACCTGAAGATGTTTGGTTAACTTCTGGACTTTGCTTTGTATCATAGTTGATAGTCATATTAGCAAGTTCAGTAGGTAGAATCATTTTAAAATATTCATCATTAGCAAATTGATCATAACGAAAACGTAGATAACCATATTGATCCGTAGCTACTTTGTTCATATGATCTTGTAGAGATTGGATAAATGTTCCAAAAGTACCTGTAGTACAAGTATAAGGTTCTTTTAGTGTCCAATCTTTATTTTCCATCATGCCACCACGTGTACTACTTAATGATAATGAATATGTGATTGCTCCACCACTTTGTGATGCTGTACCCTGAATAGTATTAAGTCTAACACCCCATTTACGGTTTAATGGTTTCATTGTAGTAGGTGCACCAGTATTTTCATCATACCCTACAAAATTTAATTCCATTACAAATGGAACATCCATGAATTTTTTATAACCAAGAGTGTTTGACAGTACTACAAGGTCATCGAACAAGTGTTGACCACCATTTTCTTTAATTTCCATAATAGCAGTATTCATGGAATAGTTTGAAGTAATACCAGGTGTTGCTGGACCAGCTTGTGTAATCTTAACACTTTCAATACTATATCTTCCAGTTACACCACTTTGAGCAATAACATATTTGTTAACATCTGCATTATCATTATCTAAAAATAATTCATATTCAGATGGTGACATTGTGTATAGAGAGAAATTCCATGTATAGTTATGGTAAGCAAGCAATGGATTGTCATATGGAAGTACGAGAGCATTCAAATCTACATTTGAATATAAGTCAGTACTTGCATCATATGATTTTTGTTTTTCTTGTGCAGTTCTGGCAACATAAGCATTTGCTTCACCGGGAATCATACCTTTAACACTAGAACTTGCTTTATCAATTCCATTTTTTGCGGCTGATACAGCAGCATTACTTGCTGCTTGTGCACTATTCTTAACCGCGTTTTGTGCATTTTGTGCAGTTTGATTTAAACTGTCAACGGTTGATGAAATCTGATCGTTAATACCTTCCATATTTGGTTCTGGAATATTAACACTACCAGTTTGTATTTTATTAACTATTTCGTTAATTGACGCCATGTTGAAAATCCTTACTTAACGTTACGTGAACCGTTTAACCAAACTTGTACACGTTGTAATGATGGAATAAAAATAGTTTTTCCAGCCGCAAAATCATAAATTGGATCTACGAGAATATCTGGATTAAGTAAAGAGAAAATGTAATATAAACGTTCATTTCCGTACAAGTCCTTAGCTAAACGCCAAGGTTGTTCATTGTATTGAGGTGGAATTTCATATTCAATATCACTATCTGCTCGTACTAAAGTTTGTGGTAAATTGTATTCAAGATACCAAGTTTGTTTAACCTTTGCATAAGGTGAGTAAGTACTGTATTGTGATGCCATTAAATGTATCCTCCTTTACGAAGCATTTCACCACGTTTAAATGAATTTAAATTAAATTTAGTAGTCATAAAATTAGGTGTTGGTTGTTCTTCTAATTGAATAGTGATATTCATTTTTTGAGGAACCCAAACTTCATTTTCTGGATTTGTTGTTCCAGTGTTACGTAAGTTTTCAAAATAAGCACGAGTTGCTGAGTCTGAATAGTCATACCCATCAACTGATGAATTTACTGGAACTTGAATATAAGGAACATCATCAGCATAACTGAACTGATATGATTTGATAATAACTGGTATGTCATTATAAATGTATCGTCCATATCCACTTAACAATAAAATTGGTGGTGGAGCACCAACAACTGCAAAATCTGGATTACTTGATAATGCTGCTTGTCTACCAAAATCCATTTGAGTTACTGAACGAAGAAAATGCATACATGCTAATGTATACATAGCTTCCATGCCAGTACTTGCATAAAATGAACCTTGTATGGTTATTGTTGTGTTTGATGTGTTTTTGTAGTTGTTATAACCACTATTCGTATGAATAGGTTGTTCTGATTCATAGTTGACTGTACGTTGTTCAGATATGATAGGTGTATAGTTCCATACCATACCGTTAGTGACACGTAAAAAAGACAATATGGATGATTGTGTGCTACCAGTTTGGCTTCTATCACCATAAACATAGTTTGCTGCGGCATCTTTTGGTCTTAGTCTGATTCTGCGATCTATCATAAATGTTCTCCGGGAAATTACTATCCTGTATTTATTAGGTGGAACGAAAAATAAAAATGTGGTATAATGTATCTGTAAAACAAGGATCGTTTTATATAAAAACATGGAGATTTTTATGGCAATTAAACCAAAACGCAAGAAGTACTTGAATAATGCGGATTTGCTAAGAGAAATTCATATCAGTAAAATGTCATATTGTTGGGTGCTAGACGATGCTTACAATATGTACGATTATATCGTCTTCGACGAGTCCGAAATTACTGAAGAATTACTTGAACTGGCTACGGCTGAGCGAATTAAACGTATAAATTCGAGTACGATAGACAAAATACGTGCTGAACATGCTTTCACTGCCAAGAAAGCAAAAGAGTACGCTGACGAAAAGAACTTACTCCTTCATGATATTCAGATTGATGAAGTTGTTATTCGTGTAATCACGAATGAACATATACCATTCATTGAAAATACTGAAAATGAAAAGAAAGTTCGTACCAATTTTGAACCCTTTAAACATTACATCGCTGATAATACTGGTGAATTGTATGAAGTTGCTCGTTCGCATTGGAAAGGCGATCTTGAAGATGGCAGTTTCAGCCTAACTCATGGTCGTCAAACTAATGAACTTGGAAAAATGTTCATTAAATTGGCAGAAGAAATATCTCATAAACCTAACTATCGTAATTATACGTACTTAGATGAGATGATGGGTGATGCTCGCATTCAATTAGTTAAGAATGCACTATTATTCAATGAAAGTATTCTGTACAAGAAGGTAAAACCAGCCGTACAACTTAATCCTTTCGCATATTACACCTCATTTGTTAACAACGCATTCCGTTCTGTACTTAATTCAGAAAAGAATGTACGTAACATTCGTGATGATCTCTTAGAACTTCAAGGGTTTAACCCTAGTCATACACGACAAATTGAAATTGAGATGAAAATGCTAGAAAGGAAGCAAAATGGCACTATTTGATAAGTCTATTGTGTTTACTGATATTCATTTGGGTCTAAAGAATAACAGTAAAGAACATAATGTTGATTGTGTGAACTTTGTAAAGTTCATGATCGACGAAGCAAAAGAAAGAGATATTAGAACTTGTATCTTTATGGGAGACTTCTTCCACAATCGTAGTAATATTAACATCAATACACTTGATTATGGTCTTCAAATCATGAATCTACTTAATGAGAACTTCGATATTACGTATTTTCTTGTTGGTAATCATGATATGTATCATAAAAATAAACGTGATGTGACCAGCATCAATATGGCATCTGCTTTTGAACATATACACTTCATTAATCAGATCGAATCAATTGATGACTGTTCATTTATTCCGTTTATGATTGACGATGAATACAAACAACTACCTTCATTGCGTAGTAAGTATGTTTTTGGTCACTTAGAACTGCCAGGATACCTTCTTAATAAGATGGTTGAGATGCCAGATCATGGAAAAGAGACTGAAGATTCGTTTAGTGGATGTGAATATGTCTTTAGTGGACATTTCCACAAAAGACAAGCTAAAGTTACATCAAAAGGTACTAAAATCCTGTACACTGGTAACTGTTTCCCGCATAACTTCTCAGATACATGGGATGATGCAAGAGGAATCATGTTTCTAGATCATGGTGGTGAACCAGAATTCAAAATGTGGCCTGGTGCACCACGATACAGAACCTTTACATTATCAGAACTTCTATCTGAACCAACTTATTACCTTGAAGATAACGTAATAGCTAAAGTTCAAGTAGATATTCCAGTTACTATGGATGAAATAGGGTTTATTCGCGAAACATTTTGTAAGATGTATAAAATTCGTGAATTTAACATCATACCTGGGAAGAAAACAGTTGAAAGCAACTTCGGTTCAGATGATTTCGCTGGAAACACTGAATCTGTTGATGAAATTGTAATAGCTCAGATAAAAGAAAACAAATCCAACGTAATTGACAATGAATTATTGATTCAACTTTATCTTTCACTATAATTGGGGGCAAGGATGCTTAATATTAAACGCATTACAATGCGTAACTTCTTTTCTTTTGGTAATGCACCACAAGTTCTGGAGCTTGACAGTACTGACCTTGCGTTAGTACTTGGTCAAAACAACGATGCATCTGTTGGAGACGACAATGCTGGTCGTAGAAATGGTGTAGGTAAGTCTGCAATCATTCAGGGGATTGTTTTTGGCTTATACGGTAAGAGTATCGGTAACGATATTAAGATTCCGAACTTGGTAAACAAGATTAATTCTAAAAACTGCGAAGTTGTTATTGATTTTGAAAAAAATGGTGTTGAATATCGTGTTGAGCGTGGGCGTAGCCCCACGTATTTTACTTTTCTTACTCTAAGTGAGGATAACGAAGTAATTGATGAATCCAGAGGTGAGAAAAAAGATACTCAAGAAGACTTGAATGAGATTCTTGGTATTTCACAACTTCTATTTGAACATATTGTTGTAATGAATGCTAACGTAGAACCATTTCTATCTCTATCGCAGCAAAAACAACGTGAAATGATTGAAGAACTCCTTTGTATTACTCAACTTACAGAGAAAGCTAACCTTCTAAAAGACATGTATAGAGAAACGAAGAACCAAGCAGATCAAGAGAAGTTCAAAATAGAGACTGTTACTGCTTCAAACAAGCGTATTCTTCAAAGTATAGAATCTTTACAACTTCGTGCAAACGAATTTGAACAAAAGAAGACAAGTACTATCGAATCTCTGGTTCAACAACTATCAGATTATGAAGACATTGACTTTACATCTCTATTTGATCTAGCATCAAAGATGGAAGAAGCAATCAAACACAACAATGCTCGTACTGTACTGGAAAATCGCTTAGCTCAGATAGCAGTGAAACATGAAGAATACTCAGAATCACTAATCCAGAAGAAAGCTTCAGTACTAAAGAGCATTGATGACCTATCTAAGTTTGATATTGCTGCTGAACTTGAATTACATGAAGAATTGAATACTTGGAATACACTTGATCAGATGTTGAAAGAGATTCAAAGCACAAAACGATTTAAAGAGCAGCAAGTTAAATCAACAAAAGAGAAGTTAACTCTACAGACACGTACATTATCAGATGAAAAGCTAAAGTTAGCTGATATTCTGAACAGTACCTGCCCGTTGTGTAAGAATTCATTGGCACATGATGATTCTCACACTGATATGAAACAAACATCAGAAGAAACCATTGCAAAAATTCAAATTATCGTAGATAATATGAATGTAGAACTTGATACACTTCAAACTGAGTTAAATGATATTGAAATATTTGATATGCCTGCTAAACCAGTAACATATTATTCTTCATTATCAGAAGCTAAGCTACATGAGCATAAATTGGAAGAATTGAAGAAGAAAAGTACTGAAGAAGATGTTAATATCTATGATGAAGAACTAATGACACTCTTTGGAGAGTTAGAAAGTACTGAAATCAAAGAATATACTGAAACATTCAGTACTAATGAAGTGAAAGACCTTCAACGATCATTCGATACGTTAGTTTCTTCATTAGAACGTGAAAAATCCTCTCAAAATCCTTTCTTTGAACAGATTGAGACGTTACAAACGAACTCACTCCAACATGTGGACTATGATGAATACAATAAATTAGTTAAGCTCGCTGATCACCAAGATTATTTGGCAAAACTTCTAATGAACAAGGATTCATTCGTTCGTCGTCGTATTATTGATCAGAATATTTCATTCTTGAACAATAGACTTCAGTACTGGATTGAAAAATCAGGTTCATTACATACAGTAGAGTTCCTAAATGACTTAAGTGTTGATATTGATTTGAATGGTCAGTCATATGACTTCAAACAGTTATCTCGTGGTGAACGTACTCGCGTTATTATTGCGTTGAACCTTGCATTCCGTGATACATACGAGTCATTATTCCAAGGTATTAACTTATTATTGGTAGATGAACTACTGGATAACGGTTTAGACACTGGAGGTATTGAAAGTTCATGGCATATGCTTCAAGATTTGAGTGCAATACGTGGCAAGAACATCTTTGTGGTATCGCACCGTGAAGAATTGATTGGACGTGCTAACTCAATATTGCGTGTAGTTAAAGAAGATAGTTTCAGTACTATAGAATTTTGTGATGTATTAGACCTATAAACAAAAAGGAGCCATTAGGCTCCTTTTTTTATTTGTGTCATATCTAATTGACCACTTTTAATTAATTTACGTGCTTGATTAGCTCGTTTAGCACTATTTGACTCAGGTACAACATTAAATGATTCAAGAATTGAAGTTTGTTGTGCAGCCGGTAATGCTTTGAACTTTTTAACATCAATTGTTAATGCTGTATGATGAATTTTAGTCTCAGAATAATCTTGTTCATAATAATCTGCTAAATTTCGTAAAACAGTAGGTAAATCTTTAGTTGTTAAATGCTTAATGTATCTATCGAACGCATTTTGTACTTTACCTTCAAATGAGTTAACTGTTCTATCAAGAACTGCACGACACTCTTGTTCACCTTTGTGATTATGATCAAGTACTGGATCAGTTACTTTCTCTTTAGTGATTGGATCTAATCCTTTTTGTTTTTTAAGTAATTCCTGCCTATATTTGGCAGCCTCAACCGAATTTTTTAACCTTTCCCTTTTCATTATAGTTCCTCAAAAAGTTCTTCTATAGTATTTACAATTATCGTGGAACGATTCTAAAAAATCTGGTATAATGATAGGACAACCCTGCTTGGCTGCGTGAACACGTAGACAAAAAACAGTCGCCGATGAAAATGTAATTGGCACAATGAGAAGTTCAAGCAGTTCGAAGTGCAGAAGACACCCGTTAGGAGATGGCATAGTTTGTACCACCCACGGCAATACGGCACTATAAAGAAGTTCACTAAGCTGATAGAACTTCCTCGATAGATATATAGGAATCGCCCCCTACCAAATAGCTAAGGGAATTTTTCTGAAGAAGAATTTTGCGGTCATATTTTATACAATATTGATCCGTCCAAAATTCCAGAAGAATAGGTACTGAGTTTGTTCGCATAGACTTAGTACTGAGTATGGTAAGCCCATGACCGTTGCATAAGACCGTAATAGTGAGAAACAGAGCAACCCGCTTGCGTTCTATTGAAAAATAGAAATTTACGATGCGAATAAACGACGACTATCATCGTCAGAATTGAGTACTTTAATTAGTACTTTTTTATATCCTTCCCCCAGCGGGGGATGATAAACTCCCCAAATCTCGTCAGTATAAATCGTGTTAAACGTACAGATAGATTAGTGAATTGAGTTGATCAGTACGCAGCAAAGCAAGTACAGAACAACGAAAATTCTTTGACATACGAAGTATGGCAAATCTCAAACAGTACAGAAAATTAGAACACAAAAAACCAGCACAAAGGCTGGTTAATTTTTATTGCTTGTTTTCTTTTTTGACCTTTTTATTGTATTGCTTCACCAGCAGATCACGATCTGTTACAGGCATATTCAAGAGCATTTCATAGCTCGTATTGGAGATATATACAGAAACCTCCAATAATCCATTCTTTATCTCTTCACAATTAAAGTGTAGGTCTGCTATTTCTTGCTTAGTTTCTTGAGCATCAGCCATTAGAAGCCTTGTACGAAAAAACTGCTAGGATCGAATTGAAGATTCTCCAGTGTCCATTCATGACCACATTCAGAACATCCAACATCCATTTCATGACTAATACCAGTATTGTTAATAAAGTCAGCTTTGTCACGAATTTGACGAAGTACAAATGCTGGTTGTTGTCCAAGCCATTCTGCAATAAATGAACGGTCAGATACTTTAATCCCATCAGCAGTTTCAATATAGTCGATATTAGCGACTGTCATATCAAAACTCAATTGAGTCATAATTTCGAAAATAGCACTGAAGTGCTTCATTTTTTCTTCATCAGATAATTCTGCTTGCTCAAGACCACGAGCTTTCTTTTGTTCAATAAACATTTTCTGACTAAATGCAGAATGTTCTTCCCATGTATGCGGTTTAAATTTCAATAGTAAACCACCAACTTCTTCAAGAAGCAATTCTGGTTGTTCTTCCAGTAATTCAGCACTTGCAAGTAGTGCTTCAAGATTACGTTCAAATGCACCATGATAACCACAATTAGGGCATTCAACTTCAATATTGTATGAAGTTTCTTTTGTTGCAATTTTAATACCAATCAATAGTAATTCTACATCTGGTACATAAAGTTTCCGGGCATCAGCAATATTTGGAACACAATTTTCAATAACGCTGGATACTGCTTCACCATTAATCAATGCATCTGGATTGTTAAACATAAGTTCATCACGTGCTGAACGAGCACAAATACCACATTCAACTGTTTCATTATTCAATACTCCAGATGGGTAAGGAATTACATTATTACTCACAAGCTTAGTGTAAAGTACTTCTACTTTAGTATACTTGGATAAAGGGTTCATCTTATTCATATTGACTCCATAATAAATACGACTATACATGAATTTGTATACAATATTTATAAGGAAAATCACATGGCTGGCATTGGCAACAACGACTATATTCAACAGCAATTGTTGGATCAAAGTACCGCTATGAATGATAATTTAAGTGCGATGCGTTCAGTACTACTTGATATTAAGAAGAACACAAATAAAGGTTCTGGTTCAGGTGGTTCTGGCGGTGGTAATAATGATTCTGGCAATGGTGGACCGGGGCCAGGTGGTTCTGGCAGTTCAGGTGGAGCTTTTAAGAACGCATTTAAAGATTTATTCGGAGAAGCAAAGAACATTGGTAAAACAATGTTAGGTAATAGTGGATCTATACAAAACACTGTTAGCTCATTTACTACTGGAGCTAAAGTACTACAAAACTCATTAGGAAAACTACCTGGTCCAATTGGAATGGCTGCTACTGCATTTTTACAAGTAGTTCAAGTTGCCGGAATGGTTTATGAATACATGAACGAACAATTGAACATGTATAATGAATTAAATTCAGCAGGTCTTACATTATCAGATGGTATGCTCACTGTTCGTAAAGGTGCCGCTGGTGCTTTCATGAGTATTAATGATTTTAGCGGAGCAATTAAACGTAATAGTCAAGAATTGGCTGCTATGGAAGGTCAGTACGGCGATGGTGTAGAACACTTTGGTAAATTACTAAATACCGTTCAACTTGCACAAGATAAAATGGGTCTTTACGGTGTATCACAACAGCAATTAGCTGATATTACCGCAAAGAACTATAAATTTGAAAAAATGTATGCTGGTGAACAAGGATTGCGTAGCATGTCTGAAGCTCAAAGTACTGAAAAGTTCGTTGGGTCTATGACATACTTAAGTAAAGCTGTAGGTAAGAGTGTTGATGATTTATTAAAAACATTTGATGGAATGTCAGATACTGTAGATTCTGAAGTTACTGAACAAGCGTTAAAAAATCGTTTTGGTTTTAGTGATGACAAGGCTGCTCAAGTTAACAAAACATTCAATTCAGTTTATGCCAGTATGGGTAAATCTGGTGAATCTTTACAAAAGATTATGTCCAGTAAAATGTTTGAAGGTGCATTACCAGAAGAATTTAATAACAACTTTACACAATTATTTGCTCAACAAGTGGAAGCATTACATGCTGCTGGTATAACTGATTCTAAAGAAGCTAAACAACGTATGCATCAATGGATTCAAGAACACCAAGGAATGTTAGATTCAGAAATTGGTAATCAACAGTTGCTTCGTAACTCAGCAGCGGCAGCTTTCTTGAAACAATTAAAGACTCAAGACCAATTACTGAATGATCCAAAAAATAATCCAACACCTATCTTTGAAAATATGACTCAAAGATTTAATAACTGGATTGGTAAAACATTTACTGAACCATTTAATACTTTTTATGCTAAGACTGCTGAATCGGCAGCTACATATCTAATGAATTTAGCAGATAACAGTACTGATGCATGGGATTTTGCTTCTAAACTATTTTCTGATGGACTTACAAAAGTTAATTTAGCAAATATTGGTATGGTAAGTAAAATACTTGAAATTCCTGGAATGATAATGGAAATGATTTTCGGTGATTCATGGAATGCTGTATCTGAAGCATTTACTAAATTAGTTGGAGACGTAGTTCAAATACCAATTAGAATTGGTAAATTAATTTGGACTATGTTTACTGGTTCAGAAGGTGATATAGACCAAGCTGGTAAAGAAATGATGGGTTCAATTAAGAAAGTATTTTCTGATGTTATCGGTGTATTCACTAATATAGCAAATTTGAGCATTAATGTTGATGATGTAAAAACTAAATTCTTAGATGCGTTCGATTCATTAAAAAGCAAGTTATCAAGTATGTGGGATAGAGTAAAAGGATGGTGGAGTGATTCTGAAGAACCTGAAGAAACTACAACTGAACCACCAAAACCATTACCACCAGTACCGCCTACTGCATCACAACCAACAAATGTAGGTAATCAAACAGTAACAGCAAAAACTGAAATTACTAAACCTGTAAAAATTGAACAGGCTGATCAATCTTCACCATTAGTTGAACAACAAACAGCTTCAAATGGTCAAGAAGACATGAATAAGGTATTAAATGAGATACTAAATAGTATACAGTCTCAAAATTCAAATGCAGGACAAACTGCTCTGATATTGCGTCAGATTGCTGAAAATACTGAACCACCTCGAAATGTATAAATGGAGTTATATAAAATATGAGTTGGCAACAACATATGACATTAGGACGTTCTAAATTATCGACCGTTCCTCAACGAAATGCTATGGAACAGCCAGGAGGGTCAAAGACGAATTTCTCATCTTACCTTCCTGCTGTATATACTGGCTTATCGAACCGTGTTGACCGTTATCGTCAATACGACCAAATGGATCAAGACCCTGAAATTAGAACCGCTTTAAACATTATTGCGGATTTCTGTACTCAAAGTACTAAAGATTTCGGTCTACCATTCCAAATTCAGTACAAAGATACTATGGGTGATACTGAAGTCACTACTTTAGAAGATCGCCTTGAATCTTGGTCTGATTTAAATGAATTTAAAATGAGAATCTACGATATTATTCGTGGAATTCTAAAATACGGTGATCAGTTCTTTATTCGTGATCCAGAAACCTTTGTTTGGTATTGGGTGAACCCAATGAACGTAGATAAAGTACTGGTTAACAATGCAACTGGTAAAACCCCAATTGTTTACTTTATGCGTGATGTTCATTTGAATTTACATGATAAAGTAATGAGCAATTTACAAATAGGTTTTGATAAACAAGCTTATCCTGGAACAATGCCTAACTCATTAGCGAGTTCAGGTAATAATTATGGTTCATTGGGTAGTGCTGGTGGTTCTGGTTCTGATAGTTCAGGACAATTCGGTACTGGTGGACAGTTAGATGTTCTTCCTGTAGCAGCAGAACATGTTATCCACTTATCTTTGAATACTGGACAAGATCCTTTCTGGCCTTTCGGTACAAGTATTCTTGAAAACATTTTCAAAGTATATAAACAAAAAGAACTTCTTGAAGATAGTATTATTATCTATCGTGTTCAACGTGCTCCTGAACGCCGCGTATTTAAAATTGACGTAGGTGACATGCAACCGCATCAGGCAATGGCATTTGTTGAAAGAGTTAAGAATGATATTCACCAGAGACGTATTCCATCAAATAAAGGTGGCAGTACTTCGCTAATGGATGCAGCATATAACCCATTAAGTATTCTTGAGGACTATTTCTTCCCTCAAACAGCGGAAGGACGAGGTTCTTCAGTAGAAACTTTACCTGGTGGTGATAATCTTGGACAAATTGACGACTTGCGTTACTTCAATAACAAATTGATTCGTGGTCTACAAATTCCAGCATCATATCTACCTATGGGTCCAGATGATGGTGGTGTTGCATTATTCGGTGATGGTGCTACTCAAGCAATGGCAAGTGAATTACGTTTTAATAACGAATGTATGCGTTATCAACGTATTATTTCCAGAATTTTTGATGATGAATTCAAACGTTATATGCTAAAGAATGGATATAACGTAAGTGCATCTTCATTTGAAGTAACATTTAATCCACCAATGAACTTTGCGGCAAATCGTAAAGCAGAAATGGATGCTAAATTAATTCAAACATATATGCCATTGAATGATCTCAAATACTTCTCTAAACAGTTCATTATGAAAAAAATGGGCTTTGAACAAGATGATATTGTAGAAAATGAAAAACTTTGGCTACAAGAAAATCCTGAAGCGGCAGCCGCAGGTGGTCCAGATGCACCAGGTGCAGATGCTGGATTACAATCAGTAGGTATTGAATCCCCTAATAATCCTGAACAAGATTTAGGTATAGATGAAGAAGGTAACTTAGATAGTGCTGATTCAGAATATCAAGATTCTCAGGGAGGTGGTAGTTTTGACCCAAATAGTTTAGGCAATTCATTTTAACAGTAATAAATAGTTATGATTCGTTCATTTGAACGATTAAATAATTAAGGAATATAGGTTATGTTGGACGAAATTTTTGAAGCTAAAGATGATTCTATGTACGACCCTGAAGATGATCAGACCGTATATAAAATTACCGATACTCGTAAACCTAAATTGACATTACAAATTCTCAACAACTTGAGAAAGTACAGAGAATTTAAAAAGAACGAAGCTGCTAAAAGAGACGCAGTAGTAGCAGTGGTTTATGCCGCTGCACCTTCTGATGATCAATCTGGTGGTGGGATGATGTAATTTATGGCAAAAAGTACCATTTTTGAGCTTTTTCTAAAATGGTATTTTTTAAGGCTATAAATAAGGACATACCAAAATAAATTTTTGTATATCTTTTGGAGGATATAATGGCAAATATTAAACTATTGCAAGAAGCTATCCAGGCTTTTGCTAATGGCGACAGTGAAGTAGCAGATCGTAAAATGCGTAAGTACTTTGTTGAAACCGCACAAGAAATTAATAAGAATCTTTCTGAAGAAATGGATTCTGAAGAAGAAGAAATGTGTGAAGATGTTGATACTGGTGAAGCAGACGACATGGAAGAAGACGTTGGTTATAAACTAAATGAAGAAGAAGACCTTGAAGAAGGAATGTTCGGTGCAGATGTTAGCGGTAACGCAGTAAACATCGGTGGTGGTTCTGCTTCTGGTCTAGCTGAAGAAGATGAAGATCCTTCTGATGATGCTGGTTCGGAATTTGGTGATGAAGGTCATGAAGCTGGCGGTGCCGCTCCTGATGCTGACCAATGGGAAGGAATCAAGGATGCTTTTGATGCTCTAGAACGTATGTTCGATGAAATCGAAAGTGGTGATGCTGATTTTGGTGATAATGAATTCTCCAGCGATGAAGAAGATCAGGGTGACGAATTCGGTGATGTTGATTTCGGTGATGAACACATGGGTGAATCTTTCCAAATGAAGAAAGTTTCTGAACCAGAAAAATCAGAAAAATCTGGTGTAAACAAGAAATCTGTAGTTGCTAAAAACGCTAAATCTCCAGTAGAAGGTGTTAAACCAGTAACTATTAAAGATGGTTCTGTAGATGCAACTGATGACAAATTCGATAACTCAGATGCTATGAGCGTTAAAGTTGAAGATAATAACAACGTTATGGATAACGGTAAACACGTTATGAAACCTGCTAAAACTCCAACCAACACTGCTGAAAAATCTAAGTCAGTACTACCAAAACAAAAATAATTAGAGAAGGAAGATCATAAATGAGTAATATGATTCGTGAATGGTCTTCATTCAATGATTCTAAAATAGTTTTAGAGTACAAAGAAGATCAGATGACTGGTCGTAAGAATTGCTATCTTAAAGGGATAGCAATTCAAGCAGATCAACGTAACTTAAATGAACGTGTATACCCATTCGCTGAAATTGCGAATGCTGTTAAGAATATGGCAGAACGTATTTCACGTGGTGAAAGCATTCTTTGTGAATGTGATCACCCTGAAACTTTAACTGTAAATTTGGACCGTGTAGTTGGAATGATTACTCAGGTTTGGATGGAAGGACCAAATGGTATGGCTACCATTATGTTGCTTGATACTACTCATGGTAAGGATATTCGTACTATGATTGAAAGTGGTGTTAAGCTTGGTGTAAGTTCTCGTGGTTCAGGCAACGTTGACCATAACGGTATTGTATCTGATTTCGAAATTGTAACTATTGATATTGTAGCACAACCAAGTGCTCCAGATGCATATCCAAAAGCGGTATTTGAATCTCTGAATAGTAAGTACGGAGCACCTGTAGCTGGCACAAATCGTGTATTTGAGTCACAAAAAGGTCGTAATAACTCAATTGATGATGAAATTCATCAATTTTTTAAGAATTTAAAAGCTTAATAAAATAAATTTATAAATATCTGTACATCAAGAGTACAAGATATTATCTCAGTACTTTAAAGGAGAAAACGAATGTCAAAATTGGATCAGTTTCTGAACGAATCATCTCTTTCTGACGAAGCTAAAAAGCTTATCCAGGAAGCATGGAATGAAGAAAAAGCTAATGTAGCTGCTGAAATGCGTGAAGAAATGAAAGAACGTTACCAAGAAGACTTAGCAAAATTAACTGAAGGTTTAGACAAAATGATGGCTGAAGTAATCAGCGAACAAATGTCAGATGTTTATGCAGAAAAACGTAAACTTGTTGAAGACCGTGTTAAGCTACGTAAAACACTAGGTAATTTCTCTAATTTCGCTAATACAGTATTAGCTGAAGAAGTTAAATCAATGCGTAAAGAACGCAAACACATCAATGAAAGTCTTGGCAAGTTCATGCAATTCAGTAACCATATTATGGCTGAAGAACTTAAAGATTTCCATGATGAAAAACGTCAATTAGTCGAAACTCGTGTAAAACTAATTGCAGAAGGTGCAAAACAAATTAATGAAGCTCGTCAGAATTTCATTAAACGTACTGCTGAATCTGCTGCATCTTATATTACCGAAACTACCGCTAAGAACTTACAAGCTCTTAAAGGTGAACTAGTTGAAGCTAAACAAAACATGTTTGGTCGTAAGATTTTTGAAGCGTTTGCTAATGAATTCTACTCAAAACAATATAACGAAAGTTCTATTCTACGTGAGTTGAATGAATCAGTAAAAGAAGCTGAAGAAGAAGCAATTGCTGCTAAAGTAGCTCTAAAAGAAGCTAAAGAACAAGCTGCTGCTGCTAAACGTCAAGTTAGTATTATGGAAGATACTCAGGCTCGTACTGCTATCATTGCTGAACTAACAAAACCTCTTACTAATCAACAAAAACAAATTATGGAATCTCTATTAGCAGTAACACCTACTGATAAACTAAAAGATGATTTCAGTAAGTACCACAAGTCCGTACTGAAAGGTACTGTAAATGAATCTGCTGCTAATCATAGCCGTCCAGCAGTTAATACAAAGGCTAAAAATGCTTTAACGGAAAGTAAGGTTATTACCGGAAACCGTGAAAGTAATTTCATTAAAAACGAAGAATTATCGTCTGATGACTTGGATTTCCTAAACGAAATTACAAAATTATCAGGAATGGATAAAAAACGTTAATTATTAAATGCTAATTTTTCTGAGTGATAAATAAAAGCATACAGAAAAGCAAAAAAATATCTTTTAAGGAGATTATAATGTCACAACTATTAACTGAATCTAAATGGGCTGCTGTAAAAGATAAGCTTGTTGAAGGTCTAAATGGTAATCGTAAAACTGTTATGGAAGCAGTTCTTGATAACCAACGTAAAGTAATGCTACGCGAATCTGCTACCGCTGGTGCAACTTCTGCTGGTAACATTGCAACACTAAACAAAGTAATTCTACCAATTATCCGTCGTGTTATGCCAACCGTTATTGCTAACGAAATTATTGGTGTTCAACCAATGACTGGTCCAGTTGGTCAAATCCACACTCTACGTGTACAATATGCTGATAATGCTCCAGGCGTTGTTGCTGGTGAAGAAGCACTTTCTCCATACAAGATTGCAAAATCTTATACTGGTGAAATCAACTCTGATAACACTGCACCACGTGCTGCACCTACTTCTCAACTAGAAGGTGTTATGGGTCGTCGCGTAAACATCCGTATTCTACGTGAAACCGTAGAAGCTCAATCTCGTCGTCTATCTGCTCGTTGGACTGTTGAATCTGCACAAGATGCACAAGCACAACACGGCATTGACGTTGAAGCTGAACTAATGGCTGCAATCGCACAAGAAATCACTACTGAGATCGACCAAGAACTATTGGCTCGTCTACGTGCTCTACCAGGTGCTGCTGCTGTTGTTTATGACCAATCTAAAGTAACTGGTGTTGCTACATTCGTTGGTGATGAACATGCTGCTCTAGCTACCCTAATCAACCGTCAAGCTAACGAAGTTGCTCGCCGTACTAAACGTGGTGCTGCAAACTGGGCCGTTGTTTCTCCAACTGCTCTAACTATTCTTCAGTCTGCAACTACTTCTAGTTTTGCTCGTACTACTGAAGGTGTATTCGAAGCTCCAACTAACGTTAAATTCGTTGGTGTACTAAACTCCACAATGCGTGTTTATGTAGATACCTATGCTGATGACAGTACTGATGTACTAATCGGTTACAAAGGTTCTCAAGAAACTGATGCTGGTGCATTCTACTGCCCATACATCCCATTGATGGCATCTGGTACTGTAATGGACCCTAACACTGGTGAACTAGTAACTAGCTTCCTAACTCGTTATGGCTATGTACAACTAACTGACAGTACTTCATCTCTTGGTAACGCTGCTGACTACTACAGCAAAATTGCAATCCGCAACGTAACCTTCATGTAATGAAGTGACCATTTAGATTTAAATAAATCTGATGTTTAAAACAAAAAAAGGACGCTTATGCGTCCTTTTTGCGTTTCTGAAAGTTAGAAAGTAAATAGCATTATGGTGAAACGATGGCACATTTTGTGCTATAATCATGGAGACAATAATATGATCATTAAGCCAGATTCAATAGTCGTAGTGTATCTTAACACTAAACAAGAATATCATCGTAGTGTGTACAGTAGATTTGAAGTATTATTCCAAGAATACAAAATGGTTGGATACATTGAGGATTTAGGAGTACTTTGTTGTGGGTTTGAAACAGTATACTACGATATGAACCGTTATGTCAATGACGTTATGAGTTCAGATATTCAAGAAATGACATATGAACAATATATTCAGTACTATCAAGGTAAACTTGCTCGTGATAATCCAGGTGCTCCTATGTTGAACGATGCACCTGGAATAACTTTTGGTTCATCTCAAGTAAATGAGATTAACACTCCCGTACCTGTACGAGAAATGTTGAATTCGAATCCAGTACTACAAAATTTAAATAATCATGGTGTAAAAGTACAGATTCTGCGTGGATAAATACCCCACTAAATTAGAGGGGAACCAACATGGCAAATCAAATCTGTTACGTAATAGTGAATCAAGCATGGCCTGAATGGGTTAAGATTGGATTTACATCAAAAGAAGAAATGAAGACACGATTAAGTACTTATCAGACTGGTTCTCCATTTAGAGATTATGAAGTCTATCATGAAGTACAATTTGAAGATGCTAAAGCTGCCGAAAAAGAAGTTAATAAACGATTGAAGCAGATGAATGCAAAACAAGGTACTGGTAAAGAGTGGTATAAGATGCCTAAGAAGCTTGCTGCTAATATGATAGATGGTGTTAAGGATGATCTTGATGAAGCTCAAGAATAATTCATAAATATCTCTATAATATAAACGTGAGGACTGATTTATATGAGTATAAGATTTAATCACGCCAGTAACACTATGACGAGTACTGATACAGCTAGTTTTGTTGTTGAAGGTGGAACCCCGACAGTTCCACGTCCTTTAAGACTTAATGCTTCATCAGTAGTTTTTCCTAATAAGATTCTTCCAATCGGTGAGGCTGGTGCAGTAGTTTTCGATACTACTTCAAAAACATTAAAATATCATGATGGAATTTCATGGATAGAATTACTATCTCAAGCAGATATTTTAGCTCCAGTTAATATTTCATTGACTGACATTTATAACCAATTAGATGAACGTGTAAGTACAGTAACATATAGTTCAAATACTATTGCAAGTGCAAGTATAAGCGGAACTAATTTGAATATTATATTTCCTAGTGATTCTGGTGGGGTAGATCCTGCTATTCCGGGGTTGTTTACTTCATCACCTCCAGGTAGTATAATGCAATATGCTTTAATGTCTGGACAATCGGTTGCCAGTATTCGTGAACAATTGAGTGGAGTAACTGGTGGTCAAACCGGAAGAAATGGTACTCAAGCCAATCCATATGTTACAAAAACTGGATGGTGTTTTGCTGATGGTTTATGGTGGACATGGAATGGGACTACTCCTGTAACTAAAATAGTTCCTAATTTGAATCAGGAAGCTTATTTAAAAAGCATAACTACCAGCGGAGTAACAAAAATTGATGCAGTTATTACTGGTTCAGGTAGCATCAATTCAACCAGCATAGATATGCCTTTGCATTATCATGGTACTGGTATGATGTTAGGTCTATCTGGTAGTGAAGGTGATGATGGTATATTCATAAGTGGAAAAACTTGGAATGACGGAATTTCTTATCAAGGAGTTCAAATATCTGGTAATATACAATCAAGAAGAACTTCTTCTGTAAATGGATCAGATTCAAGAACAGCTTTAAGTACTACTTATCCAATTTATCCTAATGGTAATACAACAACACATACTCATACATTATCTGGAATTGATGTTAATCATTTTAATGTAGCCTTTTTATATAATATTGCAGAACCAAGCCTTGCATTAAATCAAAGTGCTGGTGATGCTCGTTATGTATTAAAATCGGGTGATGTAATGTCCGGTTCATTGACAATTGCTAACAGTGCTACAATTCAAGCAAATGATACTAACTTATTACTATGGTTTAGAGATGGTTCCGGCGGAGAACGTGCCGCTATATATCATAATTCAACAAATAATACATTAAGATTACGTGCGGCAGGCGGTCCAGAAGTTACTGTAACCAGTGCAGGTATATTAACCAGTGTTGGATTATCAGTATCTGGTACTAGTGCTACTGTAGCTGGAAGAAACATTGTCCGTTCAGTAAACAATACATTAGCAGATTCTAACGGTAATGTAACGTTAGTAGTTGGGGCTGTACAAGATGTTAGATTAGGTGCTACACTTAATGAACGTCACGGTGAGGGTGTATTCTCTGTACCTGATGGTAATGTTATGGTTGGTGGTGGTTTTGCAAGCGATTCAAACCAAGTATTACTATCTGCACCATTACAAAAGCTTGTTAGTGGAATCTGGCAAACTGTAACTAAACTATAAGGATTTTTTTATGTTGTTCTATGAATACGAACTTGATGTTCCTGAAATTATCATTGATGGTAATAATTCATATAAGGTTCATCATTATAGAAACGAAGATGGCGTAGATTGGACTGAGTTCATGAAGACCGTAAGACCTGAAACTTTAAAAATCATGGTAGATTCAAATAACTATATTTCACAAGCATCATTTGATGTAAGTATGTTGAGTCCATCTAATTTTTATTTTTATGAAATGCAATTAAATGAAATACCAACTGATTTCTTTGAAAAAGGAGTTTGGTCTTGGAATTTTATTGATGGAAGAATTGTTGAACATGTAGTTGAGAATTACGAAAATCAGTTGTATAAGCTATCTCTTGATATTCAGTACTATACCTTGGTAAAAAACACCAAAATGCTATCTGAATTGAAAGAAAGATACATTTCGATTTACGAAAAAATGAAAAATATGTGAAACGGGGAAAATTCCTGTGCTATAATGTAGGCATCCTAACGGAGAGTTAGGGTGCTTTTTTTATACATGGAGAAATACACAAATGACTAAGAAAACCGAATCTAAAATTGAAGCTCATGAGTTAAATGACGCACAACGCAAAAAACTCAAAGATGGCTTGAATTCTGCGGTAGTACAGTTGACGCACCTTGATACGATTAAAGAATCGTATGCTGATTTCATGGATACTTTAGCAGATGAATTAGGGCTTGACAAGTCTAAATTGAAATCTGCTGCGATGCGTATCTATAAGCAAGACTTCTTCGATAAAGTTCGTGATCAGGACGAAGTTGAAACCATTCTTACCGTTTCTGGTAACTTGGCTGCAATGGAAGACGAAGACGAGTAATAAATAAAGCCCCAATGGATGGGGCTTTAGTTTTAAGTACGTAATTATAAGGAGATAAGATGTATATAGATGGATATATGGATAGAAAGCGTACTGGAGAAGTACTGCATGTTGCTGAACGTATTAATGGTCGTCGTGTCCTACGAGAAATTGAGCCAGTATACGAGTATTATGTAGAATCTCCACGTGGTGAACATAAAACTATCAACGGTACTCTTGCCGAGAAGTTTGAATTCTCCCGCTATTCAGATATGAAAAAACAAATGGAATCATTGCCGCTTTCTGTGAAGATTTATGAAGCAGATTGTAATGTTACATTTAAAACCCTTGCAAAACACTACATGGGTAAGTCATCTCCTGATCTTAATATCGCATTCTTCGATATTGAAACAGACTTTCACCCTAAATTCGGATATGCTCAGCCGAGCGATCCATTCAACCGAGTAACAGCTATTTCTTTATATCAAAGTTGGACAGGTAAGGATTATGTTCTTACAATGGCACCTTCTGATATGGAAATTCATGAAGCTCAGGACATTATTAACCGCCTAAATGCGGAAACAAACGATCCAAACAGTACAGTAATCCTTTATACTGAAGAATCTGAGATGTTTGAAACTTTCTTTGAATTAATTGAAGATGGTGACATTCTATCTGGTTGGAATAGTGAGTTTTTTGATATTCCATACATGGTAAACCGCACAAGAAAGCTCTTTAATGAAGCTACTCTTGCTCGCTGGTGCTTATGGAACAAGAAACCTAATGCTCGCGAAGCAGATATGTTCGGTAAAACCATTGTAACCTATGATTTAGTTGGACGTGTTCACCTAGACTATCTAGCTCTTTATAAGAAACATGCTGGACAAGTAGAACAGTCATATAAACTCGATTATATTGCCGAGAAAGTAACTGGTGAGAACAAAGTATCCTATGAAGGGTCTTTGGATAAGTTATATCGTGAAGATTACATGACATTCTTGCGTTATTCTAAACAGGATAGTATCTTGTTGAAGAAAATCGACGAGAAAATGGACTTCATTAACCTGCATAACCGATTAGCACATAAAGAATGCGTACTTATCAGTACTACAATGGGTTCAGTAGCTCTAATTGATACAGCAATCATCAACTTGGCTCACCAACGTGGTGAAGTAGTATTCAATAAGCGTAAACTTGATGAAGAAGAAGAAGGTTATGATTATCAAGATTATGAAATGGATTTTGATGATGATGAAGATGATGAAGACGAACAACCAAAAGGTTCTAAAGCTGCTGGTGCTTGGGTACAAGATCCAGTACTAGGATTGATTGATTGGTTAGGATGTACTGACTTTAACTCACTATATCCAACAGTTCTTCGTGCATTAGGTATGAGTACTGAATGTATTCTTGGACAGTTACGTCAAACGTATACAGAAGCGTATCTTGCAGCACGTATTGAAGAACAACGTCAGCGTTATCGTGGAAAAGGTCGATTTGAGCCGAAATATACTGAAGCATGGCATGGTTTGTTCGCAAGTATCGAATTTACAATGGTTCGTGAGAAATCTAACGAAATTATTACTGTAGATCTCGAAGATGGAACAAGTTTCCAAGCTACAGGTGCAGAATTGCATGATATTATCTTTGGAGAAGATAGTTCTATTGTTCTAAGTGCGAATGGTACTCTATTTGATAAGACTAAGTACGGTGTAATTCCAGAAATCCTTACTATGTGGTACTCTGAACGTAAAGCACAACAGAAAATGGTTATTGACTACAAACATTTGGCAACAGATGGATGGGAAATGCCAGAAACTGCTTTACATGAACTGGAAGAAGTACTAAAATCGTTAGAAATTGGTTCTGGTATTCATAAAACGAACTTACACGAAGGTGATCCAGTATATCTTATGCGTTTAGCTCTTGCAGACAAGAATTATGCTGAACTTGCTAAGATTATTGCGGATAACGGTATGCGTCTTGAGAATGGTCATGTATTTGTGATGGATTCTGATAAGAAGTACTGTAAAACTCAGTCTGCGTTCTGGAAACAGAACCAACAGATACGTAAAATTCTTCTAAACTCCCTATATGGTGCGTTGTTGAACAAAGGTTCTCGTTTCTTCGACAAACGTCTTGGACAATCAGTTACATTAACTGGTCGTAGCATGACTAAACACATGGCGAGTAAGATTAATGAAGTATGTACTGAGACATACGATCATAGTGGTGGTGTAGTAGTATACGGTGATACCGATTCCGTGTATTTCAGTGTAGCACACTACTATAAAGAGAACGACATTCCATTTGAAATGTCTAAAGATGAAGTTGTAGAACTTTATCAAATGATTGGTGACACTGTAGGTGCATCATTCCCTGAATTTATGGACGAAACCTTTAATACTGGTATTGAAAAGGGTAAAATCGTTGGTGCTGACTTAGAAATGGTTGGTTCTCGTGGTTTATTCTTGAAGAAGAAGCGTTATGCTATTTTAAAATATTGGGAAGATGGGTTCCGTTTAGATGTGGATGGTAAACCTGGTAAAATCAAAGCTATGGGTCTTGAAATTAAACGTTCAGACACACCGAAATACATCCAGAACTTCTTAGAAGAGACTCTAGTTGCATTATTGGTTGGTGAGACTGAAGAAGAACTACGTACTCGTGTTCGTACTTTCAAGAAACAATTCAAAGACAAGCCAAGTATTGAGAAAGGTTCACCAAAAACAGTGAAAAACTATACCAATAAAGAGAAAGAATACCAGGATACAGGTAAATGTAAGGTTGGACACGTACTAGCCGCTATTCAATGGAACAAACTTCGTGATTTGAACGATGATAAATCAGTTCCAGAAGCAACAGATGGTACTAAAGTAATTGTTTGTGATCTAAAACCTAATCCACTTGGTATTAAGAAGATTGGTTATCCAATTGACTGCGTAGATTACTTACCTGAATGGTATCTAGAACTTCCGTTCGATGATGATGCTATGGAATTAGCAGTACTAACAAAAAAATTGGGTAATATCTTCGGTATTCTGGATATGGATATAGCAATAGAAGAAAAAAGCTCCATTGAATTAAACACTGGCATGATTCATTGGGATTAAAAGGAATAAAATATGTCTAACATTTATGAACGCATTGGTGAAGCACTTCTTTCTAACGGTAAGCACGATATTATTCGTGCTGAAAACAAACATGAAGAAGATGTACTAACTAAAGCAGGCTTTACAAAGGTTGGATCTATCAAAGAGGGCGATAAAGTCGTCGCCCTGTTTAAGATCGAACAAAAAACAAAAGAAGTAATCAAGGTTGTTGAAGTGCCAACGAAAGAAAAACAGTGGCCTTATAATGAACAAAACCCTTTCCGTAAACCTGACCCTGGAATTTGGTATTATAACGACCATAACCCATTATATACTTATGGAACCAGTACTGGAGATCCAGATTGGACAAAGTATACAGGTAAAACAGTAAGTGATGCTGGTAATTCATATTCAGGTAAAGGATTCTATACAAACAATACTGCTGATTTAGATTATAGTTATAGTATTGACCTTTATCAATCGTTTATTGATCGTTGTAATATTGCAAATGACAAAACCGATGAAAAATTATCAGGTATGACTAATATACTAAACCAAATTGCTAAAAATACTGAATCACCAAGAAATATTTAAAAATATGGAACGGGTAGAAATTATATGGTATAATGTACCCGTTAACAACATGGAGAATTAACAAATGGAATTACGTGACGTACTACGCGACCTGGTAAACACCACCGCTGGAATTGATTTTGATTGTATCGCTATTTCAAGCGAAGATCGCGGCGAAGGCCAACGTGTTTATATGGAAGCTTATACTTCTGACAAAAATTTAGTTATGCGAGCACATACTAAAGAAAACGTACCTGAAGTTATTGGTCGTTTCGGTATTGGTAATCTTGGAATGCTTCAAGGTCTATTGAACCTAAACGTCTATAAGACTGAAAGTACTAAAATCGGCGTGAATGCGAAAGATGGTGTTGTTAAAAGCCTAACTTTCAATTCCGACGAAGCTAATACCAACTATCTTGTAGTTGCGGAAAAATATATCCCAACCCAACCACGATTCACTGACCAACCATACGATGTACAGGTTACACCTAGTGCCGCTAAGGTCAATGAACTAAAAAGCTTCTCAGGTGTGTTTAAATCTTTCTCTGCTTTAGTCACTCCCTACACTGAGGATGACAGCTTACATTTCTACGTTGGTGAAAAAGATAAAAACAACCATACAGGTACTATTCAGTTCTCTAAAACTGAAGGTGAACTAACAAAAGGTTATGGTTATCCAATTGACCGTGTGTTCCAAGCATTGAACCGCGTATCCAGTGCTGAAACTAAGTCAATGGGATTCACTAAAACTGGTATGATGAACGTAACTGTTGATACTGGTATTGCTGTTTATAGCATCTATGTAAGTGGTTGCTAATTTATATAAGGGAACTTAGGTTCCCTTTTCTTATTTGGAAAGTTATTATGAGTACCCCTCGTTTTATCGCTGATACCCATATGGGTCACAAAAATATCTGGAAATACCGTCCAGTCTTTGAAAGTACTTTACATAATGACTTGTACTTTCAATACATCCTTGCAGAAACTTGCAAAAAACGTGATACGATGTTTATCTTAGGAGATGCAGTCTTTGATGAAAAATATCTTCCGTTCTTCAAAGAACTTCCTGGTACAAAAATTCTGATTCTTGGCAATCACTGTTCAGAATATATCAGTACTAAGAAACTTTGTGAAACATTCGATGAAGTTCACGCACTCATGAAGTATAAAGAGTTTTGGTTATCACATGCACCTATTCATCCTGAAGAATTGCGTGGAAAAAAGAATATTCATGGACATGTTCATACTGAATCAGTAAGTGGATTAGAATATATGAACGTATCAGTGGATAGTTCTTTCATGAATTTCTTCCCTCGTACCCTTCATGAAGTTCGTCAAGGTTTTGAAACAGTAAATAGTACACAACAAATCTTCGCTGGTGTTCCTAATTCGGATGCACTCAGTGTTATTGAATCTAATCCGATAGCAAAAGCAGCGTATTACAAAGCACTGGAAGAATCAAGAAAAATTACTGTTTAAAAGGATAGAACATGCCACTTTATACTTACCGTTGTGAAAAAGAAGATTGTCATCATAGTATCGAAAAGATTGTCAAGTATGATGAACGTGAAAATAAAGCATATGATTGTGAACAATGCGGTACTGAAAAGTGCATGAAATTTGAAATGTTTACACCCGGTAATAAAGGAACTGCCTTTAATTTTAAAGGAAATTGGTTCAATACTACTGGACGATACTAAATTTGAATGGAGTCAAATATGAGTTTAAAAGCAATTAATGATTATGTTATCGTTGAATTACTAGAGAGCGTAACAAAGAGTTCAGGTGGTCTAATTTTGACTAAAGTTGAACCGCCATGTACTGGTACTATCATATCAGTCGGCCCAGGACGAGTACTTAATGATGGTTCTCGTGAAGAACATAATCTAAATCCTGGGGATGTGATCGTTTTTGGTAAATCTTCACTAAATATCCCATTAGAAGAAGATAGCAAAAATTATTATGTTATGAAAATTGGTGATATATTTGGGAAGAAAAATGGCTAAGAGAATTATACCATTCTGGATGTACCCTTCACATTGGGGTCTAAAAGGACAAGCTAAAGAGCTTGCATTAATCGATTTTAACTTTGAGGGCTTAGACGCTGACTTGAAACGTGCAGATATTTTATATCTAACACTTCATGAACGCGATGTAGCTAAAAATGAAATTCGATACAAACACGGAGAATTTACTGAATATGAATTCGAAGTGAATAAAGTTGATTTGCAATTCAAACATGCAGTTATTGGAAAAGACACTGTAGTACTTGATAAGTTGGAATTAGATCTTAAATTCCATAAAATTGATGAAAAGGAATATGATAAACAATTCATTGAACTCATCAAAGATGAAGATAAGAAATACATTGCAGCTTTAAAATATTCTTTAAAATACGAAGAAATTACTGAGAACGAGTACGAAAAAGAATTAGCAACATTTAATCGTAAGCCTTGGTTTGCATTTGATGTGGAATTCGATGAGGAAAGTAATGAAATCAGTATGATATTCGATTACAACGAATATTTCTGGAAAAAGTTACGTGCTGAAGGTCATCCTGGTGTTGACGAAGCAGAAATTATCGATAACTTTATTAAAGATTGGGGTCGAAAGTTAGCAACAGAAGATTATAGCGGTGACTATGACACAAAGCTAACAAGCGTAAACGACGAGATGAATCAACAGACTGGTTCTATTGATCCGAATTTCAAAATTTATGAATAAAAAAAGGACGCATGTTGCGTCCTTTTTTCGTTTGGATTTATTAGATAGACAATGCTGGAATAGCTTTGTAAACTTTAATCGCGAAGTTACCAGCGGTAGCAGCGGTAGCGGAAGAAGCTAGAATAACTTCTGAACCATTAGCAGCAAGCATTGGTACACCTGTTAGGTCATCAATAAGTAGACGGCCTTCATCGATTTGGTTAGCTGGTACACCTTGGAAGGTTACTAGGTCTTTATCAAACACGTTCGCACGTTCTACCAAGAAGGTAATAACGTTAGCAGCAGCAACAGAAGCAGCCGCAGTAACACCTGATGGTGCATTACGGAAGCCAGAAACAGCTACAGCTTGAGCAGTTAGAGAAGTACTTAGTACTACTGCACGTTGTTGAACAATGTCAATAACACGTTTAACGTTAGTTTGAGCAGCATAAGCAGCGGTATAGTCAGCTTCAAGGGAAACAGCTACGAAAGCAGTTCCATCAACACGAACAACACCTTTGTCGTTTAGGAATTCTACGATAGCATCAACATCTTCAGTGTTTAGGAAACGTTGTAGTTCAGCGAAAGATGCAACAGCACCAGTAACTTTAACAACTACGTTTGAAGCACCGCCGATAGCGATAGAAACGAGAGCGTTCTTACCATAGAAATAACCTAGTACTCCAGATTCGGAGAAACCATTAATACGTTCTAACATATTTTATTCTCCTTGAAATTATAGTAGTACTGGAAGTGCTTTGAACACTTTGATACCAACAGCAGCAGCAAGAGCAGGAGTACCGTCTTTCTTCTGGAATACACCAGCTTGTGCTAGATTGGTAGCAATTTCAGTTGTTGGATCAACAACTAGTGCATAAGTAGAACCAGGTTTGCCATCTTGTTTAGTAAACACATCTTGGCGTTCAACGATATAAGTAATACCGAAAGAACCGTCTGCAAGAGTACCAGCAGAACCGAAAGCAATTACGTTTCCACCAACAGTTGCGAAACCAGCAGCAGTAGGATCAACATCAGTTGACAATGCAGAAGTGGTTACTAGAACTGCACGTTGTGCAAGAGCTTGAGCGATGATGAATTGATTTTTTTCAGCAGCAGATAGTGCAGTTTGAGCAGCGTTATCGCCAGCTTCAGTACCATCGAATGCTACAGCAGAAACACCAATTTCTACATCAACTGGTAGAGTAATAACTACAGTTACGAAACCGTTATCACCACCCCAAAATTCGCGACTATTAGCAGACATACCATAGTTACGATCAAAAGAATTAAGACTCATTAGAAATCTCCTTGTTAATTTGGTGCAGGCTTAATACCTGCTTAATGTTATTTATCAAATCCTTTTCGTTACTATTAATAACGTAAAAAATTCAAATAAAATGTTTATATGCAACTATTTATTTCTTAAATGGAACCACATATAAAAATGTGGTATAATGAAGTAAATTATATGGAAAATGGAGTTCCTATATATGAAAACATATCTACTTGTGGATACACAAAACTGTTTCCACCGTGCTATTAACGTGGCTTCACGTTCATCCGATATATGGACTAAAGTTGGATTAGCACTACATATCACATTGAGCGGTTTACGTAAGATGGATGATCTTTTTAAAGCTGACCATGCTGTATTTTGTGCAGAAGGTCGTTCATGGCGTAAAGATTATGATCCATTTTATAAACAAAACCGTGTCGATAAAGCAAGCACAAGAACTCAAGAAGAAAAAGAAGAATCAGAACTAATGTTCGAGATGATTAATGACTTCCTTGATTTTGTTGACGCTAAAACTAATAGTACTCTACTTCGTTCTTCTAAATGTGAAGCAGATGACTATATCGCCCGTTGGATTCAAACTCATCCTGAAGATCAACACATCATCCTCAGTACTGATACTGACTTCCAGCAACTTCTGAATCACAATGTTAAACAGTATAATCCTGTTCAGGAACAAATTTACACTATTCAGGGTATATTTGATCTTAAAGGTGAATTGGTACAAGATAAGAAAGGTAATGCATTAGCAATTCCTGATCCTGATTTCATTTTATTTGAAAAATGTATCCGTGGGGATACTTCAGATAACGTATTCAGTGCTTATCCCGGTGCACCAATGAAAAGTACTAAGAAACGTGTTGGGATTCGTGAAGCATATGAAGACCGTGTAGCTCAAGGTTATGCTTGGAACAGTTTTATGAACACTAACTGGACTCGTCATGATGGTGAAGAAGTTACAGTACGTCAACAATACGAACATAACCGGAAATTAGTAGATTTAACTCAACAACCACCGGAAATTATTGATCTAATGGATGAAGTTATCTTTGGTCGAGGTATTAAAAATGTTCCAATGGTGGGTGTACACTTCCTAAGATTCGCAGCTAAATATGAACTGGTGCATGTACAAAATTCACCAGAATCTTATGTTAGATTGTTCGCAAAAAAGGATGAATAATGGCTATTTTAAAAATTCTAACTGAGTACTCATTCATTGTAGAAACCAATACTGGTGAAAAGATGGGTATTTTAGTGAATTACGATGAAGGTACTACTGAACGTACTGGTATTGAGTTCTTTTCTTCAGAAGGTTCTTTGAAGTTTAGTAACATTAAAGAACTAGAAGACGCATTAGGTGAAGAATTCACTTATGCTGAAATCGAAGTAACTGATAGTACTAATACATCAAAAGCCTTGGGTGAGTATCCTATTAATGATACTGATAACATTATTGACATTCAGAATGATGACCCACTTGGAATAGGCTCTTTTCGTAAGAGTCAACGCTCTAAAAAGCGTTTTTATCCGGGTTGGTGGCTTGTAAGAGGGGAAAACGGAACATATTTGCCACGTTTAACCCTTAGTGTGGACATTTATAACGAAAGAAACAATACAGAAGCACTATATGGGCCTTTTAAGTCCTATATGGATGTAACGTATACGTTAAAACAGATATAAATGAATAAAGTACTGCTTTGGTAGTACTTTTTAAGGAAGATTATGAATAACATTAGGGAATACGTACTTTGTAGAGATGATATATTCTATTTTATGATGAATTATCTCGATTTAGAGTTCAGAGGATTCCAGTATGATATGATGACTAAGTTTTTGGACTTAGAAAATGATAAAATTAAAAATATATTGGGTCATAGAGGGTGTGGACTAACAACTGCAAGCTGTATATATGCATTATGGGTATCGATGTTTTATCCTGGAAGTAGTATAGCGTTTTATACACCAGGAACATTAATGGTTCGTGATATAAAGAATATTTTTAATCTTTTATATCAAAAAGTATTACAAAAATGGGATACCAATCAAAAACTATACTATGTATCGAGTAGTAATCAACGATATATTCGATTTGAAAATAAATCTAAAGTTTTATTTTGTAGTACTATTGTAGAACTTCGAGGAAATAAATTCGATATTACCTTTTATGATAATCCATATTTGGGACCGAAAAATGCAGAAGTATTCGAACAAACTGCCCCTGCTAGTAATAAATGTGTTATATTAAACACATTTTTACCTCCTGATGAGCATGAATTAGAGAAAGTAGGAACATTAACTACATATCCTTGGTACTGTAATCCGAACCTAACTCAAAATTGGTATTTGACAATGCTAAATAGTCTTGGAAACGCCGACTTCTTGTTGAAGTACGGATGTACAAGAGGAACTTAACATGTCTAATTTTGACTTAGATAATTTTAATGATGACGAAGATTATTCCGTCACGAAAAAACCAAAAACGCAAGTAGTATATACACAACAAATGCTTGATGATCTACAACGTTGTACTGTAGATCCTCTATTTTTTATTGAAAACTTTGTTTATATTCAAACAAAGGGTGGTGAAGCACTTTTTAAACCTTTTGAATACCAAAAGGAAATGATACGTAACTTCATCGAAAACAAAAACAACATTATGCTCACTGCTCGTCAGATGGGTAAAACAACGGTTGTAGCAGCATATCTTTTATGGTATGCTATGTTCAATCCAACAAAAACAATTCTGTTGATGGGTAACGTACAATCAGCAGCACAAGAAATCATGGATCGTATTAAGTTCGCATATGAAATGTGTCCTGACCATATCCGTGATGGTGTTACGAAGTATAACGAACTTACTATTAAGTTCGAAAACAAATCACGTATCATTGCTCGTGCAACAACTCCAAAAGCTGCTCGTGGTCTAACCGTAGATTTACTATATCTTGATGAATTTGCATTCGTTCAAGAATCATATCAATCAAACTTTTGGGCTGCGGTATCACCAACCTTAGCAGGTTCAGGTGGTGGATGTATAATCTCCAGTACTCCAAACACTGAATATGATCAATTCGCATCATTATGGTTCGAATCACAAATTCATGCCTTTGAAGATGAAGATGGTAATGTAACAGAGATTGATGATGACGGTCCAGGTATAAATGGATTCCGTGGAATTAAAGTAACATGGGATAAGCACCCTGATCGTAATCAAGAGTGGGCTGATAAAGAAGAATATAAATTAGGTTCATCACGTTTTCGTCGTGAATATAATTGTGAATTCGTAACATATCAAGAAACATTGATCAGTGGTATTAAGCTAACTGAAATAAAAAATAGATTCGTTCGTGACCCAATTAAACGAACTGATGAAGTTCGTTGGTTTAAAGATATTGAATACGGATGTACATATGCTGTATCTCTTGACCCTTCAGGTGGTACTGGTGGTGATGATGCTGCTATTCAAGTATATGAACTTCCTACATTACGTCAAGTTGCAGAATGGAAGAATAACAGTACTAGCATTCCTAATCAGGTTAAGCTATTACATAGAATTTTAAGTGAAGTTGCTGCCAGAATGGAAGAAAAAGGTGCTCGACAAATTGAGGATCATCTATTCTGGTCAGTAGAAAATAATACAATCGGTGAAGCAGCAGTACTGGAGATTACAAATCTTGGTATTGAACGTTTCCCAGGTACTTTAATTAACGAACCTAAGAGAACAAGAACTGGTCGTATTCGTAAAGGCATGACTACTACTAAAGCTACTAAAAAGACTGCATGTTTCCACATGCAAAAACTAATGGAAACCTTTAGGATGGAAGTTGCCAGTGCTGAATTGCACCGTCAGTTGAACGACTTCATTAAAGCTGGTATGGATGATGGTATCTATAAAGCAAAATTAGGATGCAAAGATGACTTGGTGAGTGCTACATTGCTTATCGTTCGTATGATCGATGTTATTGCAAAATTTGAAGACCGTACTGCACAAGTTATTAGTGAAACTTTAGACGATGGTCAGTTATATCAGCCATTATCTATACTGGTATCCTATAATCGCTAATAAATATATCTATACAGATTTGAAGGAGAACATCAATGAAACAAGGAGTTCTTTGTTCGGACATTTATAAAGTACTTGCTGCCCCTTCGTATGGTTATCAGATAACAATGTTTGATGACGAAGGAACAGGAACTATTACTCCGTCTGAAGCTAAATGGTTTTATGTAATGCCAGTTAACTTTATGATACAAGTACCTGATGAATCCGAAACTACGATTAGACCAGAAGTTTATCTTTGGAAATCCAACGATGTAAAAGATGAACAAACAAAAGAAGTACTGGAGCGTATTAAAAGTACAGCTAACCAGTACGGATATGGTTTTACCATATATGATTTTGGAACAGGAAACCTACCTAAGAAATTCTCTCATATTGCAATGCGTAATATGGAAGAAACAAAGATTCAAGAATCTTTGATGGAAGGGTTGACTGGTTCCGCAATGCGTTCATACTATCAATTACCACGTGCTAAAATGGTAGTTATTCATAGTATGAGAGTGCAAGAAGAAATTAGAGGTTCCCGTACACGAAACGTTAAAGAAGTTTTTGTGGAATGTAATGGAGAACGTCGCCGAATGAGTACTAATAACCTCTTTGCTGCTAAAGCAATGACACATCACTTAAATGAAGGTGGTCAATGGGGTGATAGATTTAGTTCACATTTGGACTCTTATGCTCAGGATTTAGATTCCCTTAAAGGACTACTTTCTGACTTAGAAATTAGCGGCAAAGTCGTTCAGGCTAACAAAGCTATGCAATATATTAAATCTATCAAAGATTTCTTAAAACGTTCCAGTACTCCAAAAGGATATGCAGATTCATTACGCAATCTATCTTTAGTACCACGTGTAGGGAATAAGTATATAGATGATTATGCAACCAAATTAAGCTCTATGTCCGATAATGCTAATAATAACAGAACTTTTGCTCGTCATCATCTAATGCAAGAGTGTTCTAAACTACCAGCATACTTAAATACTGCTCAAAGTAACATTACTGGTGAATATGAACCGAAAGATATTAGTTCAGCGATCAAAAAAGTATGTTTAGGTTGTGTTCCGGTTGACGGTGACTTTTATATGGAACCTTCGGATGAAGAAAATAAAGTACTTCTATTTGGTACTCAAATAGCAGGACTCATCCAAGACCCTATAGTAAAAGAAGTGTTAGAGAACATCTGTACTAAACCATGTATGATGCCACAAGATGCACATTTTATTATTGCATTAGGTAATTCGGTTTTAGGAAGGAATAAAGCGAAGAAAGAAGTACTCGTTGAACCTGAACTTAAAAATTTGGAAGAATGGGCTAACGGGAGCGAGTGAAAGCTCCCAACCCAATTCACTAAATAGATGGAACACTATGCCATTTTGTGGTATAATGTACATAACCAAGCGAAAACTTGGATAGTCATCTGAGACGAAAAAACAGAAAAAAATGAAACACCATAAGAAATTGTGGTATAATAGAAATGTCAACGGCAAGGAGCCAATGACAAACAAAGAAACAAAACTTAGTAACAAAGAAACAAATTGATAAGGAAATCAAAATGCCATCATTAGCAGAAATTCGTGCTCTATTAGCAGCAGAACAAGCAAAACAAGACGCAGTAAAAAATGGAACCTTCACTGGCGAACGCCAACCTGACGCATTCCTAGCTTTCTGGAACATTCCAGAGAACGCTGATCTTAACCTACGCTTTCTTCCAGACGGCGACCACAATAACCAGTACTTCTGGCGTGAACGTGAGATGATTAATCTCGAATTCAACGGCGTTAAAGGTGTTCACACCGATAAAGTTCGTCTACAAGTACCATGTAATGAAATGTGGGTTGCAAACTCTTGCCCGATTCTTACCGAGATTCGTCAATGGTATAAAATCGCAAAAGATACTGGAAACGAAGATCTTTCTAAACAAGCATCTAAGTACTGGAAAAAGAAATCTTATCTATTCCAATGCCTAGTAGCTCCAAACTCTGTAGAAGTCAAAGATGACAACGCTCCAGAGAACCCAATCCGTCGCGTTCTAGTGAACAAAGATTTGTTCGAAAAGATCAAATCAATTCTAATGAACCCTGATGTAGAAGAACTACCAACCGATTTTGAACATGGTCGTGATTTCCGTGTGATCAAGTCTAAAAACGCTGGTGGATTCAACAACTATGACGCATCTCAGTTCAAATTCTCCGAGCGTCCACTAAACGAAGACGAACGCACCGCTGTAGATACATACGGTCTATTCAACCTTAGCGAGTTCATGCCTAAACAGCCAACTCCAGAGGAACTAGTAGCTATCAAAGAGATGTTCGAAGCATCCGTAAATGGCGAAGCGTATGATCCAGCACGTTGGGCTGCGTTCTATCGCCCAGCAGGTGTTCAGAAACCAGCAACTGGTTCCACAACAGACACTCCAACTTCAGTACCAGCAGCTACTAAAACTGCTCCTGTTAAAGCAACAGAAACAGTAGTAGAAAGCAAGCCTGTAGTAACTGAATCTGCTCCTGCGGCAACTCCAGCAGCTTCTACCGAAGCAGCACCAAAAGAGAAGCTATCACCAGCAGACTTAGTAGCTAAGCTAAAGGCTAAAAGCGGTAACTAATTAGTTAGATTTTATCAGGGCAAAGGATTTGCCCTGATTTCATTTCATGGAGAGATAATATGAAAAAAACGTCTGTTGGATTAGCAAGCATCATCAAAAATAGTTCCAATAGTATCAAGAAAATGACTGGTGTAAGTATCGGATTTCACGATCCTGACACTTGGATTAGTACTGGTAACTATGCATTGAACTATCTTATCAGCGGTGATTTCCACGGTGGTATTCCACTTGGTAAAGTAACTGTATTCGCTGGTGAGTCTGGTGCTGGTAAATCTTATATTGTTTCCGGTAATGTAATCCGCGAAGCACAAAAACAAGGCATATACCCATACGTAATTGACTCTGAAAACGCACTTGATGATAAGTGGTTAACAGATCTTGGAGTAGATACTGATGAATCAATGATGTTCAAAGCTAACGCTGCGATGATTGATGACGTAGCAAAACTAATCGCTGATGTTGTAAAAGACTATCGTGATCAGTTCGGTGATCTTCCACGTGAAGAACGTCCTAAGCTACTATTCGTAATTGATTCACTTGGTATGTTGATGACACCTACAGAAACCGCTCAATTTGAGAACGGTGATATGAAAGGTGACATGGGTCGTAAAGCTAAACAACTAAAAGCATTGGTAACGAACTGCGTAAACATGTTCGGTGATTTAAATATCGGCCTAATTGCAACTAACCATACCTACGCATCTCAAGATATGTTCGATCCAGATCCTAAAGTTTCTGGTGGTGCTGGTTTCGTATATGCTTCATCTATTATGGTAGCAATGCGTAAACTAAAACTAAAAGAAGATGAGGATGGTAACAAAGTTTCACAAGTAAATGGTATTCGTGCTGCATGTAAAATCATGAAAACACGTTATAATAAACCATTCGAAGATGTTGAAATTAAAATTCCTTATAACACTGGTATGAACCCATACAGTGGTCTATTAGATATGTTCGAAAAACGTGGTCTAGTAACTAAATCAGGCAATAGCTTACTTTATGTTGATATTGATACTGGTGAAGAAATCAAACAATTCCGTAAAGCTTGGGAAAAGAATAACAATTCTTGCCTTGACCTAATTATGGCACAATTCACTCGTCATCCACTGATTGCAGTAGTAACTGAAGCAGATAAAGGTGATGAAGATTTCGGATCAGATATTGACTTAGACAATGTAGAAGATACAGATGATATTGTAGAAGTAGTAGAGGAATAAGATGGCTAAAGCATGGCATTGGATCATCAAAGATGATAAATCAAAGATAGTCGATATGGTCGATTTCTTTGAAAATGAGTTAGAAGACGCCAGGCGTGAAGTAAAGCAATCTGGTGTTATTGAAACATTATCTCAAAGATTGCCAGCTTATCACGAACTTCGGTTCAGCCAACTCCAACAAGTCGAAACAGTACTTGAAGTCTTGGAAATAGAGTTAAAACAACTCGAATCTGAGAAATTTAAACAACTTTATGAACACTATAAGCGTCAGCTTACTTCATCGGACTGTAAAAAGTACGTTGAAGGTGATCCAGATGTTGTTGCTCTCTCTATATTGATTGCAGATGTAGCATACATTAGAAATCAACTATTAGGGATAGTAAAATCGTTAGAAATGAAAGCATTTCAGTTGAACAATATAGTTAAACTTAGAACTGCTGGAATTGAAGACGCACGATTAGATTAATTAAAGGACGCTTATGCGTCCTTTTTGCTTTTTGGAGAAAGCTATGAAAGAGCTTGACAATTTTTACAATAATGTTATGATATTAGATACTGAAACAACTGGAACTGATGATGATTCAGACATTATTGAGTTCAGTGCGTCGTTTCCAGTGAGTTCAGATGACTCATTTGATGACGTATACAACTATACAACACGTTTCAAACCAACGCATGACGTTCCAGCAGGAGCATCAGCCGTACACTTCATTACAACTGAAGATCTAGAAAACGAATCTTCATTTTCGGACAAACATACTGAGTTTTATCCGTTATTCGACCTTAAACAGTACTATGTAGGACACAATGTGCAGTTCGACCGTCGAATGTTACAGAAAAACAACTCAAAACATCTTCCATTTGTGGAAATGCCATCGTTTGATAATGATGAAAGCTGGATTTGTACTTTGAAACTGGCTAAAAAGCTATTTGCAGAAGATATTGAATTTAAAAACCTCACATTGAGCTTCTTATGGTTCAAATTTGAGTTATATAAGACTTGTACACATAAAATCGTTCCTCATAGTGCTGAAGACGATGTTTATATGACATATAAGGTACTTTCGCACTTAGTAAATATAGCAATCGAACGAAACTTGATTGATACCAGTAAGGAAATTGGTTCTCAAGTAGTAAAACTAGCTAATACACCAATATGCTACAGTACTATGACTATTGGTAAGCATAAAGGTTGGGCTATGGAAGATGTACCCATGAATTATCTGGAATGGATGATTATGAACATGGATGTAATGAATTCTGAAATGCCAAACTTCGATGCAGACCTTGCTCATACTGTAGAAGTGGAAATTACTCGTAGAATCGAGGCTGGTCTTATTTCGTTCGACAATACTGATATGGATCTTCATGATGGACAAGAATATCCAGAAGGTTAAGAATTAAAAACAGATAAAGGACTCAAGGATGAGTGGAACTTGTAAGTTAATACTTCAGGATGAAGTTAACTGTAAATTTGAGGGGCTTGCCCCTAATGTTCGTCAAGAAATGATTCGTAAAGTATCCTACGTATTACCATACGCAAAATTCACTCCAGCAGGTCGAATGGGTCGTTGGGATGGAAAGGTAAACTTTATGAATATGGGTGGTAGTACTCACTACCACATGTTGGATCAATTACTTCCAATTCTTGAAAAACATGATGTAATGATTGAGATTGATGATCAACGTATTGAACATAATTTTGAGTTCGATGCAATTGATGAAAACATTTTTGATTATGTAGAATTCCCAGCGGGTCATCACATGGAAGGTAAAAAGATTATCCTCCGTGAACACCAAGTAAACGCTGTAAACACTTGTCTACAAAATCCACATGGATTACTATTAGCAAGTACAAGTTCAGGAAAGACATTAATTACCGCTGCAATGTCTAAGTCCGTGGAAAAATATGGTAGAAGTATCGTAATTGTTCCTAATAAGGACTTAGTACAACAAACATACAACGACTATGCAATGGTCGGATTAGATGCGGGTGTGTTTTATGGTGATAAAAAAGAACTTGGTCATCAACATACTATTACAACTTGGCAATCATTAAACTCTTTGTGGAAAAAGACAAAGAAAGGTGAAGTAGAACTTACTGAAGAAGATGTTCATGACTTCATTAATGGTGTAATTGCAGTAATAGTAGATGAAGCACATACCAGTGCAGCAGAAGCACTACATGCAGTACTAGGACAAGTAATGCGTAACATTCCTCTACGTTGGGGCTTGACAGGTACTATTCCTAAAGATCCAGTACTAGCAGCAAAGATAAAATGTAATGTAGGTGATGTTATCTACACTATATCTGCTAAAGAACTACAGGATAAGAAGATTCTTAGTACATGTAATGTGAATTGCATTAAATTAAAAAGTGCTCTAAAATTTGGAAATTATCAGGAAGAACTAAAGTATTTGGTAACTGATAATGATCGAATGTCTTATATTGCTACTTTAATCTCAGCAATTGCTGAATCTGGTAACACATTAGTGTTAGTAGATAGATTAGAAGCAGGTGAACTACTTTGTGATGCATTAAGTATCCCAAGGTCAGAGTTCGTTCGTGGTAATACTAAGAAGAAAGACCGTGAAGCATCCTATGGTGAGATACGATGGGCTGATAATAAGATATTGATCGCTACCTATGGTGTTGCGAGTACTGGTATCAGTATTAGTCGTTTGTACAATGTTGTACTTATCGAACCAGGAAAAAGTTTTGTTCGTACTATTCAAAGTATCGGTCGTGGTTTACGCCGTGCTGAAGATAAAGACCATGTTGAAATTTATGATATATTCGGTTCTAATAAGTACAGTGCTAAGCACTCAAGAGAACGAATAGCATATTATAAAGAAGTCCAATATCCATATGTCGAAATGGTAGTGGAAGATTGGGAAAAAATGGAATGAATGGCATTTTTGTGCTATAATATAGACAAACAAAATAATAAGGATATTTTGAAATGGAACTTCGATCAAGTATTGCCTTTATTGGCGATTCTGAAATTTTAGAAATCATTGATGCCCTGATAACGGAAGAATCAATGATTGACGACATGGTATTCTCTGTAGACTTTATTCCAGAGTTGGAAACTACAGATACCTATGTGTACCGTTGCGATTGCAACGGTGATTCTTGGGTCAACATCTACGACATTAAAGTTCGATTAGATGATAAGTTTGATCAAGAACGCAAATATGATATTATCTATGCCAGTACTGATGGTAAATCGTACATTGACGTTATCAGTGTAACTGGTAATTTTGATGCGTACCTTGATACTGACACTGATAAAATTCAAGAATTGTGTGAAACTTATGGATTGGAGTTCTACGGCAGTTCAGATGATGATGAAGATTATTATCTGGATTCTGACGAAGATGAAAATGACAATTACTACTAAGGAATTCACATGAACGTATTAACCCCTGAAAATTATGCATTTGAAATGGATTTGGTAACTGATACCATTCCAGAAGAAATGTACTGCGTATTAGATCTAAGCTCGGTTGAAAATGCTGATTACTATTTTAAACATATTCTGAATACAGTTTCGTTTAATAGTATTAGTGCTGACTTACAAATTGGAAATCATATTGTCCAGGTGCCTCTCAGTTGGCAAATCTTGCTCGGAGATGAAGACACTGGTATGATGGAAATGTGTACTATTGAGAATATTTTGAATATGAAAGAGCCACATGCTTTCGTTTACAATCCTATTCGATCTATGTATCCACGATATGAACAAGTTAAAGTACTAAGAGTATTCACATTAACAACTAAGTGGCAGATACCAATGCTTCCTAAGAAAAATCTTCTTGCAGTACCACTTCAACCCGGTGGAAATCCACCATGTGTATATTTTGCAGATGAAAATGAAAAAATCCAAGATTTATTTTTAGGAATTGGTGACTAATGTTCGATTTTAGCGGATTACCATTGTCTTCATCGGATGAAGATTCAGCGTCAGAGTCAAATCACAAGTTAGATATGAATCTATTACTTGAAAAGATTGACATGGCAGAATATGGGTATTATGAAACCCTAAGTGATAAAGAAAAGAAGCATTTCCAGCCTTATATCGTATTACGTTGGATTAGTTCTCTTGATGATTCAGTACAATTGACTTATAATGCAAAGAAAGTTGAAGCTATTTTTGGAAAATGGTCGGCTGGCGGTAAAGAAGCTCTAAATGAACTAAAAGATGAGTTCAACGGTACTGGTAATGGATTATGTATCAGTACTGCTAAGTATGAACACTCGAAATATGACTGGAGAATCAAATTCGCCGTACAGGATAGAGCATCAGCAGATGCTCTTGCTCTTATGATGACTGAATTTGGCATTACTGGACATGAAATCATTTCATTGATTGACAATACTACAATTAAGTACCATTTGATTATGTTAAATGATATGGTGAATAGCAACTTTTGGGAAATGAAGAATCACCCTGAGTTAGTTTATCAACTTATGTGTTCAGTATCTGAAATGATTGGACCACAGAAACGTGCTCATAACTGGTTGGCACATTGTAAAGGTTTAAAGAACGTAGATAAACATATCTTCGAAGTTATTAAACGTACACAACCAGAATCTGTATCTGTCCAGATGAATGAGGCAGAATACAAAATACTATTGTCCAGTTACACGAAAGACACCTTTGAAGAACTACTAAAAGACTTAGGAAGTTCAGACCAAGAGATTAAGACTCTCTTAAAACTATTCAAGGCAGAAAACGAAAAATATGGCAACAAATAAAAAAGGGGCTGCTAAAGCCCCTACTTTTAAATGCAGATTTTGTGACAAAGAATATAAACGAGAAGATACAGTACTAACTCATGCGTGTGTGAAACGTGATCGTTATAATGATCGTGAATCCAGATTAATGCGTGAAGCTTATCGTCTTTATATGTTGTTTATGGAAGCACACAAATTTCAGATGAAGAAAAATGAAGAACCATTGATGCAATTCATAAAATCAAGGTACTTTAATGACTTCTATGATTTTGCTCAGTATATTTTGTCTCATGATATTCTAAATAAAGAACAATTCATCAAGCATGTCTTAACTGGTGGGAAAACCGTTTATGAATGGAAATCTCATAAGACATATGAAGAATGGGTAATTAGCTGTATTCGTAATGAACATCCACGTAGAGGTATTGAGCGTTCTATTAACGCAATCGTGGAATGGGGAGTTGCAACAGATAATGAATGGACAGATTTCTTTGAAAATGTTAGTACTGAACGTGCAATATTGTGGTTCGAAACTGGTAAACTATCACCGTGGATTATCTACGCTGCTTCACCAGAAAGTGGTAACAAACTACTGAATCGTTTTTCAGATTCAGAGTTAGAGTATCTTGTCAAATTTATTGACCCAACGTACTTTAAAATTTTACAAATAAGGTACAATGATGAAGTGATGGATATACGAAATTTACTCACGGAGGCAGGTATATGAAATCCAGAATTTATTCTGAACCAGAATTAACAGAAGAAGAAAAGAAAGAAAATGCTCTTGAAAAAGAGAAATTAAAAGAGAATGTTTCACAACTTTCAATTCTGCGTCAAGGTACTGTTACTGAGATTACGATGGGTGACAGAACTTTTCAGGTTACTGATCCTAAACGTATTGAGCAGGCTATTACTTTTATTGGACAGCATGAAGAAGCATTATTCACCTTACGTCAACGTTTAAAAGAACAAACAACTGCAATTAATATTATGGCTAATGATATTGCTACGTTGAAGCAAGAAGTCCAACGACTAAAGGAAATAACGAATGGATACGGATCACAAGAGTTCTCAAACTATTAATTACCGTAAAGCTCGTACTGATATTGATATTGACTTTAAAGATGGAAAGTCAGTTATAGAGCAACTTCCTTGTACCAGAAGTGTAGAGAAAATTACTGAAGATGGATTGATTCCTCACAATAGTGGTGTTCATTTTGATAATATACCAGTAGATCCAATTAGTGGATTAGCAAGTATACAATACAAAGAAGCCGAAAGATTAGGATACCAAAAAGTTGATATTCTGTCTCAATCGGCTTATGAGCATGTTCGTGATAGGGATCATTTAAAGGAGTTAATGAACAAAGAGCCTGATTGGGATCTATTATTAGTTCCAGAATTCGTTGAAGAATTATCTCAGATTAAAAAGCATATTACATTGCTTCGTGTCTGGAAACCGAAAAGTATAGATGAATTAGCAATGTTTATTGCTATGATTCGTCCAGGTAAGCGTCAGTGTCAAAGTATGAATAGTTGGGATGAGGTAAGGGCAGTTATATGGGATTATGAGAGTATTGGTCTTGATGCTGAAGGTAAGAAGTTAAGATACTTCAAAAAACCTCATGCATACGCTTATAGTTTGATGATAGTTGTTCAGTTAAATGCACTTGTAGAATATATTATTTCCTCTTCTTAAGAGCAACATTTCTACGCTTAATGCGTTTCGTTGGCAGATCACTTAATGAGATAACTGGACCGCTATGAATTGTCACTTGGTCAGTGTTAAATCGTTTTGTATATGGTTCAAATTTTTCCATTTCTTCTTGCATGAATAAACAAATAGGAATGGTTCGATTACTTTGCCACCACCAGTTATTAGCCAGCAATAGCAGTTCTTCTTGAAGGGATTCATCCATCTCAGAGAAGCAGTACAATGTAATGTATTGTTTACTTTTGATTTTGATAATCCCATAATAGATTATATCGTCGTGTTCAAGAATTGTCACGAACGGATATGTTTTATATTCATTCATAGGACTTCCATAAATATTGTATAAATTGTATATTATATTTATAGAGGTTTAACATGGCACATCATGGCGTTTACATGTATCCTTATAACAATGAAGTTTCTTTAGGCAATTTTAATATGCCTTTCTCACAACAGAAACTAACCATTTATAGAGGTGCAAACAATCCACTTAGCTTTACTATTCATAATGCTGATGGAAAATATACATTGATTAGTGATAATCAATATCTAGTGTTCAGCATCTTTGATGCACGTTCGGATACTAGAATCTTCGAAACAGTACTTGACAAAATAGAACCATCTTGGGTTTCTGAAGCTGGACAAGCACGACCAACTGTTAGTAATAAAGTTAAAGTCTATTATGGATGTATGGTTCCTGCTGGAGTTATCCAAGATTTAAGTGTTGGTTCAAAATACCGCTGGAGTATTACTAAGGTTACAATGGATGGAGATCTAATTGAACCTACAGAGTACTTATATACTGGCTTGAACTATGAAGCAAGTGCTGAATTAACTATCAGCAATTTAGCTGCACCAACATTTACACCAAGTGAAGAAATAAGCAAAGACAAAAATCCATCATATCTACCAATTAAAGATAAAGAAAATAAACCTATCTCTAATGGTATTATTGGTGAATTCGATGTATTGCATAGTTCTGCAATTAGGGCTGATGCTCAATATGGTTTAGTAGATGGTTTAAGTACTATCGCATTTTATTTCAATAATTTCATTGGTAGAGTTCAATTACAAGGTTGTCTTTTAAATGAAACTCCAAAGGATGCAGAAGATTATAAGTGGTTCATTATTAAACTTGATGGTGAAGAATACATTGAGAATGATTTTGATCCAAATGGTATTCCAATTCCATTAGAAGGAATACGAGCATTCAATTTCCACGGACAACTTATGTGGGTTCGTGTGGTAGCTGCTATTCCTCCTATTGTTAAAAATTATCCACCTAATGTGATCAAGAAAGATTACAATCCGTTGAACACAATCCCTAAGATTTTGATTCGTAGATAAATGGAATGATTTGAAAAAATGTGGTATAATGCTCGAAGTACTGACACAGACATAGGAAATGAATGATGAATCAGATACAAGACATTATGGCATCAATTATGCACAATCCTGCACCAATGATGGATCGTTGGAATCAACATAATTGTCCTGCTTGTGTGACAAGAGGACAATCAAGACCAGACACTAAAGGACGTGGAAATCACATGTTCCGTAATGATGGTTCAGTTGTGTATAATTGTTTTAACTGTCATTTAAAAACAGTTTGGTCCCCAGGAAGATATATAAGCAAGGATATGGAATCCTTGCTTCGTTCTTATGGTGCATCAGATAAAGAAATGATTAGTATTAAACTAATCGCAAAAGAAATGGTAGAAAGTGGTGATTACGAAGTACAAGATACTGCGGCATCAAAATTGTACCAAAAAATAGTACAGCGTGATTTACCTTCAGACGCTAAACCTTTCATAGAATGGGTGAATTCTCCTAATATTCCTCAAGAATTCTTGAAAGTTGTTAATGCAGTCAATGATCGTAATCCGTATCTATTGGACTTAGATTTATATTGGAGTCCTTCAAAAGAATTTTACATGTTCCAACGGTTCATCATTCCGTATTACATGAATGGTCAAATCATTGGTTATACTGCTCGTCACATTGATAAAAACAGCGAATATCGCTATCGTAATCAAGTGAGTACGAGCATTTTTTATAACTTCGATTTACTAAATGATGACAGAGTTCAAATAATTCTGGTAGCAGAAGGACCAATTGACGCAGCGTTAATGGGTGGAATATCTGCTAATAACTACTTCCTTAGTACTTCACAAATTGAATTGTTGAAGAAAGCTCAGGAACGTGGTAAAATAATAGTTATTGTTCCTGATCGTGATAAAGATGGATTAGTTACGATTGAACAAGCTATTGAGCACGGATTCAGTGTAGCATTACCTGATTTTGGTGCGGTTCGTGACGGAGAGGGAATTCGTCACATTAAGGATTTTGATGAAGCATGTGCTAAGTATGGAAGATTGTTTTGTTTACAATTACTACATAAAAGTATATACACTGATAGATTCGACATTAGAGTACAAACTGAAAAATGGATTTGAGGTTTAAATGATTGTAAGTAACACGGACGTTAGAAAATACGATATTCAATATCAATTATATTTGCTACAGCAAATTTTTAGTACACCGGACTTGTATGTTCGTTGTAAGAATGTTTTGAAACCTGATTATTTCGATAAGGAATATCATTCAAGCATTCAATATGTACATGATTATTCATCTAAGTACAATGTAACCCCTACACTTAATGACATTAAACACAATGCAGATTTTTCATATTCTGAAACTATTGTACCTAACTTGAATCAACAAGCAGTACTTGATAGTATTGGTGAATTTTGTCGTCATAAAGCTCTTGCTCAAGCAATTCAGCAAGGGATGGAACTTGTAAACCAAAAAAGATATGGTGGAATCGAAGAACTTATTCGTGAAGCTATGTTAGTAACTGTACAGAATGATATTGGTCTTGACATTTATGAAGATCCAGAAGCAGTAATTCGTAAATTGGCAGATCAACAAGGTACATTCAAATCTGGTTGGGAAACTTTTGACTATAAACTGTTTGGTGGTTTCGGTAAGCAAGAATTAGAAATCTTCGCAGCAGCCTCCGGTGGTGGTAAGTCAGTAGTGCTCCAAAACTTAGCCGTGAACTTCAGTAAAGCTGGACTTAATGGTGCATACATTACACTTGAACTGGCATCAGAATTAGTTGCTGTTCGTATCTATGGTATGATGGTTAACACTGCACAGAATAGAGTCAAAGTTGACATTGATGAGACTGCTGCTAAGGTCAAAATTGAGGAACGCAGTAATGGTAAATTGCGTATTCATCGTTTGCCTGAATCTGTAACCACTGTTAATGACATTGAAAGTTATATTCGTGAACTTCAAATCAAAACTGGCATTAAGCTTGACTATATTTGTGTGGATTATCTCGATTTGTTAACATCTGATCGTTGTGGTCCGAATGATAAGTCTAATGCATTCGTTAAAGATAAGTTCGTATCCGAAGAACTTCGTGCTCTTGCTATGAAAATGGACATAACTGTATTCACGGCTTGTCAGTTTAACCGTAGTGGTGTATCTGGAGAAGATATTAAATCCCAAGCACAAATTGCAGGTGGTATCTCTAAGATTTATACTGCTGATAACGTAATTTACATTGATGCACGTAAAGATCGTGGTGAACTGGTATTTGACTTCCAAAAAACTCGTAATAGTTCAGCGGTAGGTTCGCGTTTAATCATGTCTTATGATATTGATTCACTTAGAGTACTAGATCATCCTCATACTGTTCAGGAAATGGAAATTAATACTGGTTTCAAACATAGTGGAAAAGTAATGATAGGCAAAAGTAATGTTTTCAGTACTCCACAAGCTCCAGGTAATGCTATGAGTTCATTACAGAATAAATTAACAACAGTTACGCATAAACCAAGTACCAGTACAGATGATGTACAAAATTACAGTACTCCTGAATCTCAAAATATAAATACATCAAAGACTGAGGATAAAGTTTCTAGTATGAGAAACTTTTTGAATGGTAGGATGTAATATGTCGAATAAAAAGCACAATCTTCTGGATAGTATAGTTAACTATACATCAGACAAAGAAAAACTACAAAGTTTAGGAAATCGTGCTGATCATGCAATAAATTCGATAATCAATTTACTAGATAGTATTGATGAAGATTTTGATGAAGAAGTAGCAAACGACCTGACTCGTCGTTTGTTCTTGAGTATTAAAAACCGTGACTATCGCAAATTCGAAAAGGGTTTAGAAAATCTTACCTTAGACGAAAAACGTAAGAATAAAGGTGAATAATATGAAAAAGAAAAAAGTAAATGAAAATGCTTCATCCGGTGCTACCAGTTCTGGTTCAATTGCATCTGTTAGTGGTGGTCTAAATTATCCACTAATTACAAGAATGCCTAAATCAAATTTCTTCGGTTATAAAGAATACAAAGGCAAAAAGGATTAACATGATTTCTTATACATTTTACACAATCAATACTGTAATTGATATTGGTGATGGTAGTACTCCAACAATTGTTAATGGAGAATTTACTGGTGCAATGAATTTGTCAAGATTGCTGGAATGTGTTATGGTATTCGACCGACCAATGATGGTGAGTGTAGTAAAAACTGAAGTTGACTTGAGTAAAAATAACAATTCATCATTTTACAATCTTCCTAGTGCATGGGGAGAATGTGTTGTAAGTACGTTTAAATTCGCATTACCAATGGATGTAGAATTATCAGTATCTGGTGTACCGTTGGTACTTCCTACTACTGTTAATGGTGCACGTCTAACTAAATTCAATAGTACTACCTCTGAACGGAATATTAGTATTACTAAGCAAACCTTTTCCCGTACATGATAAATATCTTCATGTACAGAAAAGGTTTTTCTTTTTGGAGATAATATGGATATACAACAAACTGCACAAGAGCTTCAAAAATTCGCTGACGCGAATGGTTTACAAATGGAAGTAAATCAAGTTCTGAGTGCTATGGATGGTGGCGATTTTGTAGAAATTAACCAGGCAATGGATAATTCGGATAATCGAACTATCATGCAGCTACTACAGAAGTACAAAGCACAAATGAGCGAGAATTATAAACTTTTCGCTTCTAATAAGATTAATGAATCAGCAGAAGTTAACGCACTTAACGGACTTACAGTTTCAGAACTGGAAGATTTCTATAAAGCAAATTGCTCTTTTGCGTTGCGTGAGAATTCTCACTTAACATTAGCTGAAATTAAAACTTTAGTATTTGATGAATTAAATGAAGATTTAACTTCACAATTAAATGCGAACCAAATCAATAAACAAAATACTGCACAACAGCAATCTCAAGTAAATCCACAAACTGCTATCAAGATGAAACAAGCAGATTTACAACGTAATGCGTCCAATACTAACTTTAAAGTTTCTGTTCCAGGAAACCAAGCTGGTAGTACTGAACTTGCTAACGTTGTTGGTGTAGATATTGGACCAACTCCTGATAAAAGTTTAGTAGTTACAAAAGACCCATCAAAATCAAATCAAGTAAATGTATTTGGGTTAGATGATATTGAACCAGTACAAGAAGATGATGAACACGATGAATTGGACAACAGTGAAGGTGCTATTATGGCTCCAGAACAACAAAGAAGTATTGAACAACAATCTTCTCCACTAACTCATGAAAATCCAAGTCTAGGTAGATTATCACAAGCTATTGGTGATATTGAAGGTTCAGAAGATACTACAGGTGAAGAATCACCACAAGGTAATGAAGGTATGCATGATGCTGATGAAATATTATCTCAGATCATAGACTTTTGTTCAAGAATGAGAGGTAGATAATGAGAACGGTAGGTACAAATAAAGGTTTTACTATAATTGTATCAAATGAAGAATACCGTCTCATTAAGAAAATTGATGCAAATATTGAGATGCCAGCAGAATACTTTGGTGAATATTATCGAGAGTTGGGGAATAAACTCATCTCTCGTGGAGTTCTAAATAAGATAGAAAAAGATGGAACTGAATATTTTGTATCGATTAAAAGGAGTAAGCAATGAGTGACGATTACGGAGAATACGAACAACGTAAACAAGGTGTTGATTTAATGTCTGATATTATGTCAGCATTTGATGATATTGAAGAAGGTCGAGCAGTAACTACTGCAATTCGAACTGGAACACCTGGCGGTGATATAATCAGTCAAATTAATTCACAAAATCGTGATCAAAATTTATCTGAAACTAAAAACCTTTTAAATGGTCTACAAGAACTGACCGGAGAATATGGTAATATTCATGAAGAATCATTTTATGGTCAAGAATATGTTCATTTTGATTCTGATGATAATGATTATGATAACATTTATGGTTATTATGAACCACAAGAAGGCGAGAACTTCATTGAAGATCCTATCGCCGTTAGTATGCGTCAAGTAAGACCACAAACCAAACAACAGCAATCTCAGGCTTCAGCACCTGTACAACAAAATCGTCCATACGTTCCAGGAATGAATTGGGGAATTATTGAAGAATCAGTGCTTGGTATGAAGAATGCTAAAACATATAGCATAAAGTGTTTAGCAACAAATCAAATTGTTCTTGACAATATTATGATGTATGAATCAGCTTTAGCATTACGCAATCTACTAAACGCTGGTAAAACCTTAACTGATACTAAAGTACTTGGTATCATTAGTTCTGGTATTCAATACACTACCGTTGTTAAGGAAGCTATTAAAGCTGCTAAAGAACGTCAAAGCGTACTTAAAGAATCTAAGTACGATAAGGCTCAAGAACTTGATACAGTTATTGCTGAACACAAGAAAAAAGCCCAAGACTTGAAAGTAAGAGTATTGAACTTCTTAAAAGAAGAAGGATTCATAACTAAATAAGGATATAAATTTCATTTATAAGGAAATAATAATGTCAAAACAATTTCAAAAAATGATGGAATCCGGCAGTCGCGTTGAAGCTCTAACGTTTGTTCAACTAAATGAATCAAACATTGAGAAAGCTGAAATTGTACTAGCAGTTAAGGGTGAAATCGTAGATAAACTTCAACGTCAAGCAGAAGTAATCAACAACATGGGTGTTGACGTACTTGGACCACTATTGGACCGTATTAAAGCTGAACATGGTGTTGAAGCAGCAGAATCATTCCGTAATAATATTAGTGGTCTTCTTGATCATGCAGTAAAAACAATTATGGATGTTAAAGACAAGATTAGTACTGAAACTCTAAAACTAACTGGTGACATTACAAGTTCTCCAGATGTTGCAGATTTAGGTGATGATTTTGGTACTGATGATGTATCTGTTGATGTAGATACACCAGAAGGTGATTTTGATTTCGAAGATGATGCAGGATTTGATGATGCTGGTGATTTACCAGAACCAACTCCAATGGATCGTGAGATGAAAGAATCTGCTAAACCTAAACGTATTGGTATTCAACTTGAAAGTGTTAAAGGTACTGTAGGTAATAAGTACTTTAATTCTAAGAAAGAAATGAATCAATGGCTTTCTGAAAACGAAAACAAAATCGCTAAGGTTCTGAAGATCCTAAAATAATCGGAGGGTTATATGCGTTATAGTCAAATAACCGAGGATGCTCCAGGAAAAGATATTAGGAACATGATTAGTACTATCGCACTGTCTCTTATTGCCACTGGCAGGGAACAGATCAGTGTTCAATCTCTAATTAATGAGATTAAGAAGCGTACTAATATTGATGTTCCTTATAATGTTATGATGGACATTCTGAATGAATTACCATTCGTTCAAGATGCAAATTCTGACTTAGTTACTCTACAAGGCACTGATACTACTCCAAGTGGTGACAATGTTGAATCTTCTGAAGATCAAGTAGAGGACATGGCAACAAAAGCAGCAGCAAATAATTTAAAACAAGATTTTTGAAACAAACTAAAAACATGTGCTATAATATAGGAGTACAGGATGTACATACCACCTATTGTTAATAAGTACACGTATACAGGTTATGAACGAATTGAAGGCGGCCCAGATGGTCGCCTTTATTCTACCCCAAGCGGAAACCTGCCAAGCGTGACTACAATACTAAGTGCCACTTCTGATAATGAAGGATTGAAGAAATGGCGAGCCGCAGTTGGTGAAAAGAAAGCCAACGAAATAACATTAGAAGCTACAACAGTCGGAACGTTCATGCATGAAAACTTAGAACGAAGATTAGTTGGCGATTCAGATCATAAAGGTGGAATGCCGATAAGAGTACTGGCTCGTAATATGGCTGATGTTATACAGGCAAATGCATGGCCTCAAATTAATGAAGTATGGGGTCAAGAAGTACCTTTATATTATGAAGGACTTTGGGCTGGAACTACGGACTTAGTAGGCATACATAATGGCATCCCTAGTATAATGGACTATAAAAACTCTCGTAAACCTAAGACGTGGGAATATATTGAAAACTACCGTCTCCAGATTGCAGCATACGCATTAGCACATAATCAACAACATGACACTACGATTAATCGCGGTGTTATTTTTATTTGTGTTAGACAAGATCCTGAAAATCTGGAATATCAAGAATTTGTTATTGAAGGTGCTGATTTTGATGAAGCAATCAATATGTGGATTGAACGTGTAGAAATGTATTACGCTCAACGTGGAGAAATGTAAAATGGGATTAAGAGCAATGAAACAAGATATTTTCGCAATCAAAGCTGTACAAGCTAAGGGTTACGATATTGATGAATTGATCAAGCAAGACAATTCAGAACTGGATAAACTACCACTTCCAGTAAAACTAATTCAAGCAATAAAAGATTATAAAACTCGTGGTGGAAAAACAGTTCAACAAATTTCTGAAGAAATCGCTGATCTAATGATTCAAGGTTCTGCTACTGTAGAAGGTACTACCGTTGATGAAGCAGTACTTGAATATAAAACAAATACTGTAGAACAACAAGCTATCATTGAAGAAATTCAAAGTTCAGTAGTTATTCCAGAAGATGAAGTTCAGATTATCAGAACTGAAAGTTCTCAGGATGATGTGGATATTATTTCACAAGCATTAAAAGAAAAAGATTTTAAATCTTTTGCTCCATTCTTGAAACATTTGAAAACTGCTATTCCAGCAGCTATTCTATCCTCAGTGGACGGAACAAAAGTAAATGAGTTAATTGAAAAGCGTATTGCTGAAGTTAAAGCTCAAGCCGAAAGTACTAAATAATTCTATACTTTAATAGGAGATTTTAGTTATGGCTCAAAAAGAAATTGCATTAATGCAAGTTCGTATGGGTAAACAACGTGATTTGCCATTGGCTCTTGAAAAAGGACAAATAGGGTTTAGTACTGATGTAGGTCGCTGTTTTATCGGCCTACCTAGTTCTTCTGAACCTGCGTCTATTGTTGCTGGTAGAACATGGGATAATGCCCCAAATAGTGGAAAGGAAAATGTGGAAATTCTAACAGAGTTTACACCTTGGAGTATTCTTAACGAACTAATTAATAAACCATATAAAGTTACAGTACCAGCAAATGGTTCAGTAACGGTTAACGTACAAAGTACATCAAGATTATTTCTTGAGTATGTCGGATTTAGTAATGCTACTGGAAGTACTTTACTTGAATCTGGCTCAGTACAACTTGTGGTTCAGGACGGTACAGTACTTATCGCCCAACAAAACAACACAAATCAACCTGAAGGTCTAGTAGTGATCGAATTTGAAGATCCAGACTTTGATACAGGAACAAACAGAATGGCAGTAACAATATCTAATGATAGTGCTGAAGCCTTTACTGTAGAGTACATACTTCGCGGGTGGGATGCAATTTAAAAAGGCTCCCGCCTTTTTTCGACCCTTATAAATAAAGAACCACAATTTTTAAGAAAAACAACAACAAGGATGTATAATGATTAACGTTACTAAACGTAATGGTGCAAAGGAAGCACTAGATCTAGATAAAATTCACCAGATTTTATTTTTTGCGTGTGAAGGTTTAACAGGTGTTTCAGTTTCAGAAATTGAAATGCGTTCTCAACTTCAATTCTTTGAAGGTATGAGTACTAAGACCATTCATGACATTCTAATCAAAGCCGCTTCAGAACTCATTTCTGAAGAAACTTCTAATTACCAATATGTTGCTGGTAGATTGATTAACTATTCTCTACGTAAGCAAGTATATGGAACTTATGAGCCAATCAAATTTTTAGACCACGTAAACAAATTAGTTCAAAATGGTAAGTACGACTCTGAAATTATGGATAAGTACACAACTAATGAACTAGAAGAACTTGGTCGTTATATCAAACACAAACGTGATGATAAATTTACCTTTGTTGCTATGAAACAATGGGAAGGTAAGTACTTAGTACAGAATCGTTCAAAGAAAGGAATAGAAGCCCAAATCTTTGAAACTCCACAAATGGCATATATGATGATTGCCGCTATCGTATTCATGAATTATACTGAACATCGTATTCAGTGGGTTAAGAAATTCTACGATGCAATCAGTAACTTTGACATTTCTCTGCCAACACCAATTATGGCTGGTCTTCGTACCAATACTCGTCAATTTAGTTCTTGCGTAGTTATGAACGTAGGTGATAGTTTAGACAGCATCAGTGCTGGTAATAGTGCTATCATGAAGTACATTTCGAAGAAAGCTGGATTAGGTGTTAACTATGGTCGCATTCGTGCAGTAGGAACCGAAATTCGTGGTGGTGATGCAGTTCATACAGGTTTGATTCCATTTCTACACGCAGTTGCTAAAACTGTAAAATCATGTTCACAAGGTGGTGTTCGTGGTGGTGCAGCGACAGTTCACTTCCCATTATGGCATTATGAATTCGAAGATCTTGTAGTACTGAAGAATAACAAAGGAACGGAAGTATCTCGCGTTCGTCAATTAGATTACTGTTTCCAAATTAATAAAACTTTGTACCAACGTTTAATTCAACGTAAAAATATTACATTCTTCTCACCAAGTGACGTTCCTGGATTGTATGAAGCATTTTGTGCAGATCAAGATAAATTTGATGTATTATATCAAAAATATGAAGCAGATCCAAGTATTCGCAAAAAGACTCTTCCAGCAATTGAAGTATTCACGCAGTTAATGACTGAACGTACTGAAACTGGTCGTATCTATGTTCAAAACATTGATCTTGTAAATGAACATTCACCATTTGATCCATCAGTTGCACCAATTGAACAAAGTAACTTGTGTCAAGAAATTGCACTTCCATCTATTCCATTTGAAGATGTTAAAGATGATGAAGATGGACTAATTAGTCTTTGTACTCTTGCCGCAATCAATTGGGGTAATTTCGATACACCTGAACAAATGGAAGAAGCATGTGATCTATCAGTACGTGCATTAGATGCTCTACTAGATTATCAGGAATACCCTGTAATCCACGCAGAACGAGCTACAAAGGCTTATCGTCCATTAGGTGTAGGAATCATCAACCTAGCGTACTTCCTTGCTAAACGCGGTCTACGTTACGATGACGGTGCATTAGAGACTGTTAACGAATGGTCAGAAGCATGGTCTTACTATTTGATTAAATCATCAGTACAATTAGCAAAAGAAAAAGGTCGTTGTGAGAAATTCGAAAACCTACGTTATGCTAAAGGTATCCTACCAATTGACAATTATAAGAAAAGTATTGACTCACTTGTTGGTACTGAATTGAAGATGGATTGGGAAGGTTTACGTGCAGAGATTGCTATTCATGGTATTCGTAACGCAACAACTATGGCTTTAATGCCAGCAGAAACATCTGCACAAATTAGTAACAGTACTAACGGTATTGAACCACCACGTAATTTGGTTTCAGTTAAAGCATCAAAAGATGGTATCTTGAAACAAGTTGTGCCAGAGATTGGTAAACTTAAAAACAAGTACACATTACTTTGGGATCAAACAAGTAACGAAGGTTATATTAAGATTTGTGGAGTTCTACAAAAATATATCGATCAGAGTATTAGTGCTAACACAAGTTACAATCCAGCTAATTATCCAAATGGTAAATTGTCTATGGATATGTTACTTACAGAATTACTCTTAGCTTACAAGTACGGTCTTAAGAATTTATATTACATGAACACCAATGATGGTTCAGGTGAAGTAGATTTAGATAAGCTTGAAGGTGAAAAGAAAGAAAAAGGTATTGTAGTACTTCTTCCTCCGATGGAAGCTGAAGAAGATGATTGCGATAGCTGTAAGATTTAAATTGAGATCCCCTCCATGTGAGGGGATTTTTGTCGGATATATAAATGAAAGTTGATTATACAAAACCAATGGATTTAGATTTCATTGAAGAATTTTGGGAAGACTTAGATATGAACCAAGTTGTTCAGTATCAGAAGTTGCCACAAGATTTTATTGAAAAACATTTCCATAAACTTGATGCTAATGCGTTAGTACGTTATCAAACAATGACAATGGATTTCATCAAAGATAAATGGGAATGGTTCAATAAAAATATCATAGCACAATATGTTGTTATGCCTATTGAATGGATTAAAGAAAAATGGGCTGACTTTGAAAGTACTGCCGTAGAAACAATTGCAAAGTATCAAAAATTAACTCAAGATTTTCTTTCAGAAAAATGGGAACAATTAGTTGCCTTTTCTGATAAAGTTGCTGGAGAAATTTCAAGATACCAAACAATGGCAGTAGATTTTATCAAAGAGAAATGGGAATATCTGGATAAGAATTATATTTCTAAATATCAGCAATTAACCGTGGACTTCATCAAAGAAAAATGGTCAGAACTAAGCATTGCTGCAATTGCAGTTTTTCAAATAATTGAAGATGATGTTCGTGAGTTGCTTGGGTTAGAACCACCAGCAAAAACTATTACTGGTGCACAAATTCTTGCTTTTGACCCATGTGAAGATGGTATGGTTCGTTATCATGCACATACTCCATCTGACAGTACTGTTCTTACTTGGAACGAACTATTAACACTACACAATACTACCAAAGATGGACAACGTGATATTCACTGGCTTTCATGGAAACTTGGTAAAAAGATTAACACATAAGGAAATACAATGTCAGTATTTAAAAAGAATGAAACTTCTCATCTACTAAAAAATATGTTCTTAGATGAGTCAGTTGATATTCAACGTTATGATGCAGTAAAATATGCACCATTTGAGAAAATGACTGAAAGCCATCAAAGTTTTTTCTGGCGTCCTCAAGAAGTAGATTTATCTAAAGACCGTATTGATTTTAAAGCATTACAAGAACATGAGAAACATATCTTTACTGCGAACTTGAAGCGTCAGATTCTTCTTGACTCAGTACAGGGTCGTGGTCCTAATCTTGCTTTACTACCAATTGCATCTCTGCCAGAGATTGAATCGTTTATTGAAACATGGGCGTTCTTTGAAAGTATTCATAGTCGTTCTTATACACATATTATTCGTAACGTTTATCCAAATCCATCAGAAGTATTTGATACGATGTTGGATATTCCTGAAATTACAGATTGTGCTGAAGACATTGCAAAGTACTATGATGACTTGGATGATTATATTCTTAAGTATCGTATGCTTGGTGAAGGTACGCACAATGTAAACGGAGAAGAAGTTATTGTTGATTTATATGAGCTAAAGAAAAAACTTTGGCTATGTATCAATAGCATTAATATCTTAGAAGGAATTCGTTTTTACGTATCCTTTGCATGTTCTTGGAGTTTTGCCGAGAATGAAAAGATGGAAGGTAATGCGAAAATTATTCGTTTTATCTGTCGTGATGAAAATATTCACTTAGGTGCTACGCAAATGATGCTACGCCTAATGAAGAAAGAAGATCCTGACTTTGCTAAGATTGCAGATGAATGTTATGATGAAGTTCAAACAATGTTCATGGATGCAATCAAACAAGAAGAAGAATGGGCTGACTTCCTATTCAAAGATGGTTCTATCATTGGACTAAACGCAACAATTCTAAAACAATATGTTCGTTGGATTGGTTGTAAACGTATGAGTGCTGTAGGTATTAAATGTCCTTATAGCATTGGTCAAAACAATCCTCTACCTTGGACAGTGGATTGGATTACTGGAGCAGATGTACAAGTAGCTCCACAAGAAACTGAAATTAGTTCTTACCTAATTGGTGGAGTTGATAATGATGTTTCTGAAGAATCATTCCAAGGATTTGAATTATAATAACAGGAGGCATTGCCTCCTTTTTCATGGATAAAATATATGGCTAACACACAACCTCAAGTAAAAGATATTTTTACTTTCGACCCTGAATATCAATACACCTTCTATTTGGTGGATAAAATTAATATAACTGGATATGTTATTGATGCTCGTGATAATGGAATTGTCTTAAACACTTTAGAACATATCCCAACGGATAAAATCATCTTTTTCTCTCCAATACTTAAAGATAAAAAAGATGAAACCGAATAATTTTTTGTGCTATAATGAACATGTTAAACAGTGAAAAGGAAAATATCACAATGAACAACGAACTGAATAAAATGGTAGAAAAAAATATCGAAGCTTCAGAAGAAATCACCGGATACGAAATGACCGCTGAAGAAATGGAATATACACGAAAAATGATTGCACGTCTATCTAATTTTTACATGAAGAAAGATTCTGATGTAGCCGAAAAACGTAAAATCAAAACTAAACGCCGTGCTGCGAATAAAGTTGCTCGTCAGTCTCGTCGTCAGAATCGCAAATAAGAGAAAGCATAATGCAGTACTCATTTGAAAAAGTAAAAGAAAAATATCCAAAGACTACGCTTCGTAGTAAACGTTCATTGAAAAAGTTACATTTAGCTGAGTTTTCTGAAACTTTAGTTTCTATTGATTTTTCAGCAGGACTCTTTGATAATCCATTAGAATATGAACTTCTGGATGCTATGTATGAATATGATGATAACATTTTTGTTAGTGGAAGTCTAACGGCAACTAACGTGATGTTCCAAATTAAAACTTCCGAATTCAGTGAGAATTTTATTAAAGAGTACTGCAAAGGTCTACTTCTGATTTTATCAGAAATGGAACCAAATTTTGCAGAAATAGGAAAAGTCACCGTTGTTTATGGTGACGCATATTATGGAGAATGGTAATGTTTGAAACAACAAATACCAAAGAACAATTTGATGCGGTAGTCGAATTTATGACTGTTGCTGGACAAAAAGTAAACACTACTTTCGTTGAACCTACAACTAAAGTTGGTAACTTCCGCCTTTCTTTGATTAAAGAAGAAATGGCTGGAAAGAATGAACTATTTGATAGTATCGAAAAAGATGATTTGAAAGGAATTCTTGATGGTATTTGTGACGTTCTGTACGTTGCTTATGGTGCTCTTGCTACCTTTGGTATCGAGCCAGCAATTTATGAAATTCCAAAACGTTCAAAGAGCACATTGCTCAGACTGAGTGTTGCTAACACTATGATGAAACACATTAATGATTCTTACGAAAAAACTACTCGTGGATTATTAATGGGAGATCTTCGTACTATTCAAAGTGGTTTAAACAGTCTCATTTATAGCACTATCGATTTAGCACTTCAACATGGTTTTGATTTGCCTGGAGCTTTCAAAGAAGTTCACGCATCTAATATGGCTAAGTTCTGTAAAAGTGCTCATGAATGTGCTAAGAGTATTGCTCAACGCCAGGAAGAAAAACCAGAAGATTATATTGGTGCTGAAGGTTTTGAAGTTCAAGTTAATGATACTTCTTATTTTGTAATTCGTCGTGCTAAAGATGGTAAAGTACTGAAAGGTCTTGACTTCTTTGAACCGGATCTACAGAAGTTTATTAACGTTTAAAAACAAAAAGGGAGCTTTAAAGGCTCCCTTTTATATTAATTGACAAGTAATTGAACATTTGTGATATATGGTCTTAAACCATTTACAAGATCTTGAACTTGAAGGTTATCGTATTCTGAACCCAATGTAATCATTACATATCCAATGACGCCAACATCGACGTTTTGGATTATTGGTATAGATATTACACTTTTATATTTTGAACCAATCTTTTTGTATCTCTCGCATGAAAAAAGCTGAGATGCATTAAATTTGTTCTCACATAAAAGTTGAATTGTTGCAACGTTTTCGTAGTTTATCTTATTCAATAGAATATCTTGAATACTGTTAGTACTATCTACCATAGGATTGATATTACTATCAACTGGTAATTTAGAGCCATCGTGTGTTTCAGACGTTATATTGATTTGACCTGTATAGATGGACGTTCCGTTATCTTGTACGAATTTATATAAAACCACAGAACGTATATCAGGATACTTGATCATCATCTTCCTGAACTCCACATTAATGTTTTGAGTGTTTTGCTGACTAGCATACACACTGTTCATCATTATTGGGAAAACTTCTGCTTCGGCTTTACCTTGTATAAAATTCGCGTTGATCAGGACGAACACACCAAGTACGAAACACGCAACAATAGTAAAAAATCTTTCCAATATGGAAGGTTTCTCTTTACGATTAAACATGCTTATTCTCCTTAGTATGAGATATAATATCCTGTTTCACCAGCAATTGCAGTAGCCATATCTATATAACGTTGTAGTTCTTTTGCATCAGCCGGAACCTTTGTAAAGAACACGCTAATATATCCTTCAATCCTATTTGTTTTAATAGGAACTGAAACCATATACTTAGCACCATCGTTGTATATCGCCACTATATTGACAGGTGAGAGATATTCATCGCGTAACTCATTATCAGGATTTAGATATTCGCGGCATATAACTCCTATATCACCAGTGAATGTCTTACCTTTTAATATCATATTTGATTGTGCTCTGAAAGCACTAATAGGCAACCATTTCAAGTTATACTTCTCAAAATTGAGATTTGTATTTTTACTTGTAATTCCAGTTACCAACACACGCCCTTGATAGAATGTATCATTCTCTGGTACTAGCTTGTAAACTAGTATCATCCCCACTTCATCGTTTTTCTGTACGTAACCACTTATTGTAGAGTTGATACTCATTAAGTTTTGTGGTTTTGGTACATAAGTTGCTGGCTTGAACATATCGCTCTGTTGAGAATTTGTTAGCTTAGAACCTATCCATGCAGACCATGAATCGGAGGTGACATAAGCACCGCCTAACATAGTAAGACATAGAGATAAGACGATCATTCGAAGTGCTGACATTCTAGAGAATACTTCAAGGATTTTTTTAATCACGTCAGCGTTAATATTGAACATAATCCTGTTTATCCTCTCCATTATTTAATAGTTATATACATATTTACCTATACATGGTTAAAAAGTATAAAAAACTGGAACGATAAACATATTTGTGCTATAATCTTTACAAAACTTACTAAGAGCGTCTTATGTTTCCAACTATTTATAACATTATCATGATCATAATCACTTCGCTGCTTTATTATGCAGGTTATGTGAATTATCTTCTATCATTGTACCTTTTCTTATCTTTGAGTGCATTATTTTTAACATTCAGGATAGATACATGGATTAAACACTATCCTAATATTAAACCTGAGTACAAGGAAGCTATTGAATTAGTTTTCGATTATACAGAATATAAACTACGATTAATTAATTTTATCGGTTCATACATCTGTCATGCAATTATCATTGGAGTATTACTTCAGAACTATTCAGTACTGATAGCAATTACTGGAGTTCTATTCTACCGTGTAATGATTCTCGTTCACGGATATAACAAAGTGGAAGAACATAAAAATGAATAAAATGATTTTATGTACTGATTCTAAAAATGGAATCGGTAAAAACGGTACTATACCTTGGCACAGTTCTGATGACTTTAAACACTTCAAAGCTGAAACACAAGGTCAGAAAGTTCTTATGGGATACAATACTTGGCAAAGTCTTCCACGCAAGCCACTTCCTGACCGTATGAATATCGTAGTAACTTCACGTAAAGTTTCAGATGATGAAATTAATAAACATCGTGATGTTATCTTTATTCATAAAAATAGTCTTCAAGATTTCTTGCGTTACAATGACAATATTATTGTTATAGGTGGAGCTACTATATATCAATCAGCACTACCTTTTGTAGATGAAATTATCTTGAGTAATATTGATGGTGATTACGAATGTGATACCTTCTTCGATGTACATGCTAGTACTACCAATGTGTTTGTTCCTAAAAGTTCAAAAGTATTAGATGATGGAACAATAGTTTTCTATCTGAGTCGTGCATTTGAACCAGAAGAAACGCGGTGGATTTAAATGTATAGAGTACATTGTGATGGATCATGTTTAGGAAATCCGGGACCTGGTGGTGTTGGAATTGTAATTTTGAAAGATGGTGAAGTAGTTTCTGAACTATCTTTCGGAGAAGTTATGACTACGAATAATCAAATGGAATTAACAGCAACTATTGCTGCTATTTCTTATATTCGTACTGAATTTGATTATGATGGTAATATTGAAATTTATACTGATTCAAAATATGTTGTGGATGGTATGAATTCGTGGCGTCATGGTTGGAAGAAAAAAGGCTGGAGAGATTCAAAGAATAAACCAGTTAAAAACCTAGAACTCTGGCAAATGCTGGATTCTGTAGGTAATGAATGCACATATACTCATGAGTATGGACACTCAGGAAATGTGTATAATGAAATGGCTAATGATCTTGCTAAGAAGGCCGCAAAGGAGATGAAATGAGTATTACGCTTACGGACAAGCAACAAATTATTTTTGATGATGTAATTGATAGAATCAATAACTTTCCTGGTAGAACTGAGGCAGTAATCGTTGGTTATGCTGGAACAGGTAAAAGTACTTTGGTATCTGAAATCATCGGAAATATATATCAGGGATATAACATTGCAGTAACATCACCCACACATAAAGCAAACTCTGTTTTACGTAAGATGTTAATCAATGCTGGATTAGATAAAGATGATGCTCTTGTTAGTACTATACATTCGTTCTTAGGATTAAAATTAGTCAATGAGAAAAATAGACAAGTACTAAAACATGACCCACAATCCAAGAACAGTACAGCTATGGTGGATGTATTGTTTGTAGATGAATGTAGTATGATTTCTGAAGAAATGTATCAACACATCATGGATCAAATTCACCGTGTTCGCCGTGCTATTATCTTTATAGGCGACAAATGTCAGTTACCACCAGTTGAATCTGAAGGTACTACTGGAGAAACAAAACTAAGTCCTACATTTGATATTCCGTTGCAATACGAATTGAATGAAGTACTTAGACAAGCACTGGATAATCCAATTCTAAGTGTTGCTACACAAATCCGTCAATGCATCGGTACTCGTAATGATCCAATGTCTATATTGAACCAATTAGATGTTCTGGATACTATTACACCGATTGAAGATGAAATGGTATTCCTAGATGTATACAAAGAGTATATCAAGGAACATAGTACTTCATCGTTGAAGCTTTACGATTTCGTTCAAGAGAACAAGATCATTGCTTATACAAATTATCGAGTGAACTTCGCGAATATGTATATCAGGAATGAAGTCTTTCATGAACATATGGAGACTGAGTTTATCCAAGGTGAGCCAATTGTATTCGAGAGCATCACTGAGAACTGTCCTTATACAGTACAGCAGGTTATTCAATGCCCTGAGATTCGTCAAGAATCCTTTTTAGGAATTGATTGCTGGCAGTTCAAATTACCTAACGGAAGCTACTTATTAGGTGTTGGGCCATATACCAGAATTAAACTTGAAGAGTATTTGAAAGACTTAGTAGATAAGATTGAACGTAAGGTAGCTAATCCTGATAACAATAATAAACCTTACATGTGGCAAGATTATTATGTAATCAAGAATAAGATTAACGTTATTAACTATCCATATGCGACTACGGCTCACAAGTCACAAGGTAGTACTTTTGATAATATCTGGTTCGATACTGATTTCATTGACCGAATTACGAACAATGATACTAAGTGCCGAATTCTGTACACCGCCTTGACACGACCTCGATATAGTGTTATGCTACGCAAGAGTGGAAGGTTCTAAGAATAAAATCATTTTTCCTCCATAAATAATAGAAAGTTCTTTATGGAGAAAATACTATGAACAATTTATTTCATGCTTTCAGTATCTCAGTTTCATCTGACGTTTTAGACGACAAAATGTTCTATGAGTATGCTGATTATGATAACACAAGTACAACAGTTCCGACCGATGCCGAAACTATTGCTAAAGCTAAAGCGTTCATTCGCTTAAAACACCTTAAACGTAAATTATCAGAACTAACAGTACCTGTATTCTTGACTATTACTTTTGGAACTGAAGGTACTGCTAGTACTATTCCAGAATCTGCGGATATTGTAGTTGGATACACCACTATTGAGCCTTTCTTGAGTCAAGAAGACCCAGGTTCCATTTTGACTGATGACCAACGCAAACTCGCTGCTGCTGAAGTACTAAGAGAAATCATCAACAATGCTTTATCAGAAGTTATTGAAGATGAATTTTTAGCTGTACAAAAAACTTATGAACGTGTACAATTCCCAGGTTCCACTAACACTGAAACTTATCGTGAATTAGAAACTGTTTATTTAACTGTCGAAGCTGCTGGTGTAACTGCTGTAGTAGCATACATTACTTTAGCTGCTTTATAAAAACAAAACACAACATGGAGTTGACATGGATAGCAAATCCTTTTATGATCGCATTCTTGAAGATGTAGGTGCGTTCGACCAAATTATTTTTGATCTTGAGAAAATGTCTCAGGAAGCACCGTACCCACGTACACGTAGCGTTGCTGATACAGCTATCGCTAACTTGAAATTTGTTCAAGAAATATGCAAGGCGATGAAAGACGCCGAAACTAAGCGATAAGCCGCTTGACGGGATGGTTTCAAAATGATACCATCTCCTACGTAAACAAAATCCCACGGAGTTACAAATCCTATATGAAATCTGTTATTGCCAACGAAAAAATTACTGCGAAGAATGTTCGTGTTGTACAAGGAGATTCGAGTAAAGTAATGGCAATTGCTGAAGCACGTAATCTTGCTTACAGTAAAGAAATGGATCTTATTCAAGTATCTGATCAAGACATTCCTGTAGTAAAAGTTATGGACTTGAACAAGTACTTGTATGAGCAAAAACAAGCTGATAAAAATAATAAGAAGAAACAGCGTGAAACTTCCGTTCAGGTTAAAGAAGTACAGTTCGCTTTCAGTACTCAGGAGAATGATCTCCAGACTAAATTGAAATCTGCTCAAAAATTTATCCAGGAAGGTAAACATGTACGAGTAGTCATGAAAATGACAGGTCGTGCTAAATCTAATCCTGATATGGTAACTGCGAACATCGCAAAGATGAACCAATTCGTAGCTCGTATCCAGGAATCTGATTTCGTCCAACAAATTGCAGTACAAGGGAACAATGTTACCTGTACAGTAAAATCGAAGTAAGTACAGTAAGGGTGCTAAATACAAAAAGCACCCCCTAACACACATCTGGAGTATTATTATGAAACATATCGTGCGTGAAGTATTTTCCCTACCTTCTATGGATGTGGTTAAGGCTTCTTATAAAGATTCAGTATACTACATTGCTGGCGACAGCGACATTACTGATTACGTCAGTCTCGTTAAATCATCTTTTGCAATTGATGAAATTGAGGCAATCAAACATGGGTTAGACGCGTTTTTGCGTGACCATCCGAAAAATAATCAATTGGCTGTTCCTCAGTACAATTTGGTTTTCCTTTATAATCCAAAAACTTCACAAGATTTTATGACACAAGTCATTGGTGATTTGTTCCGTAAAACCTTCGAAGAAGCAACTGAACTTACAGAACTGGTGAACTATAACGGTTTATGCGTTGTAGGAACTTATACTTATGAACTTGCTCATACCTTCTCATGTATGGTAGAAACCATCAACGAACAGATGGGCGAAGAACTATCAACTGATATTGTTGAAACGTTCAATACGAACAGCATGGATAGCTTAGAAGTACTTGAGCGTCTTATTCGTCGTGATTTCCCAGGCGATATTTAATATTTGTACTTAATTAGAAACTCCAAGGTTTTGAGAGATAAATACTCAAAATTAACCTTGGAGTTTTTTTATTATGCAGAAAAAAGAATTATTACAAGCTATTCTTGAGGCAATTGCTCCTACAGATGTTGAATCATCTCACCTTCAAACAATAGAACATAACGGTAAAGAGCTTTACATCACTTTTAAAAATGGCAGTACTTATGAGTACGATAACGTACCAGAAGCACTTGTACGCCAAATGCTAAAGGTTGACAGTAAAGGTAAATTCTTGTGGCGATATATTCGTGACAAGTATCCGTACCGTACAGTTAAATCAATCCCACAACATAAATTCGATACTAACCCTGATGCAGTTAAACCTCGTTTGAAATATAACGTTGAAACTGGTGAATGGGAAGACGCATTGAAACCAGATGTACTCCAATCAGTTGAAGTTCCCGTTGGTCATGAATTTCGTGCACCAGATGGAGATACTTATACCTTCCAAGGCCAACAATGGAGAAATAAAAGAACTGGTAAAGTTGCTAAACGTGAAATCAGTAAAAAAATGTCTGATATTGCGAAACGTATGATTAAGTTAAAGGGGAATGATAGTGAGATATAATCAACTCAATGAAGCAATTATCAAAGTTCCTCAAGAAATACTTCAAAAAGTAAACACGTATGTTGCGTCGTATTTGTGCTTTAAGATGAATCAATACATAAGTAAGATTGATTTCTTTATGCCACATACCACAACACCAGAGGAAAAACAACGTGTAATTGCTGATGCTCAACAAGCAATTGGTAAACTACAGCGTCAGTACGGAGCTAAGAATATCTCCGCTGAAACTGCTCAAAATATTGTAAACAAAAGTATTGATATACCATTCGATGTAGAAACATTCTTCAGCCAATTGAACTTCAAAGGTGCTAATCCTGGTTTAATTGCTCTATTAAAGAACCGCTTAAAACTTTCACTATTGATTCTATCTGATGCTCAAGGTATTGGTGGATCACAAGAGAACACATCTAACTATTCAGTACTGGTTACTGTTGTTACCAAAGAACTTAGTCCAAAACCATCATTCCTTGATACTGCAAGTAAAGTCATGAGTAACACTTACCATGAGATGCAACATGCAGTTCAATCAATGGCGTTATCATTCATTAATAAAAATGATAAACAGCTTAAAATGAATGATGATTACAGTAACGAATTTGATAATACTGATTACTACAGTTCAGGTATTGAATATACTCCGCAACTTGGTAACGTTATTGATCTTGTTCAGGTAGAATTAGAAAAGAGTTCTCTTAAGAATGAATTAAATCCTGAAAAGAATAAAGCTATAAATGATGCTTTAGGTAAAGCTATGCAGGATTCCAATACTTCACGTCAATTCTTGACAGTACTGTACAAGAAAGATCATGATAAGTATAAGAAAGCACTTAGTGCCGTCTATAAGTACATATCACCATTTTATGATAATTTAAAACAAAATGGTGTAGATTTCAGTACTACTGACTTGCCAGAAGAAGTATTAGAAGCAAATGTTGATGTTATGTTGTCAATATACAAAATGATGTATAAAGTTGACAAATATGAAACAACCGCTCGTGGTTCTTCAAAGAGTGATATTCAACAGTTAACTATTCGTAAAGGGCGTGAATGGATTATCGATCTAATCAAAAATAATTTTTCAAAAGATTCTTATAAATTTAAAATCCGTTCGGGTGATCCAGAGTTTGAAGATATTGAAAATCTAAATGCTAAACAAGCATTGAATCTTTTTGGTATTCTATCTGAGATTACATGGTTCGAAGCTGATGACATTATTGATGACTTAGAGTACATTACTGGTTCTCGTAAAGAAGTGAATGATGAATCAATAAATGACCTTATTCTTTCATTACAAGAAGACGCTCAACATTTAGAAGTTCCATTTGAAATTAGTGAGAACTTTACTTTCAGTACTATGGGAAAAACCTTCCGTATTGAGAAAATAGAAGATACTAATGTTAAAGTGGATGTTCACTTTGATGATAAAACATTATACGTATGGACTCTGAAGCAAATCTTAGTTGCTTTCCAGATGATGATTAGATTCTACATCTCTTATCCAGAGGAAGTAGAACAAATACTTAACAAGGATGTTACGTATATAGAGTACATTACAGACTTAAGGAATATATAATGCCAAGTAAAAGCAAAGCTCAGGCACATTTAATGGCTGCCGCTGCTCACAATCCAGATATTACTAGAGACGCAGGTATCGACCAAAGTGTTGCTCACGATTTTAATAAAGCTGACGAGAAGGATGGGAATCTTAAGAAAGGTTCTGATCTTCCATCTCATGTATCAGAAGAAGTTGAACTTGATGAAGCAAGTGGTGTTGGTATTATTAAAGTACCACAAACACTACTGAAACAAGTTCAAAAATATGTTGGCTCAGTACTTCTAACTATGGGTGTGATGAAACAACATGAACTTGTTAATCAACATAAAACTGAAGCTGCTGAAGCACTAATGAATTTCTTACGTAGATTCCAACGTAAGTACGGTGCTTCAGTACTAGCACCTGATGATTTGAAGAAATACATCAATAGCAGTACTCATTTGAATATTGATCCTGATGAAATTTATAATTCATTACCTGAAAATTTGAAAAAGAATCCACGCACCAAAGAACTAATTAATAATCTTACAATCAAGATGAAAATGAGTAATCAGTTCCTTCATAAAGGTGGCAGCAGTGCTGTTCGTGGAACTCAAAATGAGTTAGATTTAGGTATTCCGTCTTATCAAGATATTAAGAATACTAATATAGATGGTGTTGCTCATTCTCTTAATTATTCTATTGGTACAGTTGAACATGAACTTCAACATACTATTCAACAGGTAGTTAATAAAAATTTAAATCCAAAAGATCAACAAGCCCATCAGCATCCTGATTATATTTCTGGAAAAGACCCTGATGCGTATTATCGTGGTGGTATTGAATTTGGACCACAAGTAAAAGATTTAGCTAATTTCGCTAATGAATGGCTTGAGGAAAATCCAGATTCAATAACTGGTAATAAGAACGCAGATATTTCTAAAGCTATTCAACATGTTTTAAGATCATATCCACAAGCGAATATAGTAAAAGAACTTCGTAAGTACAAAGAAGATGCTCGTGCTAATAAGGCAATGAAATTGATTTATCGTGAAGTTAGTAACTTCTATGATAATGAACTACATGCTGAAGATAATCATGAATTTGACAGTACTGAAAAGAATATTGATGATGGTCATGAATTTGAACGTGATCAAGAATACCCAGCACCTGGTGATAGCTTAATGGGTGATTTGTATTTGAAAGTATGGCAAGAATTTGGTGAACAACCAAAGATTCATGGATTGAGCAAAAACCATGATCCAGAACAATTCACATTACGTGTTGATGGTGGATATACACCATATGATATAGTATTCCGTCACGGACACCGTGATGATTATTTCATTATTGTTAAACCTGATGGTGGTGAGAAACTTCGTATTGATTTTACAAAAGAACAAATGGCTAAATTACCTGTCAATTATCTTGGTAACATGCGTGGAATTAATGCTCTACAAGATATGGTTGAAAAAGAAAATGCTCCTGATGCTAACCTTGAAGGTATGCTATTCGCAGTTGAGAATATCAATGAGAACTCAGGATTCTTAAACCATGATAGTTCACGTAAAGTTCAATTTGATGATTATATTCAAGACGAAGGGTTTTTCATTGTTCTAATGGCAGATGTAAAAGCAAAAATTGTTTGCCAAACGTCAGGAAAAATGTATACGGTTGATATTGATGATGGTGAAAATAATTTCATCGGTTCAGAAAAAGAAATCGAAGAATTATTCAATAAGGTATTTGACGCATATTACAATCCAGAAGTTGAACCACGGCACATTAATAAAGCACTACTATATTCTGAATCAATTACTGATTTTGATGAATCACTTGCTTATTATGTAGAACGTACTGCAAAACGGAAAGAACGTGGTGAAGCAGCAATGGCAGAATCAAGTATGCGTGGTCTAGCAGACATTGTTCAAAATGCTGAACTAGAACATGATATAGAAGATGCTGATGACCAAGAATTAATTAATAAAGGTTTACTTGATGAAGATTCAGATGAGCAAGAATATGATCTTCAAGGTAAGCCAGTTAAACCTGGACAACGTTCTGCTCCAGTCAATTCAGGAACAAGTACTGAGAGACTTGAAGAAATGCCACTTAGATATGATTCATTTATGGGAATGGACCCACAAGTGTATGTAGACAAGGAAGCACAAGCAAATACCCCAAAAAATATGACTCCAGTTAAAGATCATGGTGAGTGGACAACGTACCGTGGACATGATGGATATATGGCATATGACAATGATACTGGAGAAGCAATTGCTTCCGTGAAAGGTCATGTGGATGAGGGATGGTTTAACGTTGATGTAACAGCTTCTAGCCGTTCGGTTAAAGGTGTAGTTTATCAAATGTTCATGGATATTGTTAAAGTTGAAGGTACTCCAATTTTAAGTGGACGCCTACAATCCGATGATGCCATTAAATTCTGGCAAAGACTAATTCAATCACATAAAGTATATGTGGTAGCTAATTGTGAAGTACTACAAGCTGCAACACCAGAGAAGTTCCATAAGTACTGGAGTGATGAAGAAGGTTCGCCACAATCGCAGTTCCAACTATTACTAGTCAAATAAAGGCAAAATATGATAACCACGATTTTTATCTTACTATTCGTGTACCAAATTAAACATCTATTATGTGATTACTTCTTACAAGGTCGTTACATGTTAGGAAAATTCAAAGTTGAGGGATGGGAACTACCCCTCACTGCACATGCTGCTACGCACCTTGTAGGTACGTTCTTGATAGCATTATGTATGGGTGTATCTTTTCAGATAATGATAGCAGTTGCACTACTTGATTTTGGAATACACTTTATCGTTGATAAAGTCAAAGTCGAAGCTTCTCGTAGTACGGATTATAGTAAGCCAGAATTTTGGTGGTACTTAGGTATTGACCAAATGGCTCACCACTTGACACACTACGCGATAATCGCTATATTGGTTCTACTATAAATACTGACGACGCAGAGATGCGTCGTTATTTTTTTGGAACAAAGAAACAATTTGTGCTATAATGCAATGGCTAAGAAACAAAAAGGAATTTGAAAAATGGCAAAGGAAAAGAAAAGTTCTGTTCTCGCTGAACATGGTGTCCAGCAATTAACTGAATACCAACATGCTCGTATCCGTACTGAAATGTATTTGGGTTCGAAATCAGAACATGAGCAACCTGTACTTCTTTTTGGAGAAGAAGGGTTCAACGTGCAAAACTTAGGTTGGGTTCCTGCCCTACTAACATCTTTCCGCGAAATCGTGGATAACTCACTGGATGAATTCGTTAAAGCTGGTACTAAAGATCCAGTACTAAAAGTCCAGTATAATCAAGATGATTTAGAATTCGAAATTAGCGACAACGGTCGTGGTATTCCAATCGATTATGTACCAGAAACGCAGAAACATGTCTGTACTATGGTTCTAACCGAAATGAAAACTGGACGTAACTTTAACGATGACGAACGTACTAATGTTATCGGTATGAATGGCTTAGGCGGTTCTGTAGTTATGATCGTATCTGAGAAAGCTGAACTCGAAATTCACCGTGCAGGTAAACCTTACAAAACCGATAAAGCTAACTCTGAATATGATGGTACATATAAATTCACTCAGAAGTTCACTGAGGGTACAGCGATGTTTCCTGAACTTGGAATTAATGAACCAAGTATTCGTAAAGTACAAGCAGAGAAAACTGGAACTACAGTACGATTCAAAATCAGTAAAGAAGTGTTTAAAGTACATACTTTACCACTTGAACTCGTGTTTAGTATCTTAAAAGAAATTGCAGCAGCAAACCCATCATATAAGATTTTCTTAAATGGTGAGCGTATTGTTGTTGCTAAGAAAGGTCTATTCTCTGCAAATAAAAACACTATGACATTGAAAGTTGAAGACGGAGCTACTGGCTTTGACAGTACTTTCTATATTGTTCCTGGTGTAGTTGATGGTCTTAGCAAGAACCTACATATGCAAGGTCTTGTTAACAACGCTCCTTCCCTCGAAGGTGGTACTCACTTAGATACCTTCCAACAGAAGTTCGCACTAGGAGTTATCAAAGCCCTAGAACGTAAATCTAAGCAAAAGAAAATGACCCCTAACCGTTCTGATATTGAAGAAGGTTTGTTGATTTATAACGTCACTAAGATGAATACTCCAACATTCAACTCTCAGATCAAAACGAAGCTAACTAATGAAAATGTAATTAAACCAGTACAGAATGCAATGACTGAAGAATTCTTCGCAGAACTCGTTAAGAAAAATAACGATTGGGTTGAAGAAATTTATGAACGTTGTGCTGAACGTACAAACAAGAAAGATGCTGATGAAGATCGTAAAATGGCAAAACGTTTACTGAAAGGTAAAGTTGCTAAATTACGTGATGCTAACGGTACTGACCGTTCTAAATGTATTTTACTTATCGCAGAAGGTGATTCCGCAGTATCTTCAATGACTGCTGCAAGGAACTCTGAAATTCATGGTATTCTTCCACTACGTGGTAAAATCCAGAACGTAAACGGTAAAGAGAAGACAAAAGACCTAATGGGTACTGCTGATAAACCATCAGCTATACATGATATTATGGCATCACTAAATCTCATACCAGGTGAACGTGCCGTTCGTGCGAATATGAACTTCGGAAAGTTATACATTTGTGCTGACGAAGATGAAGATGGTAAGAACATCGGTGCTCTTGTGGTGAACTTCTTCTATAAATTCTGGCCTGAGTTATTCTCTGATCCAGAAGACCCATTCATCTATATCTTCAAAACTCCGTTTATTATCCTTGAGAAAGGTAAAGAATCGAAGTACTTCTATGGTCATAACGTCCATGAATATAATCCTGAAGAATGGAAAGGATGGAAAGCAACACGTGCGAAAGGTCTTGGTACTCTTGAAGTAACAAACTTCCGTGATGCGTTATCTAATGGTGTAGCAGTAGCGATTACTGATGATGGTTCACTAGGTGAAACCCTAGATTTGATCTTCAACAAAGAACGTGCTGATGACCGTAAAGATTGGACTCGTGAATTAGACGAAGCAGCATAATTATTAGTGGGGAACAGGAGTTCCCCTTATTAGCAAAGAGGCAAAGGAAATGCGTAAATCAACAAAGAAAACCCAAGCTGAGATTGTACCTAATGCACTAACTCTGTTAGGCTATGGTAGCTCAGATTATATCAATCAATCATCCCTAGAATATGCTTTGAGTACTTTTGATCGTGCTCTCCCTGGGATTGATGGTTTCAAAAACTCACAGCGTAAAGCTATCTTCACTTTGAGTAAAGTAAGTGGTGAAATCAAAACTGTATCTTGTGCTGGTCGTATGATCAGTGATGGTATCTACCTTCATGGTGATGCGTCGGCAAGCGGTACATTACAGAACCTTGCAAGTCCAGTTGTGAATAACTATCCGCTTATTGGTAAGCGTGGAGGTTTCGGTACTCAGGTTAACCCTGAACCAGCAAGCCCTCGTTATACCTATGTGAAGAAAACAAAAATCACCGAAGCCTTGGTACTTCGTGATATGGATGTTGTACCGATGCAAGAAAACTATGACGGTACTACAATGGAACCTAAGTTCTTCTTACCAATTATCCCCTTAGCACTACTTGGTGTTGATGGTACTGCAACCGCGTATAAAAGTTTTATCTTCCCATATCGTATGAACGAAATCATTGAGAACACTCTCCGTGCTATCCGTGGTGAAGAACTTTTAGAAATGATGCCGTACTATGCAAGCTATGGTGCGAATGATTTTGTTGAAGATCGTGGAGAAGGTAAATATACTTTCTTTGGAAAAGCTCAAGTAATCGATGCAAGTACTGTTCGTATTACGGGGTTAGCTCCACGTATGAAACTTGAAAAGTTCGTTGAGGACTTGATTGCAATGGAAGATTCTGGTAAAATCCGTAGTTACGATGATAACAGTTCAGGTAAGGTTGATATTACCATAAAACTTCCACGTGGTCTTAGTACTACATGGACAGAAATGGATGTGCTTCAATATTTTGACGTTTCAACAAAATTGGCACATACCCTTAATGTTTTAGGTGAAAACGGAAAAGTTAAAAGTTATGGCAATGTTCAAGAAATAATCCAGGACTTCGTTCAGTTCCGATTCAAGTACTACATTAAACGTTATGAAAAACTACTAGCAGATGCAGACGCAGAAGTGCGTTACAAGATTCTGGTTAAAGAATGCTTTGATAATGACATGACTGTTAAGATTAAAGAATTTGAAAACCGTGCTGAAGTTGTTGATTTTGTGACATCCCTGAATGGTGAAATTGAAGCATCAGATGATAATATACAGAACATCGTGAATTTCGCAGCGTATCGTTGGACGAAAGAAAACTACGTTAAGGTAAATCAAGAAATTGAAGATGCTTTAGCTAAGATGGATGAATACAACGATCTGCTACAGAATCATGATAAGATTTGGAAAATCTACGAAGAAGAACTTGTAGAACTTCTTAATATGAATATCGTCTATAACGATGATGATGAATAATTTTAAGGACGCTTAGGCGTCCTTTATTTTTAATTAAGGCCATTGAATAAATACGACAAAGCTTTTTATGTTTTGGAGATTAGATATGGCAAACTTCGAACCCCAATGGGATTTGATCGCTGACACCAATACAATTCAAGAAGGACAAACTACTTATTTTAGATTACGTCTACAGAAAAATCAACCTACTTCTGCCGATGATACATATGTTTTAACTGATGACCAGTACTTGGAATTTACTTATAACATTGTTGGTGCAGGAGAGACTTTAGAAGAACGTGATTTTATAGTTACAGTAGGAGAAAGTACTTCTTCATTAGTTCCAATTGGCAACGCAGGAACTGGTTCAACCACTACTCAAGGTATACACATTGTAAAATTCGATACTAAATCATATGATTTAAGTTCAGTTTCTTACATTGATGCTTATTACTTTAAGATAGAATGTCCACAAGATGGAATTTGGGATGGCCCAGAATCATTAACATTCAATATTGACAGCATCAATGTGATAACATTACTTGATGGTCAAATTGCAAATACTGTACCGAGTGGTGTTCTCGGAACAACTTCAAGTATTTTGAATTATAACACCACAAATGAAGTATGGGTAACACCTGGATTGACCACACACGGATCTAATCTTTATACGATTGGTGGTGTAGGATATGGTGCCGAAAGCAGATTGTTCGTTCAAGCATTCGGAAGAAGTCAAACAATAAACAACATAACCAATGTATTCATGCCAGCGTATGAAGTACTAACTATTCTTGATTCAGAAAAACCAAGTACTAATATTACTGGTTCAGGAACAATTTTAGTTCCAGATTTAAGTTCAGGGTTAATTGAAGAAATTCCTTTACTCGTAAAAGATAGTACCGGTAATTTAGTTAATAGTGGGTTAAAATTTAATGGAAATAATGGTCAGATTATTCAGACTATGTTATATGATTCAGACCCAATTGATGCTTATATAAAAATTCGAGTAGTTTCAGTAAAACGTTATTACAGTACTGAAGCAGATGCTTATTATGCTGGTAAACGATTCCGTGCATACCAAACTTGGATTGCACCATCAGATACTTCCAATTTCCATGATGAACCAATAAGTACTCATTTGTATCAACTAAAAGATACTACAATATATCCATATGTTGTAAGTGAGGGTTCTTATCAAGGAAACACGGTTATTGAATATGATGCAAATAACTGGTACGACTTGGGGGTATATAATGAATCTCTTGGTTCAGGAATAATCAATAACACCAGAATTTTTCGTATAATCCTTAATGACAATACCGGTACTGATATTTCATTTGAAACTGATTCTAATTTAGGAACTATTCACGTTGGTGAATACTTTGGTCATACAGTATATCCTAAAATTGTAGCCAGTGGTTCTGATTTAGTAACGTATGAAATTGATGAAAGCACATCACCTAATGATATTCGTAAATTTGGATTAGATTTAAGTGCTGATGGTTTTATGACTGGTACTGCATATGCATTAAGTACTGATTTTTCAGCGAATGATGATATTAAGTTAGAATTCGATGTAGTAGCTACTGGTAAAAATGGTAAATCTTTAACAAAACGATTCAATATAACAATTGTTCGTGGATTTGGACAGAACTATATTACTGCTGATATACAACCATCATTAACGATGGAAAGAACTTGGTTCAATACTATTAGTACTACAGCATTTAGTCAAGCCCCATATTATAGGGCGTCAGACCCCCGCTACGGTGTTAGAAAAATACCTCGTATTCTTCTTAAAGAAAATTATGTTGATACAACTAAAAATTGGCCAGGTATTAAACAAACTGTTATTAATGTTCGCAATGGTATTGTGAATACCACAAGTGGTGCTCCAACTCCAGACGGTTCATTTCGTTTAGTGATTGGTAACTACAAAGTGAGATCTGCCCTTGACAACGCAGGAAATGTACTGTATGATGTACTATACAGAGAAGTGCATCCTGAAGGAACACAAATTAGTTTAAATTTGAATCCTCTGGTATATACTGATTATAGTAATTCTATCATTTCAGAAATTTATGGTTTACGTCAAAACGTATATCTGGTTCTTGGTGAAGATACTGTTAACTTATTAACAGACCCAACTGATCTAAATAACCGTGGAATTGTAGTTGATGCAATCAATGGATTATCAAATGAAATGATTGACACTGTACCTCGATTTATGAATCATCCATATATAGAAGATAATATAAAAGCTGAATATTTCCCTGGAATTGTGGTTGCGTACTTACAGCCAGGACAAGGCGAGACATTCTTCAATACATTGATTCAAAATAATGAACATGGTGCGTTGTTGAATTATGAGTTTGAAGTTACTGGTGTTGAATTCAGTTATTATGTTCAAGATAATGCTCGTTACGAGCGTGAAAACTTTACGGCTACCTTAAAAGTGCCCAATCTATTTCAATAAGGGGGATGCGTATGTTCCATCCATTTTTTGATTCTTCTTCTTTAAGTAATCAAGAGCTTTATGATAAAATCAATGAAGTCTCAATGCGTATTTCATCAGCACGTATAGCTGGTGTACAATATGAAGTTATACAACAAATGTTTTCTGTAATTCGCTCATGCGAAGAAGAACTTCGAACTCGTCAAGCGAAAGCTGATTTAGAAGCTCAACAAAAAGAAGAAGACAACAAAACTGTATTTGATTCGGACAGTTATATTAACACTGGAACTGAAGATAAAAAGAATGAAAGTACAAGGAAATCGAACTATAAGCGAGGATGGTGACGTTCGTTTAGATCTTAACGCAGTTGTGTATGCAATCAACTGCGGAGCAGATATAACTTATATCCAACTTAATGAACAAGATGAATCTGAACGATTGAAGTTCAATGATAATTGTCGTAAGTTCGGATTAGAAGAACGTATGCTTGATTACAACATAGAACATGATAGGAATCATGAACTATGGCGTTATGATCCAGCTTATGATAAAATCAATCTAGAAGACTATTTTCTTAATTTGTGCAGTACTGATGTTCAACGTGAACGAGTACTGTATGAATTGGGATTGTACGAAAACTATAACATGACTAAACTACTACGCTGTATGATATGGTTGGTAGATTATCTAAAAGAACATAATATCTTTTGGGGATTAGGTCGTGGAAGTTCAGTCAGCAGCTACTGTCTTTTTTTGATAGAACTCCATATGGTGGATTCTATTAAATACGACTTAGATGTTAACGAATTTTTGAAATGGTAACAAAATTTATGGTATAATGTACCTACAATGAAAAGGGATTTTTATGAAGAAACACACTAGCTATCGAGGCCAGAAGATCGATATGGAAATGTTGAAGTTCCAGCATCAACATAGCGTAGCTATTGGCAATGCCAATATGAATGCACGTGGTGATATTATCGGTCGAGGCGGCACGGTTATTAAGAAACGTGAAGATCTATTAGCTGAACGTGAACGAGAATTACAGAAACCTGATATTAGTCCAGAGCATCAGAGCCATTCACAAGCTCCTGAAACTTTTGACTTCGCAGATACTGGATTTGATGATGCTCAATTTGAGATTGAACCACAAGAACCAATCGAAGAAAAGAAAGCACCCGTAAAACGTGCAAAAACTAAAGATGACACTGCTGATCAAGAATAAGGATATTCAAATGGAGTCGAACGTACTTACAGCTTGCAAAGGTAAAGTACTTGTATCAGATTTAGATACAGGTGAACAAAAATTAAAATCCGGTATTGTCCTTCGTGATGATGACGGTACTGTACGTGGTGTACATAGTCGTTGGGCTAAAGTATATTCCGTTGGTGAAGATGTTACTGAATTGAAACCTGGTGATTGGATTCTCGTGGCTCATGGTCGCTGGAGTAGAACAATTACTATCGATGAAGTATCTCTAAATTTAGTTGACTATCCGAAAGGCGTTCTTGCTGCTGCTGATGAACGTCCAGACTTCTTAGGTCTAGGATATTAATTTACGCCCTGATTAATCAGGGCTTTCTTTTTGTCGGAATTTTATGAGTGTTAAAAACGGAAAATTTAATTTCTATGATGTAGAACTTGTATGTACTAATCCTTCTGGTAAATTTTATTTCCAGACTCCAAAGAGTAAGGGAAGAGTGTATGAAGTTACAGTAGAACATTTTAAATTAATGTTAGTTACTGCCTCAGAAGCAAGAAGACTTGGTACTGAATATTCCAACCAATCTAATTCGTTGGAATATTTGTTAGATCAATTAGAAATGACAGAAGATTTATTTACAGCATTACTTTATCCAGAATGGATAAATGAAGAATATTAAAAAGGAATAAGAATGACCTCTCTATGGACAGAAAAGTACCGCCCAGGGACTGTTGAAGAATATGTGTTTAAAAATCCAGCATTCGAACAAAAAATGTTAGAGTGGATTGAAAGCGGTGATATTCCACATATTGGGTTCTTTGGTCCAGCAGGTACTGGAAAAACTACAGCTATAAAAGTACTAATTAATGGCTTAGTAAAGAATGGATTCGTAGACCCATCTGACGTAACTATACTTAATATGAGTGATGAAGGTATTGAGGCTGTTCGTGAAAAAATTGATGCTGCGGCTCGTCTAAGTGCGTTTGGTGACTATCGTATCTTCGTATTAGAAGAAATGGAACAGATGAACCTTAAAGCACAAGGTTCATTAAAACGTGTTATGGAAGATTATCACGAGAATGCTCGTTTTATCTTAACTTCCAATGAACCACACAAAATACTTAAACCTATTCTATCTCGTGTTCAAAGCATTGTTATTGAAAAACACGATCCAGATGCATTTACTACTCGTATCATTGAAATTCTAATCGCTGAAGGTGTAGATTTAGATACAGAAGAAAGTTTAGATTTAGTACAAAAATACATCAAGTGTACGTTCCCTGACTTCCGTAAGACATTAAACACCTTGCAAAGTTCAGTAGTTAAAGGTAAGCTTGTTAAGCTTGAAGATTCAATTGATAGTACTGCCAGTTATCGTGCAGCTATTATTGATGCTCTTGAAGCAGGTAATATTCGTCAGATGCGTGAACAAATTGTACAGAACATTCCAGAAGATGAAATCGATGGTTTCTTTTCGTTCTTGTATAAAAATGTTGAATTGTTTACGACAGATGAAATTAAAGAAATGAAGATCAAAGTGAAGATTCGTGATGCTGTAGTTAAACAGGCTTCCGTATCGGACCGCGAGATGAACCTATCAGCATTATTATGTGAAGTGGATTTGATCTGTAACGACCAAATGTAAAGGACAATATAATGTCAAACCAGAAAAAGAAAGCTGTCATCTTAGATTGTGATGAGATTCTATTAAATCATCTAGGTGGATTTAAAAAGTACGTAGAAAAATACTACGATATTGAAACTGTTGGTGAACCAATGCAATACAATCTTCAAGATTGGTTACAATGTGATGGTGAACAAGTAATGGATTTACTGAAGAACTTTAACTTCTACAGTACTGAATTCGGTCTATTGGAACCAATGGACAAATTTACTGTTCAGAATATGAAAGCATTACGTTCTGAAAATGAAAATGTAGCATTCATTGTGGTAACAAAAAGCGGAACATTCGGACATGGTGAAGTACTACGTAAAGTAAATCTTATCAATGTCTTTGGTGATATTTTTGATGATATTATTATCCTCGAAAATTATCAATCCAAGCGTAGTACTTACGCGAAATTGAAAGAACAGTACGATATTGTTACTGTTGTGGATGATCATCTTGCAAATATCGATGTAGCACAAACCCTGGGTTTAGACACTGTAGTACTGGAATGTTCCCATAATATTGAATCCATTGATGACCCTCGTTATCAGTTCGTTCAAGATTGGAACCAAATGTACCACTACATTACTGAAACGATCAAAGGGGAGTAATCCCCTTTTCTGTTTAGTAAATAAGGTTATATTATTACGATTCTCATACCGAGAAGTAACCTTAAAGGAAAGATATACATGGATAGTTCACAAGCAATTCAAAATCTTTACGATCAAGACGGTTTATTGGATATTCTTCTTGGCGTGGAAGAATATTTTGATAACATGGATTTGTATGCTTATAAGAACTGGATAAATGGCGAAATTGTTGAGGGGCCGAACGTCTCTAAGTATTGGGTTGAAATTACTCTTAAATTCAGCCATGACACATTTCCAGATCCTGTAGCAACTAAGATATTTGAAAAACAAGGAACAAAGATTTTTGTTCGTCCAGATTGGGAAGTTCACCCAATTGAGCACCCACGCAGCAACGATGACATGCAAAGCATTCTCGGTAATGCCGCTAACTTGAGTACTCCAAAAGATGAACGTACACCAATTTTATTAGTTAAGTTCCAGATTCCTCGTCGTTTAGTTAATCCTGAAAGTTTCGATGAATACAAATTGATGGCTTCTGATTTTAATAGTAATACTATGAATGAAGAAGAAACTGCTGAACCTGAACAACAACCAGAACAGCAACCAGAACAGCAAGATCAACAAGACCCTAATGCGGGAAATGATGATATTCAATTTGACGAGCCACAAGGAGGAATGTAATGACTAAGAGAATTTACGAACGAGCATTAAGACCATTAGTACTGAAAGATTTAGTACACCCTATTATAAGTGTAGATGAATATACGCCAAAAATTGATGAAGATAACATAGTTGTATTATTCCAAGTACTGGATAATTTCGATGCAGCATATGATTTAAGTTCATTCATTGAACGTTCACCAGTTGATGTTATTGATACTGAAGCAGCAGAAACCCCTAACGTTGATGGACGTTATCAAGTATTTGTTGAATTTGAACGTAATGGAGAATTCCCTGCTAAACTAATTGAACTAATGAAAAGCATTGAAAACATTTGTCCAAATCCAGATTGGAAATTGCAAATGTATGGAATCAATGATCCTATTGATTTAGATGTTGACCAAATTACAAATGATATTGAACTCGTATCTGAAAAAGAATTAAAAGAATTCTTTGATTATGCAGCAGTACAAGTTGAAATTGTAAATGAAAGCATTAAAATAAAAAGCGTATACGGAACTGAATTGCATTATAGTAAAGGTTCAGGTATCGTTAATGAAAATTATGTAAAAGGTTTACTATCTGAAGATATGACATTAGACGGTACTCGTTTGAGTGCAGTACTTGGTGAAAACTATGATGTACTAAGATCTGGCAATGAATACATTGTTGGTATTAACGGGAAATACGTCGTACTAAGATAATGAAAATTTATAATATGTTGATAGCACTGCACGAAAGTACAAGGACAGCTATTCATTCAATTGGTAATGTAGGATTAAGTAAGCGTTTATATGTTAGAACTTATGAGATAAACCGTATTGGAAAGAATTACGATGATATTAATCGAGATGATGTAAGTACTGAAATGGTTCTAAAAGCATATCTAGCACGTAAGGTGTTCATCAATGAGAAGTACCGTAGAGGTAGATTTCTTATTGATGAAGTTTATGATTCTGAGATAGCTTTTACAAACGGGTTATGGAGAATCTTCTGTATAGAAGTGTTTGGGCAAATTATGCCTGAACTACCAGTACCTACAACATATGATGAATTACAACATATCATTGACAATAAATCTGTATATATGGATTTCCAACTATACAAAACTGCTAAAGAAGCAGTTATCCACAATCAAATAGTTGATTCAACGATGTGTGTAAGTATTCGTGATTTTGATCTATTTTGTTCATTGCCTGGCATTCCTGGCTGGACTTCAGTACAGCATGGTGCTAGTCTGGTAGATGGGCGGACTGAAGCCCCTCAGAGGCTTATACAGGCCAGTTTAGGCATGTACCGATATGATTATCTGGATTGTCCTGAACCGTATGAGAATTTCTGGAAAGAGAGAGCAATGCAATCTTTACAAAAAGCAGTTGCAATTCTCAGTGGAACGTATATACTAAAATTTAGAAATGGAACGATGTATGACTTAACTCCAATGCCGGAGCAATTTGTACCTGTAACTGAATTCCATTGGAATATTAAAAGGACGTAATCTCGTCCTTTTTTCGTTTTTGTCCTTGACAGGCCGAAATTTTTGCTGTAGAATCGCCCTCATGAATTTGGAAATTCATATTTTTAAGTTAAACACAAAAAGGAAAGAAAATGAGTACTGTACTATTCGTATACACCGAAGGCGTTACCTACAAAGCAACCAACGTTACCTCCATTACTCATAATGAGTCTATGGTAGAATATTCTCAGACTGTTCTGAATGAATCTGGTACTGTTGGTGGTTTGAACCTTCGTGCTGTAGATAAATCTGATCTGCTTTATGCTGTAGTTCGCAACACTGAATCTGGTGAAGTGACTATCATTCTAGGTCTGTATGATAGCTTTGATATTGTGCCTAAAGGTGATGCCGTTCGTCGTCAGACTAACGTTGAAGCTGAAGCTGCACGTGTCGCTGCTTATCGTGCTGAACAAGCTCCTGCTCGTGAAGCAAAAGAACAAGCTAAGTACGAAGCTCGTCGTGCTAAACGCAAAGCTGCGTATACTGGAACTACTGCTACTGTCGTTCACGAAGATGCAGATGAACCAGAAATTGAAGTTCCGCAAGAACCAGTAGTTGAAGTTCAAGAAGTTCAGGAAGTACAAGTAGTTGAAACTGCTGAAACTACTGCTCCAGTAACCGCAACAACTTCTAAAGCTCGTAAATCAGTTAATGTTCTCGAACAACTGAAAGCTGCGGGTATTTCCGAAGAAGACCTGGCAGCACTGCGTAACTTAGGTATCCTGCGTTAATAAAAAACAAATCAATAAAGAGGTAATATAATAATGAAATCTGGTAATTACATTGTCGGTAGTATCGACAAAAACACTGGTCGCTTCTCTGCGTCTGCTACTCCTAAAGAGCACATGTCTTTGTCTGTTGCTAAAGGTGAAGCGGCTCGCCTCGCACAAGAGAATGCTGACAAAGATTTCGTCGTAATGAAAGTTGAAGCAATCGCGTCTGTTGCTAAAATTTCCTGGCGTTAATCTTTTTGGGGTGCTATAATGCACCCCTGCCTATTAATTTAACTGCGAGATAATGAATCATGAAAGGAAAATATTTCTTCAACGATGGTCGTTCTAACATTGAGATTCAGGAATTCGATTACAACTACGTTCGCAATAGTTTGCTGAAGGTATTTGATAAGAACGTTGCTAAGAAGTATATTTTCAACGTAATCGTTAGCCGTACCTATGATGGTACTGGTATGCCGATCTTCGATGTACGCCCGTTGAACTTGAACGAAATCTTCTATGATAGCGTTCGTCTGCGTGTTCTCGAAATGATGCTGGATGATATTTACTTTGGTAAAATCCGCATTGAAGACCTTCCGGTTCCTCGCTTACAGCAGGAGTATCAGGACTTTCTCGATGGGAAAGCTAAACCTGTAGTACTTCAGAATACTAATCTTGATGCACCGGATATTCCTGCACCGATTGTATTCTCTCGTAAAGAACTGAGTGAAAATGATGTTCGTTTACCTGCTATCATTAACATGAAAGCGAACGTAGAGTTTCATCCAATGCAAGTACTGGATTGGGTTGAGAACTTTGAAGTATGTTCTCAGGAAATTACTGTCAGTACTCAAGTATTGTCAGAAGAACAAATTAAACTTGTTCAAATCCTGAAAAATAACAGTGATTACATTCATGGTGTTATGAACAATCTTACTACTGTTCTCGAAGGTATGTTCCCACTTAAACCTACGTTCATGCAACGTATGTTCGGTGGTGCAAAAGCTATTGAAGTTAAACAGGAAGATTTGAGTACTATTCTTAGTACATTGCGTAATGCAGTTTCTGTTGATCCTCATCGCTTTAGTGGTATCTCTGAAGTCTTTAAAGGAATTCAGGGTAACATCAGTGAGATCAAAGATCGTGTTGAGCACGGTATCATTGGTTGTGATTATGTAATTAAAACTGATGAAGACCCATATGAGTTTGAATTGCGTCAAGAACGTTTGATGAAAATTCGTGCGACTACCGAAATTTCGGAAATGTCACTTAGCACGATTCACAAGAAGTTCTTATCCGATTTGAACAAGCTCAAAGAAGTACAAGAAGTGGTCGTTCCACTGTTGATTGTTAAACTTCAGAATCAGGCATCTAAACGTGTCGATGATGAAACTGTTAATATCATCCGTGGCCTGGCTTATCGTGAAAATGTAGTTGCATCGCCTACGAATAACGGTTATAATGCTCCTACTGAATCAAGCGATGAAGCGGTTGATCCAGTACAGGATTACATCGACGCAGTTGACCAGGTTGACGCTGAAGAAGAAGCGAAAAAAGGCGACTACTAAGAAAAAAGTCCTTGACGAACTATGAAGATTGCTGTACTATGTATCTCAACAAGACAGCAATCTCCCATTAACTTAGAATGAAGGAATTACCAACATGGCAATTGACGACGCAAACAACGGTTTCGAAGAAGTTCAGCCTAAAAAAACTCAGCAGCGTAAACGTAAACCTGCCGCCACTAAACAGCGTGAACCTGAAACTTTCGATCAGGAAGAATTCACTCAGACTGAAAAAAACCTGCCTGTTCTGCGTGATGCGAAAGGTGCGACTATGGAACTAACCGTAGCGAACATTCACACACTCGGTGCTGATGCTGGTCAGAACATCGGTAAACTGTCAGAAGAAATTCTGTCTAAAGTAAAAGTTGCTGATACTGGCGAACTCGGTGATGGTATTTCTAACATCCTGACGTTGACTCGTAAAGTTGACATTACTAAACTCGGCGAACAACGTAATGGTATTCTGGCACGTGTGTGGAATATCTTCGGCGATACCAAACAGAAAGTACTGGATCAGTTCGAAACCAGTAAAGACCAGATTGAGAAAATCACTGGCACTCTGACTAATGGTATTGACCGTATGCGTGGCGAAGCAGTATGGCTGAACAATGCGTATACTGCGAACATCGAATATCTGCATGAACTGGAAGCAATTCTGGATTCTGTAGATGATGTTAAAGTCATCGAAGAACAAAAACTGGCAGTACTTATGGCAAACCCTGAAACTCCAATGAACGTATTGGACGAACAGCGTATGTTGACCGATGCCTTGGACAAACAGGCTGACAAACTTCGCCGTCTGGTACAGCTTTCAAAACTGACCGCACCGCAAATTGCGTCCATGCGTAAAGTTAACATGAACACCGTTGAGAAGTTCGAATCTCTCAACACTGTTGTTATCCCAGCGTGGAAAAACAACATGAGTCTTTCTCTGATCAGTTTACAGCAGAAGAAAGACAACGAATTGTCGAACATGATCGACAATGAAACTAACCGTCTGCTGAAGGATAACGCAAAAACCGTGTCTCAAAACATGAAAGACGCAGCAGCCGCGAACCAGCGTGGTGTGGTTGACCTGACTACCCTACAGTCTATCCAAACGGATATGCTGAACGGTATCAACGAAACTATGCGTATTGAACAAGCTGGTCGTGATGAGCGTAAAAAAGCTGCTCTCATTATGGCTAAGATGGATGGTGATCTGAAGAATGCTCTCCGCGAGATTGCTCAGAAAAAATAATCCACAAAAGCCTAAAAAAAACAAAGCCCCTCATAGTAGGGGCTTTTTCTTATGGAAATTTCAATGGAACTAACAGAAGAACTACTATCTAAACTCGGTGAACTTATTGATTCAATGGATTATGAAGATGATCCAGAAGGTGAATGGGGTGATGATTCGATCAAATATAATCTTATCAAAGAAACTGCTTGGGAAGATGATGGTCGTAGAGCATATAAAACAATGATTTTCAAATTTCCTGAACTTGAACTATTTGTTCAAGCAGAACTGGAACGTACTGGAGATTATTACCAGGGATATGAGTATGAAGATACTCTATTCTCATTTGTTACAGAACATGAAAAAGTAGTAGTTAAAAAATATTATACGGTGGTAAATTTGTAATGTCTATGTCAGTAATTGATATTGAAACTTTGGCTACACCAGAAAACTCAGGTTATGGTATAGTGATTCCTAATTACGCAGTTGTGCGTATTCCTGAAGTACTAACTCATGAAATGGAATGGTTGTACGTTCAACTTCCTATTCAAGATCAACTTGAATTAGGATTGAAAGTAGATGCTAGTACTATGGATTTTTGGTTTAATGCATGTGCTCAAGAGTTTCCTCTTTCACTTTGTGAAATGCAAAAATCATTTAAACTTCAAAGTCCAGTAGCACTTCATTCAAATGGAACAATATACGATTCCCCAAATATTCCAAATATCTTGAAATGGTTCCTTCATAATTCAGATGAACCTAAATTCAATACGAAAGTATTTGGTAATGGTTGTCATTTTGATTGTAGTATTCTTCAAGAAAATCACCGTGTAATGTTCGGTGATGGAAAATTATGGATCTACAGTTCACCACAAAACGTTCGTACTTTGCGTATGTTACTTTCTAAAGAGGAAGAAACTGCGATGAAAGAAGCAATTCAGCCACATTTAGATGCATTCGTTGAAGAAGTAGATTCACTTGACATTATGTTCCCATTGTGCTTGCACAATCCAGTATATGATGCTGCTAAGGAATCTCTGATGACTCGGTACATGCTGGATCTTGTAAAACCGCTTGACGTTCCCGTAGAGTAATGATAAAATAGCCCTGTTATCCAATAATAGGGCTGAACCATGAACTTCTTCATTATTGCTTTACCAGCATTACTGATTTTGATTATCATGAAATACAAATACCAGCATGAGATTACTGCGAAAGAATGTGTTTATCATTTCTTTGCAGTATGTCTGAGTATTGCTATCATGATGGGTATTACCTACGCAAGCATATACGCGTCAATGGCTGATACCGAGATTTTAAACGGCAAAGTACTGAGCAAGTCACGTGATGTAGAATTGTGTAATTCACAAAGCAGTTCCTGTAAACATTACACATGGCATGAAAAATGTTCATACTACACTGATAGCAAAGGTAAACGACAAAAGAGTTGTGAATCTTATAAGGTATTTGATTATCTATATGAAATTGACTGGCGTGTTAAAACGACTGTTGATTCACATACTATTGATCGTGTGAACCGTCAAGGTACTGCAATCCCGCCACGTTGGGCTATGATCAAAATTGGTGATCCAGCAAGTACTGAAAACACGTACTTTAATTATCTTCTTGGAAATAAAGAATCATTATTCCATGAAGAAGAGTATCAACGTGATTATACTGAAGAGTATAAAAAATCTTTACCAGATTACCCTAAAGTGTATGATTATTATCGTGTAAATCATGTTTTGAACTTGACAGGTCAATCCGTAGCAGGTTATAATGACTACATCAATTCGGCACTCCGTGATATGGGTGCAGCTAAACAAGTTAACATCTTGTTAGTACTGTATCCAATTAAAGATGCTGAGTTACCGAAAGCGATTATCGGTAAATGGCGTGGTGGTAAGAAGAATGACGTTATTATGTTCGCAGCGTTAGATGAAACTGGTTCTGTTCGTAACTTTTCTAGTACTTCATTCGCACAAGGATCTAATAATGAATTGCTTCATAGTAAGCTGCGTATGGATGCTATGTCTGAACAAATGTCACTTGACTTAGTTCAGATATTAGTGAAAGATATTAATCAGGATTTCAAACGTCTGCCTAATGCTGAATTTGAATACCTGAAATACAAACTTGAACCTAGCTTGTGGGTAGTTATTATCTGCTCAATTTTAGCTGCGGTATCATCATTAGTAGTCGGTAATTACATGAGGAAAGTAGATTTATGAAACTCGGAAAAGCAATTCTTATCTCAGTAGGGTTAGTATTCGTTTTAGGGTTCGTTGGTTCAGTTGCTATGTACACCAGTACTAACAACACTGCGAACAAGTTTGAAGCAAATATCAAACGAAACGATCAGGCAAGTCAGACACAACTGAGTGCCTATACTTTAAAAGTACAGGAACAAGCTCAGATTCCAGCAATGTATGCTGAAGATCTTCAGAAAACGTTGAAAGCGTATTTTGAAGGACGTAACAAAGACGAAACGTATATTCGTTCTTTCGTTCAGCAAAACATGCCTAACTTGTCTCCGAAAATGTACGAAACGTTGATGGTAACAATCGACGCAGGTCGTGAAGCCTTCAAGAACGCACAAAACAAGAAGACTGATGTATGTTCTGATTACGAAGAATATCGTGGTCGCATCTGGACAAGCATGTTCTTGAGTGCTAAATATCCAGGTGATAACATCGAAAAGCTTTGTACTATCGTAACTGATGATCGTACTGCTAAAGCGTTCGAAACTCATCGCCAAGAAGTTATTAAACTTCACTAATTATACAAAAGCTGTCCTTCGGGGCAGCTTTTTTGCATGGAGCAAATATGGAAAGAAAAATCCCATTTATTGATTGGTTCGAAGAAGTCGAATCACTACTGGAAACTATTAACAAGTGCAATTTTGATGTACTTGACTATGCTGAAGATTATACATTTTATAATCTAACTATCAGTAAACCACAACCTTATGTTTACAAATTTAAGAAAGCTGCATCAGCAGACCGCTTCAATCCACCACCTCAGCCATTATCACCAATGCAAATACAACCTTGGACTACACATACAGTTACAGTTGCCGGTACAGCTACTTTAAGTTCATCTACATTGATTTCATTCCACGTTGTAATTATTTGTACACGTGACAGAATTGTAAAACTACAAGTTGTAGAGAACTGGAATCAGAATTTCTTAACTAACGATAAAGTTATTCATAGTATTGTTTTTCATGATGAAGACTTGCTTGTTAATGGGAAATGGTATAGAATAGACTCACCTGAAGCGTTTACTCATGATCTCGTTGAAGATGACATTTCAGTACTGGCTCTTATAGATTTGTTTGAGAATTTTAGAAAAAGTGCTTGACGAATCCTTAGAGTTCTGATATACTAGCATCAAGTTAATAAATTAAGTGAGGCAGTTATGTCAATTTTAGTTCTTATCTTGTCATTAAATGGTAATCCAACTACAGTTCAAATTCCACTGAAAGTGGATGTTGAGAATTGTGAAAAAACATCCTTGCCTAATGCAAGGAAACGTTATAATATGCCATTAACTGTTGTTTCTGCTAAATGTTTCAGTACTGAGGAATAATTAATGCAAAGCTTAGAACTTACACGATTCTATCGTGAATATCATAAGTGGATTAAAGATGGTACTCCTAACCATCCACTGTTCAGTACTGATGTTGGTTTGTGCGATTGTGTTCTTCGGTATAGTAATATTAATTTAAAAAGTATTTCTATTTTCAAAGAATTACGCCAACAGTTAAGGGATGCTAAGTTGAATGTTTCATATCCGTTTAACTACAACGGTAATGACTATTCAGAAGAAGTGCGTAAAAAATCTGCTCACCTAAACGAACTTCGTTTAAAGTGGGTTATCCAACATGCCAATTTATGGAGTTAACAAATGATTAAGTACTTTTTAGTTGTCCTGTTGTTCATGTTTTTGAACTTCGGCGTTTGGTTCCTGTTCGCTAAGTACTGGTTAAAGGATGATTGGGTTCTTGTTATCGGCGATAATATGAAACGCTTCCTGAAAACTATGCTGGCAGCAGTTATTATTGCAACGCTGGTGTGTTCAGTTAAACTGTACAAAATGGGTTCTTGCTCAACGCAAGGTATGATCACGAATGCTCAAACTCAGTACTCGTGGTGGATGGATCAGTGTCAGGCCAAGAATGCTGCTGGTGTCTATATTGACATTAACCGTACTCGTGGTAATCCTGGTGATGATACCCACAACTCAGACCCATATTAATACCCTGAACCCCTCCTGGTGAGGGGTTTTTCACATGGAAGTAAAATGTTTGAATTCGAAACCACCCCCATTTACGATCCTGAAGAAGACGGCATAACGCACATTAACATCTATAGTCAAGCCAGAACTGAATTAGGTAGACTACTATCAAATTTCGCTCGTTCCCCATTTGTCTATGAACCTTACGGGTACTTTGCCAGTGCTGAAGCATTCTGGTACTGGTATCTTACAGGTCAAAAGCATGACGACCTTAGACCATTACACGGTTTTGAAGCAAAAAAAGCTGGGCGTAAATATAGAGACGATAGGTTGGATGTTCTCGGATTATCTAATGAAGATTTAGAAATTATGGAGAATATGTTAGTAACAAAGATTGCTCATAATCCAGCTATCGCTAAATTATTACAAGAAAGTACTCTACCGTTCGTTCATTACTATGAATATAGTGGTAGAGTTATTATGCCAGAAGGATTCGACTGGCTTAGTGCAAGTTATGAGGATATTAGAACTGTCCTCAAAGAATCGAACTGATCAACGATTGATCAATTTTATAAATAGTTCTACTTTTTATACAACATGGAGTGTTATATGATTAATACTAAATCCGTTATCCAAGTACAAGTTAACATCGAAGGAATTCATTCTGTACAAGTCCTGAAGGACAGGCTACAATCAGCCATCGGTAATGTTAGCATCATTCGTTATGCAATAACGCAAAAACATGCTATCATTTATATTGAAGCTACACCAACAGAAGGATTAGCTACATTTGAACTAGCAGTGGATGGAAAAGAATTCAGCCTAATCAATGTAGTTGAGGATATTGTTAAAGAAAATCCTGCTTATACTGAAGGTTCAGTACAGGAAGCTTTTGCTGAACAAAAATCTGATGAACCACTAGCAGCAATGGCAATCATTTTTGATCGTGATCCACAAATTGATTATTTGCTGACTAAAGAATTTCAACTAAATCAACTTAGTACTTATGATGGTCTTGTATCTATTAGTACTGAAAATGGGTTAGTTCTAATTGAGAAACAATGTAATGTTGTTATCGATTACAGTACTTATAACAAAGATACTGGTACTGTCCGTCTTCTACAAACTTCCCGTTCTGAAGAAGAAGATTTGGAGACAACAGAAGATGAGGAATTAACACCTGAGCAAATCGAAGAAATTCGTAATATTCTTAAAGAAGGTACTGAATTTATTGAACGTGTTAAAGAATCTGCACAAGTTCGTTTAGCTGTTCAAAAAGAGCATGATATTGCCAAAATGCGTGAAGCATTAGATATGGTTAGTGAATTATCTGAAAATGAAATCCAAGGTGATTCTACTACGTTGGAAGAACAATTACGTAGGGATTTAGAAAGTGCTGAAAATTTACTATTTTCAGAAGCATCTAGACAAATGATAAGTTTACTTTCAGATTTAGATGCTATTGACAATAACAAACCATATAAATTACCAGAACGTACTTTGGCACTAATGACTGAACGTGAAAAGAATGTTGTAGAAATGCAAGATATTATTGACGTGGTTAAAGACGTTCTGAACGTTGATCGTGCGGATACCTTACTCGGTGGTGCTAAAATTCGTTTTAATGGTATTCCAGATAAAGTTTTGTATGATGAACCAGTATCAGATATTGAGGAAACTACAATTACTGAAGAAGAATTGGCTCAGTTCAGTATTGGTGATACGATTGTTGAAACCATTGAACTTAAAGTTGCACTCATCAGCTTTGGTTCATTCGATGAATATGCTGCTTCTCACAATATTGTTGGATGGGATTTGTTTACTCCTACTACTGTACTGATTAAGTACATGGATGGTTCAAATACACCAATTGAGAAGATTCAGAAATTCCACGATATGATGAATAGTCTTGATACTGGTTGGATTGATAAACCAGAAGTACCTGCAATTACTTCTAAGTTCGTGTCTGAACTTAATCAAGTACTTGATCGTGATGTTGTTCAAGAATTCTTGAACCGTGTACAAAAACACAACATCTTTGTACGTGATAGTACTGCTAAGATTCGCAAAGCTCTACTTGATATGGAACTTGATTATAATGCACTTAAAGATGAAGTTAATCTAATGATTGATTGGGATAACTTAACTGCGTTTGCATCTAAGAAAGAACGTACAGAATATCGAACAAAAGGTGTAGAAGTTGGGTATGCACTTGAAGATGGAAAACGTTCAGTTAATGGTAAATATGAAAATCTTGTTAAAGTCAGTACAGGTTTAGATGATGGAGATTTTTACATTCCAGTTTCAATACTTACTGATGAACTCCGTGCAAAATATGTATTTTGTAATTATGCATATTATATAGATGATCTTCCAGAGTATGCATTCTATGAAGTACATGTCAATGGTCACGTTATTCTCATTGAGAAAACCGACCTATAATAACCACAAATACCAGCGTCTCGCTGGTATTTTTTTAAGTAAGATTTTTGGATCGAACCGAATTTATATGGTATAATGATGGTACAATAATATTTTTAGATACAACTCTGATTGACAAGGATAGTCCTTGACGAGTGAATACACCTGATCCTATCGAAAATGTAGATGGCAGATGAGTAGTTCAATCAGTACGATGAGCAAAAGAAACCCGTTAGAGTAATAGCATTCAATCCAAAGCGATGTAAGACTATGAATCACGGCAATGCGGCTCAATAAAGAAGTGTGATAAGCATATGAGACACTTCCTAGATAGACATATAAGGTCACTTACCAATACGCTAAGGGAGCCAGAAATGGCAAGTACTGATTTGGTCGAATAGATTCAGTACTGAGTGCAGGAATGTTTAAACCTGCGACCGTTGCATATGACTGTGATAGAGAGAAACCGAGCAACCCGCTTTCGTTCTCCAGAAAAAGTACAATGAAGTTGTATCTAAAATTCAGAGAAATTCACAATTCGACAGATTCCGACGACTATCATCGTCAGATTAAATTCAGTACACGATTGTGTACTTTTTTTACGACTTCACCCCCCTGCGGGGGGATGAAAATGTCCTCCCCAAATCTCGTCAGTATAAATTGTGTTAAACATATAAAATCTGAATTGAGTTCATAGTACGAACGATAGAGAGTACTGAACTCAATTCTTGACTAACGGAGTTAGGCAATGCAAACTAAAGAAATTATTGATCTCCTTCAATCTATAGCTCCTGAAGTATCAGGTTCAAATTTCAGTTATAGATTCGATAATACGATTATGATCGATAAACAAGAATCATTTAAGCATCGGTTTTTTGATTACAGAATGGCTAATTTTTATTTCAGTACATTGAAAAATGTACCTAATCTCGAATGTACATTAACTGAATCTAAAACAGTACAGCTTAAAACTTTAGCTCGTATTGTACAGAAAGAAAACGACGAAGGTGTAATGGAAGATGTTATTGAGTACTATGAAGTTCCACATAAAGAACTATGGTGCTGGGATATACATTTTGTAAGCACGATTAAAATGATAATTGAAGGTACTAAATGAGTAGTACTGACGATAATTCTTTGACATTCGAAGAATGGTAAATCACATAAGGTAAAGTTTCAAATGGGTTTAGATATTACCGCGTATAGTAATCTTAAGAAAGAATCACAACGCGAAAACATGGATGTAGATGAAGCATATGATCATGACTGGACATATTTCTATATTCACAACGATCAAGATTGCTACCAGCACATAGATGTTGATGGCTCATATTTTTACAGTTATGAAAACAGTGAGCATATGAGGGCAGGTTCTTATGGTGGATATAATTTATGGCGTGGTACGTTACGTCAGTTAGCCACTCGTTTACCACTTGATGAAAATGGTTATTATCCATTCTATGAACTTATTAATTACTCTGATTGTGAAGGGGTAATCGGTACAATGTGTAGTACTAAACTTGCTAAGGACTTCAATGATTATGAAGAACATGCCTGTTTATATCTAGAAGGATATAATCTTTCAAAGTACTACGAATGGAAAACAATGTTTGAACTGGCATCCAATAATGGTGCGGTTAAATTTCACTAAGGAATATTATGAGTGACAACAGAGAAAGAGCTATTGGTGCTCTTGTAGGATTAGCAGTAGGTGATACATTGGGAACACCTCTTGAATTTCATGAACGTGATACTTATGAACATATCACTGATATGATTGGTGGTGGACCATTTGATTTGAAACCAGGAGAATGGACCGATGATACCAGTATGGCTTTATGCTTAGGTACTAGTCTGTTAGCTCGTTATGGTTTTGATTCTGAAGATCAGTTAACTCGATATTCTAACTGGATGACTCACGGATATATGAGTAGTACTGGCGTATGCTTTGATATTGGAACTACCACCCGAAATGCTATTCGTTCTTTTCTTAAAGATAAAACTCTAGTTCATAATGAACATTTCCTCGATGCAGGAAATGGTAGCCTTATGCGGTTAGCTCCTATTCCAATTTTCTATAATACAAAAGAAATGTATTCAGATGCTTTTGTTGATCTGATTCGTTATGCTGCATTGAGTTCAACTACAACTCATGCAACAGAAACTGCTGTTCAATCATGTGTTGCATTCGCAATAATGATGAACCGTGCTATTCAGGGTTATGATAAATTTGAAATTCTTGAAATTCTTGAGCCAGAAAAGTTTGGTATCACTAATGACGTAGTAAAGAGTACTATTGATATTGAAAATTATTTCTGTAAAGAACGTTCTGAAATTAAGAGTACTGGATACGTCATTGACTCATTAGAAGCTGCTTTATGGTGCTTCGCAAAAACAGCATCATTCCAAGAGGCAGTACTGTTAGCTGCTAATTTAGGAGATGATGCAGATACTGTAGCTGCAATTACTGGACAATTAGCTGGTGCATACTATGGGTTTGATGCTATTCCTAAAGAGTGGGTACAGAAGATTACCAATTCAGAAGGGATTGTATCTTTAGCTGAAAGACTTTACGACTGGAATAATTAATATGCCAAATATGGAACATTGTATGTTTGAAAATACATCTAACGACATGCAAGATATTATTGATAAGATGTATGAAGATGGGTTTCATCCTGATAAACTTTCTAAATCTGAACGACAATTTTATGAGGCACTTTGGGATCAAGCTCATACACTAATTGATCGTTTAGAAGAAATTGAAGAAAATCTTTATAACGAAGAAAATGAAATTTCTGCTTTAGAAGAAGCAGAAGAAAACCGTAGAGAAGAATACGAGATGCATAAAGCAATCGTAGGTAGAAAACAAGCTGATTATGATTTCAATAATCAATATACTGATGAAAGTATTGATGATGATTATAATACCTTTCGGAGAGAAGATTAATGTTTAGTGATGACGAATTGAATGCTTTTTACGAAGGTAAAAAGAGTGGTTACGAAGAAAAAGAATATACAAATCCACATCTGGAATTTATTTCAGGTCTTGGTGGTGCAGAAGCTATGAAAGAAGATAAACTTCATCAACAGTACAAGCGTGGCTTCGAATGGGGAAAAGCTCAGAAAGATGAGGAAAAATCTTAATGAGTGAACAGCCATATATAATTACTATTAGAACAATAGAAGATCGTTCTTATAATCCCAATTATGGTGATGACCGTATATGTGAATGTGGACATACTTATGATCGTCATTTTGATTCTTATGATAATATGTATCCAGTAGGATGTAAGTACTGCGATTGTTATAACTTTGTAGAACTCGAAGAGGGTAAACCAAGTATTAAAGATGCTGGTGATCTAGGTTATCAAGATGGTAAATTGGGATTGAAGTACTTCAATCCTTATGCACAATATGGTGCAGATGCACGTTGGCACGATGCATATAAAATGAAATTCGAATGGGGTACTGGTAGAGACTTAGGTTCAGACGATGAAGACTATTAATGAAGTACTACAAGAACTTCTTGAAATTTATGATAATTGGACTATACTATATAACAGTACTGAATATTCACTCAAGCACTCTGATTTGAATATGCCAATTTTTTATGTTTTCACTCATTCAAAAGAAGAAGATTATTTTTATATTGAAATGACGTATTATGTTGATAAAAACCAATATATTGCTATACATTCTGGTATAAAATATGACGATAATAATTCAGAATCTGGTGGTTTTGCAGATTCTGCAATACTAGCATTAGAACAATTACAATCAGCTATTTGTGAACGGGCAAATAAGTATTTGGATTTAGCTGATATTATGGAACAGGATAAAAAATAATGGGAACTTCAGCAAATATTAATGTTAAAGTTGGTGATGTATATCATACAGCGACTGTAAACTATGATGGTTATCCATCATTCGTAGGTTATATTCTTTATCATTATTACAATACTCAAGAAATTGCAGAATTGTTAGTTTCTAAAGGTGATTTTTCAGGGTTAACCGAAATCATTACTCATGTAGAATATTACAATGATGGTTCAGATATGCGTATTAGTACTGAACGTGAAGAAGATGAAAGTTATTCATATACTTTCGATGATGGTATTTGGTACATCACTGGTCATGAATATGATGAAAACGATAATCTAAATGAATGGAATTATTGTTTGCTTGCCAATGCTCTTGGAATGGCAACTGCGGTAGCTGAAACTAGTAGCGTAGACGAATCTTCTGAAGTATTCAAGTACTTTGGCTGCTCTATCTCTGAAGTAATTGCTATCAATGAAGAATGGTTGGTACAGTACAATACTAATGATCCACGAATGACTGATTCATATAATGATCGTCAACGTTGGAGTATTCGTCATCGTGAAGCACCATATCAAGGAATGGATGAAGATGGAATTTGGCATCATACATTCTTCGGTCGTACCTTGTACGAAGCTGTAACTAAAGCGAATGAATACCTTAAACGTGGTAAAGAATTCGAAGCTGACAAGCGTATATAAGTATATGTTCTCTGAATTATCAGAGAACTTTTTAATTAAACCGTAATATTTTACAATAGGTAGAAATAATGTCACACTTTACAGTACTTGTTCGTATCCCGGCAGCAGAATTAGAAAATCTTGATTCAGAAAGTATTCAAAACGTTCTTGCTGATAAATTACAACCTTATCACGAGTTTGAATGTACTGGTGTTAAAGACCAATATGTAATTGAAACTGATGAAACTGATGACCATATTGTTTCTTATGAAAAAGAAGCATTCTATGCAGTATTCAATAATTATAATGAATTTGTTGCATCACAATATTCTGATAAACTTTCAAAATATAAAGATCGTGATGATGAATTACATCTACCTGATGGATGGGAAATTCGTAATACATTAATTAAAGATGTAATGAATTTCGAAGAATATTTAACAGATTGGTGCGGATATTCTATGGATGGTGAATATTCAGATTTCCGTGATGGTCGTTTTTATCGTTACACGAACCCGAATCGTCAGTGGGATTGGTGGACAGTTGGCGGTCGCTGGTCAAATCATTTCCTGGATAAAGAAGGAAATCGTCACGATATTATCACTAAAGGTGATTGGGATATTGAACGTGAAGCAACTGATGCAGTACTGAAATATATGAAGTATCATGATCTTTATACTTCACATCAATTTTCCAATACATATCATACTTGGGAAGACTGTCGTAATCTTTATCCGTCAGATACTGGTGCTGCTCGTCAGTTCTATTGGAATCAGCCATTCCGTGGAGAATTTTATGATGTTATGTCTCAAATTGAAGATGAAGAAACTTCATGGATTGCAACTGAAATTGATAATTTCTGGAACGTTTCACGTGAACAGTTTATCGTAGATCGTGTATTTGGATCAATCGGTACTTATGCAGTACTGGACGATGCATGGTACGAAAAGGGTGAAATGGGCTGGTTCGGTATCTCAAATAATGAAAAATCTAACTGGAATGAATTGTTTATTGAAAAGGTAAAATCTTTCGATGATAATGATCTTCTTATTCTTGTGGATTGTCACATCTAAGGAATAGCTATGGCTTTCAACGAAGAATTATTTGAAAAATATCCCATAGAGTCCTTGACTGAGCCGACTGATGGGAGTATAGTGTACCTCAAGCGTTACTGGATTATTCACGAAGGATCTGTTCTTCGTTATAAACAGTCAAAAGCCTGGCAGTGTAATGCACATCCACAAATCATAGATCAGATTTTACAAAATAATCCTATCTATGAAGGTTGCACTGTTCAGTACTATGAATATCTATACATTCCGAGGTGAGTTATGTCAACTCCAGAAAATGATAGTTTCAATTTTGATGAACCCCTCGAATGCGTTCAACGTGCTATTCGGGGATTAGACCGTAACGGGTTCTTTGGTTCAGAAGAAGAAGCATTGAATCGTATTCAAGTTCAATTTCCAAATATGACTCGTAATGAGTTGGCTGAAATTTACCGTACTTACGGTGATGTGCAAGATTTTGAAATTAACTGAAAAAATCCTTGACATTCCAAAGGCAATCAGTGATAATGATTGCCTACTTTAATGAAGACGGGTGAACAAAATGAAAAAAGTAATGATGGCTGGTTTTATTGCTCTGGCAGTACTGTCAACTCAGGCTCATGCTGAAATTCAGCCTGAACCTCTTTGTCGTGTTCAGGTTTGTAATAAACTTGAACGCTTTTCGTTGAGCATCTGGAAACACATGAAAGATAGCATGGGCGAAACCTGCTTTGATGCAGTTATTCCTAAAGCTGAAGCTCAGCCTGGTAAGGTGTTGAGTTCTGAATCTCGCTGGTATCAGGGTTCATCTTTCAATCCAACCAAAAAAACCGTAACTCGCGTATCGCAAGTTTACGAATGCCAGTAAGGATAAAAATATGAGTGTTCCTAATTTGCTGTTAGAACTGAACAAGTTATTATCGAATGCGGAATCATCAGATGTTGATATTCCGGTATATTGTGTCATGCGTATCAGCAGTACTCACCATGATGTAGATCGTGTAATTGGCGTATACTTTGACAAAGACAAAGCTGATAAAGCTTGTGAAGAATTTAAAGCAACATTACAAAAACGTAGTCAACATAAAGTCTACGTTCAAACTTCCGTATTAGGGAAATAATGAGTACTTTTGAAAAATGTAAAGTTATATATGATCTTATCAATCATATTGCTACTTCTGAATCGTGGAATCCTAACCATGATTATGACAGATTAAAAGGATTATCACATATAATTAAAGAAAAACCAGATTTTTCATATCTTGATATAACTGATTTAAATATTGATGAAATGAAAGAATTGGGGTTCCGTAAATGGAGCACCACTGATGAAATGTTGTTAATACCTTTGTGGTTATTTTATTTTGTTGATCCTGAATTGACAGTACATTGTATTGATAACACTGATGTTAAATTCAAAGACGCTGATAATGACACTCGTGGTGGATTGTTAGCGTATGGTGTGAACCCTAAACTATAAGAGAACATAACAATGTCACGTGGATTATTCTTTGGTAAATTTGCTCCACTTACGACTGGACATATCGCGGCAATTCAGAAAGCAGCTACTTTAGTTGATGAACTATTTGTAGTAATGTGCTGGGATCAAAAATTTCAGGATACATTAACTCCTGAATTGCAAAAGATCATGACTAAACGCAACCGTTTGATGTGGCTGAAAGATAGTTTTAAGCACATGTCTAAAATTAATGTGTTGTACGTAGATGAATCTCCTATTCAGTCCTATCCAGATGGTAGTAAAGATTTCACTGACCTTGTACGTAATGAAATATTTCATAGTACTGGAAGTCGTGAAGCACCAGATATGGATTGGGTTTTCAGTTCAGAAACTGAATATACTGAATACTTTCAAACGTACTGGCCTGAAGCTGAACATATCCTAATTGATCCTCCACGTGAATTTGTGGATATTAGTGCTACTCGTGTACGTGCTAATCCATATGAGCATTGGGATCTATTAGCACCAGCAGCACACAAACACTTCGTTAAGAAGGTTTGTATCATTGGGGTTGAGAGTACTGGTAAAAGTACTTTAACAATTAACCTCGCCAACCATTTCAGTACTCAATACGTGGAAGAAGTTGGTCGCACTATCTGCGAAGATGAATATCATTGGTCTGAAGATATGATGAATATCGAAGATTATGAATATGTCGCAATGGAGCATAAAGTAAAAGAACATAAGGTTGCTAAGACTGCGAACAAAGTAATGTTCAGCGATACTAACAATCTTATTACTCTGTTCGCCGCAGAATGTATGGGTAAAACCAGTAAAGTACTAAGTCAGATGGCACACGTAGAAGACTATGATCTAGTAATTATGCTTGACATAGATGTTCCGTGGGTGTATGATCCACTTAGGCTGAACTTCTCAACAGAACGCCGTCAAGAGACGAATGAATTGTTGAAGTTCCTCTGTAAAGCACATGGTGTCAAGTACCACCTGATTAGCGGGCCGGACTATGACGAACGTTTCAAAACAGCAGTAAAAATGGTTCAAAATTTACTTCAAGGAAAACCCAATGAACACACTGGTGACGAGTCTTAATCTCTCTCCACAATTGTTGTGGAGTTATGCAGCATTCCTGTTTTTCGTATGCGGTTTCTATGTACTCCGTATTGCTAAAACAGATTTGAAATTCTCGCAGGTATTCAGTACTTGTGTAACTGATTTCCAAGGCTGGTCAGCAAAAGAATATGCGTGGGTGCTTATTGCTCCATCCATTATTCTGGCAACATCAGTTATCATGGGTGGTGGATGGATTGAATTCATCTGCTCATTCACGAGTATTGTTGGTGCGATTTTGGTTGCTAAAGGTAAGATTAGTTCTTACGTTTGGGGATTCGTCGGTACTGGTTTGTATATTCTTATCTCGTATAAGTATAAACTGTACGGTGAAACAATTACGTATGCACTGTTATTCCTACCAATGCAGGTCAGCGGATATTATTACTGGATTCGTAACAGCAAGGTAGAGAATACTGACGTAATTCGTAAAGTGATGAGTACTAAACAGCGTATTCTGTTATTCGTCGGTACTGCCGTTGCGATTGCTGCATATGCTGGTTTCCTTCGTTACCTCGAAGGGGCAACTCCTGGATTAGATTCAGCTACAGCTATTCTGAGTATCGTAGCGACTACATTGATGGTCATGCGTTACGCTGAACAGTGGTTAATCTGGATTCTTGTAAACACTGTTGCCATTATTATGTGGATCATAGCAGTTATGCATCATCAGAACCAGGGTTTCTCCATTTTAGCGATGTGGATCACATTTTGGCTCAACTCCATCTACGGATGGTATCAATGGAAACATGGCAAATAAATTAGTATTAAATGTCGGCATCAATGATGCCGACTATGTTACTTTTAAAGAAGAAGTAATAAACGGAAAACGTAAAGTTGTGTGGAGATGCCCTTATTATGTTAAGTGGTATAATTTAATTTCGCGTTGTTATGATGAAAATGCATTATTAAAACGACCAACATATAGAGGATGTACTATATGTGAAGAATGGTTAACATTTTCTAATTTCAAATCTTGGATGGAAACCCAAGATTGGGAAGGAAAGCAACTTGACAAAGATCTAAAAGTACTTGGGAATATGGTTTATTCTCCAGATACGTGCCTATTCATATCACCTGATTTGAATAGATTTCTTAATGAAAATCATAATAGTCGTGGTGAATTTCCAATAGGTGTATACTTGAAATCTGAAGGAAGATACGGATGTATATGTGGTAAAAAATATCATGGATATTTTGATACTATATTAGATTCTCATTTACAATGGATTTCGGAGAAAATAAAATATATTGATGAATTCATTGAGACTTCAGATAACGATGTAAAAATAGCTTTAGAAAATTTTAAATCTGTGTTACAATATCATTTAGAAAACAGTATCATATTTGAGGGCAGGAAAAATGAAAGCAATTGAACTACTAAAAATGAAAGCAGTGAATTATCACGGTACTGAAGTACATGTTCCTGATAATATTCACTTCATCGCGACTGATAAAAATGGTAAAACCTTGGGCTTCGAAGAACGCCCTAAACCAGATGAAGAATTCAACTGGTGGGAAAATCCGAACCGCTCAGATATGTACGATATTGGTACATTCGACCTTGAAGATACCAATTGGACTGAAACTCTGGTTCAGTTGTAATACAAAGTCCAGTACTTAGTACTGGACATTTTAATCGAGAAGGAGTACTATATGTTCATGCTGTATTGGAAATTTATTTTATACCAACTACGTACACGTATAGGAAATGATTTTACACTTTTAGCAATCTTTCTTCCTTTAATACAGCTTCCAGTACTATTATTAATTGAAGGTACTGTAGGTAATATAATCGGTACAGGACTTGTTATTATTCAACTAACATGTGCTATTGCTGGATTCTTTGAGGATTATAAAAAATGAAATACTTTCGCGTAAACGAAACTGATGCATCCGGTGGTGGGTTTGAGTTTTGGGGATACTTCGCTTTAAACGAATATTCTTTGTCAGATGAAGAACTACTGGATGAAGCTATCTCTTTATTTGAAGAGAACAATAGCTGGGTATTCGTTATGGATTGTCGTCGTACCAGTGCAGAACAACTTACGGAAGAACAGTACAAAACTGGTATTCTGTTCAATAAGTTGTTTGAATATAAACACGATGAAAATGCATATCGTCGGTTCTATAACCTGTACCCAACTCGCGATATGGCAGAGATGTTTGCTAAACGTGATCATAAGTCCGGTTATGTTCGTATTGGTCATCCGAATTGCCATAGTGTTTACAAAGTAAATTCTGAAGGTGCATTTATTTTTGTATATCATTATTGGTCTGATCGTTTAGGTGTTTTACCTGAACCACCACCTTTCTTCTAAGGAAATGATATGAATCTTGAACAATTTGATTTTATCGTTCGCTATGACGATATGAACGGTTTAGTAATGCCAGATAAAGCTGCGATGATGTACGCAGATCGTATGGTTCATGCAGAAAAATTTGACATTACTGTAGGTAATGAATTTTTGATGACTGCACTTCGCTATTCAATGAAAAAGAACAACATCGATGCTTCTCGTATTGTTTTTGTTGTTCCTGCTGTTGTTGATGGTGTAGAAGCCAGTACTACAGTACTGGTTGAACCTACTTATAACCTGGATTATGGTCTTGATGGAAGTTTTAATTATCCTGATTACATGACCCAAATGTTGATGGATTTGTTCTAATGATCGATATTTTTTATAATCCACATGATGGAGTTGTACTACCAGATGCAGCAGTCCTGGAATTTTGTAATTTACATCTTGACAGCACTAATGGTTCTGTTATTGTAAGTTCAGAATCTATGCTGTATGGTTTCCGGTACTGCATGAAAATTCGTAGCATTCCAGTTCAAAATGTTCAGTTCTGGATGTTTAATGGTACAGATTATGATTTGGTAGTTCTTACTGAAACATATAAAGTGCCATATCCTGGAAGTGATCATTACCCTCACTTTACTGAGGACTTACTTTTTACTTTGCTGTAGGAGATAATTATGACTATTAGTTTTATCCCGATGTACGGTTTGTACACTAAGCTGAGTTAACAGCAGTACAAACCGATAATGTCGGTAAAATAACTAAGGAGAACTTTATGAGTTCTAACAACGAAAGCAAAGAAATTATCATCCGTTGTCATTGTGGCGATGTACGTGAACATTCTATTCATATTGCTCAATACAATTCTGGTGATACAAATGATGATAAACATTTAGGCATTTGTAATATTAACATGTGCCTAGAAATTCGTCAGAAGTGGTATAAGCGTATTTGGACTGGAATTAAGTACATGTTCGGGTATACTAACCATATGCATTATATGGATACTATGGTAGATGTAGAAGTACTGAAAGATGCAGTAAGTCGTCTTGAAGATACTCGTACTGACGAGCAAAAAGCTTCTTCCAAAGAACAACGAACCTGGACACACTACGAAGTACTGTAATGTTATTTGAATACCTTGAAAACTGCGAGTGCGTTACGACGCACTCTTTTATTACTGATTATCCTGAAACTGGACTATTTTCATCCGAGATAACTCTTGATGGTGAATATAAGATTGTTAAAATTAATACAGGATTAGTAATACCTCGTTTATCTTATGCCTCACTGAGCGGCGATGATTATACGATAAAAATTACAAAAAATGGCTTGAAATTCTGGCTTAGAGATGATACAGTAGAAAGAATGAAACTTGATGCAAATATCACTGAAGAATGGTTTTTCCAACTATGTACACTTCATGATTTTGGCTCTTTGCGGTACTCTGATATTGAATTCTTGAAAGACGTTTTCAACACCTTATGTACAGGAGAGTAATTATGTTAAATTCAATCTTTGAAGCCTTATTAGGTACTGACCGTTATGAACGTTATGACGGAATCAATAATGTACTGATTATTAGTACAATTGATTATGAAGTAAAAGTTACTCCTACCTATATGAAACTTGACAAGGTTCAGTACAACATGAATTTAGTCAATCCTCATCATGGTATTCCTTTTAATCGTGAAACTATAGCATCTATCGATTACAACGTTTTTCTTGATGGTGAGAATGACGAAGTATTTGGGATTTCCAAAAATGATGTTAACGCAATTCTTAATCATTATAGGAGTCTACAATGAGCAAATACGATTCTTTGGTATCATTAGATGCTGAAAATGCTAAACGTACATTTGATACATTTTATGAATTTCCATCTGCAATCAATGGAAATCATATGTGCTTTGAAAGTACTATGGAACTAGGTGGAAACCTGGTAGCATCGGTTACACTGAGTAAGTTTAATTACCATGTTCAATTTTTTGATGTATGGGATATGCAAACTTCACATGTCATTTTCACTGATAATGATCCAGAAGAAAATGTTCAGTTCTTTAACACCGCATTGTTTGCATCAGATGAAAATGCACTTCTGATGTATCCAAGTATTGATGATGTACAAGATTCAGATTTGGAACATTTAGGTCTTACACGTGAAAACTTCATTGTCCTGTATAACTTGCACAATGAACTGTTAAAAATCTTGAAAAAAGATGAAACGATTCAAAAAGTTGTGCTATAATAGAAGCATGAACGGTAGATTGGGTGAGTCGGTTTAAACCACCTTCCTGCTAAGAAGGCGGTCGCCCTTAAAAGCGGCCCGTGGGTTCAAATCCCACATCTACCTCCAATATAAACCATATGTGAGAACATATAAATGACAATTGCTAAAGTTAAACCTTGGGTACAACCTGCACCATTCAAAATTGATGCAGACGATCTTGATCTTACAGAAGATGAATTACAAGATTTAATCAATCACTGTATCGAAACAGAAAACATGTACGATTATATGGACGGTGATTTTGCGGCGGTTTTTGATTTGTCTGAACCACTCCTTCTTCAAGATCCAACTGAAGGTGATCCAGATGAAGAAATTGTTGATTATACCGCAGCAATCAAAAGTTGTCTGCCAGATGATTACAAAGAAGACTGTATTGGTGTTTGGTTCTGTAACGGCTAATTGAGGAACGTATGGCTATTAAATGGTTAGTACAAGATACTGCTCGTATGTATCAAGCTCTTGAAGATGAATTTATTCCTCTCCAAAAGTTAGGTTATGAGATTGTACCATTCGGTGTTATTCCTTTCACTAAGACAATTACTGGCTTAGATGATTTGGATGTGAATGATACCTTCATCATGCGTGGTGGTACTAAGATGGTAGAAATTTTGGAGTCAGGTACTTCTGATAATCTATCACCTGAACTGATTGCCAAAATGCGTCAGGGCTTGTCCTATGACATTCGTAATTTCGACCAGGCGTTTTATTCAACTTTAGGATTACCATTGTTGAACGGAACGCCTGAGTTTTTGAATCTCAAAGATGAACGTGATTTATTTGCATCCTTTGGGGTTGACAAATTTGTAAAACCAAGCTCAGACCTGAAAGCATTCACGGCTGGAGTTATGGAAGCTGGTGAAGTACTGAAAAACTTCATCGAAACTAACTATCATCGTGAAAATTATCAGGAAGAAACAGTACTGGTAAATGATGTTGTTCAGATTGACGCTGAATATCGTTTCATCTGTAAGTATGGTGAACCTATTAGCGGGTCGCAGTATCGCCGGAATAACAGTACTGTCTATAGTTCTGAAATTCCCGAAAACGTATTAGCTGCTTCACATGAATATGCTGAACTGTATATTCCTGCTCAGTTCTATACTATGGATTTGGCTGAAACGCCAAATGGCATTAAGATTGTTGAATATAATTGCTGGAACTGTTCTGGACTTTACCACATGGATACCATGAAGTTGTTCAGTACTATTCAAGCCTACTATGAAGGTTAACTTTAATGGGTTCGTTCAATACCACTTGTGCGGTTTCTAATACGCCAATCCTTGAAGGTGATGAAGTTCGCCTTTTTCTTTTAGCCTCAAGTAAGCTTTATGTTAAAACTGACGTAAAGAAAACTGGCTTAGCTCATGGCTGTCAGTGTTATCCTTGGGATGATTTTCAGGTAATCGGTGGATTCCCGCTGAAAGCGAAATATGCAGATTATGACAATTACGAAGTTGATGAAGAAAGTATTGAAGCACGTTTCATTATGATGAAACTGCGTCAGAACTACGTAATGCAAACTCGTGAAGAAGGTAAAGATTATCGTGGTGGATGGGCAGAAGACTTTCTCGATATTCCAGCATCTGATCTTACATGGAAACTTGTATTTGATATGCATCATCGTGAGTGCTTCTGGTTGAGCGGGTATGCAGATATTAATACTCCGTACCTTGGCATCATGGCGATTCATGAAAGTGTATATCAATTGATGTTGGATGAAATTCACGAAGTATATATTGGTTATCCTGATGGTGTTGGATATGATAGTGATTTTCATCCTTATGAAAATCGCAATTTCCAAATTTCTTTACAGAAAGAACTTTCTCGAAATCTTGATATTGAACTTGCATTGGCATCCAAGGAATACTATGAGTACTTTCAAGATGATATGAAATCTGGAAAAATTACAGAAGACGAAATGCATACCCGTGCGTTACGTATGGCATCTCGTCGTGTTCATGAACGTGCGTCATATAAAATGCATTATGCTTACGATACTACTACTATCTATGCTGACATTGTAGATGCTGTAACTGATTTCAATGCAAAGAATCCTGATCGAGCGGTAGAACTTGATTTAACTGCTATTCGTACATTGGAACATGAAGCAATTTATTTCAATGAACGTATGCAAGCTCGTAATTTGATGTATCGCCCAATTATGATTTCTGGTCAAGACCATGATCGTGCTGCTGATAGTGCATTCTTACATAAAGTAGCAAATGCAATATCAGTACTTGATGCTGAGTGGGAAGAAGACGAACATGTTCTAACTGAAAAATTCACTGCATCATGGCAAGAATTGACAGTACCGAAAATTGTAGAACGTTTACAATACTGGTACGAAGGTGAAGAACAGCTTGAAGAACATTTATCGTACATTAATAATCTGATTGGCGATAAAGATGTTGTAGTGTTCAGTTCAGAAGATTTAGCTAAAAAAGAAAATAAATTCCTTCGCAGCCTTATCTGGAACAAGAACTTAGAACTTCATCTTAAAGCAAAATAAGATTTATGAAAGCTCAATAACTTGGGCTTTCTTTTTAAGTAACACGTAACAAAGAAGCAAATACCTAAATCTCTATACAGGAATTAAGATGTACAATCAAAGCGGTGATATTATCACGATTGCTCGTGAATTTGGTAACAAAATTGAGGCGATTCCAGCGGGTACTTATACCGTGGAATTCAACCCACAAAATGGGCAGTACTACCTATTGAAGTCCACTCCGTTTACTCGCCCTGCGAAAGTTTACGGTGAAATGGCTTCACGTAACAACAAAGTGATCAACACTTTCTTATCTCGTAAAGGTTCTAATACTGGTGTATTGCTAAGCGGTACTAAAGGTGCTGGTAAAACTCAGCTTGCAAAAGATGTGAGTATTGCTTTAGGTGAAATGGGTATTCCAACCATTATCATCCAGAACTGCTATACTGATGGTTCTTTCATTAACTTCATCAAAGCTATCGAAGACAAAGCTTTGATTCTGTTTGATGAATTTGAGAAAGTTTACGCAGAACGTGAACATCAGGAAGCGATTCTAACTTTGCTTGATGGCACTGGTTCGTACAACAAGTTGTACATCCTTACCTCAAACAACCGTAACGTTTCCGAGTTCCTTCGTAACCGTCCAAGCCGTATTTTCTACCACTTCGAGTATAAGAAACTGGCTAAGCAGGTTATGGTAGAACTGCTGAACGACAAACTGGTAAATAAGAGCTATATTCCTCAGTTCGAAACCCTTTGGGAAGTAGCTGAAACTATCAGCTTCGATATGATCCAGTGTCTTATTGAAGAACTGAACCGCTACCCAACTCAAAGTTTCACTGAAACCTTCCGTGAACTGAACGTTGAAGTAGAAGCTCGTGAAGGTAACTCCTTCGTAATATCTGAATTCACCATTGATGGTAAAGAAGTCAAGTTTGACGAGAAATATACAAACCGCATGACAAGCTTCTCATTCATGGCGAAGTACGATACCCTTCGTGCATATCTCTTCGCAGATGAAGGAACTCTTGAGAAAGAGTTGAAAGCAATCGAGGCTCGTGTGTACGACATTGATTGGGAAGATGAAGATGACGGAACTGAAGTAGATGTTGATGGTGAAGAAGTTGAAACACCAGTCAAAGAAATTCAGTACTTGCTGAATCTGGAATTCAACAAAGCTGATACCGTTGTTAACAGTACCAGTATTGTTATTAATCGTCAGTTCGGTGAACACCGTCTGCACGTTAAATTCAGTAAAGCTGAATCACCGGATGTGATTGAAACCATGTTCGATGGTAAGTAATAAATAATACCAGAGAGAGGAATTGTTAGTACTTTTTCAGTACTTCCCCCTCTCTCGATTTGGGAGTGTAGTATAACGGCGATTATGTGTGGCTCCAAACCACAAGATCAGGGTTCGATTCCTTGTGCTTCCGCTAAAAAATCCTTGACGGATTGAAACTAATATTATAGAATATTTAAACAGAAAGATGCTTAACGCGTCTTTTTTTATTGGTACAATAATGACAGTACAAGAATTAATCGAACAATTATTAGATTGTGATTTAGATGCTGAAGTAGTAATTCCTGCTACTTACACGTATTATACAGTTGGTTCATCTCCATGTGCTCAAATACGTGGTGCTCAAAAAGGGTTTGATTGGGATAGAGGAAAGGTGTTCATACGTCCAACTACCAATTTAGTCCAACTAAATAGTTACCAATATAACGAATTTAGAAAATGCCTAAGTGAGCATGATTGGATTCGTCATGATATACATTATGGAAAGAAACCTCGCGGTACTATTCCACCAATGTTTAATCCAACCCCTCCAGAAGAATCAAAAAAGGACTAACTATGCCATATGGCTATTGCCCCAAATGTGGTGCTGAAGGTGTAAGTGCTGCCCGTAATCCGGTTGGCCCGACAACTTGTGCTAATGGACATGAATATCCACATGCACAAAGACAATCAGAACCTGTACCATTATCAGTACTGAAAAGCACTAGACCATTACGTATATATGTTGATATGGATGGTGTGATTGCAGACTTTGAAGCTAATCTTAAAGGTCGTAATCCTAAATCAGTAAAACTGAAACCAGGTACTTATATTCGTTTAGACCCAATTGAAGGTGCTATAGAAGCAGTTCGTAAATTAATTGCTGCTGGACACAATGTTTGGATCGCAACTAAAACTCCTACTCATAATCTCTTAGCAGATTCTGAGAAAAAACACTGGATTAACGAATATATTCCAGAATTACTTGATAAAACAATTATTACACCAGACAAGGGTTGTCTGCGTGGAGATGTACTTATTGATGACAGACCGCATAAAGCGAACTGCGAATCATTTGAAGGTACATTCATTCATTTTGGTTCAGAAGAATTTCCGACCTGGAATGAAGTATTACAATTTATAGAGGGAATCTAATGTTAAAAGAAGTACAAGACGTTATTAAACGCATTGAAGCGTTTTTAGCTGATAATGATAATTTTGAAACTGTAATTGAAGACGATTACTTGGCAATCCGTGTATTTGCACGTGATGGTGATCCAACCATTTATCATGGTTATGAATTGTTCCTTATGGAGAAAGTAGTTCAGAAACTTGGATTTACTCTAGATTTTAAACTAGATAAATCTGAAGGTTTTGAACGTTTCCTAGTAACAACTGAAGCGAACTTCAATCTTATGTCTTATATTAATAGTACTAATCAAATGCTTCGATCCCACCAGGATGACATGATTAATACTGTCTATTTGACTGAAAAACTTTCTGAAGATAGCCGAGGTGAATTTACTATCCTAACAGGATTTACCAATGGTACTTGGACACGTTGTGATATTACTAAAGCAGAACTGCTGTTCGCTGCTGTAAATGATTTGCCGATCAGTACTGGTGATACCGGAATTTTCTGGTACGCTGATTTGATTGCTATGAATAATGAATTATTTGATGAAGTTGAAGCATCTCATAATTCAGTAGAATAATGTCATATGTGGATAATAAAAATTATCCACCTTTAAGTTAAAAATTTTGAAACGGTTCAAAATTTTGTGGTATAATGTAGACATGAAAGAAATTGAACAAATTGTGGAGAATCAAATATGAAATTGACATTGCGTAAGGCACATCGCCTGGTTAAAGATTTAGGCCAAAAGTCCGGTTTGCGTTTTGAACAAAAAGACTTACACCATACTTCAAGTGCTGAAGAAGTACAAGCAGCTATTGTAGCTGTAAATAGCAGCAATTTCAAAGCAGTGGAAACTGCATTGAATGTCCACGAAGCGATTAACGTCATTCGTGCCGCTTTGCAGAAAGCGAACGGAACTGAAATCGACGGTAATTCCGTTGATGCCCTTCTGAGCCGTAAGGTTCTGATTGAAGGCCAGATGAAAGTACTGGCTTCGTTCCGTGAGAAAATAAAAACCACTGATGAAGAATTGCTGGCTAAGGCTGTACGTGAAGTACAAGATATGCACAACAGTTCTTCTGAGTATCGCAGTACTTACACTCGTGTAGGTGGAATCTCTGAAGTGATGCACAACAACTTGAACACGCTGTACGTTCAGTTGAAACAAGAACAAGAAGGTGTAAGCGATAAACTCGCTTATATCAACAACAAGCTTGAGATCGAAATCGACGACAAGTTTGCAGTACTGTTTAAAGAACTTCAGGTTCTTTAATCACTTTTCCAGCTAAAGTAAAAAGCTGGTGGTGGAGATAGTTAACTATCCTATTTGGAGTTATTGATTGTCGCTTAACATACTCTCTCTAACTCCCCTTGTTGAAGAAGCACGTTGAATGAATTTTCAACGCTTTTATCTTCTCATATGAAGAATGGTCAATTACAATTTATGTAATCTACTATTGAAGAGTTTGCTCCGTTTATACTGAACAGTTATTATAACTTGCTTGGTTGTGGAAACGGCATTCAACTTGATTGTACGGTTGCTGGGTTGCCTGGTTGCCTGGTTGCTTCGCTTCTTCAACACAATCTTTTTGGTCATTTTTATATTGATAAATAAAAATGTACCACTGCTCTCATCATATAAAGGCTATTATGGCGGATTTGTAACCCGCTCATCTCCGTTCAATTCGGAGTGGGAGCACTATTTACTTGGTAAGTTCTTACCTCGTAACTATGTAGAAAAGCTGTAATGCTTATTTTTCTATTATTCATAAAGTCTTAGCAAGCAGACTTAAACTGTTGCTATTATTAGCTCAAACACAGCACTAGCTGTACTCGAATTATTTCTGAGGCATGTCAGCCAAGAAACAGAATGACACTAAACAGTACCGAAAGGTACTTATCGGGAATTGGTGTAATGGCAGCACAACGTTATAACATAAATTCTTGCAACAGGAATTTCACAGCAACCAATACAATTGCATAGGGAGCCGTGAGATAAGGTTCGATTCCTTGATTCCCAACTAATTAATTAAACCAGCTTCTTGCTGGTTTTTTCATTTGTGGAGTACGTATGGGCGATTTTAACGAAAGTACTAATTATACATGGTGTTATACCATGTCGGATCTTCGTAATGGGTATGACCGTTTAAAACTAATTGATGAACGTTTCATTACTGAATATGGTTGGGCTTTGCCTAATGATATTAAAGTTGGTGATACTTTTGTTATTGAAGATTATAACACTGAGAATGGTGTTAAACTTTTGAACAGCTTTACTATTCCGTATCAATATATGGATTACTTTCATGCAAACATCTAAATTTAAAATTATTCGTCTAATTCCTATTAAACAAAACCCATGTTATGGTACTTGCAGTACTTGTGGTCGCAGGGATAATGACGGTGGTCCGCTATGCGGTAATGTATTCTGTCCAGGTGGAAACTAATATGCACTTCTTGATTATGGATAAGTACTTCAACGAAGATGGATTCCGTATCATGAAAGAATACATGGTACAGAACAACATTTCACATACTTCTGTTAAACCTGTTCCATATTTGAATATCTTCGTTCCTGAAGATGTTGAAGATTACAGTGATGCTACATATGAGAAATATTTTGATAAAAGTGTTCCTACTATGTCATTTGGTAGTTATGCCTTAGCTCAACAATTGATTGAGGAAGGGTATACTCCTGGTGGATTCATTAATGAAAATCTAAGCATTGAAGTTCAAATGCGTGAATGGGGTTCTGAGAACTTCCTGAACGGTAAATGTATTTTCACTACTATGGGTACTATTCAAGATCCAGGTTGGAACAAATTCTTCATTCGTCCAGTACATGACACTAAAGTTATGGCAGCACGTGTAGTTGAACGTTGTAACTTCAAACAAGAAGTTGATGCATATTTTTCATTCTACGGTGAACCTGATTTTGAAGTACTGCTATCTGAAGCAAAAGATATTATCTCTGAGTACCGTCTTTTTATTGTAAAAGGTAAAGTAGTATCTCACTCTTTGTATAAGGTTCGTGGTAATTTCTGTACCAACAAAGTTGTTCCACAAGAAATCATTGACAAGGCTGAAGAACTCTGTTCTAAATGGGTTCCTGCTGATGCTTTCGTAATGGACTTCGCTGAAACATCTGAAGGTTTCAAAGTACTGGAAATTAATAATATCAATTGTGCTGGATTCTACGAATGTGAGATTCCACCTATCGTTGAGGCTATGTTATCTTTATGATGAATTTCATTAAAGAATATTTCAACCGAACGGATGATTTGGCTTTTGAATTAACAAAACGTTATACCAAAAAAGAAGGTATTCCGTTAGTTGAAATTGATTTAACCTTCCTGTTCAACAAGTGCTGGAATTTTCGTTATTATCCTGATACTGATTATCTTCTGGTAGAAGATTGGATGGATACTAAACGCCGTTATAAATATCCTAACTTCTCTCGTTTAGCTGATGAAGCATGTCACTTTCAGAAAATGACCCAATGGGATCATTTGTCCTTTGAAAGTACTGACGTGAAGAAGTTCATGGATGTATTAAACGGAATAAAGGATAAGTAATGAAACCCAATTTACCAAAAGAGCCGGATGCTCGATTGATAGAAAGTATGTGTATGCGTTATGATCATTCGCACGGAATGCGTGGAGTGATTATGCGTGATGGAAAATTTGATTTAGAAACTACTGAAGAACATCATAACCGACAAGAAGCTAATCGTCGTATTATGCGACAATTATATGAAGAAGTTAGTGGATATGGGTTCTATAACTATCCAACGGATGAAAAATGAGTACTAATGTAACATTTAAAGTAACTGATGAAGATATGGAATATGCACATTCTATTTGGGATAGTGCTGAATATGTTCTTGGTCAAGTTAACAAGATTCTTGCTGAACGTGGTATTGACATTAAATTTGATGTTGATGTTTGCTATGAAGAAGAAGATATGCTTGAAGAGTACTGGAATATTGAACATCCAGATTACAACGGTGGAGTTGTAATCGTTGAAACTCCAAAAAATGACGATTGCACTTTTATGGATGACCTGATAAAATGACAGACAACGCTAACCGTGAATTTGAATGCAAAGACCCTAATCTCAATGAGGATTTCATTGATTATCTTGCTGATGAATTTCCAGAGGTTATGTGGAGTGCTACATACGTTCATTGGCACCCGGCAGTTAGCGAATATTGTGTTTATATAAACGATAAATGGTCTGGTTATGTACCAGAGGAATATATCTTTAAAGCTGGGTTCGAACATTACAAGGTGTGGTCAAATGCCTGGGAACGTTCGAACGAAGTTGAACGAACTATGGATCTAACGAGGCATTATGTTCAAACGTGTATCGAATTTTGTGAAGAAAAAGGTTCTGTTTCATCTGATTATCTGGACTATGTACGCTTTTTTGAAAGTACTGTACGGAATCGGGTTATGTCTACAGAAGATCAAAGTTTTGCCATAAAATTCCTTAAAGAATGGTTGGAACATAATGATTACTCAGAAGGTTCTGATTATCTGGAAGGGATTTTAAATGAGTTGGATAGCCAACCCAATCAGCGACATATTAGGCAGAGTCGCAAAGAGAGCTAGTACTGTCTATAAAACTATAAACCGTGCTGACCATTGTTATTTTACATTTACTCATGTTTCTGAAAACTACACGATTAAATGTAACGATGAAGGGCTTGTAGAAGTACTATATAAGCCTTATACGGGTAGAACGTTTTACATGAATTATGATTCTCGTAATGATACCTTAACGATGTATTACACTAATCGATATAGTGGTAATTATCGGCATTCTGCACCTGATGGAATAGTGAATTTCACCCGCTGTAGAAAGATATGCACTGAGGAAGGATATTTCATGGAAATGACCCGACAGGACTTGACAGTACTGCCTATGGATGCTATAATTGCTCACATTGAATTTTGTGATAAGATTATCGAAGCTACCAGGAGAATTCGACATGCCAGAACGTGAGTTGGTTAATCTCCACATTAAACATGGAGATGTTATAAAATAGAACATACTTGCGTGGATAATCGAGAATATATTACTGCAACTGTAAGCTATTCAGGTATTAACGATGGTAAAGGTGTTGCAGTTTTCAATACAGACGATGGTGAAGTTTATTTGTGGAAACCTTCAAAAACTTCACCACATGGAACTGTTAAACGTGTGGATACACTACGCGAATATGAACTAATAAATCCTTATATCACAGTCTATCAAGTAGAACGTAATATGTATATTCCAGTTCATTCTTCATCCGGTACATATTTGACATATAATAGGTAAATTAAAATGGAAAAGCCAGTACTTGAATATAAGTGTTATATTCTTTTACGTGAAGACCTGAATATGCCTGTAGGCAAATTTGGTGCACAAGTTGGTCATGGTATTGACCAGGTTTGGAGTTTATATAATTCTTTTAAAAATAGCTCCAGTGAGTCTAGTACTGATGAATTAAGTCCTCAAGTACTGAACTTTGAAGGATGGCATAATGAAGGACGAAGGAAAATAATTCTTCGTCTTAAAGATGAAGATCATCTTAATAAAATCAAAGCCAAAATACAATCTGAAATTTCTGAACGTGAAACTCATCCAGGGTTTTATGTACATGATATTTTTGATTACGGTTTCAATTTTTTTGATGGTTTAACTCTAACTGGATTAGCAATTTATCCTAATAAGGATGAAATAAGGGCGGTCAAACGTTTAAGGTGCTGGTAGTGGATTTACTTGGTGTTGAAAGTACTATAGAACGTATACTTGAATGTTCAGAATCAGTAAAAGAAGGGGTTAGAAATACCCCTTTATATGGATATTTCCATCAAGGTACTGAATTTACGTATATTCGTTCTATAGATAGAGATTCAAATTTACATCGTTTTATTGTAGATAATAAGCCAGTACTTGATGTGAATGTGTTAAATAACGAGTTAGAATATATGATTAATGGTATTATCGTCAATCATAAACTGGATATATCAGAAGAATGGCATTTCCAGTTAAGTACCATCGAAACATTGATCAGCTATGATCATATTCAGATGGTGAAAAATATTTTAAATATTATAGAATAAAAAATGGAACGTAACAATTTTTTGTGCTATAATATAGATAAATAAAGAAGTACGGGGATGTGGCGAAATTGGTAGACGCACCAGATTTAGGTTCTGGCGACTTCGGTTGTGTCGGTTCGAGTCCGACCATCCCCACCATTATTTTAATAGTGTCCTTATTTTTTTTGGAGTCCATTAGGGTTCGCCCTAATTTTTATACACGCCTTTCACAATTTCCTTGACACACAAGCCATGTTATGTAACAATGGTGGTGTTAAGTCTTCAAGCTGCTTAATGCAGCTTTTTTTATTTCTGGAGTAACATAATGCGAACGAAAATGAGTAATACGAATCTTAATTGTTTTCTTGTATTTTGGATTCTATTCACGTGTTTGAATTTGTACATTTATCAGGTTAAACCTGAACAACGGTTTAAAGAAGAACAGAAAGTACTAAATGAGCCTTCTCGTCAAAACGAACCAATGTATATTAGTCTTTTGGAAAAGATTAAAACTGAACAATGCAGTTTAAGTACTGATCCAGAGAATAACACTTTCTACAATTGTGCTGACGGTACTAAAGTTAGTATGATTAAATGGACTCGTGGTTCTGATCGTAAAGGTGTAGTAACTCGCGAGTATAACCCTGCTGGTAAACTGATTCTGATTTACGGGCATCCAGACGATGTGCACTAATGAATAAACCTGTCTTTCTTGTAAGTACTCATAATGGTCGAACATTTATGATTACTAGTTATGAACCTAAAACGCTTGTTGTGTTCGAAGACCCCATAAAAGAGGTTGACGCGAACGGTAACACTCTGTTATACTATAGCACAATTCAAATTCGTAAAATGTGAGATTCAAAATGGCTAAAGTTGTGCGTAAACGTCGAGTACTGGATACTGATGAATTTAAAACCCTTGATATTCACCGTGAGTTGTTTCGCCGTTTATGTCGTGGTGAACATCAGTTGGTAGTAACTGAACATTACGAAGAACCAGAAAATATCTTTGGTAACTACTTTGCTGTCTTTAATTTGTATATAAAACGTGGTATGCTTCGTGTTATCACAATCGATGAACTTGATCCATCTGAACATGAATTTACCGTAATTAAATAAGGATACAATTATGTCTTGGAATAACCGAGTACAAATGAATATTCATGAAAGTGCTGACGGTACTAAAGAGTACTCTGCGACTATTCATGAAGTATACTACACCAAAGAAGGTGTAGCTAGTACTGATGAAATCTCCCCAATGGGTTGTGGTGAAACTCCTACAGAAGCACTTCAAGCTTTGAAGGATGAACTTCAGCTTATGCTGGAATCAGTACAGTACGTAATGGATGGTAAAACTTCCCTCTATGATTATGAGAATAGTGTAACTCATGATCCTGGTGCTAAATCTCTCGTATCTAAAGAACTAAAAGCTCGCTACAGTGTTATCGATCCAGATGACGATTACATGGATGAAAAGTACGGCGACGAATAAACAATAGAAAAGGATTTCTATGGAACCAATTACAGTACTGTCGTTATTCAACGGCATGTCTTGTGCGTACATGGCATTACAGAATGCTGGAGTGCCTGTACACACTTATTACTCATCAGAGATTGACAAGTACGCGATTGCGGAAAGTCAAGAAAACTTCCCTGACATTGTTCAATTGGGTGATGTTACTAAATGGGAAGAATGGGATATTGACTGGAGTTCAATAGACTTACTGATGGGTGGATTCCCCTGCCAGGCTTGGTCAGTAGCTGGTAAACAAGGTGGAACAAATGATCCTCGTGGAATGTTATTCCATACGATGATTGATATTTTTAATCACATCAAGAGTGTTAATCCAGATGTGAAGTACTTGTTCGAGAATGTTAAGATGAAGAAGGACTTCGAAGAATACTGTACTAGTATTATTGGAAGAACTCCACATCTCATTAACTCTCAGCATTATACTGCTCATTTTAGACAACGTTATTATTGGGTTAGTACTGATAACTTTATTATCCCACCAGCATTAATGTTGTCTCCAGATTTAAGTACTATCCTAGAATCAGGGTATACTGATAGATCAAAATCTTATTGTATAGATGCGAACTATTTTAAGGGTGGAGATTGTAATCAGTACTTCAATAAATCCCGTAGGCAGGTTGTATTTTTTAATCCGAACATCAGAAAGCATTTTTTGTTAGAAAATGGAAAAAATGGGGTTGACTACAGAAAACTCAGCGTGGTAGAATGTTGTCGTCTTCAGGGAGTTCCTGATGATTTCTTTAAAGTGTCCTCTAACACACAAGCGTACAAAATGCTTGGTAATGGCTGGACGGTTCCAGTAATTGAACATCTATTAAGAGAGATATTTGATGTTGACCTATCTAAACAGTCAGACACGTGAAGTACTGAATGTTGTACAGCAAGAAGTACGTAATAACTTGGTACTGTACCACTTTATTTCAAGTACTGGTGGTACTATTGAATCTCTCAACCAAAATCAAGTTTTAACAGTGAGATACTATTAATGAATACAGAAAAACTAGATTTTCTTAAAAAAGCCGAAGATGATTTGTTCAAACAAGTGTCCGATCTTCGTAACCGTTCTAACGAATCGTTGGAATCTGGTGCTCAGTACTGTTTTGTATTGTGTAATGCGAAAATCAGCTTCCTGAACTCATTGATTAATGATGTTCGTTTCGCTATGTCCGGTCATGCTCCAGAAGTGGTTGTTGATTCAGTGATTGATGCTATCAAGCACGTTGAAGAAAACTTTAAACCTTTCCTTGGTTCACCGTGCGAAACTTCAGTATGTAGTACTGAACTTACTCAGTTCCAACAAGAAATGGCTTTCCTTGAAGATAAGCCACGACTTGGGGATACGGTATCTTTCAAGACAACTGATGATACTGGAACTCATTTCCTTGCCACTGGTGTTATTACTCGTGTTGAAATTAAAAACATGGAAACTGGTATGGTTCTGTACAAAATTAAACAGGAAGGATTTATGAATTGGGAACATTATGTGTTCCTCAACAATCCATGTTGGTATCATGACTCAATTGAAGTCATTTCCCGTGCTGAAGACGAATTTGGTATGTAATCATGAAAAAGAAAGTGGAAACTAAACCATCTAATAGGAAACCAGCAACAATTCCACGTATGACACGTAAACAATTAGATGCGTTATCGCAACGAATGCGTAATATGACGGTGGAAGAACGTCTGAAAGAAAATTATGATGATTATGAGTGAGGTTAATTATGGACTTGCCACGTTTGGTCGTTATCGATAATTTGAATAAAATGGCATTTCACTATGCTGACGAAATTAAAAAAGTATTTCGTTTATTCGACTACAATATTGAATTTCAAATTGGTGTTCATTTCAAGGATCGTTTCATGCAACGTTATCCTACATATGAAGTGGCAAGTTCATTGTTAAGCACTTATTTGGATTTGTTCATCAGTAATTATGCACATTTAATTTCTAAAGCAATAACTTCAGAAGTTGAATATAAACTGGTCAACATGCGTCACACAAGTTTGTATCGCCAGAACATTGTAGTACTGAAACTTATTCGCGATGGTAATACCATCCGTATTTCAGCAATTACGATGTATAAAGCTACTACCAGCAGTGTGATGAATAATCCAAATGATTATGTACTACTGCACAAAAAGCCACGTTTCTTCGAACCTGGAATTGTTGGTAAAAATTTATTAAAATATGCCAAAAATAATGAAGTTCCAGAAGAATTAAAGTGCTTGACTAAACTCTGGAAGTAGTGTATAATTGAACTTAATATTGAATTGAGGGGTATAATATATGTCTGAGCCACAATTAAGCAAATCTTTAGAATTGGCACAAAAAGCACTTGATAATATGTCAAAGGCTGATTTATATAAATCAATCTATGGATATACTATTGATGAAGAAAGGGCATATACTGAAGAATCGTTCAAAACTGAACTTGATTATCTTCGTACATTCTTTGTTGATGGTAGTTATACGTTCCATCCAGAAGATGCACCACATCCAGAAATTTCTAATCTTTTCTGGAATTATGCACAAAATAATGCACGTTCAGATTACGAAGATTTGACGGCTACGTTTCCAACGTATTACATTGAACTTCCTAACTTTGGAATTCGTATTACCAGTGTTTATGGTCAAGGTACTTTAACCACTGTTGCAGATTTTGATTACAGTACTCCAGAATATATGGTACGTAATGCGTCACGTTTAAAACGTGAATCTGCTTGGCGTAAACAGGAAGAATTGCAGAACTTCCTGAAAGATAAACCTAATTACCTGGATGAAGTCAAATTCAGTACTACAATTGATGGTACTGTAATTGAAGACACTGGTGTAATTGAACGTGTTTATACCAGTAAAGGTATCTTGCGGTACTTGATTGATTCTGTAAATCATGGTAAGGTTATTGTGTTCTATCAGAACGAAACTCATGTCAACGATGTAATTGAGATTGTTGTCTTGCATCCTGACAACTATGATGGATACTAAGGTACTGATATGGAAATTAATTATCAGCTAGTAAATGAATTGTCTCATGCACTTGAAATGAATGGTCGTCAATTTATTCTTCGGGATAAAAAAATACAGGAATTGAAATCATTAGGTGAATATCCAAATGACCACATTGACGATTTGATTTATTATCATATTAAATCAAGTCTCATTCACTCAGTACTACAAAATATATTCCAGTACTTTGAATTCAGGAATGAATCGGAAACGTCTGAAGTTGCATTTCGTGTATTAACCGAAAAAGCATATGAAAAGTACAAACAGTTTAAAACTCATGATGAGTGGATGGAGATAGTTAATGCAAATTGATCAAGAATACAGTACTAAGTATTGGGCTGGACATGATTCACGTACTACGGATCTGTTCCTCACTACTATGTTCAAATATAAAGGCGATGCCATTGATGAAATGGTGCGTCTATACGGCGAAGATTGGGAAGATGAACATCCTGACTTCAAAGTAGAACTAGTTGAAATCAAACTAGTTAAAATGTAACAAACACTGACCGTTGTTGGGATGTAGGCTTGAAAGCAGCCACCATATAATGAGTGTCAAGAGCGATCCGTATTCCGAAATCTATCATAATTAGGAACCGTATAAGCTCAGGGGAAGAATCTGAAATGAATATATTAATATGGTTCATGAGCAGCATGGATCTAAGGATGCGAAGGGTATGATAGCCTGGGATCAAGTCCAATGTTAATATATGCCCTTAGAGACTTTGGCGTAATAGCACACCATCAACGGCCTTTTAATTAATAGAGGAATCATAATGGCTAAATTTGTATGTGTATTTTCTGCTGGTCAAAAAGTGCCATTAGGTACAATAATTGAGGCTAGTTATCTGTTAAATAATAACACTCGTTTTGAACTTTCCCTTCCAATTATCTACGAAGGTGAAGTTGTTCAGGATACTAATGACACTATGCCAGTAAATGGTAATTTGTGGCGTTGGGAAGAAGTAAAAAACCAAAGTTAAGTAACCAAAATAGAGGAAATAAAAATGGCTCACTAGAATGAAAAAACTTGGATCTACGTATTTGTTCGCACGGACTTACCGTTAGAACAGATTGTAGTACAATCAAACCACGCAGCTTATGAAAGCGGCTTGGCCTTCGAAAATAACAGTACTGAGACTAGTTCTCTTATCGTTATTTCATGTAAGAATAAACATAAGTTACAAAAAGCATTTGATGAACTCAATGATTCTGGTATTGGATTTGTCCAGTTCCATGAACCTGATTGGGATTATGGCTTTACTGCATTTGCAAGTGCTCCAGTAACTGCTGAACAGCGTAGTATCTTCAAGAAATATCAACTATTTCACGGAGGTGCTAAATGATTTATCCTAACACTTTCGAAGAATTACTTCATGCAATGCAGAGTACTGAACAGATGAAAGGGCTTAGTGTTCACGCACATGGTCTGATGGTTCAAGAACAGTATAAAGTACTGATCTCTGAACTTGACACTGGATAGGGCGATCCTGTACTTCTTGAAGTATATGGCAAAATCAAAGATAAGATTCTGTCAGATGATATTGTACTGCGTTATCAAGAATATCATGATTGTGGTAAACCATTGTGTCGTACTGTTGATGATGAAGGAAAAGTTCACTTCCCGGATCACGCTAATGTTAGTGCTGATGTGTGGTCGAACCTATTTCCAGAAGAATCAGTTATTTCAGAATTGATGCGTAAGGATATGACATTCCATATGGCTAAGTCCGAAGACTTTGATACCATTTGGTCTGATCCATTAGCACCTACTCTTTATATAACCGCTTGGGCTGAAATCCTTGCGAACTGTACAATGTTTGGTGGACAGGATAGTACTTCTTTTAAAATCAAGAAGAAGAAACTTATCCAGGCGGGTAAGAGATACTTAAACTCTTTACCTAAATAACAAAAAATAGCACTTTTTCGAAAGTGCTCTTTTAAGGTAATCCTCATGAAAGAACCAACTTTGAAATTTCAAGCGTTTATCTATGAAGGTAAAAACTCTGGTCTTCACGATCTCTGTACTTTACAGTTACAGTACTTCACTCCTGAACAAACATACGATTTGTTTGAGCTTGAATACGTTAAACGTTATAATACACATTGGTATCATAAGATTGGTGAAATGAATTGTCGTGAATCTGCTCATAAAGTTCTTTTCAGTACTGAAAAGGGTGATATGGGTTATATATTCTCTATGGCAAAAGTAATTGCCGAAAATGGAAATTATGATTCAAACGATCATTTGGTTGTTACCTTTAGTGGTTACGGCGATTGTACTGGTGGTACTTTTATTCTGGATTTATCAGCTTATATTAAACCAAAATATACAGCACCTGTTATAATTGATGATTATGAATTGCTAATGAAGAAGTTTAACGAACTAAGCGAGTAATATATGAATGTTGAATTAGAAGTAATGAAACCTGTAGTTCCTCCTGCACCATATAAAAACAAATATGTGGTTCAGATGAATTTTATGCACGGTGATGGGGATTTCAATGAATCTGAAACCGCAGTATATGAAGATTCAGAAATCGTTAAAAAGCTTCTTGAAGTACTGAAGAATTGTCAAAAACTGTACCCAAGTGGTAAAGGTGGTTATGATAATTATGATGAAGTTCAGGACTTCTGGTTATTCTTTAACATGTATGATGATGAACTGGCTCCTGAAGATTACGAAGAACTCGATTGTCTGAGTTGGCCAGGAAATGAAGGTTGCTGGGCATCATTATCTGATGTTACCGTAACCTATTTCGATGCTAATGGTATCGAACACGAAGTAAAAGTTAAGTACACGAAGTAGTGTACGCTAAGGAAAGCAATATGGTTACAAGTAAAGTTATTATTAATGACAATCTAAATCCTTCTTATGGTTCACAATATGGATTCACTTATCGTGGGTTTGTGTTTGTATTCGATACTAAAGAAGAACGTGATGCCTGGATACAGGATTGCGAAGATTCAGATTTAGATTACGTTATCGACGAACAAGAAGAAACTGAAACTACAGAGGTTTAAAATGAGTTATCGCTCAACGTTTGACATTCGTGCTAAGATCAATAAATTACCAGCAGGTATCAAAGCTGCTAAGCTTGATATTTCTGCTATCTTCGATTCACTTGAAGTACTGGAAACTGATGAACGTTTCGTAATATCTGGTTCTGATGCTATCTTGTGTGGGTTCGATTCTGAAGCATACTGGTACAAACACGATGAACATATGAAACAGCTTTCAGCTATGTATGCTGGTGTTTTGTTCACTGTAGTTGTACATGGTGAAGAACCTGGTGATACATCATGCCATTATTACTATAATGGCAAATCCCAAAAAGCAGAAATCACTTATACCCCATTTGATGAAGCTTTGCTTGCGGAATAAATAAAATAGTACTACATTGTAGTACTTATCTTCCCTTAGCTCAGTGGAGTAGAGCAACGGCCTTCTAAGCCGTGGGTCGAAGGTTCGAATCCTTCAGGGAAGGCCATATTTAAAAACCAGCTTATGCTGGTTTTTCTTTTTGTAAGGAATTATATATGCGTGAAGAAGTACTGTTAGCCTTAGAAAACATTTACAACTTGTATACTTCTGTACATGGTAAACCTGTCAAATTCATTGCAGAAATGTTAATGCCTGAAGAAGAACAAATCATCACCGATGGTGGATTTGAATTGAATCCTAATGCTGGACATATCTGTCTTTATGTGGATGATGGTACTCTTTATATCCATGAAGATTATTTCACATTCTTTTATAATGGTGGTGGTCGTGTTGATTTTGAAAATTACCCAACTATTACAGAAGAATGGCATTTCCAGGTTAGTACTTCTAATTTTGTAGCAGGTCAATTTGAACATGCTGATTTCCCAGTAATTCGTGAGTATTTTGATAAAATCCTTGCACCAGTCGTCCATGAGTGATAAAATGAAACCTGAGCCACAAAAAGAAAACCCGCTGGAACGGATGAAAGATATTCTTAAAACACCGAAGATGCCTGTTCATGAGTTACCAGCGAAAAAAGACAAAAAAAGTCCTTGACAGACAGTGTGTTATCCAGTATTATGTACTCCTACCGACGAGAGGTGCAGAATGAAAGATTTACCTACACGTGGTTATGTCACTTCAATGAGTGATGAACAAAAGGCACGACTGAAAGCTATGATAAACAAAGATAGCAATGTCGTATTCGTGGACTTCGCGAGGAAGTAATAATGGATATTATCTTGTCCATTCTTAAATGGTATGGTATTGTTACTTTGGTATATGGTGGATTGTTTGTTTTGTATTTCGCGGTAAATGATTTGTACCGCCTATATAAAAACAAAACGTCCGGTACATCATATAAATATCACTTTGTGGATGAACGTTGGTTTATTTTTGTTATGGCAGGTTTAGCTTTTATTCCAGTACTGAATATTATTCATACACTGTTAATGCTAGCTATGACATTTAAACCATTCAACTTTATTATTGCTTGTATGAAGAAGCGATAAGAGGAATTTGTATGACGAACAGTGAAATTTACAATTCAGTATATGATTATCGCAATTTACGTGCTAAGTCTGGTTGTGCAAAAGATAAAAAGTACTGGATTAGTGAATTACGCATTCTTCGCCATTTGGTAGACCATAACATCATAATGAATCGTGGTTCTAATGGTCAAGGTAACGATATTCCTGAACTTCAGGCTGCGTATGATAATCTTCGTACTGGTTATGAAACGGCTATGAAATTCGTTCATGGTGAATCGAAATGAAAATACGTCAGAGTAATAAAGTACATTGTCATGTAAACGGATGTGAATTGGCAATTCCTACTGGAATGCCTATTGTATCTGTAAACATGTATGGTTCAGTTCAGGCATGGTTCCAGAAACCTTATATGACTGAAGGTATTTGGAAAAGCGATACCGAAGAAGGTGTATTCATCTGTTCCGCTGACCTTGAAGAAAATGATGTTTGGACACATTTATTCTCTGTACTTCAAAATCGTTTCTTAACTTATAATGATTGTGAGTAAGGACAATTTATGAAAAACTTTCAAAGCCCGTTGCAATTAAAAGCATTTGCTGGTACGAACATTTTTGCTCTCCATGCAGAAGCATCCGACATTGCTAAAAAACTGAACACTACGGTAATTTTTAAATTCAATGGTGTTGATGTTACTGTTAATAGTATTACGACATATGAACAATGTGTTCAACATATTGAACGTGAATTTCAAAAATTGCGAGAATCTTCAAATACTTGATTTACAAAAAAAATCTGGAACGACTTTAAAAACTCTGGTATAATAAACGTATCAAATGCAGCAATGGCTCATTAGCTGAGAGGCGTAGCGGGAGACTCTAAATCTCTGTCCACACCAGTTCGAATCTGGTATGAGCCACTAATGCTAATAGAAAGGCTTATTCGAAGCGGCGGTACAGGTCAAGTACCTGTAGGGTCGTGCGTAGATGAAACTACCTTATATTGGCAAACATATAATGGGGCATATAGCCGATAAACACCCTTTGGCTTCCAACGCAAGGTAGGGTGCGGAATATCCCCGCCAAGTTAAGATGACGGAATTGGTAAACGTAGTGTCTGACGATAGCGAATCGCGACAATAGGACATGGGAAGTACCGTGAGGTTTCCTTACAGGTTCGAGTCCTGTTCTTAGCATCTTTTAATTGGAGAAATATCATGATAGTACTGAATGCTGTTGAAATGCAAGAGTTGGTTGATTCTCGTCGTTTAACACTGAAAGTAGAAGTTCAAGGTTATGATGTTTTTGAACTCGTAACTGAAGGATTTTATAAAGATATGTATCGTGTCCACGGTCCAAGTCTTTATGATGTTCCTGAAATTGACGACAATGATAATGTCATTGATGTTAAAAAAGTCGGAACATATGAACGTAGTTGTGTTCGTCCACAACATATTGACAAGTTTTGTCCTTTCACTAAAGGGCAAAGTACTGTTGATGTGTATAATACAGATGGTACACCAACATTCTCTGTATTATCGAATGTTAAAGTACTTCATGAAAACAACAAATATTATTGGGTAATTACTTTAATATTAGTTTAGCGAAAGGTATATACAATGTCTAATCCATATGATGAATGTCCAGCAAGTGGTGCTGGTCATAAGTTCGTAACAGAATCTATTCCTTCAGAGTTCATCACTGGTGAAGAAGGTTCTGAACCAACCGTAGTAGTACAATGTGAGTACTGCGGTATTAATATCGATGAAACCAGAAAGATTTTATCTCCTGAACAATTTGATAAACTTCTGAAAATTCTTGATGAACCAGCAAATCCATCACAAGAGTTGATTGATTTGCTGAAAAGTGAACGTAATTTTCGTTATCGTTAATGAATCCGGTCCTGTTGCCTAGAGGCCGAAGGCAGCGGCCTCATAAGCCGTCACAGTTAATGACACATCGCTGGTTCGAATCCAGCCGGGATCACCACAAACAAAATGCGGAGTACTGACTCATGAACCAGAACTACATGATGCCGTTTCAAAGCAAAACCATTGCAGAAGAATCAATGGAGTTAGCTCAAACTTTCGTTGATCACTTCAAAGAAAAATTTGACTTCCAGCCGCATATTGATACAATAGCGGCAGATATTGAAAATTACGTTTTCAATGGTAATTGGGATCATACCATCGACGTTGAAGTTGACGGTGCTCCACGTATTCGCGTTATTGAAGAAAACGAATACGACCAGCACATGGACGAAGACGATGAAGATACTCCCAAATGGGATGATATTGAATATGTCGGCGGTTATTACGTCCTTCTGGTGAACTAAGTTATTCCCCTACATAATAAATTATGTAGGTTTTAATTGAGAATTATGCCGTGGATGGGTTCGATTCCCATTCATCACTGAGAGAAAGTACTGGAACGTGCACAATAAGGTACAAGTATCAATAATGGTATTGTGATAGAGTGTCAAGAAGATATTCTTGAACGTCTGGTTGGCGTGTTCACTTGAGTAGGGTTCGAACCCCTAATGCGGCTCCATTAATTTATAGGAACTTGATATGATTAAGTACTTGAAAGAAAATGCTTGTTTTATCTTGTTCGGTGTACTTGTAGTAATAATCAGTGCAGTTGTGATTAACGCAGTTGCTGATGGTATTGATCGTATAATTACACAAAAAATGATTAACGATACTTACAAAATCAACAAATGAGATATATTTTATGACCATCGCAGAAATTTTAAAAGTACTTAATTCTTCATTTAAAAACGGATTGTATATTCGGCGTCCACACTTTGAACAATTAGATATTGTTCTGTACATTAATAAAAATGGTAAGACCTGGCAATTGATAGATGGTCACGTTTATGAAGTTGAACTTATGCAACTTGAATTGAATATTTCAGATTGGGAAATTGTAACATGAAACTTTCTTTCGTCTTTCAACTTATAATTTCAGTTATCATTGGTTTTGTATCCAGCTTGATGTATGGTGCATTAGTCAGTGGTTCAATTGGCAGTATTGGTCTGACCATCATTATGATTAGTGTTTTTCTTGTTGGTAAGCTATTTGGTGAATTCTATCATCGTCTTGATAATACGAATCCTCCAAATACGGATAAAAAGGACATAAAATGATGAGTCCAGTACTTGCGTTTATATGTATTTGGTCATTTTTATTTTCAATTTACTACTCAGGTAATTCAATTAAAGCAATAATTGCTTGGGATGTGAAAAAGTTTTGGTCAGCGTGTGGTATGTTTATTCCATTCGCTATTGTTTGGTGTGATACGTTTCTGCGTATCTTCTCGGTAAATCATACAGGGCTTTGGTAATGAAAATCATCACGTCTGATAATATTCCAATTTCAGAATTAGCACAAATTGCATTAGATTCTGAATTGTATCACTCACCAACATGGACAATTATTCATTGTTATCGTGATATTATTCAGGATTCAGATGTAGCTAAAACTTCTGAACTCATTTTATTAAAGAGTGATTTGGGTAAGTATATTGGTGCTATGTATCATAATAACGAATATAGTCATCGTTATTGGGGAACCAATATTCAGGCGTTCATTAAAGAAGAACATCGCCTTAAAGGTTATGGTAAGATGCTTTATAAAGAATTGAATAAGCGTCTTATTGAAAAAGGTTTCGAAGGTTCCTTTGAAGCTGGAAGTGGTGTAATTGGTTCATTAAATTTTTGGGGAAAGATGAATGATTTACATACTGAAAATGCAGATCAGTACTTTGAATTAGATACTTCTAATTACTGATTAAAAATTGCGGGTGTGGTGGTATTGGCAGTACACAAGAGACTTAAAATCTCTCGAACCTTTGATGGTTCTACGAGTTCGAATCTCGTCACCCGTACTAAATTGAGGATATACTCATGGCAATTGTTTCACAAGAAGGTTTAAATAACCTTAAAAAGATTCATCAACGTGCTAAAGATACTCATTCATGGGAATCTGCATATCATATCGCCCAACAAGGTTTAGCTGCTGCTATTTCTCAATTGGAACAACTTAGCACAATTACTCAAAACTTCGAAGTAGTCTTGAAGGAGACAAAATGAAAAAGATCTTTGTAATTCCTTACGCTACACACGTTTTCGGTGTTCAGATGTTAGCACTTACCGAAGATGGTGATTGTATTACAAGCCATCTCAGTAGCAATACTGATTGGGGTAAGCATGATATGGGTATTGGGTCTAACTGGAAGCACGATACGTACAATGAAACGTATGGTGCTGGTCAGTGGGAACTGGTATATTGTACTGATGAAGTATCTGAAACCGATGAATTCAAACTCGCAGTTCAGCGGAATCATGAAAAGTCTGGATATGAAGAAGCGGAAGATGACGATGAAGAAGTTGAATAAATTCATTCTCGGAGCACTGTTAACAGTGTTCTCTGTTTCAGTACTGGCAGATGATAAAACAAGTACTGCTGAAGTTGTTCCTTCAGACGTAGGTACTACCTACACCATCAAACCTGGATATAAGTACTTTCGTCTGAACTGCGGTCGCTTCGACTATGTTTACACGAAAGAGTATACTATGTCTAAGGACAAAAAAGAACTTACGATGATTAATGATGATGGCGAATGGGTTCAAATCATTAATACCGATTGTAAAATTAATATGGTGAAACCATGAAGATAGTAGAAGATGAAGTACTGAAGAAAATGAATCTTCAGCGTTTGAAACAACACCGCCTGTCAGTACTGGCTCATATCAGTAAGCATTTCTATAGTACTGAAGTTCCAGTAGGTTGCGATTGTGCTGATTGTTGGAAGAATCAACCTCGCGTTCCGGTAAATCATGATACCGATGAATTCAAAGCGGTGATTTCGTATCGCAACAAAGTCAACAAGTACTACGATGCGGCTCGTTCCGCTGTTAAGGTGAAATAATGCCTGAACCATTCATTATCGAACCATCTTACAGTATAGACAACAGCGATATTAACGTTGTTGGTGAACTTCTTGGGTTCGATTGGAACTCAGTCTGCGATGCTTGTCAAGAAGAAGGTATCTATGGTCAAGACGGTTCTGGTTCTTACAATGTAAGTCGTGGTGAGAGGTTTGAAAACGACATGATTACGGCAATCTTTGAAAAGATTTTCGAAGATAATCCTAATGCGAAAACTATTCGTATCATCGACGATTTCTAACCTCTATTGAAGAAGGGCATCACGTGATGCCCTTAATTGTTATTCAAGAGGATTAATCATGTCAAAAGTATTGAAAACTGTATCTCTCGTAACTGAGAACTGCGAAATCTTTACATTCGATGCTAAGTATCTAACTTGGATTGATTATACAAAGAATCAGGAAATTCGTTTTCCTTACGAAGAAGCTAATAATGAAATGATGTGTCTTTGTTTCGCCAACAATGCTGAGTTGCTGGTAGAAGAAACACAAGCATTTTCATTCAACTGGCAGAACCGTACTGATATTACTATTGTGGATTTTGTTTACGATGACTTTTCTGTACGTACTATGCATCTGTCATGGCCTCCAGGTGAAGAAAACCGTTATCTTACTTCTCACCCAGGTCAATGCTGGCGAGTAACACCAAAAGGTCAGTTTGTATTCACCCATGTAATTAATGAACATATTGAGTTTGATGACCTGGCACAAATTCTCTATGATTTAGAATTACTGGATCAGTAAAAAGTACTTGACAGTGCCGAATCCGTATGATAAAGTACTGTCATATTAATTGAACCGGAGAACACCATGAAAGCTAGTTATTTTTGGATAATAGTTATAGCATCCTTTGCCGTGTCTATTTTAATCACGTGTTTTACTATTCCATTTGTGCCAACTGGTTTCTGGCGTGATATGAGCACTGAAGACCGTTTGGTAACGTGCCTGATGAATGGTGGAATTACATTCCTTTGGATTTTGGAATTAGTTCTTATTTGTGTATGTATCCATAAAGCAATGGATTACAGTTTTAATGGGAATAAAAAATAATGACTATTGAACAGAAATTTATTGATAGCTTAAAAGAATATTATAGCAATTATCGCCGTAATTCTCAGTTCTATAATCGTATCATTTCTGAGAAAAAATTCTTAATGGTTCATCCAATCCTTTTACCAAATTCAAAAATTGATGTGCTGATTAACTTCACAAATGAAAATAAAGTAGTTTATCCAATGGGTGAAGATCTTCAGCATGAAGTATTTGAATTTGTCAGGAATAGTGATGGTCATCATTATTTCTTTAGTACTGGTTTCAGTGAAGATGAAATGATTGAATTTCTTCCTGAAACTCGTTATATTGAAACTTCTTTGTTCACTCCTATTGAGTTGGTAAATCCAACTTGGGATGATTTATTGAATGCACAAAAAGTTGGTGATGCTAATTTTAATATTCTTAAAGAAACTTTTAATGAATTTCATAGCATCAGTGATTTTGATGATCGCGGTGATGATTCTGACAATTTGTTCTATGAAGAAGAAAATAAACCATCTGAACTGGAACTGCGTATTGTTTTTGAAGACATAACCAGTGATCATAAGTATGGTTCTGGAACTATTCTTGTGTTCTGGAAAGGTGAATTTACTGCTTTGTGCAATGAGTACATTGAACGTTATCGTCAAGACCATTCTTATTACATTGCTAATGTAGATAATTGGCGTGAAATGATGAAAGTACTGTACGAAAAAGCAAATATTAAACCGGGTTCCCCAATTCATGGTGCGGAAATTCTGGATATGACGAATGATGTTGAACAAATGGCATCTATTCCTGGATTCACTGAAAAAGTTCATACTGGAGATTAATATGCCATTTTTTCATTTCTCTTCATACGGTAAACCCAATAAGAAGAACAACGAACCAATTATTATTCATCTTGAAGACCCAATCCTTATTGAAGATGAACTTGAAGAACATATTCGTACTGCATTAAAAAACGGTACATTAGAGCGTACTCAATTTATTGTACCTGGTGTTATTGGGTTAAATTTAAGTACTGGTAAAGGTTCTCCGAATAAATTGATTTCAGATGAAGCTCTATCTGAAATGATCAATAGTATCGTTAAAAAGATAAAAGGTGAATAATATGAATGAATTAATCGATACGTGGATGAAGAACGTAAAGACTTATCCACCTGCTGAAATCTTCTTCCAGAAGTACGGCAAAGAAGCGAAAGCTGAAGAACGACTTAAAGATACGTGTGAAGAAGTTTATCGCTTCGTATTTCCTGATGGTCAAAAGAATCCATTAGGTGATTTAGGTCAGTCATATCGTGAACTGCAAGTTGCCTATATTTTAGGTTTTGAAGATATGAAACCGGAATACATCAAGAAAGTTAAAGATAAGTTTCTTGAGGATGCGAAATTTGCTATCCAAGCGTTAGAAGCACTGTTCAAGAAAGATCAACTTCTTCAGCAGTACTATGCACCGTGGAAAGTGAAGTTCTCCGATATTAACTCTGCGGTCTATGACATGACTAAGGACTATGTGTGAAAATTGTAGCAATTGAACGAATTGGTGATTTCTCAATGCCGTATTTGATATTGTTCAAAGGTTCAGAGGATTCACCATCACCTGAAGCAATTCTGGCTGAATTGGAAGCAGTTAATTATCCAATTAATGTTTTCTCAGACCAGGATACTAAACTGGAGGAACAAATGACTCGTATTCTTAACCGTAATGGTTATACTGAATTTGAACCACCAACAGTCACTATTAGTGACTAATTAAAACTGGAGAGGTCGTCTAGCGGCCCAGGACACGAAAAGCGATTCCAGATGGAATCTTACGGCATCCATAAATTTCATTCATAGAACGTAACGCTGGTTCGAATCCAGCCCTCTCCACAAACTAAGGATAACACATGAAAAGTGTAATATTTTTTGAATACGCTGCAACTGGTGAAGGATGGAGAACTATTGTTCGATTCAGTAACCAATCAAGTATTTCAGATGAAGATGCTGTTCAGAAATTGAAGTCCGAATTGCATGAATATTTTCATGTAGGTATTGAACTTCATGACGTTAGTACTATCAAAGAAAAAGAACGTGTAATGCGTACAATTGAACAATTTGTTCCTGAATTGTATCGTTATCTTACTATTCCTGATGGTGAACGCCGACCAGCAATTGATATAAAGTATGAAGGTTATGTGAATTACTCATAACTTATAGCAGGGGTAGCTCAGTTGGTAGAGCAGGAGAGAAATCATTGAATCTAGTACTAAGATTCTAACAGCATTTATCTTCTTCTAAGTAAAACTCCGTGTCGGTGGTTCGATTCCATCCCCCTGCACAAATTTTCCTTGACAGAAAAAAATAATCATGATATTATATCTGTACATTTTAATTGGAGATTCAAATAATGTGTTCAGAAATTGATCATGAAGAATTTGCTGATAAACTTATTCGTGCGTTAATTCGAAGGGATTATGGTGAATTAGCTTTTGCAAATAACACTGTATACGAAGATCATCTTGGTATGTTTACTCGTATTATTTGTCGCCAATCTCACTGGAAAGGCGAAGGTACTAAAAATCTATTACATGAACTTGTTCAGATGAACGAAAAATATAAATCGTTATCTGATGAAGATAAAGAACATGTTCAGTACTGGATGCTTTGTATTACAGTAGGTGGTGGATTCGAGGTTGAATATACCGATGAAGATGATACCGTTTTCAATTGTCGCGAATGAGGGTACAGAAATGGCTATTACTGCACGTATCCAGGTTATGCCTGGTGGTATCATTATTGGTCATATAGTACCAAAATGTTTTTCGGCGAATGGTGTTCAGGAACTTCAGGAAAACCATGTGTATGAATTACGGGTAGACCGTACTTTCGGTACTACGACTTACGTAGATCTCGGTGAAGCTGATTTCAAAGTTTCTGAAATTGATCCACGTGGTTGCGGTGTTGACCGTTTTATTGCCACTTCAGGTGGTAAACATTTAACTGTTGATGGTGGACATTAATATGAAAGTTTATATTGATGATATTCGTGATCCAGCCCGTTATCTTTCTGCTGAAGAATCAGAAGGGATTGTATGGATTAAAGAATGGTGGGAGGCCAAACGCTTCTTAATTGAAAATGCTGCTTCTATTGAAGTAATCCATTTCGACCACTACATGGATGAACCAACACTAACTGGTACTGATTTGTTCCATATGGTATCTGGTGATTGTATGTGGGGCGGTAAAGAAGAATGGGTAAATCTGAAAAAGATCTATTTGCATTCATCTGATACTGATACAGTTGAAGGATTGATTCAAAACTTCTCTGAAGAACTTGCACAAGCTGGCGTTGAATTAATCAATAACAGTCAGAGGAACAACTACTAATGAAAATTTACGTAGATGATATTCGTAATCCTGAAAACCATTTGACGGCTGAACAAGCAGAAGGTATTATTTGGCTGAAAGAGTGGTGGGAAGCAAGGAACTTCATTTTCGATAATAGTGAAGAAGTTGAAGTACTGCACTTTGATAACTTCCTGGGGGATCGTACCCATACGGGGGCTGATTTGCTTTTGATGGTAACTCTCCGTCTGAAGCGTAATGCTTTTCCGAAACTGAAACAAATCTATCTACATAGTTCTGATAAAGATGTTGTAGAGAAACTGTATAACGCTCAAATTGAACGTTGTACTTCTGCGGGTGTTGAGTTAATCAAAAACTCACGTCCTAATCGCACTTAAAAATCTGGTGAGTTAGTTTAGTGGTAAAATAGCGTTTATAAAATGGATTCCAGTACTGAATCTAACAGCATACACTTATTGCCTGTCACGCCGTCGTCGTAGGTTCGATTCCTGCACTCACCGCAAAAAAATGAGGATGTATTATGTATATCGCAGATGAACTTAAACGTATTATCAAAGCTACGGTTCAAGATTTTAAAGATTACGTCAGTACTGATGTAACTATGGTTGACCCTGCTGTTGCACGTGAACAATCATCTAAATCGGAAAATCCGACTACATATGATCGTTACAAAAAATATCATTATCAACCAGGTGAAATGTCTAAATTGGACAAAGTAATCGGTGATGTTGTCGAAAATGTAATTAACTCCGCTAAGAAGGTATTACCTAATGGCAATTAAGCTTACACCAGCAGTACCATCAACAAATCCAAAAAACACATTACGTGTTAAAGTTGAATTCATGCATGGCGATGCTGATGGTTACAGTAATGAAACTTTTAGCATCCAAAATGTTCCTCAAAACGAAGAACTGATCTCCCGTATTATTGAGGGTATCAGTATTGGGTTGGCATGGATGGATGAAGATGATTGGCACCGTGCACCATTCTTAATGAATGATGACGACTGGAACAGTACTAACATGGATGAAGAAACTGGAATTCCACTTGTTGGTACTAATATCCATTTCATTAATGAAGTACAACGGACGTACTCCGTTGACCGTCAAATGAAATCCGGTACTGTAATTGACGGTACTGAAGAAGTGCTAATTATTATTGGAAATGACGGTACTAAATACGAAATACCTAATAACGAAGATCTCTATGCACCATCAGCAGCAATTCCTATTATTGTTGATGGTTATTGCGGTTCATTCAGTATTGAAGGTATTGATGTACGTTTCGAAGGTCAGGGCGACCATACAGCAGACAATCAGTTTGCTGCGTCTGGTAGCATTGACGAAGTAACGTACTTTGATGCGAACGGCACAATGTTCAACGTATCAGGTTATTACTAAGAAAAAATCAGCGGGAAACGCTTGACAGAATGCCAACACCCCGCTATCATATGGGGGTGGGGTATGAAATACTTCTACGAAATTTTAATTGCAATTATTATTATCATTGCGTTGTTGACGATAGTTACAAAGAGTGTTATAATTGCATTTGTCGGCATCATAGTGTTTATCGCTGGATGCTTTATTGAATACCTAATTAATAGGAAACAAACATGAAACCATTCTTCGAAGTACTTTTCCTGGCCATTGCTATTATTCTGTTCTCTTTCGGTCAAATTCCGTTGGCAATCTTTGCTGGTATGATCACTGCTATCATCTGGTATTCACCAACTACTGTTGGTAAGTCCGTTCAGCAGATCATTGCAGAAGCAGATGGTAAAGTACCAGAAGGTACTAACGCGGTATACGTGGAGTACAACTTTGTCTCAGAACCAAATGAGCACTTTACGGCGAACCTGTATCATTACTCAAATGGTCAACTGACTGAAGAATCAATTCTGCCTAAACTGGCTGAATATGTATCTGAACATACTAATATTGAGATTTCGGCTGATCGTCTTCATATTACGAAAATTCAGGTACTGTAAATAAAAAAAAGCCCTTTGATAAAGGGCTTTTTAATTTGGGAATATGGCGAAATTGGTAGTACGCACCACACTCAAAATGTGGCGGTTTAATCCGTGTCGGTTCGAGTCCGACTATTCCCACCAACTATGTTTTTAATTCTTTTACGTACAGCATTATCAGAAATTCCTAAAGCTTTTCCGGTATGTGTATAGTTTTTGTTATTAGAAATAAAAGTACTGTATATTTCTTCATCTGACAAAGAACACTTTTTAGATCTAATATATGGTTCCTTTTCTTTGATTTCTTTAGGTGGTTTAATGAATTGTTTTTGATTCTTTTTACCCTTTTTGATATTTTTACCACAATAGTTATCAGTTTGAGCATGACAATTTGGACATAGTAATCTAAGATTACTTAAGTTATTGTTACTTGAATTTCCATCTATATGATCTAATTCGATAGGGATAGGTGAATTCATCCAAGTATCATTATTACAGACTGAACATTTATGTTCCAATATATTTTCAGCTAATAGTCTCTTTTTGAGCTTATTAGATTGTATTGGAAATTTATTTTCAAGATATTCAGATATTTCTCTTTTAGCAACATATGTTCTATTCACTTTGGAACCACGAGTAAAGTGTGAACAATCAATATTAAATTTTTGAACAAGTTCTCTAAAAATTCTATAATGATTACTTGAATCGAGATTTGATAATTTTAATTTAGTGAAAACCTCAACAATAGAATTAGATTCTTTAATAAGTGATTCTAACTCTTCTTTTGAAATATTTTTGTTCATTCGAACCTCCGGTAAGAGTTTGTAAATATTACTATATTTATGGTAGGTTCGAGAAAATCGTAAAAAAACAGCTAAAAAGTACTTGACTGTCTCGTAGCGTTCCTGTACTATGTTGTTCAAGGCCAGTGAGACTGGTTTAAATGTAGTTCAAACTTCAATTTACCTCAAGGGTGAAAAAATGAAAAAGATTTTGATAGCGGTAGCGTTGTTGGCATTGTCCAGCAATGTGTTTGCTGACGCAAAGGGGGAATTAACCTCTGCGTGTTCAAATTACAATTCGTATAAACAAAACGATTCCCAAGGTAATTGGAATGGCTTTGTGAATAACGTCAATGCTGCTGTAGCAAGCAATGAAACTGCTACTAAAGCATGGCAAGTCGCCAATAGCTGGAAAACTGCTATTGAAAATAACCAATTTGACGGTTATTGTGAAAGTGACGGAAGCAATTCATGGAAACCAATTGTTCCAACAACACCTACTAATCCAGGTGGTGGTTCAAATGGTGGTTCGGGTATTACTCAACAACAACTTGACGAAAGTCAACAAAAGCAAGACGACAAACAAGCTGCGGTTGACAAAGATCAAGATGACCATATCAATGCCGTTCAAGATGCTGCACAAACAGCTAATGACCGTGCAACCGATCTGGAGCATCGTGCCGATGCAACTGAAGGTGCAATTCGTGAAACCAACGATCAGTTAGCAGTAACTGATGCTCGCAGCATTGATAATGCAACTCGTTTGGATGGTGTAGAAGCCAAAAATGATGAGCAAGATAAAGCGATCTCTGGTAAAGCAGACCAAGCAGCATTGGATAAAGAAGTATCTGACCGCCAAAATGGTGACAAAGAACTTCAGGCCAATATTGACAAGAACAAAGCAGACCAGGCAGTAACTGATGCAAATCAAAACGCTGCAATTGATGGTAAAGTAGATAAATCTACCTATGCCGTTGATAAAGTGAAGCAAGCTGTTCATGATGCCGCACAAGATGCCGCTATTGTCGGTCTTGCTGTAACTAAAGCTGACAAAGCTGATCTGAATAAAGAAGTCGCAGCACGTAAAGACGCTGATAAAGTACTTCAATCCAATATTGATTCTGAAGCTAAAACTCGTGCTAATGCCGATACTGCGTTGAAGAACAATATCGATCAGAATAAAGCGGAACAGGCTAAAACTGACGCTAAACAAGATAAGGCTCTCAGTACTGAAACTTATAATCGTATCTCTGCTGATACTGCATTGAAAGCTAACATCGACCAGAACAAGGCTGCCCAGGCTGTAACTGATTCTAATCAGGATAAAGTTATCGCAACTAAAGCAAGTAAAGTCGAATTGGCAAATGAAAGTACTGCCCGTCAAAAAGCAGATAGCGTTCTTTCAAGCCGTATCGATACTAACGATGCTACGTTGGTACAACATGATGAACGCATTACCAGCAATACTCAACGTATTGGTACTGTCGAAGGTCGTGTATCCAATCTGGAACAAAGTACTAACAAACGTTTCAACGATATTGATAAACGTATCGGTGATAACCGTAAAGTAGCAAGTGCTGGTATCGCAGGTGCAGGTGCAATGGCTAACATTCCACAAGTTACTCGTGATGGTAACTTCTCAGTGGGTGCTGGTATCGGTGGGTATGATGGCGAACAAGCAGTTGCAGTGGGCTTCAGTGCTCGCGTAACTAACAGTGTAACCACTAAAGTATCCGTCAGTACTAACACGCAGTCTGAAGTACTTTGGGGTGCTGGTGTAGGCGTAGAGTGGTAATACTACGTAACAGGAGAACTTCGGTTCTCCTTTTTAATTGAGATAATAAGAGAATACTCCATGTTAACTGAACCCTTTAAATACATAAATGAAGGTGTATCACGTACAGTTTATGAAATCAACGATAACTTGGTAATAAAGGTTGCCAAATATCAAGATGGTACGTCTTCTTGGGGTATAGAACAATGTCGAAGAGAATTGGAAACTTATATTAAGTACGGTTCTAAGTTGCCGTTGTGTAAAATTTTGGTTGACAGTAGCAACGAAACGCGTATAATAATGGAACGTGTTACTCCATACAATTGTATGTATGATATTCCTTTAAACTTTATGCAAAAGATTGATCAACTTGTATTTGACATTCAGTTCAATCCAGATAAAGTTGAATACTTTCTTAAATCGAATAAAAACGTAAAATTCACGAATTTCGCGAACAAATTTAAAGAAAGCGGCTTGACGCAGGATGAAATTTGTGATATACTGTATGACGTAGGGTTTGACAATATGGGTGAAGATGTTAACGGTGAAATAGTAATCCTTGACTACGGTCTTCAACTGTAAAAAAGTCCTTGACAGGGCTGCCAGATTCCAGTACTATGTACTACATCGACGGATGAAAAAACGTATCAGGTATACTTCACTTCGAAGGTACTTATCTAATGAATAACGAAAAGGGCATTAAAAAACATGGCTAAAAATACTATTACTGATATTGGCGAAGTAGAACGCAACGTGAACTACATTCAGTTCCAGATTGCTCAGGCAGATGCACTGCTGGCTCCGTTCGCTAACAGCGATAAGTCTAAGATCTGCTATGCACATCTTCTGGACTGGAAGAAATCGTTGCAGACTGAACTGCACGAAATCCGCAAAGCTCAGAGCAAGGCACGTTACCACAAGTAATGCCAGCCAATGCCGTTAACATCGTTAGCGGCATCTTTAAGTAAGTGAAAAGGAAATACGTATCATGAAAAGTGCTACTGAACTCAAAAACCTACATAAGCGTATTGAACTCTTGACAAGTCAACTCAAATTGGTTATGATTGAAATCGATGAAGTTGATTCTATAGAGAACAAAACAAAAGACGAAACAAAGCATCTTGCTAAGTTGCGTCAATTGCAATCTAGCCTCATCTATGATATTCGTGGTCGTAAAATGGACTTCCGTGATCTGAAAGAAGTGGTTATTTCTGAAATAATTAACTCGTAACTGGAGAGAAAAATGTCTATTACTGCTATAGCAATATATGGTATTCTGACGGTTTTGGTGTTGTTCATTATTTGGATGTTGGCTGTAACTACATCTATGGGTACTGAACGATTGAAAACTGCTCAGTTCTTAATGTCATCTTTAACTTATAATGAAGAAGCGACAGTTAAGCTGAACCTTCTTATGGATAAGTATGAAGCTGGCTTGTTAACTGTTCGCCGTGAAACCAAAGAACTTATCTTTATCGATAAAGAAAATGGTTTAAAGGCAGGTTCCATTTGGGTAGGTAATAAGTACTATTCATACGGGAATTTGTATCGTTACGGTGCAACTGATAGTAAAGAATGGGCTTGTAACAAACCTGACATTAAAACTTTCAAGCGTATTATGAAACTTGAAAAATCTCTGGATAATACTTCTGGTAATCAGGAATCACCTGATGCACCAAAGAAAGCTACTAAACGTAGCTCAGACGAAGAAGTAGTACTGGACTAACGGGGCAGCAATGCCCTATTTTAAATAAGAGGTACATCATGAGTATCATTGAACGAGCAAAGCGTAATGTTTCTGTAAGTGAATTTGAAAACAATGTTGAACCAATTGAATTATCGGAAGTTCATGTAGTATGTCCTTTCGATGAACAATATATTTTACGTATGTGTGTATGTGCTGATGGTGAAAATCTGGTTCTTCCTGATAATCTCCGTTGGTTAACACCAGTACTGGTAGAAGCTCTTACGCATCAGAAAAATGCGATTGATTCTGATAAACAGTACTGCTACATTACTGTACGTCATGGTGTTGTTAAATCAGTAACTGATGACGAATGGCATGTTGATGGTTTCAGTACTAAGGTCGCTCATGTTCCTGAACAGAACTACATTTGGACTAATCGTATTCCGACAGAATACACCAATGTTTCTGTTAAGTTTCCTGAAGATTTCGATCCACTGAAACACAACGTGAATTACTTCCTTGAGAAGAACATCACGTCTGAAGTGAAAAGTTGTAAAGAGAATGTGGTTTATTGTTTAGATCCTTACATTCTTCATCGTCGTCCTATTGTAAGTACTGGTAAGGTTCGCACATTCATTCGTGTATCCTTCGTACCAATTATGATCAACGATGTTAACAACACACAAAATCCAAAATTGGCACAAACGTACACTGAAGATGGTGTACAGTTCAGGAACAAATTAGAGAAGTATGGCAGCTAAGATTATTTGCGGTTTCCCTGGTATTGGTAAAAGTACTGTAGTTCAGAACAATGATAACGTTATTGATTTAGATAGTTCTGGTTACAGTAAGATTAAAACATTTCCATTGAATTATATTCAGGCTATTATTGATGCCGAGAATAATGGTTATGAGTATATACTTATCAGTACTCATGAATCAGTTAGAAAATTGTTACAAACACTTGGTATGAAGTATACCAATGTGTATCCTGAAGTTGATTTAGGTGAAGAATATATCGAGAGATATAGAGAACGTGGTTCTCCCGAAAGCTTCATTACTTACCTTGAAGAAAATTGGGATGATTTCATCTTTGAATTACAGTATGATGAATCAGATTATATAGAACTTGAGCCTGGACAATTTCTTTCGGATGTTTTGAAAAATATTTGAAACGAAAGAAAAAAATCTGGTATAATAAAGAACATAAGGCAGCGGAATCTTACAGCAAAAATTAAACCTTTTGATGAAAACAAGACGACGGGGTTCGAATCCCCACCCACGAACATCTGCCTTATTAAAATAGTGGGAGCTTGGTGCTGGATAAAAACAGATTCCTGAATTTAATTAAGAAATATTTGATTTGTTTCAAATATTTGTGGTATAATAAAAGTATTAGCAACACGAAATCTTACAGCAAACAAAACAATTATTTTTTATGCGAAAAAACGATGCGGTTCGAATCCGCAACAGCCAAGTTGCTATGTAGGCTGTGCATGGGGCTAGAAAAACAAAGATTTCAGTTCCTTCAATAAAGGATATTAAAATGGCAACAGCAGAAGAAAACATGGTAATTGTTCGTCGTATCCTTGGTGGTATTGATAACAATAACCTTCATGAAGTAATGTCCGAATTAGGTTTTGAAGTTACCAAAAGTACCGATAAAAGTGCCGAATGGTCATTGAAAGAACCTGAATAACAATTAGTTCCGTTGGACAAATTGGTAAAGTCACCACCCTTTCAAGGTGGGGTCTAGGGGTTCAAGTCCCCTACGGAACGCTAAAAGAATCGTCCAGCAAACATAAATCTTATATTTCATTGGCGAAAAACACCTTCGGTTCGATTCCGATTAACTACTGGCTGTAGGGATAGAAAACAACGATTCTTGTTTTTAATTAATACCGAATTAATACCGAATTAGCACCGGATTCTGACAGCAAACAATAAAATCTTAAAATCAATCATAAATGAGATTGGATACTCGGAAGTAAAACTCCCTTCGTATCCACCTGGTGACTAGGGAGATAGTAATTAGTTATATTGAGCCGTGCTAGATAGTTGCTCAATTAATGAGAATCCAGTATACAAAGTACTGAGAAGTACTTTTTTGGAAGGTTGGCAGAGCTTGGCTTATTGTACCTGACTTGAAATCAGGCGGGGGTTAACAGCCCCCCGTGGGTTCGAATCCCACATCTTCCTCCAAACAAATGACGAGTTAGCTCAGTGGTAGAGCAGGTAGAACCCCCAAATTACAGTATGTAATTTTGCAGCAACTATACTTCATCCACTTTTAATGGCCAGGTCGGTGGTTCGAATCCACCACTCGTCGCATAGAATCTAACAGCAACTATACTCTTATTCAATTGGTGAAAACAAAGATATAGATTCTAGTTTTTAAGTTAATAACATGGTGTTGAGTATGAAATTAATTAAAGTTTTAATGTTAGAATTGACAAAACGTGATGGTTGGCATCCAGATGCTAAATATTATGCTCAAGATAAATGTGGAAGAATATGTGCTTATCGTGAAATTCCAGTAAAATGTAACAGTGGAGATTGTTATACATATTCCAATATGATAGGTTTTTCTAATAATGCTGACTTTTTTGCTAAAAAAGCAGAAGATTGGGATGTTTCCATAATTTCAAAAAATGACTATTATAGTTGTTTAAAACAAATTATTAATAACAATGTATAATATCAATTATTCTTTTTAGTTATTAACTACAACGGATATACTATGAAACGTAGTCCAGAAGAAATGCTTAAACTTTTGAAAGAAAAAGGTGTACAGTTATACCCAAATCTTAGTACTGAAAAACGTAGAAAGGTAATGTTCATTATAAATGAGCCTGAAATTACTGCGAAGAAAAATACTAAATAAGTTTATATAGTACAGGTAAAGTGGCAGAGCTTGGCTTAATGCAGTCGCCTGGAAAGCGGCCAGGTTAGGTAATCCCTAGCCTCGCAGGTTCAAATCCTGTCTTTACCGCCAATTTACACAAGGAAGAAAAATGTTTTACGATTACTATTACAAAGTAGATGGTGCATTGCGTCGTCATACTAGTGCTGAAGAATTGAATGACGAACAAGTTAGCAATATCTTTGGAGCACAAAAAGCAGTTGTTCTTTTGGAACCAGTAATGTTTGAACGTGAAGTTCATGATGAAGAAACCAAAAAGAAAAGTACTGTTAAAGAACACGTTGGCTTTATTGGCTACGTAGAATAAAGAATTTGGAATCCTCCAGCAACCACACAAAAATCAAACTTTTACTTTGACCTTGTGGATTCCAGTATTAATTGAGAGATAATGATTATGGATAATCAACACAAACAAATTAAAGGGTATCGAGACTTGAATCAGCAAGAAATTAATGCGATGAACGCAATTAAGGACTTAGCTGCTAAAGTGGGCAATATGATCGAAGCACTTGAAGATCATCCTGATATTGATAAACGTTGGCTGGCTATAGCTAAGACTGACCTACAGAAAGGTTTTATGTCGGCAGTACGGAGCGTAGCAAAACCGGATTCATTCTAAATGAGCAAATACGATATGTTATACGAAATTGGTGAAGAATATTTACTTTCGTTATTACATGTACCGGAACAATGTAGATCAAATATCGATGGATTATCTAATACCGTGATTTTTAATGAAAATGATCATTATTCTTCACGAGAAGGGATAATCCATTTTTATTTGACGGACAAAAATAATAATACGTTCTCAGTACTGGTTAATCTACTTAAAAATAGATTCAATGCTATGTATTGGGATGAAGACCAAGAATATAATAATGATATGATATTCTCAGTCTCAGGGTTTCCTTACGATATAAGTGAGGAATGGCACTTTCAATTAAGTACGTTAAAAGAAGTTCCGTTCAGTTATGAATTCATAACACGGATAAAAGAGTTCGTTAAGTACTTCGAAGATATGATGCAAATACATCATAGTATAGAGTTACTTAGAGAACATCATAACATTATCCCATATCCTTGTAGGTGAATACTATGGAAACCATCGTAGATGAAATCCTAAATAGTGCTAATATGATGCAAAGCACACGTAAGTTCGTTGATGCGAACTCACACGATAACAATGTTGATTTATATCAAGCATTAACTTATGCGTATTTTGATATGAATGAAGATGATGATCGTATCAGTAAACTGGAAGATATTCTTGATGCAATGAGTGGTCATTGTCATAAAGAATGTCGTATCGGTACTGGTGATTATGCCTGGTAACGGGCATTAAAAATGGGAGTATAGTTCAGTCGTTTAGAACGCACAACTGATAATTGTGAGGTCGCAGGTTAGAGTCCTGCTACTCCCACCAAGTCTGACCACGGAAAATCGCCGAAGACCGTGACAAAAAATATGAAGGGAACGCTTTACAACATGTCTCATTCGTGTTAGATTACGGAGAGTTGTAAAGGGTGGCGTCCTTCCAGACAACAATTTAAAGAATTCAACAGCAACTAAATGTTAACCCAAATAGCGGCCTTATGGCGTGTAGGTTCGAGTCCTACGATCTATGTCAGTACGAATAGTGATGGTGAAATAGGTAGACACGGCTATCCAATAAACGATGAATTCTTGTATTAATTTAATTACAAAAGGTAATAATATGTCCGGTAACGCACATAGCTCTAAACGTAACGATCATAGTTATGAAACGCTGAATCGCAATAATCCGCATCAGTCTCGTCGCAACGATCATAGTTACGAAACCCTGAATCGTAATAACCCGCACCAACCTAAACGTTAATGCGGTAGTAACAAATTTGGAATTTAACAGCAACTAACTTCTATCACGCAGCATGTCGCAGGTTCGAGTCCTGCCAGTACTTGTACTGTAGCTCAGTGGGAGAGCAGCCGCCTCAAAAAGAAATAAATTCCAGTATTAATCAAATTCACCAGGCGTACTATGGTGTGACACGGATAGCATGTTATCCTATTAGGTCAGAATAGAATACGTATTAGTCTCTTGAAAAGACTTCTTTAAACTCAATTTGTACTCATTTAGAATCTAACAGCAATTAAAAACTTCTCGGATATAGAAAAAAACAATAGATTCTAGCTTTAATTAAACTAAAAGGTTTGATATGAAAAATATAAAAATGTATTTGTTACAGCGTGAAAATCGAGATGATGATTACGTAGGGGTACTTAATGGTACTAACGTTATGGTAGTTTCTGATTTACTAAAACATATTTGGACTAATCCTGACCGATTTATAAAAGAAAATTTGACATTCCCATATACATTAGAAACATATTATGGTGATGTAAATATTCTTGACACTGCGGTTCTCGTATGGGAACGTGACGTAGAATAACAAAATTTGGAATCTAGCAGCAACCATAAGCGAATCAACTGTTAATTGAAAATCAAAATGGATTCCAGCCTTATTATGTGAGATAAAATGAGTCATTTTTATGCTAAAATGGTCCATCCTAACAATGGGTATGATCATAATAAAGAACAAGTTAAAAAATTAGACAGTACTGTATATTATAAAATATGGTACTTGGAAATGGGTTCTCAATGGACTAACATATTTTTAGTTCATGGTAATGGTACAGAAAGTTTTAATTCGGTTAATTTTGAATTCTATAAATTGGAAGATGGTGAATATAAACCATATAACATTTATATTGATGAGAACATAACTCAATATTTTAACAAACTGTTGTATAAAACTTTTGATAATTTTTATACTTGTTATATGCAGGATGGCGTCATTGACGCAGCTAAAATCTTCAAAGATGAAGTGCCAAACCTGGTGCCTATGCTATTAAAAGAGATTAGATGTATTACTGTATATTCAACATTAGATGAATATGCGAAGAAAAATTATCCAAACTTATATTCATTGTTTAGTAGTGTGAATTCTTTGAAAGAAGAATTAGAAAAATGATTACTAAACCTAAAAACGCATTAACAGTTGATGGTATTTTAAAATATCATATATCAAAATATTCTGATGATTATATGTGTTTTATATATGATATAGATTACACACCAATAACAAAAATAATTATCAATAAAATTGATAATATCAGATATGTTGAATTCATTTCTGAAATAAATGGTACTCCATTAAGAATTAAAGAAATACGTGAATTGTTAAGTGTAATGAATAAACGTTTGTATGTTCTTATTAAGAATAGTGAAATAGTAAATTATTCTAATTCTTTTAAATATAATACCGAAAGAGATTCAGTTATTTTTTCTTGCAACGACGATTAAAAATAAATGAAACGCCACAAAAAAATGTGGTATAATATAATTAAGAAAAACAAAAGGTTGTGTCGTATAAAGGTTTAATTACGGAGAGCTGTTAACTCTTTTATCTTGGTTCGAGTCCAAGCACGACCGCAAAGTAATGTTTGGGCGGTTTAAAATATAAATCCAAACAAAACAAAGAATCTTCCAGCAATTAAAACGGTTGAATAATATATAGATTCTTGATTAGGCTGGTGGTGTAATTGGTAACACACGAGATTTTGATTCTCGGATCAGAGGTTCGAATCCTCTCCGGCCTGCTAATTAATAGTAAAGGTAATACAATGAGTAATTACGAAGATTTTAATCCAATACAATTTGATGATGACCGTAGTGTTCGTTCTAAAATTGCATTTTCGGTATCGGGTACAATAGAAATAACACCATATGGTGAAAGTTCAAAACGGGTTGAAAGAACAAATATTGTATACGCAATTGATATGGAAGATGCTGAACGTAAGTTTACTGAACATTATCAAAACAAGAATCGTGACTACGAAGTATATTACACTGTATATAACGTAGATGTTAGCGAAACAATAATTTAATAAAGATTTCATTCACTTCCTGTGTGAAACAAGCTTGTATGATTCCCCCAGCTTGCAAAATTATATGACGGGAACCGCGATGCACCTGTATAGGTCGGATTGTAATAATCAAGTATATACAGTACTGAGAGCGGCAGTACAAACTGCGGGTATCATATAGTTGGCCCAATATGGCGTCCTTCCAAGTCGCACACCTCGGTTCGAATCCGAGTACTCGCTCTAATTTAATAAACAAAAGGTAAATCTTATGATGCTATAGAAATTCAGTACTGGTCCACCGGATACAATTAATTCAGAACAAAACACTAAATTAATTACTATCCAAAAGGAACATACTATGTTAAACAAAGAACAATTCATTACTGTAACAACAACCTGGAAACTTGAGAAAGAGCACACTGTACACGAACATATTATCTATAATATTCTTCGGGGAAAGTCTGCTGATGAAGGTTTCGTACCATTGACTGATTGGGGTCGCTTACATGCGAGTCAGAACAATCCTTGGTTCAACTATGACAATGCAATTATGGAATTGCGTTATCGCTTGAACGAAAAGCGATATGGTTATGAAGGTACAGTAAAACATTATTCCGAAGTTTTCGGCATTGATTTTACACCGGACTTAGTTACTGCTATCGTCGCAGAACTTAAGACCAAATAACAATTTTAGAATCTAACAGCAACTCTTACTCATTCGATTATATGAAAAACAATAGATTCTAGTCTTTATTCTCAAAATGAGGAACACTGATATGGCACGTGAGTTTATGCATTTCGCTTATTTCAAAGAAGTACAGAAAATGGAACAAGCACAAGCTGGTATTAAACCTGTATCAATCGATGATTTCACTAACCAAATCGAAGAAATGGTTCAGAGAATGATTGATTCTGGCGAAGATGAAGGTATGTTTCGTATGACTCTACCTGATAACTTGCCACCAGAGAAAGCAGTGGAATTCATTGACGAAGTTATGCGTCGGTTGAATGAACGATTCGGTGGGTAATATGACTAACGCAGCATATGAAAAAGCAGAAAGTGTATTTAACATGTATTTTAAAGATCGGTCGCATCTTACATACATGTATCAATCTGGTACGTTAAATATTTCAAAACAAGTACAGTTTATTCTTGAAAATCTATTTAATGATACATTGGATGATGTTGATTTTGAATTATATTCATTTGATATTAATTACTATTACCGTTTGTTCTTGAAAGTTAAAGAACAGAGCAAACCAATTCATGGTGATTTTTATCCTGATATTCGTCAACGTTATTTTGATCTTTTAAATTGCGAACCAATTGAAAATTCAGATGAACCGTTACGTGATACTCATATTGCCTGGATGTTAAAGAAGTTATCAGACGATGATATGTCTGAAACCAAAAAACAACGTTGGCTTGGATTTATTCAAGGGTGTATGGCGTATCGTGGTCTACTGAATGTAAATGAAGAACGCGATGCAACACGTGACGTGTTTAAGGGTAAATGATGTTCACGTACTTTGTACGCTATCAGTACACTTATTATCGTGGTATAAGGTGGGAGTCAGAAGGTTCAGGACGTACTGAAGAATTTGATTCACATATTATCAGTACTGAAACAGAATTAGATGACATTTATGAGGTTCAGAATATCTTAAAAGAACTACATAAAATGCCAGATACACATTTTGATATTATAGCCCTGAACAGGTTGTAATATCTGTTGGAGCCATCGTATATCGGTTAGTATACATCACTGTCACTGATGAGAGGCGGGTTCGATTCCCGCTGGTTCCGCTAAATTTATAAGGAAACTTATGAACAAGAAAGCTAAGAAACGTATATTTGATGCAGTAATGGCTACTAAGCCAGAACACTGTCAAAATCCAAAGCATGAGCAGATGGTTAAAAAACTGATTTTAATGATTACCAGTTTTAAACATCGTCGTCATGGTCGTACTTGGACTGAAGAAGAAATGATTAAATCACTGTCATATGATTCTGAAGAAGCAAAACGGTGGCAAAGAACACCAGAACAAATTGAAGACGACATACACTTAGAACGAAGTGTTGGTCTAATGTGTGGAAATAAAAATGCATAAAGCAGTATTAATTTTTAAACATACTTGGTATTCATACGATGGTGAATCTTCTCGTGAAGACACTGTAGTACTGACAGCAAATAATCAAACAGCACTGAATCATCTAATTGAGAACGAATGCCGTAATAAGGTAACAACTCAATATGGCGATTTCGGTTTGATGACTCATAGTTGTGTACTGAAAAGTACTGATACCTTTGAGACTAAATAAATAAAATAGAGTGGTTACTTGGATAGAAATATCGCACTCCGTTTCCTGTAAAAAGGTTAGTCCAGTACTGTAAAACGTCAAGCCCCATCGAAAGATGGCTGAGATCCCTCAGAACAGTGAGGGATCGAACACTAATAATTGTTTGTGTAGCTCAGTTGGAATTAGAGCATTTGTCTACGAAACAAAGGGTCGCAGGTTCGAGTCCTGCCATGAACACAAAATCTAAGGATTTAAGAAATGAAAACATTAGTATCTATGGTGAAAGATAAAAAAGTCTATTTTAGCCATTATAAAGAAAATGAGTTATGGTATACTACTGAATGTGGCTTTATGTTCCCCGTTCCCGTAGCTGATACTGGTAACGCAGAATTTAAAAATGAAGACAAAGCCACGTTCTTCATGCGTTGGATTCGTAAACATCTTGAGATGATTTCCAAAGAACAAGAAAATGCATGATGAAAGTTGGAAAGTGTATCCTGTAAAGGAACCTGCACTATCTGATGAACAATGGAAGAAATTACATGAAATACTGTCCTCTGGAACAGTTGAAGAAATATCCTTCAATTTCACGTATGAGTACTTTAGAAAGTACTGTTATCTACCGGGTTCAAGGTTTTGTTTTAACGCACAATATGTGTATTTCAACGGAACTCCCCGATACATAGATAAAGTACATTCAGAAGAATCATTCTTTCAGCAAAGTACTGTACATGATTATTACGATCTAACATTCGATGAAATCATGCTACTTAAACAAATCTATGAAGTTATTATAGGAGAGTTCCCATAAAGGGTTCTCTCCTTTTTTATTTGGAGCAATAAATGGCAGCAAGAACGTTAGTACAAAAATTTAAATGCTATACCGAAGTTAGTGATCAGGATAGAGATGTTATATATAATTTTTTGTACGTTCAAAAAGGAATCTTTTTACAAGGTGATACATTATCTATTGAAGTTGATGAGGTTGACCAATTAACTATTATTGTAGATAAAGATGATTCCAAAACTATTATTACTTGTCTTCCAGAACATATGAATGTTTGGGTTGGTCGTCATTTTAGAGAGACACGTTCAGGAGAAACTAGTTGGGGTTCAGAACATAACTTTGAATTGAAATATGATGTTACTCCAGAATGGATGTTTCAACTAAGTACCCAATACGATTTGGGATTCTTAGAACATCGATATATCAAGTACTTACGTAAACTTCATGATATGTACAGTACTGAGGAAGAAGAAAATGTATCATAGTTATGACCAATGGAAAAACAAAGGTCGTCAAGTAAAATTAGGGGAAGTCTCTAGTAAGACTTCCAGTACTGGAGAAGTATTATTCAGTAAAGAACAAACAAAGAAAATTAAAGTTAGAAAACCTAAAAATTCAAAAGTGTTTGCAGGTTCTAAATTTACCGGTTTTAAAAATATCTGCTAAGAACATGAAACGGCATTAAAAAATGTGGTATAATGTTCTTAGTAACACATTCCGTGTGTGGCTCAGTTTGGTAGAGTACTCCGTTTGGGGCGGAGGGGTCGAAGGTTCAAGTCCTTCCACACGGACAAACCTTGTTTAACTCAGTTGGTTAGAGTGCCATCTTTACACGGTGGAAGTCACAAGTTCGAATCTTGTAACAAGGACAAAAACAATTCTGTGTGTAGCTCAGCCTGGTCAGAGTGGGTGCTTTGGATGCATCGGGTCAGAGGTTCGAATCCTCTCACGCAGACAAAATTCATATTAAGAGAAAATTAATAATGAGAATTGAAAATCTCAGTGGTCATCCAGCAGGTGAGGCATGTGCAGCATTTGTAGAAAATTCAAGAATATCTAACTATAAAGATTATGATTATGTTGAAGAAAGTGAAGAACCTCTTAATGAAGATGAAATTGATAATGGTCTAGATGGCTTTTATACAATTGTAATAGTTAAACATTGCATATCAGAAGAAATGTTTCGTGGTTATGTTCGTTGTTGCGAAGGTTACGATACAGTATGCACAACCGTAGAGACTGTAAAGTAACAGACAAATAATTAAGGAATTATCATGAAAACTGAAAAAGTGTCCTTGGAATTAACAATTGAACAATTAGAATGGCTAGAAAAGATTTGGTCAGGTCGAGTTCGTATTGGTGAAAACATTCTTACTCGTTTGGAAGAATCTAACTATCCACCGGACTTTCATAAAAATTTAGATACGGATAAAGCTATTTTAACTGAAATTGAAAAAGTAAAGAAAAATGAATGTATTAACTAATATTGAATTAGACTATCTGAAAAGAATGATCGATGATGAACTTGATTTATCCACATGGAACTATAGTGAATATGGTGCTGGGTGTACATTTAGTAAAAACATTGATGATCTAACATATACGGTATGGTATTCTGGTAGTATAGTTCAACTAGATATAATGAAAATAGAAAATACACCATATTATTCTTCTAGATTAGGTATACGTCTAAATGATGTTGCTGGCTGGCACAATAAAAAAATTTTATATAGAAATAAAATGTATTCAAAGTCTGGTTGTACTGTTTTAGGCAAAGATGAAATATCAGAAGAAACTTATAATTCAGTAATGATAGTACTTGATAAGTTAGAACAGCATAAAGATACATGGCGACTGTTCTACAAGGGTGAATAATATGATTCCTAAAAGTCAGTTAGTTCCTGGTGTAAAGTACATCGGAAAATCTAGAAGTACTACAGAAGCTGTATGGGATGGATACAAATTCCATTTCGAAAAAACTGAGTGGTACGGTGATGTTTACAACATGACTATTATGCATCCAGAAGATGATAGTGTACATGATGTATTTGAACCACTTTCTGAAGATATTACTTTCAGAGTAATACCTAAGCATGAGATGAAACAAGCTCGTTGGTATAAAGTATTCGGTTCTGTTGAACGGGCAATGTGGGTTGATGGTATGTTCCTTTACGATTGGGGAAGTACTGAAAAAGAAGCACATCATTTAGATGACGGTACTGAATATCCATTCTTACCATATGCTGAAATAATCGAATAAGTCAGTGGTGGCTGTGAGCGTAGTTGGTTAACGTTCCTGCCTGTGACGCAGATGACGCGAGTTCGAGTCTCGCCAGCCACACAAAACGGTTGCACAACGTTTAAAAATGTGCTATTCTGTACCTGTAGCTCAGTTGGTTAGAGCGTCGGTTTGAAAGTCCGAAGGTCGCGAGTTCGAATCTCGCTGGGTACACCAATTACTTTTAAAATGTCCTTGACAGGGCATCGGCTTTATGTTATATTATTGTAATCTAAACAATGCAGGAAACATGAAATGAGCAAGATTAAAAGTACTATCAACTTAGTAAGTCTGTGGCCTCTTGAGAATCGTGTGGAAGACACGCCCGTTACGATTCTCTCGGCCTCTAAGAAAGAAGCAACTGCACAAGTTTCTTCAATCCTGGAAGCACGTACTACCACGGAACGTAACACGGAAGGTGAAGTAACTTTCCAGTGTTATTGTAAAAGCGTAGATAAAACTGAAATCTACGAAGCGAAAATCTTTGACATGTCAACTGCTTCTCAGCGTCTGACAGCAGAACAGATCCTGGACTTCATCATTAATAATGGTGTTCGTCTGGTTCCTTCTCCGCTGCAATGGGAAACCAGTACTGGTGAGCCAGCCAGTTTTGTTACACATGATGTGTATGTAGGCAAGCGTTGTTATCAAGGTATGTCCGTATCGGATTCTATTCATAAACATTTGAATGATCCAGTTACGGAATCCAAAGACGCTAAATAATCGTCTACATGGGGAACTCAGGTTCCCCTAATAAGGAAAGTTATGATTTTAAATCGTAAACAAATTGAAAAACTTGCTAGAATGGCAGGTTATGAAGTACAAGATATTTCCGGTGGTTCACTGGAAGAAGAATTCCAACTATTCAAAGGTACTGCTGTTGATCCTGAAAATGGTGAATTCATTGAAGGTCTTATAGCATGTAGTTTAGACTACCCTGATGAATTGTTGGATATACTTGAGCCTTAATCTATGATGAACTTTTTCAAGCAGCTATTTTGCGGGCATTATGTCAGTATGGAAGTTTGTAAAATTCATTATAAACCTAATATTACAGAACTTGAATATCAACGTATCTGTAAGGATTGTGGAAAGAAGTTAGGTAAAAGTACTATAAAAGCAATCACTAAAGTGTAAAAAACAGGACTTAATAGTAGTGAGTTAATTGGTAACGACTCCATATTAAGATTAGGAGAATGTGCGGTTCAAATCCCACCTACTATTAAGTACTATGCCTCGTTAGCTCAGTTGGTAGAGCATCCCACTTTTAATGGGAGTGTCGCTGGTTCGAATCCAGCACGGGGTACTAATTTTTTAAGGTACATATTGTGGAATATCATTTAGAATTTATATCAACAAAAATATCACATACTCCAACAATGACAGGTACTTCGGGAAGTTTCCCTAGAGGATATGGAAGAGGTTTGTTTTTGTTTAATGAGGATGAAAGTATTCGCTATTATGCTGAGAATTTATCTTATGAAGATCTTCTTGATGCAATAGAATTAAACCTTATTGACGAATCACTTCAAGTACTAAGTACTGTAGTTGAACCACCATCTATAATTTGGGATTATGAACGGAAATACGATGTTTACAAACGTGTAATTGTTGTTGATCCTAGACTTCCTAAAGAGTGTTTAGGTGATTATGAAGAAAAGATTTTGAATATAATATCCAAAGACATTGATGAACATCCTGAAAACCTCGTACCAGTCAGTAATGAAATGTGGAATCACATTAAAGAACTTACTGATGGTGTTGAAGTTAATCTGGATAATCCTATCGAGGATGATGATGAAAGTTGAAGTAAAAGAAGATGACGAAGGATGTTCAATCCTTATTATTAATGGCGAAGAAATTAAGCTCGATTTACATGAAACAAGAGAGCTTGCTCAAAAATTAACTAATTGTGAGTATGCTTGGATTCGTAAAGCTATTCGAGGTGAATAATGAAACCTGAACAATGGATTATTGATGATATGCGAACGATGCGTTCTATCAAAGAAAGAACCGATGAACAACAAGCGTACCTTGATTTACTTCAATGGTACTGTTCAGTACTGAATGGGAAAGCATAAATGACTACTAATATAGTTTTGCTTATTGTAGCAGGAATGTTATTAATTGCTGCTGTATTTGTGTACTTCGGCTATCTTAAGATAGCTAACTCGTTGTATATAAGGGTTGTTGAAACTCCACCACCATTAAAACCGGGTGAATTAAAACCTTCACCTTATCGTATTGTACGTCTTTACAATCAAACAAATTGTAAAGACTTTTATTACATTTATCGTGGTAGTACTCAACATGTTAATCGCAGGTTCGAAACCGCTAAAGAGGCTCAAGATTCAATGAATGAATTAGAACTACTTGCAGGTTTCATACAAACAAAGTTGGTGTGATATGAATACATTAGTAATAATTGCTTTAGTTGTATTTGGGGCGGCGTGTATTATGTATCTGAATGTAAAGAACATCGCTGCAAACATTTATATACGTACAGTAAGAGTACATGAGGGTATTGATTCGGATTTGCCTGAAAGCCCATATACAATTTATCCAGCTAAAACACAATCTGGAAAACCTGGATATACAATATTGTGTAATGGTAAGTATATGTATTTGGCTGGTTCAAATAATCAATTTACAGTTTATCTTGAATTTGAAGATGCTCTAACAAAAATGAACAGGTACGAAAAACTTTATCGTGTTCGTGTAACTACATTGGAGTAATATAATGACTGATACTTCAGTACTACTTTTATGTTCTCTCATTGCATTTATTACCATTGGCGTAGTTTATGTGATGAATAAAATAACTGCTGCACGTTTATATCGCGATATGGTAGAAACTGATTTACCTAAAAGCCCATATGGTGTATCTCGCGAATATGGCGGCGGGGGTTGGGGATATTGCATCACTAAAAATGGTGAAGTGATGTACAGTGAAAATAAATCAAGGGTCTTCTTGAATTTCAAACATGCTGTTAATGAAATTAACAAGCTTGAAAGTATTGAAGGATACCAAAAGACTAAAATAAGGTAATAAATGAAAAATACATTTGGTATTGTATTCATGACAATTGTTGCATTTATTGTAACAGCACTGCAAATATTCTTTGGTGTTCTATGCATTGGTGCAGTAGTAGTTGCAGTTTGGCAAGCATGTACACTCGGCCCAACATTGATGACTTTTGGTATCTTTGTAGTTGGAGTACTGAAATTTGCTTCGTGGGTAACTGCTATTGCTATGACTATCATAAGTGCCGTATTCATTTGTGGTAAACGTATATGGTAAAGTTCGGCAAGTGTCCACTTTGTGGTTGTGTTGGAATTCACGCTTGCATGGGTGAAAATGCAGCTAATAACAGCCTTGACACAAGCAATCCAGCCACGTATAATCGCTTGAAAGATGCTATTGATCACATTCGTAAATCTGAAGCGGAGAGAAAAGATGGCGACGGGAATAGTGGTAGTTGAGTACTACCATCGTACAGATGATTGTACTTCTAAAGTAGTATTCAAAGCATTCGAAAGTATCTCTGTATTTGAAGATTTTTGTACTAAGAATCGCATTCAAATACTGAAGGGTGCATTCGGAAGTACATACTACGATGATGAATACTGCTATGTAGTAACACATACTGAATTCATCAAATAAAAGCATTGACAGTGCCGCAACGATGCGGTACTATCATAAAACTGGTATGGTGGGTGAGTGGCTAAAACCACCTGACTGTAAATCAGGCGTCCGAAAGGGCTACGTAGGTTCGAATCCTACCCGTACCACCAATTAACACTACGGCAACTGCGAAAGCATCCGAGGCAATCAGACCCATCTTCTGTGTAGAGTTAATTTTTAAATAAAACGGTACTTCAAAATGAAAACAGTATATATCTATATGTATAATAAAATGTTCAGTGAAGTAAATTTGCAAGACATTTTAAATGAAGTATCAAAAAGTATTACAAAAGGATATGGTGCAGGTGGTATTATAACTCCTGATACTGTAGAACATCCATTTAATCCACGTTCCACATTATATTGTGGATGGACATCTCTGAATACTTTAACTGGCAATGAAACAGATTGTATTGTTATTGATGCTGGTGAAGAAGTTTCAGATTATCAAATGGCCAATATTGTTCAAACTTTTAAAAATTAAGAGAGAATATCATGTTGTATATCCCTCCAAGTACTGAAGAAATGGCTAAAATGCGTAAACACCATATCGAAAACGATTATGAGAATTATATAATCGCACATTCGATGGTTGGTTTCGACGTTGTTAAACGTTCTGGAAAACCTTTCAAAAGTACTTCAAAGGTGAATACCGCAAAAGGTGTTTCTCGTAATCCAAATACCCATAAATGGGGTTTAACTTTTGAAGAAGATGATAGCATTGTAGATGTTACACATCTAAGGATATTATGAAGCACGTAGTACAATATGTAGAATCCGAACGTGGATGGGGTGGGGAAATCTGGCATAGAGGATTTGAAACTCTAGAAGAAGCGAACGCTGCCATCCATGAATGCAACAAAGACTTACCTGAAGAAACTCCTGATTACTATATCATGGCTAAGTACCTTGGAGAAATGGTAGAAGTACCAGGTGATTACAAACATTAATAGGGTATATCATGAACAATAAAGTACCTATGATGAAACCTTCTGCAAGTACAGTTGATGAAGATATTGCTCGTATGGCATATGAAGAATATGCTGCCAAATATGGTACAAGTCAATCATTTGAACAACTTCACCAACGTGGTGGGTTTTGTGCTATGGAAATAATTACATTTCTGTACGCTCGCATACAACGTCTTGAATCTTCCAACAAGGAATAGAAATGAAACGTTTAGTAATTGTTATGTCAATGGTAGTAGTGATGACTTCCGCATTATTAGCTGGGTGTGAACCATTCCCATCAGATACTGAAGTAGCATCGGCATCAGCAGATAAGCCGGCGAAAACTCAAGAGCAACCAAAAGCTCCAGCAGTTAATACTCCTACCACATCCGGTACTGAGAAACAATCAGATGCTTCTCCAACGAAAAGTACTGAATCACCTGCGTCAGTACCGCAATCTCCAGTTGTTGAACAAAAGGAAGTTCATGAGACTAACAATTCTGTTAGTACTGAAAACACTCCTGCTGTTAAACCTGAAGAACCAGAACCTGTTGTGGAAGATGAATCTGATACACCACAATTAGCACCGAATGCTGGTAAACTTCAGATCATTGGATCTGCTGGTAAAGAAGTATACTACATGAAAAAGGTTACACAACCGGACGCTAACTGTTATGTTGTGTCTAATAGTGTAACATGGGATACTTCTGTTAGTTGTGTTCCTGCTGCGAATACTCCAGTTACATCTGGAAAATAAAATTTACATTCATTGTAGGTACACTAAAGTTAAATAATTAGCAGAGAAAATTCTGCTTCATTTTAGGAGTACTTACATGAATATATTAAGTAAAATTTGGTCATGGATCAAAACAATATTTGCCGCACTCAACAAAGAGCCTGAGAATTCAGTACTTGATGTTGGTATACCTGCTGATCCAAATGGTGCAGATGATGCAAGTACTGATGAAACGCCAGTTGAACCAGAAACTGATAACACTCATTCAAACTGATGGAATAATTGGGGAGCTATGCTCCCTATTTTTATATGACAATTATTAAAGATAACTCATTAGACACATCTGCTGCTTTATTATCTGATATTGCTGAAAATGTTCTTGATAGAACAAAATATACATATAGTGCAGGAAGAGAATCTATATGTATATATTCTGGACATTATTCTTCTCATAAACTGTTAGAAATTTTTAATTCAACATGTAGTTATAAACTTGAAGAACTAAAAAATTCTATAGAAATAGCTGATTTGTATGCTACTGTACTATTGGAAGATAAGTATCAAGAATTAGCTAGAGAACATAATGAAAAGTATAAGGATGTACAATATCCACCACCTATGTTTTTGTTTAGTGAACCACCGAGACGTGCATCTCCTTTAATCTATCAGTACTTCTATTCGGAAGCTGAGTGGTTTCAAAAAATGACTGTACACGATAATATTTTACCATATGAATCAACCTGGAATATTAATACTATTCGCAACAAGATAATTGAAGACATTTCATTTTTTTGTGGCGGTTTTGCAAGTAGAGAAGAATATGAAAGTAGTTACGAACGCTGAAGAATTAACAATAGAAATACTTGATCAATTATCCAGAATTTTAAATGAGTCATTTGAATTATATTCATATAAAATTGAATCTGATGGAACTATTAAACTTAGTTCAGAAGGTGGATATGTTTTGGGTATTACGAATAATACAATTGAAGTTCGTGATGTTATTCAAGATGCTTACCTTGATACATTAGCAGAAGTAGCATATGAAGCACGAATTGGTGAATATTCTACATTCAACCAAATTATAAAAGAGCTTGGGGATACATTTAATGATCCACTTATGTCAACTTTTATGTCAAACCAATATAACTCTTTAGTTGGTGTACCAGAAAAACACATCACGTACAAAACTTTTCATTATTTCAGTACTGAAGAACAGTGGTTCCAACAAATGACAGTACTTGAAGATGTGTTACCTTTTGAATGTTTAACCAATATTCAAAGAATAAAAGAAGCAGTTTTAAAGGATTTGAAAAAGAAATGGATGATGGATTAATACATAGAAATAATATAGTTAGAACATTTGCTGATAATTTGGATAAATTTTCAATAGATTCTAAAAGCAGTACTACCTCTGAGATGGTATATATTTGCGAAGATTCTAATTTAAAAATAAAAAAGAATAATGAAACAAATGAATTTACATTTAGTATGCTTATGAAGTTTACTGTTTTGGAAGATCTGCCGTTTGATGCATCTCCAGTAGGATTCCGCAATAACAAAATCCCTGTAAATTACACTTCAGTTGTTGATGTTATGAAATTTTCTAATGGTGCATTTAGTGTTATAAATGCGGGTTCAAATAATGAATGGGTAGAATCAACATATGTTCCGGTACGTGATACCTATGGAACTATAGTAGGTCATGAAAAGGGTATAATAACAAAATTAAATACAACATACAAAGTACTTCCAGATTCAGAAGAATCTCATTTTCAAAGAATAACAACTGATGGTTTAGTACTTGAATTGGATGAATGTATGATGGTGTACGAAATTGTTAATAAGATTATGCAATTAGGTTCATTAGTGCAAGCTACACCCGATATTCAAGCACATTTGTATTTTTAAGAATTCAGCGTGGATGCCAGAGTCAGGCCAATTGGAACGGATTGCAAATCCGTAAAGTCGGGGGTTCAAATCCCTCTCCACGCTCAAAAATGAACTGTATATATAAGGAAATATATATGAATGAACTAAACTCACTTAAGGATATAGCGAAGTTCTTTGATATGAACTATCATCATTTCTTACGTTATGAAGATTGTACTATAGATTATAATGGTACAACTTACATTATGTACTTCGCAGAAGATTCTCCAGTACCATTACTAAGACTTGGATACTTTGATGATGAAGGTGGTCTTCATATTTTAGTATGTGTCATTGACTTTGGTTTACTACTGAACTTAGATGATTCAGGAGAAGAAAAACTAAGTATTGTAGAATATCGTGATATAGTGAAAGAACAACGGTTCGATTTAACATTTTATGATTGCTGTCGCTTCAATTACATTTTGACGAGAGCAGTTAAGGATATGGGCTTTTAACTCAGTTGGTTAGAGTAGCCGACTCTTAATCGGTTTGTCCAGGGTTCGAATCCCTGAAAGCCCACCATCTTACCCAAAAAGTCCTTGACACGCTCAAGGCTACGTGTAATAATGATTGCACGTTTTAAGTTAGAGGTTCACATAATGAATAAAGAACGTTTGGTTGAAATTACCGAATTGTTACAATCACTGGTGTCTGAAGTTGAAAATGCCACCATTGAAAATGTACCAGATTGTGCTATTCATCGTGATTTAATTGAAAATCTCAAAGAATCTGAGTACTGGTCAAAATGCTGGTTATCTTTTGTGAAATATCATCAAAACAGGGGAAAATCATGATCAGTGCTGAACGGTTAGTCCAGATTGAAAGTGAATTAATGGCTTTACAACACGAGCTACAGCAGTATATAATTGTTGATAGCTCAGTACAGCAAGTTACTAATCATTATCAGTCTAATGCTGAAACTGCAATTCGTAACGCTCGTACATCGATCAATGCACTTGCACATAATGTGCAGAATTATCCAAAGGTCAATTAGCTCAGTTGGTAGAGCACGATACTCATAATGTCGGCGTCACTGGTTCGAACCCAGTATTGACCACCATTGATGGTACTATAAATATGAAACAAAAAATATTTGATATGTTGATGAAAATCAATTGGGATGTTAGTTTTGCTGTTTATGGTATTGACGAAAATAATAGACTTCATGGATACAAAATCGATGACGATTTTGATATTGATGAAGTTGTAACAAAATCTGAATATGACCAGTACTTAATTTCGTTAGCATCATATTCATTATCAATTACTCGTGTTATCAATCATGGTAAATTGTTAGGGTATGCCTTAACAAAGAATAATTCACGTTTCTTTCGTGAAAACCATTATGGATTACTGAGTACAATCGAAGAAGCGATTGACGCGTTAGAAGATTGTAAGAAAAAAATCTTCGAAAAAAGTTGAAACGACCAGAAATTTTCTGGTATAATGTTGTCATGAACTGAGAGATAGCCGCTCAGTACTGAAATTGAAAAAAAAAGATTGAAAAAATTTGGAACGGCTCAAAAAATTGTGGTATAATAATCACATAGGAAATGCGGAGTAGAGCAGCATGGTCAGCTTGCCAGGCTCATAACCTGGAGGTCGGTGGTTCAAATCCACCCTCCGCATCAAACTTATACAAAGCCAATGTGCTTCGGGGTGTATCACGTCTGCCCGATAGCCGACTCGGTATAAGTAAGGACGTGATAAGGGGCTATAGCTCAGTTGGTAGAGCAACTGCCTTGCACGTAGTAGGTCTGCGGTTCAAATCCGCATAGCTCCACTATACGTATCGTCTAATGTTTAATCTTGCGTATTGTCCAAAGAAGGGATATAATAGATTAGATAGGATACTGGTTCGCTCAGAGAGGTTCTGGGGATACAGGTGAAAATCCTGTTGCGTATGCCATAAAATTGTAGTACAATGATGTAACAAAGAAACTCAATAAACCATAAAGGTAAAATACCATGCAAATTCAATTCAATAACGCTCTTTTCGATTCCGCTCTTTTCGCTTTCGCAGTAGTTACCGGTTCCCGTCTGACCATCGTTCTGGAAAACGCAGAAATCGATCTGGACTTCGATTCCGAAGCTGAAGCTCTGGTAGCTCAGGCTGAACTCGGCGAATTACTGGATTCAGTTGGTTCTGTATCTGGCGTCATCACTGAAGCGGCTGCTGCCGTGACTGGTCTTCTTTCTGGCCTGTTCGGTGCTGCAAAAGCAAAAGTGGTTAAAACCAGTACTGCGAAATCTGCTGAAGATGTAGCAACCACTCTGACCGAAATCCTGGAACAAGCACTTGGTGCTCGCACTCAGGCTCCACGCCAGCCTGGTCGTTCTACTGCGGCTGAATCCAATGATGTGTTCGGTACTTCTCGCACCGCTCGTGGCGATGCTGCTGATGCTGTAGTATCTGACCTGTCCGACGCCGCACTGCGTACCGCGATTGAAGACAAAGCTGCGTACCTGGTTGAAAACGATGCTCGCGTAAGCAACATGGTTGCTCAACTGCGTCGTTTCCACACTGATGCTCAGGTCAACGAACTGATCGAACATCGTAAAGAGCAGGTGTTCCAGTACGCTCGTCAGAACGGCAATCTGACACTGAACCAGATTGTTGCACAAATCCTGCGTTAATTCGCAATCAAAGACAAAGGGAGCCAATGGCTCCCTTTTTACGTTTGAGGTTATATGAAAATAACTGAACAGTACCGAACGCTTGGCGTTCAAGAGTACTATCAAGATCCTAATACACAAGCTACATATGAGAATCCACACCAGGATTATGTAAATGATTGCTTGATGAATTCATTCTATCAGTACTTCACTGAGAATGCGTCAGTACTGGATTTAGCTTGCGGCAATGGTATTGTCAGCAACATACTTAAGCATTGCGGTGTATCCGATATTGAAGGTGCTGATAAGTACATGCACGATAGATATACAGAAGAAACTGGATTTGTATGCTATCCATATTCATTTGAAGATATAGCTGATTTTAATTGTATATTTGAAAAACAGTATGATGTAATTATTTGTAGTTATGCATTCGATTTAGTACCTGAATCATACAGACAGAAACTATTATATGCACTGAGCACATACACTGACACTCTAATATTGATACGACCTAATTCACATGTTATAGATCCTTCAATATGGAAAGAAGTACATCAATGTAAGTTTCAAAAATCAAGAGCAATAGTATACCAAAAAGAAAGGCACTCATAGGAGTGCCTTTTTGCGTTATGCAGTTACGCCAGTTATAACAACTTTACCTGTAAAGTTCTCTGAACTATTAAGAGTAATGTTATCTACATTATCAATACCGACAAGTACTTGAACTAATTGACCAGAAGCATCATAAACAGATAATGATGGGCTGTGTTTCAAGTGTGTACTATAAGGTATAGACATTGTAAAAGTACTACCAGTTACTGTCCATGCTAGTGCAGTACTGTAAACAGTTCTAACATTAGTTGGTCCAACAATTATAATATCATAATCTGTATTATCAGTTTGAGTTACCGTTATGTTACCCGCATTATCCACATTAACATCTGGATCATAGATAGTACCAATTATATTTTGAATCTGAACTACAACATTCGAACCACGATCATGCAATGTACTGGATAGTGTGAAAGAATATGTACCATCACCGTTGTCAGTCATTTGTGAACCTGATACAGCATACATTGTAACATAATCAGAGTCAGCTTCACTAACTACAGGAACATCTATTTCTTTAGTTGTATATTTTGGTGAGGTAATGGTAATGACTGCATTACCTGTTTGAGTTACTACAACATCAGTAAATGTAAAGTTACGACCATCAAGAGTTGCAGTGTATGTAACTCCTTCGATAACCATAGTTACAACCATTCCAGTAGTATCAAGAGAACCACTAGTAGCACTAATAGTACCAGTTACAGTTGTTGTACCTATTGCAATAGTACTAACAGTTACTTCACCAATTTCAATTGGTCCAATACTACATTCAGGAACATACATATCAAACATGTATCTACCATCTGCAAGACATACTTTATTGTTTTGAAATCTAATAACAAAACCAGTCATTGACATGTCATTATTATATCCACGAACAAAAAATGTATTAACTGGAATTTCATTTAAAAGTTCATCATCAGTTTTTGAATAATCAAGAACATCAGTATTTGTATCATAACCGGTAATACGTACATATTGATAAAGAACATTTGTATCATAGTCCATTAGATCAAAGATGTTTACTGAACGTTGTTTGTAAATGCGAACATTTTTTAGTTTAACATTATTTTTAAGTAATGCACCATCAACTATATAACCACATTCACCATATCTATATTCATTAACATCTGCTATTGGGTGAGCCATATTGGTATCCTCCGAAGTTATTTGTAGTATTTATTGGACTTTCTTTATTTTTCCTTGAATTTTCAACACATAAATGTTATCATTTCGTGGAGTGCAAAAAAGAGCCTCCAAAATTTTTGTCCTTGACGGGCAGATATATTTTTGTTATAATGGGGTTCAATTAATTGAGGTACAAAATATGACACGTCTAATCATTCGTGAAGATAAAATGAAGATCCGTTTACACCAAGATGAAGCTGAGTCCTTTATGGCTAAAGCAATTGCTAAAGCTGAGAAGTTCTCTAAGATTGCACCATCGGGTAAATCACCATATGGTTTCAATCATGCTCATTCTCACTTAGTTGGGATGGCGGCTGAACATGCATCATGGGTGTTATTCAATGAGATTGAATCATTGACTAATCGGAATCTCAATATCGATCCTGCTTTCCAGGATGAAAAGCGTGAAGGTGAATGTGATCTCTACGTAGGTGGCCTTCGCATTGAAGTGAAAGGTATTAAGTACGGTTCCTGGTTACAGTTCGGTCCATGTGTTAGTGCAAGGCAACTTCCAAAAATTCAAAAGAAAGCTGACATTGTACTATGGGCGTTATATAACGAGAAATGTCAGGAATTCACATTCGAGGGATATAACCTCGTATCTGAGATTGCAGAAATTCCAACTATCATGACTGGTGCAGAAGGTCGTGAAAAGATTGAAAACTATCCTGTAATCAGTATTCTTAAACCACTACAGGAACTAACTTTCGGGGGATAGTAATGAAACAAATTAAGTACTACGGAAACTCCGTTAAAGTACCGCAATGGACGAAGTATGTTGTAATTCAGGAATCTGGTTTTATGTTCTGCTTACTGGCATTCGAACAAAAACCAGAATTAACTGAAGAAGAACATAATGGCAGGATGGTACAAGTCTGGAAAGCAGATGGTCGCCATATGTTGGTTGGTGGTATTAAACGTAGTGATGTATCTGTTGAAAAATCATTGATCGAGGTTTAAAAATGAAATTCTGTACATTGGCTTTTATTATTATTGTGTACTTGATCATTTCACCTAATGCTAAAGCTAACGAAATATACCACAATGCGTACTGTTCAGGGTACGCAAGTAAAATGGCTCAAGTATATAAGATGAAATATTATCGAGATATGCAGTTCTATTTCGATTCTCAAATACAAGAGCCAGATGTTGATGCTATAACCTCTGAATATTATCAAAGTGGTTCAGAGATTGTTCGCAATGATGTAGCAATCAATAATAACTTAATTAATAAATGCGAAGAAGCATACAAGCGGAGGTTGCCATGAATGCAGTAGCACTAATATACTTATATTCGATAATTTTCATTATCATATTAAGTATTGCATGTGGAGGATTTAACTTCCGTGTACGTTATGCATATAAGGTATCAGATTCAGTACTGGAATTCATTAAGAACTATTTCTGGTCGTATTTCATTACTTACAAACAAATAAGGAACGGATATAAATTCGTTCCTGAAGTTAACTCTAAATTAGAGAAACTATTATCTCTTGCATTAGTTGATGATGTTGTAGTAACTTATACTACTGATTATCGAAATGATAATGGTATAATACTTCTTATACGGAAATCAAAAAGGCTGGACGATTCATCCGAAACGGTTGAATTTGGTTTTCAAGCAAGTCGAATAAACGGTGCAGAGTTTCTACTTTCTCCATCAGTGTTTTTCTTAGCTCAAAAAGTGTACGAACGACTATTAACTGAAGAACGAAACGATAAAGCTGAGCGGCGAAAACGTGTAATTTAGTTGACATAATATGAAAAACTGATATAATCAAGTGTGTAAAGAAAATTAACTGTACGAGAGGTTCTGCTATGTCATCTGTACTCGCAACTAAAATTACTAAAGCGATGATTAACCGTGCTGGTTATATTCCGCTGGAAACTACTACTGAAGAAGGTGGTTTCTTGGGTATCTTCGATGAAAGTTTTATGTACTATACTTTCAAAGATTGTCTGAAGGTTCACGATTCGAACTTCAACAAATGGGTTTGTTATTGGGATGGATTACCATTTGCGGTTGTCTGCGATGTAAAAGCAGATAAGTTAGCAAATGGGTTTGTGAAAATTGCCATTCTGAGCAAAACTGAAGTACCACTTACTGAAATTGGTGTAATGCCAGGAAACAGTAATACGGTATTCGGTCATATCGTAAATGGTAAATTCATGAATTCGAAAGCTGTTCAGAAGTTCGTAACTGAAGGTCTAACTCGTGGTACTACTGTCGGTGTAGATGTTCAGGTAGCACAACCCGTACAGCGTAAAGCTGACAAAACAGTACTAAGCAATGATGAGATTAAGAATCTCAAAGATGCAATGGCTAAAAATTGGGGCGTTACGCTCAAATAATAACAACGGGGAACTATGTTCCCCCATTTTTAACTGGAGAGGTTATGAATCGTTCTAATATTGTTCTCTGTACCACGTTAGCTGCTATCATTGAACTGATTGTTATTTCTAATGAATTTAATAATAAGTTCCGATTCTTTGATAGTACTATAGAATTCAAATACTGGCTCGTATGTGTAGTGCTATATGTAGGTGCTACTGTACTGTCAGTATTCCAGCTTGTTATTCAAGCTGATGATAGTGATAGCGTTAAAAAATACAGTTACTACGAAGCATTTGGTACTGAACCAGTGAACTTCATGTTCACGTATCACTTCCTATTGTTCGCAGTACTATGTTTCTATGTCAGTGCATGGCCTTGGTGCATCATGGGTTGTATTATGTTTTGGGCACACAATTACATACATCGTGATAATCAAAACAACTATGCTCTGGAATATGCAATTGAAGAAGCAAAGATTGCTGCACGTAAACCAGTTGTGTTAGATAGTTCAAATGACTTATTGTAAGGAACATTAAATGTCATATTCACGTACAATTAAAAACACTCTTATTGGGATTTTCGTAGTACTGGCGATTTTCTTCTATAAGTTTTGTGCTACTCAGTTTAACTTACCAACGTTCTTATCAGGACAATGGTATGCATTAACTGGATTTATTGTTTCGGCGGTATCCTTAGTGTCTTGGTGTTTAATTCCAATTCACTTAGCATTACTATTCGAAGTGGATAAATCATGTCGCCAAATGCGAGTGGATCTGTATAACGCACTTGGTGATAAACAGCTAAGCATGGCGTGGCAGATTGTAGTATTCATCATGACTGCAATTCTATTCCAATATGGTTACTACTTAGTAAGCTTTGGTTTATTGGGAATTGGATTCAACATCATGACATTCAGGATAATGCATAGTAGCATTATTCGGAAAGCATCAGTACAAGTATTAAAAAACTAAAAAGGATAAAAATATGACAGCATTTTATGTTGGTGAAGAAGTTGAAATTGTAAGTACTGGCGTGGCTGGTACTATTGCAGAAGTAACTAAAACTTTACCAGGCCTGAACCGATCAGTACTGAATCTACATCAGTTGATTCTGATACATCATTCAGTAAGTCTACCTCAGTAGATGACAGTTCATCTTCTACTCGCTGGAGTTCTTCAAGTGATGATTCAAGTTCATCATGGAGTTCTTCAAGTTCAGATAGTTCTTCATCAGACAGTGGTTCAAGTTCATCTGATTAATATCTAAAAAATACCCGTTGACAGCCCTTCAGACAGCGGGTATAATCGAATTATATTAATTAATATTAGGTGTTCAGTCATGGGAAAAATTGTTTCGGTTTATCGCATTGTTGGCCCTACTGGAAAGGGATTCTATACCAGTGGATTTTATGGAAATTTTTCTCCTGTAGAATATTGGTATCCTGAATTAAAAAATTTAGACAGTGATGCAATTGATGATGCATTAGCTGAATTACATCCTCATATACCAGACCGCTCTTTAGTATATGAAGAAAATAATCCATTTGTTTTTGGATGTAGTACTGCAAAAGATTTATTAAACTGGTTTCCTGAAAAAATATTAAAAGAAATAGAACCTGCTGGTGGGCGTATTCGTAAATTTTCAATTGATGAAGGTTTTGTAATAGATTATCCTAAACAATGCATTTTTCAGTGTAACTCGGCACAAAGTGTTATAAATGTTGATGCATCGTATATTATTAAACATGCTGGAGTATAAAAATGGACCAGGTTCAAGTTATTTCTCAAAACATCAAAGAAACTGAAGTACAGATCAATGACATGAGCAATCGTGTTAAAGAAATGTTCGCAGAAATCTCTGTACGTTTCGTTGAATCCAAAAACATTCGCACATCAGAAATCGATCAATTGTACAAATCGATCGACAGTACTTTTAATGCGAAAGCTAAACTCGAAGCTCATGTTCGTTCACAAAAGAACGTGATCATTAAAACTTTATTGGAGTAATATGTCAGTACTAAACAATCTTCTTATGAATTTAAGTTTCTCGAAATACATGTATTCTATTATTTCAGAAACTGCCCTTGAACAATTGGATCATTTGTTTCTTGTTATTGGGAACGGGTATGATTATGATCCAGTACGTGGACCGATTGCACGAGATGGTAATAAAGGTATTCTTGAAGACCAAGAACATGATTTTGAATATGCATTAGCTAAACATCAAAAATATTTTGATGAAACTGTTAAAGAATATGATAAGTATCTTGATGATTATGGCGATCTTGAAGTACCTTTATCCATTATTGAAATGATCCAAAAAGCAAAAGATCGTGCAGCTATTCCAGAATATAAATTAATGGATCGCGAATATTATTTCAATCCAGAACTGGTAGCAGCACAAAGTATTGCTCATACGATTGAAGAAAACAAAACTCGCCGTGGTACAGGTAATTACTGGCGTACTCCTTATCCTATTTGTGAGTATTCAGCGATTACGCAGGTGCGTAAGACTGATGATCCAGTACTGATTGAATTAGCGTTATGCACCGCAAAATCATGGTTAATTGTCCTTGACTATTACATGCAGAATGGGTTATACTTAACGCAAGAACAGGTTGATGAAAAACCAATCGGTGCAGCGTACTACCAAAGTATTATGTACATGACGAAATCACATGCTGATTTATCAGCAATCATAAATGAACTGGAGAAAGAAGATGATTAAACCATTGCTGTTGATTGCCATTATTGCTGCTGCTGCGGCCTTTGGCGGGTATCAATACGGTACTAAACATCCCACTATGGGCGATTGTGTTAACTCAGTAATTGGAGGCAAATAATGTCTCTATCACTAAGTCGTAGTTCGTTCATCTATCGGATGACTGAAAAGGCATGGGATTTCTTTGACATTGATCCGTCACCATCCCTTTGTGTATTCTTCTGGCAAATGGTACTTGCACCATTTATGATCCTCGCAGGTATTACCATTGCCATTACAATCTGCATTGGATTTTTATTTGTACTTACATATGCTTCAGGTGGAGTAGCGATGCAAATGTTGCATCATTTTTTACCTGATTCATGGTTCGTATCTGGTTTCAACTGGCGTTATATTGTTGCATCATTAATTATCTGGTTCTCAGTAATTGGTGTTATTGCATTACGATTGTACACTAACTATCGCCGTGATACTCAGATCGAAGAAGGTACATATAAACCTTCTGTAACTCTGGAGTTCATCAAAGCGAAGAAGCGTAAGATCTGTCCGTTCATTGAATTCAAGTAATTCATAGTCCAGTACTAAGTACTGGACATTTTAATTAATAGAGGTACTTATCATGTCTTATATCTTTTGTATTTCGACCTTTGATGACGAAACAGTAATCTGTATCGTTGATGAAGAATACTTTAAACAACATGGTTGTTTAAGTGATGTATATCCAGATGATGATTTCTGGAAAGTACTGCCGGGTTGTCTTTATGAGATAGCTGAAAGTACTTACGAGTCCGAATTGTCTGAGGATGAAACTCGGCAAGAATTACTCAAAGCTGGCTTCGTAGAAAGCGAAGATCTCAAAAACTTTATTGATGATTGTGGGAACTAATTATGTCTGGTGTAATCAATGTTAATATTGGTGATTATATTCGCCTTCGTGATGAAAGTCTCTTTTGTTCTATGCATTCTCAAAATATTGAGATTGCATCCATTATAAAAAATAATAAAATTATGGTTTCTCGGATCAACGACTCCTGGGATGTTCGTGGGTTTATTTGTAATGGTAAATCTTATGAGTATGGGATTTATCATCGTGAACTTGTTACATGTTTTGAACTATGTTCAGACGATAACAATAATATTGAGGTTGATGAATCAGGTTATGGCTCATTCAAAATTATTGTAACCTATCAAGATGGTAATACCATCGAAGAAGAAGGGGTTACTAATATTACAATTAAACCTACATCAGTATCTTACAAGTTCAATCGTAAGAAATACGGATTCATCAAGTATTCTGGTGAAGTAGCTCTGGAATTAACTGATCTTAAACAAATCACTATCAGTATTCCAAGCTATGAACGTGTGTTCCATATCGAAAATGGTGTTATCATTCGGGAACATCTCATGTATGATACTGAACGTAAGTTTAAATCATTTAGTGTAGGGAGTTAGTATGTTTTTCATTCGAGTACAAACTGATTCCGAATATAAGTACATTCGTGAAGACCGCTGGAACACGCCAGTACGCACGAATTTACAAAGTGATGCAAAGCTATTCGATACTGCAAAAGACGCTCTAGAGTACGCTGAACGATTCATGCTGGTAGGTACTCACTACGTACATGAGATCGTCGAGACGCAAGAAATTGTTAAATTCACTTGCCACTACGCACCTAACAGTACTGGAAAATGGGTGCTTGACGCGAAAGCGGTGAAGTGATAAGATGCTCTACATCGAGGGGATATTGGTTCCCCTCATATTAAGTGAGATTTAATATCATGACAGAATATGAAATGTGCATTGCGAACATCGCTCGCAAAATTCGTTCTGGTAATCCAGAAAATTCAGAAATTACTGCATTTGATTATGCCTATGGTATTGCCGCAGGATTCTGTAAAATTTATGAAGAAGTTGTTCTTGATATTATTCAATTCGTAGAACCTTCATAATGTCATGGTGTGAAGAGTTAGTACTGATGATTTTGATCATCATACTTTTAATCGTATCACCTGAACTTCACCTATTTTATTAAGTGAGTAACTATGCCACGGTTAATGAAAGCACCATTGATTGCATATAAGTGCAAATCATGTGGAGCAGTATCTGAAGATGATGCTGAGAATTTCAAAGCACTACATACTATGCCGCCAACCTGGGCTAATACGTGTGCTTTTTGTAAAGGTACAGTTGTTTGTTCACCTCAAGCTTTGTTATCTAAAGAAGTTAATGAAAACTTTGATGATTACAGTACTTATTTGAGTTCGAGGTTATCATGAGTATTAAAGCTGATGCCGAACGATGGCGATATACACAACAAGAAGGTTATTTTTGTGTATATCATGATGATGGTGTATCAGTTGGTGTATTAAAATACTTCAATGATATTAAATCATATTCTGGTAAAACGCAACATCCGTTAAGCCATTGCATTGAAGGTCGTGGTGCTACATTGAAAAAAGCAATTGATGCAGCACGGCGAAAAGTTAAAAAAGTTTCAAAAAAGTCCTTGACCGCCTGATTCAATGTGTTATACTGAACACCTCAAGACAGGAAGCTCACCGCACTGTCTGGTACTGTAAAGTACTTAAGGGTGAAAAGTTGAAAGAAAAAGAAAAAAGTACTTGACAGCCATTTCGCTTGATAGTATTATGAAGACTCTGAAGTGAACGTGGAAACGTGTTTAAACTACCAAAGAGGATTGAACGCAGATGTAACAGATAATCTAACACCCTAATATCTTAGAAAACTCTTGAATTTGCGGCTCTAAATGAGCAAAAAGTCGCAGTACTACAGCGTGTAGACTGCCGTGTAGAACCCTAGCGGGTGCAGCGTCGCCCCGCGAACCGGAACTATAGGAGATCGCCGTCATGAAGTAATTAACTGATTCAAAACTTTTACTTATTATATGATGCGAGTTCTTTAACTACTGAGGTACGTTAAGCAAATACGTATGGCTCTGAGAGTAGTAAGAACTGACAAATTGCAAATGAACTTGGGATACATAGAGATCCAAGGTGGAGATGAAGTTGGGGTTCGCCCCATAGAGAATCCGTGAAACCTGTTCATGTCTGACTTCGCCCTTGAATAGTAAGGGCAACAACCTTCGAGAATAGGATAATATTGCCGGTATAAAGAGGATGACTGTTTATGGCGTCGATACCTGAACTCGAATATACAATACCCCTCCATGCTGGAGAGGAATTGCGAATACTGTAGTAAATTTTGCGGGAAGTGTACGCCTTGTCCGATACCGCTTTGTGGGCTTCGTGCCAATTGATGGGTCGGAAGGGGTTTGCCAGTCGCAATGTATAGGAGTAGGAAACACGATTAGCTGAGCATAGCTAAATGAAGCCAACTGAGGGCTTTCCCTAATCGTCTGATAGGGTACGGTGATAAACCATACCGTGTGTGTTTCCAACCATGTGTTAACTGTATAGCGTAGGTACAGTCCTCTTTCGAGAGTAGCTTGATTAGCGACACGTGGGGAACTTCCCGAACGAAGTTCAAACCAGGAATTGCAGTACTGCGAAGTTATGTGCTATAATCTGTTCGGAGAGGACTAGCACATAGCGTTTTTCAAAAATGAGTTGTCATTGTGATGTGATACTGCTTACATAAGTCACATTGTGCTTGACAACCAGGGAATAGCCGACTATACTTTGAATATAGATTCCCCGCTACCTGTAAGATGGTCTAGCCCTTGTGCGGTAAAGGTGATTCGGAGGGGGAGGCAGTAGCGAATACCTGCCATAACCCAAAACCCGCCGGGGAAACCCGGCAACTTTTAATTGAGAGGAAATTATGAATAACCTTCGCTATATCCGTTGGGGTAATGTGTTTTGGTTTATCATCATACCACTGGTTTTCATCTTATTTTGTTACTTCTTTGTGCGTGTAATTCTAATGGTTCACGAGTATGACCAAAATTACATAAACCGTACTGAAACATATCACTTAACTGCTAAAGTAGTTAAAGTAAAATATAACGAAGTATATGAAGTTAACAGTCGCCGCAATAATTACATTTATTATCCAGTACTCATACAAGATGATAATGGAATTAGTTATAACTACGTATTCCGAATTGATTCTAATAACAAATGGAATCCATCTATTGGCACTGAAGTCTATAAAGATTGCTGGACAGAAGTAGATGGGAAAAAATTTTGTGATTCAGAGTGGGATGACACTTTTGAATATAGTGATACAAAACGGTAAAATGTTCTTGACAGAACCCATATCAAGAATGTATAATCTAATCATCAAATTTATTAAGTAAGGTGCTATCATGAGTAATAAAATCAAATCCAATCTGGTCAATATTATTAAGACCACTGCTGATGAACGTCGCCTCGGTCAACGTGACCTGGCACGTAAGTTCGATCTCCATCAGGCACGTGTTTCAAATCTTCTTGATGAACGTCTGTACATGTTCACCATTGATGAATTAATGAAATATGTAGAAGCCTTGGGCTTCGATGTTGAAGTTGAAGTATCTCCAAAGGAGGAAGTACTATGAAAGAATACATCGTTGAATACTTCCAGAAAGGCGGCTCAGTACCGTTAAGTACTCGCCAAGGTGCACGTTCACCAGAAGAAGCACGAACCGCTGCTAAACGCGAGAAAGGTAACGATATTATTATTCGTAGTACTCGCGAAGCATAATAACTTTTAAGAAAGAAAAAGGCCATCATCTGATGGCCTTTTTTTATTGGAAATAAAATGTCGTACAGAATATATACATGGAGATTGATGTGGGTCCGAAACAACTAAACTTAGATGAAATCCAAGATGAAGTACTGAATGAGTGCTTCGAAGATGAAAACAATGTTCCTTTAGAATTGTCAGAAGATGACGATGATGAAGTAGCAGATGATTCAATCCCTGAAGGTGGTTTAACTCTGGATAAAATCAAAGCGTCAGTTAAAACGGGGCAATACATTAGTAACGAAGAACTTGTTAAACAAGTACAAGAAGGTGTAAACGCAGAAGAAGCAAAGAACAAAATTATTTTGTTCAATTCTGGCTTAGTTTACAATGAAGCAAAGAACTGTACTTGTAATATTCCGTTCCAGGATAAAGTACAATACGGGTTCGAAGGTCTGATGAAAGCTATCTATGGATATAACGGTCAATTCAGAACGCTATTCAGTACTTATGCCACTACTACAATTCGTCAACATATGTATCGTAATGGTAATAACGAAGTTCGTATGGTGGCGTTACCAGAACATCTGTCACGTGATAACATTCGTATTCAGGCATTCATTGAACGCTATATGACAGAAAATACTGGCTATCCAACGAATGAGCAAATTTCTGCTGGTTCTGGCATTGATATTCGTGCAGTGAAGCGTATAATGAACTACAATGCCAATACTTTCAGCATTGACACACCTATGAATCGTGGTGAAGAAGGTTCAGAACAAACTCTGAAAGATATTATTACTTCTGATAGTGCTGATTATGTTGTTGATGAACGTGTCATGAACAAAGACTTCCTTACCGTGATGGATGAAATCATGGATCAATTGGAAGAACACGAACGCGTATTACTTGGTTTATGTCATGGTCTTGATGGTTATAAAATGCATACCTTTGATGAAATCATTGAAAGTGGTTATATCGATGGTAAAGGTAAATGGGTAACATCTAAGGCAACTCTTTCTCGTCGTTACAATGATATGATGGATAAAGTACGTCGCATCGTAGAACGTAACAATATCAACTTTGATTAAAGGTAAACAAATATGGCTGGTCGTCGTGGTTCAGTTTCAACTATTAACAATTTTACTATTGAAGAACTGGTTTCTGAAATGCTGAAAAGCCCACAAATGTTGAGCAAAATAAAGCTTTACAGTAATAATCATAACATGAACGAGACAACTCGTGAACATGCAACTAAAGCCTTTGAAACTTTCAAGGTAGTTCGTGGACTTTTACGTAAAAAAGCTAAAATTCAAACTGCCGAACGTTATGAAGCCGAAAAACAAATTCGTATTGAACGATGGAAGCAAAATAATCCTAATACTTTACGATATAAAAGTATGGAAGAAATTCTTTCTGTTATTGAATCAGATTCAACTATTCGGGCAAAAGTAAGCTCATATCTTTCTCAAACGAATAGCAATTTATCTGCTGAATACAAAAAACGTTTACGTATGGCTATGATTGCGTATTACATTAAAACTAATCCATCAAGTCCAGTACTTATTAAACATGTAACTAAACTAAGTGAGGAACAATAAATGTCTCATAAAGATAAACGCTCAGTAGCTACTGATGCACTTGAATCACTTGGTATGATTCACGTTCGTGAAGAACATCGTGATGCTATTCATTTAGGCGTTGAACCCGTAGAAGCAGGTGAACATATAAATCCGGGTGAACACATTGGTATTGGTCCAGATGGAAAAGCATATTGTTCAGTAGATTCATGTGTATATTCAAATATCAAGGCAGTAGGTATTGCAGATCCATTTATTACGGGTTCAATTAATCCTGGTGAGAAGTTCTGGCTTGTAGTATATCCTCGTCAGATTACTTCACTTCGTCACGTTTGGGAACACAATGATTTCCCAAGTACTGAAATTCCTGAACAAAAGCTGTCAGATATGAGTAGTGAAGAACTCATGGCAGAAATTCAGAAACGCCTGAGTCAGAACAACATTGTAAGTTCTGTCTCGGAAGTACCAGCAATACCAGTTGGTGATGATGGTGAAGAAGAGACTGTTGAAGAATCTATTCAATGGATTAAAAACTATGCTGATAATCTCGGTATTGATTATGATGTACTGATGGACTATGCAGACCGTTGGGTATTAGGTTATCATGACTTCCTATGCTATGGTGGACTGCTGGAAGGTGAATACGTATCAGATGAGTTCTGGGATAACTATGATATTGTGCGTGACCGTTCAACTAATGATAGTAATCGCGGTTCATTCTTTACTTGTTCATGTTAATAATTGTGGGGCATAGCCCCACCTTCTTTTGGAAACTATTATGAGAAAACTATTATTAGGTATTGCATTACTGAGTGCTTCATTCTTCAGTACTGCATCAAATAACCCATCTCCTGGTGTATATAACCTGAGTTGTGTTAAAGAAAGTAAAACACCATCAATCACTCATGTACAAGCTGATACTAACAGTGGTGCATTTATATTTGGTGCAGAAAAATATTACAATGCTGGTGAACAAGCAAAAGGTACTGACATTGTAATTACATACAAATCACAATATACTAAGAATACTATTATTCTTACCATTGATACTGTACAAAACACATCTACGTACACTGTTAATGATGGTACTGAAGTATTTGAAAATGGTGTTTGTGTTTTCGATGATTCAGTACTGATTTAAAATTTTTACAAAAGTTCTTGACGGGGATGAACAATAATGATAAGATAGACTCACTAACTAAGGCGAGGACATTATCATGAATATTTTCAACCCTGTTATTTTAAGTGAGCGTAACCTTCAAGAAACATTTATTGCGTTATCAACTGGAAAACTCAGTTATCATGATGAACGTATTGAACGTGAATTGAATGATGCCGTACAAATTATTACTGACGCATACCATAACCGAATGAACGGTTGGAAAGAACGTGAGTTCTGGCGGGCTATGGTTGAAACATTACTGATTCAATTCAATAAAGAACAACCAGAAGTTGCATTTATGTTTATTCGTGGTATTACTGCCAATGATGTTAATATCACATATCGTGAATTTCCAATGTTCCGTCCATTTGTATTAGTATACGGACCATTACTTCGCCATGCTCGTACTTTTAAGGGAGTCTAACATGACTATCATTCATATGTATGCTGTCGTTGACAATGATACCCACCAGGTTGTTGGTAAGTTTGTTCGTCCTGGTTCTCCGCACAAGATGCAAAACATCAGCTACACACTAACTCTACCTGATGGTACTGAAGTTCAGGGTAAAGCTTTTCTGTCTAAAGCAGTGAAGTTCTGGAACGAAGTAAAAGACCCTCTGTACCTGGTTCAGCCGGGTGTTGAAAAAATCGATCTGAAACTGGAATGGTTTAACTAATGGCAAGTGGTTTCGGTTCAGTTGATAACTTCCAGGAAACAATTCAGGCTACATTAGATAATGGGATCGACTTTGCTCGTTCCCAATTACCTCAAGGTGAATCAGAAATGTATTGTCTGGATTGTGGGAATGAAATTCCCGAAAAACGTCGCTTAGCATTAAAAGGTGTTAAGTACTGTATTAAGTGTCAGAGTACACATGAAAGTACTTTTAAAGAAACGTACAATCGTCGTGGCTCAAAAGATTCCCAATTGAGGTAATTATGATTACTAACTGCGAGTTAGGAAATACCTATGGAGGTCTTCATATTAAAGAAGAAGATGGAAAATTCTTCTGGTCTGTTGAAGATTGGGATGGTCATTCTTGGCAAGAAATTTCAGAAGCTACATATAATGCTATTAAGGCAGAGGTAACTACTAATGCGTGATACTCAAGTTATCGCACTTACCCAGGCGAAAGAACTTTTAGAAAGTGCTAAAACCAATCCACATCATATGGAATTGGCTAAGTACTTGGTAAAGAATATGAATTCCATCGAAGGTGCAATTGAACGTGGATGGACAATCGGTGCTTCTGAAGATGATACCGAATACATGAAAAAGTATTTGGAACTTCGTGATGAATATGCACCAGTACTGTTCGCTGATTATGTAACATTACGTGGTTTATATCACCCACCTTATTCTGATGAATCAATTGTTGACGCTATCAAATGTGGATATAATTTCGGATCTGAATGTGGTAATATCATTAAAAGTATGATTAAATTCAATTATGGTTTACTCTCTAATTCACATCATACTGAACGTTTTCCAACACTTGCGAAATTCGCTGGTGAAGTACTGGATGTACTTCAAGAAGTATCTCCTGATTAAAAATATTATAAAAACATGAAACGATGAGCGTTTCTGTGCTATAATGTACCAATACAATTCTGTTTGATAGGGGCGGCTCGCCCCTAATGTTGTAACCCTATTCCGATGAAAATGTAATTGGATAGTTGAGAAGTTCAAGCAGTTCAAAGAGCAAAAGAAACCCGTTAGGAATCGGCATAGTTTGTACCGTCCACGGCAATGCGGCTCTATAAAGAAGTACTACAATCGTAACGTACTTCCTTGATAGACATATAAGGATGCACCTTACCAATAATCGATAAGGGAGAAAGCACCGATATTTGTACAATATAGATCCGTCCAAATTTCGTTGATTTCAAGTACTACATTTGATTGTATAGATTTAGTACTATGCGAGCTAAGACCTCGACCGTTGTTAGAACTGAGATAAGAAGAATACCGAACAACCCGCTTCTGCACTATAAGTAATTCTCAATACAATAATGCCGACGACTATCATCGTCAGCTTTCAAGCCCCCAGCGGGGGGATGAAAATGCCTCAACAAATCTCGTCAGATATGCAAGAGGTAAAGTACTTTTTTAATTTAGATTTTCTTGCTGCGAAGCGAAAGAAAATCCTTGACTCGCATGAGCGAGGCGAGTAGAATATGATTCCATAAACAAAATTCAACTTATTCATTAATAGGAACGAGGTACAACAATAATGGGTACTATCTATTTGAAGGCGGATCTAACTGATATTACTATTGATAATATTGGTCAATACAATCTTTCAGATTTGGGTCGCGAGGAAGTAGAAGATCTGATTAAAGCAGGTAAACGCAGTCTTCTTCTGCAAATCCCAACTACTACGTATATTCAGTACTACATGCATGGCGTGTCTGAACTAACTATTGAAGAATGTGAGCAGATTATTCGTAACAGTACTGATATTTGGTCAGACATTCCTCGCTATAATCAATTCAGTGCTGAATTCCTCATGGAACAAGGTGAAAAGTTATCACGTCTTTTTGTTGAAGAACAACGTAATATCACACCTGAATTTGTTCGTATTCATGAAGACCATTTAAATCTTTCTCGTCTAATCGATGCTCGTAATAAGTATGGTGATATTAAAGACTTTTTAGTAACGCCAGAAATGTGTGCTCGTTATTTGAATCGCTATCTTACTTGGAAATCTCCAAAAGAAGCCGTATTTGAAGCCGTAGAAAATTGTGGTGCTTCACCTGAACAAATTGAACGCATACATTCATTGGTAAACCAGTGGTATACTACACCAGTTAATATCGAAAAACTGGTTTTGGATTACAGTGACCAGCGTCGTGCTGAATATACCAACGGTGTTGTTACTAATTTCTGGCGTGAACATTCTCGTAAAACCAATTATGATAATTGGGCTGATTATGCAGAAGAGTGTGAACGTACTGGTAATGATGGTTTAGCTAACACATGGTATAAATCATTCTTCCGTGGAATTCTCATGGAAATTCTCGGTTACGATGACTAATAACTAACAGGACAATTAAAATGCTGACAGAAAAGTCTGAAAAGACAAGTTTGCGTGATTTAACAATTGCTGAGATCCGTCGAGTATCTTGGCGTAATATCGATCCATCTGAATTTGTGGAGGACTTTAATGATCTTACCTTCCTCGCACGTGTTAACTACGCAGATCCAGGAGTAGTTGCCAATTGGGTCGATTGGGGTGGCATTCTTTCAGTAATGCATGAAGCTGCGTTGGAATTCGTTATTAGTTCTAAAAAGCAACGTGCACGTCAACGTCGCTTCCAACTGGATAGCGATATGTGGAGTTCTCAGGTTCAGTTCAGTGCGGATTTCCTGAAAAGGAACGCACGTTATCTGTATTTAAATGGTGCGGTATACCAGCGTTGCATTACTCCTGAATTCCTTGACGAGTTCCGTGATCAAATTAGTTATAATCACTTCTTTGATCGCTTTCTTCAGTACCGTGATGGTGATGAAGCTTTATTACATGATTTCCTCGTGTATAAAGATGGTATGTTCCGTCGTTGGATTATGCAATCAAAAGGTATGCGTTATCTAACACGTGCTGGTCTTGAGAGTATGAACCAGCCAGTACCTGAATATTACGATACCGTGATTGATGAACAACGTATCATGTCAGGTCAACCATGTGATGATGGTCAACGTTCATTCACTATCTGGTTGCGTAAGTTCCGTCGCGTTACTGGTCGCCCGAACGACTATCCAACGTGGAATGAAATGCTGACATTGATGAAATCGCATCCACGTTTGAACCACAACGGATATGTTGATTGGATCATGGGTCGTTGTCTGGAAAATTCACCAGAAACTGTAGCTCAATACCCTGAACGTCTGAGCTATCGCCCTAATCGTGTAGAACGTGAATCGTATACACACATTACTGGTGTAAACGAAGCTCAAGGTGAAGCAGATTTTCAGATTGAATTCGCTGATGTACTTGATCCAACTGGAAGTACTGGCATTGATGCAACACCTGAATCAGATGATGAAGAAGGTACTGAAGTCGATGACAGTACTGATCGTGTTGAAGATGCAGCACCTAATCTATTTCCTTGGACAAGGGCAGTACAGGTAGACGGAATTGAAGTTTCTCAACGAGTACAACCAATGCAGCCAATGAATCGGTTTATGCCACGTTTCATGAATGTAAGCGTCAATTTCGATGGTGATACCGGAACAGAACCTGATGATCTAGGTACTGATGAAGGTTCAGAATCAGAAAGTTAAGTACTACCAAGCCCAACATAGTTGGGCTTTTTAATTGAGTAAACAAAGGAAGCAACATGGCAACAATCACCGCAATTAAAACAGTTGGCGTAACCTCAATCACTGAGATTGTAGCCGCTGGTCGTAACTTTGGTTATGATAACGTAACATGTAATTGGTTCTCTGATATTATAGATGATTCATTACGTAATGGTTTTTCTGTAGAAGATTATACTGAACTTTTCAGTAAAGCTAATAAAGAAACACTTCAAGCAATGCTTTCGAGTGTGTTCCGTAGTGAGGATTTTATTGATGAATTTGCTGGAAAAATTGGTATTCCTTCAGCACAATTAGTAGAAGAACTTACAAAAACTGCTATTGACAAACATCTGTACATTGAAATTCCTTCTGTTCAAGTAAGTATTGAACAATTGAATACCCTTGCAGAAGAAGAACTGATTTCATTGTATCACGTTGAGCGTGTTAAAAGCATCGACGTTGAATTTGTTCAGAAGTACCACGAACATTTAGATATGCGTAGTCTTCTTCGTCTATCAGAAAAACCAGAAGTTCGTACTGTAGTAGAAAATATCTTAGCATAAAGGAAAGTAGTACATAATGGCACATATTCACATCACTGGCAAGTTCAATGTTAAAGAAGTAGCTAATAACATTGAAGATTACCGTTTCGAATCACCTATTACATTAGAGGAATTCACTAACCTTTTCGAGAACATGAACCCAGCTAATTACCGAGAACTGGTTCATCAATATGTTCTTGAACAAATTCAAGAAGAAGTACCTGATCCAATTGTTGAAGTACTAGTATCTTCAGGTCTTACGTATGATGATTTCATCTATAATACTAAACTGAAAAGTTCAATGGTTAAGAAACTCATTACGAGTACAGATATTGACTATACTAATATTGCACTGATTTCACATCAAACACTATCTTTGGCACAATTCAAAACTATTGTAACAAGTGACGATTATCTTGATATTCAAGAACTTGCTACAGCTATTGGTGAATCCAGAAATCCAGAGTGGGCTAAGTTTGTAGTTAAATCCTGGAATGAATTGGAAGGAACTAAAGACCAAGATATTAAAGAATTCCAGTACCATCTGTTTATTCCTTTTGGTTCTCTAATTCTTTCCGACAACGATAGTCGAAAACTATTTGGTAATGTTCGTCCAGTTATGAGTTCTGAAGAACTGCGTTCTTATGAACCATGTACTGAAGGTTGGCGTCGTACCATGAAGTGGGCTGGACGTTCTGAAGTACAGTACTCTTGGAACGAATTTATTGCACGTCATATCATGTCCAGTACTGATGCAGTTGACTCCGCTAAGAGTGATCTGGTTTGGCTGGCTGAATCCGTCTCTGATGAAATGAACTTGTTCGACTGATAAGACTAAAAAGTGGTTGACAAAAACTCAGCCACCATATAAAATGGACTCCTATTCTACGAGAAGGGAGTCCAAAAATGATTAATGAAGCCGTTATATATCGTAATACATGTTGTGCTTGTTGTGGTATTCCGCAAGTATCACCAAAGTACTTTCAGAAATTGGATGGTACATTGGTTCGCCATACTTTAGATCATGATAAGCTCCGCTCGCTTGGTGGTTTAAACACTGCTGATAACCTTGTATCAATGTGTTACGATTGTAATCAAACTCGTGGTGATTTGTTCGCTGGACTCCAGGAATATATTGATTGGTACTGGTCAGAAGAACCATTGCCTAAAGTTAAAAACTTCTCTTACTTACGTGAGAAGCCTAAGAGTGCTGAGGTTTTTGTTAAGCGTGGTGCTTCCGTTAAACGTAGCGGTTCATTCCTTCGCCTTAATAAAGGTTTCGTACACAACAGCACTGAAAATGATATTCGTCCTGAAAATAACATTACAGTACTTCCGAATCAAAACAAATCAGTACCAACTCGTATTATCGAAATGAATGGTGTTAAGTATCAAGAATACAAACACCCACTATTCGGTAAATCATTAATTAAAATTGAGGATTAAGTTAATGGCTAAGATTAAATTGCTTACGAAAACTGACAAGAACATCAATGAACTTAAACGCAAAGAGGTTCAGTCAATTGATTGGTCATCTTTTCCATACGATGAACAGATCAGGTTTGTTGATTCTGATACTTATCGCAAATTGACTAATGAAGGTCGTCGTAAAATCGACAACCATCTCACTGACTACACAACTAAATCAGTAGAGTTCTGGAATGTCGTTGCTGAACACAATGATATTTCATTGGCTAACACATTGTGGCGTTCAGCTACACTGGAAACTAAAGGTACTATGCTGTCGAATCATGCTGATTGGTTCCAGCCGTTCCTGTATTCTTATCAAATAGAAATTGGTGCTATTTCCAATACCATCACTGCACACATCTCTGAATATGGTGATCGTTTCCAGTACGAGAAAGGTGGTTATATCTTCCTGGCAGATCCAAGTATCAAATTGGAAGAGTTTAACGCACCATTCCATATTGAAAATAATATGTACCCAACGTTACTTCATTTCATCTATGAAGTACTGGAAGATGCTTACGAATATGACGAGTATCCAGTACTGGTGCATAACGAAATGCTTGAAGCAGCAGGTTATCCACCTATTTGTGATCTGACTCCTGAATACCTGCGTCGTCGTGATGCTTGTTCAGAAGGTACTCGGATTGCCAAGAAATGGATTAAAGTAGTTACTGGTGGTAATAAAGATTTCATCACTTGGGATGAAGCCGTGAACTTTATTCGTGCTAATCCTGAGTCATTTGAAAACTCAGAAATCATGGAACATCTTACCTGGTGGTGGTCACACGCCATCTTAGGCTTAAATTAATGACACTCTTTGGTTTTGTAGTTGGTACTACATTGATTAACAGTTTATTCCTGTTCGATTTGTATGTAACCAAATTCCAACAACGTAAGTCATTGTGGGGTTCCACAATGACTGTTGTCGTGGGATTATCGCCATACCTGTATGTAATCCCATTTTATACACTTATCGTTTTGTGGTTCTGTGGACTACTATTCGGTAACTTCGTAACTCGTTTCCAGGTAATATCCGCAGGATTATTCTGGTTGTGGTATATAACAATTTACGGTATCAGTACTTACCTTTATTACAAATGGAAAGTACCAGACTTAAAGAAAGATAATGAGTAATTATAAAAAAATATCTACCATTTTATCAAGTGGTCCAGGTGTAGTTTTCATAAAAGAATCAACACCCCAACACCAACGCACCCAAATAGATTTAAACCCCGTTCCGAGGATAGAACTACCCGTTATGCCTAATTTAACCCAATCTGTACGTGAACAAGTAAAAGATATTGTTCAAGCATCTCTTGAATATTCAAATAGTTTAAATTTTCGAGATGTAGTTCGTTATAAACTGGCTTCTCATTTCATTAACTCACATAGCGAGGTTATCTATTATGTCAGTGAAAATGAAAAGGAAGGAAAGAAAACCTATAAAGATGTAATCCAGAAGTTCTGCGAAGAACATAACCTGGGTGTTATTAGTATGGGATTACGTGAACTTATCTATAGTGAAACCGAAGTTCATGGTTGTATTGAATTCAGCTACTGTACAGATAAAACATTTGGATTTTCATTCATGTTGGATATTTCTTTAGCAGATGAGTTCAAAGCTGCTATTAACAATCGTGAGAACATCAACGAAACTCCAATTCTCACTCGTCTAAGTATGGATAACCGTGGAAACATGGTAGAGAATAGTATCCTGTTCAATGCACCAAAAATCAATATGCCAGCGAATATCATGTATCCGTGGTTCGATGAATCACCAGAAGACTTCGCCCGTGCCTTCATGGCTGCTTCTCCGAATGTATTAGTACTGTACGGTGATCCAGGTACTGGTAAAACTACGTTCATTAAACGTATGTTGCAAGGCATCGGTTTCGACGGTGAACGTACCATTAGTGTTATCGATACTCCAGGGGTAATGAACTCTCCTGAACTCGTTAACAACATCTATACATCTAAACACAAAGATATTTTCATCTTTGAAGATGTGGATCGTCACTTGTATTCTCGTGAAGAAGGTAACGATATTATGGCTGGATTGTTGAACGCAGCAGAAGGGCTTGCCTCTCCTGATGTTAAGATCATTATCAGTACGAACATCAAAAATCTATCCGATATTGATAGTGCATTGATTCGTCCAGGTCGTTGCTTCAAAACTTTGGAGTTCCTTAAACTCGAAGAACAACAACAGTTCAATGTTCGTGAGTTCCTTGGTCTTGATGTTCAAGTATGTACCGCAGAACATCAGTCACTTGCTGAAGTTATGAATGAACGTGCAACTGATGGTATGACTAGTTCAGGGTTTATGTAATTAAAATTTAGGGATACTTAGGTATCCCTTTTTATATGGAAATTAAAATGTTTATTAACACAATTTTTGCTATAACAATATTCGGAGTACTTTTATTTTTGTATTCTAATCTCAGTTTAATGGTTCAAACCTTTTTCAATAAGAATTTAAATGAAAAAGAGTTCAGAATTAAATGGCAGATGGATAGTTACGCATCCTATACATTACTTTTTATTGGTGCTGTTAACTTCTTTAATGAATTTTTCATTAAGAATGCTTCTGCTGATTTTTGCATTAATATCGTTATTATGATAGGATCAGTGTGGTATATGGAAATGCTCATTAAACACTATTTTGACGTAAAATCTGCTTGACAGAGGATAACATTTCATGTTAGTATATAGCGTACTTCTAAAAGGATTAAAGCCCGGCGAAGATGATTATGAAGAGATTCCTATTCAAATTTGTGCTCAAACTGAACAGGAAGCTGATGACCTAATAGCTGATGCTATCTATGAAGTACGTCTAAATAATATGTACTACAAGATGAAATATGTATCTAAGGTGAAATGTGATGAAACGGAGCGTGACAGCAGCAATGAATAAGTATAAGGCTTCATGGAAAACTCGCCATGAGGTTAACAGTACTATTCAGCAGTTAAAAGAAAAGTTAGTACTTCTACAGAAGACCCGTAACAAGGAACTTCGGAATGCTAAATCTGAAACTGAGAAAGCTCAAGTACGCTCTAGGTATGATGACGAAATTAAGTTCATTGATTACGTATTGTACCTTATTAATTTAGAGTACTATGATATTATTGGGAAGCTTAAATGATATACCAACAAATTATTACTCGTCTTAAAGAATTACAACAAAATGGTACTGATATTGGTAATGCCATTCGCTTTTGTTCAGATAATATCGGCACATTTGATCTAACATTGCCCGTATCTGAACTCGTTAACATTTGTATGGAGAATAAATAACATACAGAAAACAAATTAATAAAGGATATTAATTATGATCCGTTCAGATATGAATGTTATTAAAAATTGGAATAGCGTAAAAATGTCAGACCTTGCTGGATTGTTAAAATCTCAAGGGTTTCATTTTGTAAAAGCTTTCAGTACTGATGAACATCGAATTTTCGTAAGTCAAGATAATACACTTATGATAATCTTTGAACGTAATGTCGGAAAAGTTTATAACACAAAAGACAAAAAAACACCACTCCATTCATTTACTGTTGTGCAAGAGATGCCGAAGTTAAATGATGTAAAACGTGAACAATAACAAATAAAAGGGTTGACAGGTGTCAGCCCTTTTTGCTATAATGGATGTACTTTAAAAAGGAGTACCAATCATGTCAGATACAGAAATCCGTGCTAAAATTGCTGCGTTCAATATTGACCTTGATGCAGTACTTAATGTTCTCGCTACTAAACATGGTTTAGATAAACTTGCCCGTGGGCGTTGTACTTTCAGTGAGAACGGTTTCGAAATGAAACTCTCCGCAACCTTTGAAGGGGGCGACACTAAAGAGATGGCTAAACTTCGTGCTAATGCAGTACTGTACAATTTGAAAGACGAAGTGTGCGGTGCAGTAATTAAATATGCAAATGAAGACTATGAACTTATTGGTATGAAACAGACCAATATGGTTCTTCGCAAAGGTAATGCAACCTTTAATGCACCTATCAATCATGTTGTTGCGAGCATTCGCAAACACCATCCTGATATGATTATCTAACAAAAAAAGCCCAACATTGTTGGGCTTATTCATTTAAATGAGGATAGTACTATGGAAGATCACAACAAAGATCTTTTACAGAACGGATCATTACTCAATGAGGAAGAAGCTAAGGCTTTTTCTAAAGTCGTTCAAGATACATTTAATTCGTTGATTGCAAAGGGCTATACTCGTGCTGAAATTGCTGAACTTCTTTACAGTGATGTAGCTATGAATATTGCTCATGCATGTATGAAATTGCGTTGTGAACGTAACAAGAAACTTCGTTCTCCATTTGGGGAGGAATCATAATGATGCAAACAATCATTGATATATCTAACGTTGTTGCACCTTTTGGATTAGGTGTATTCATTATATACATTTGTATTGGATGGATACTTTTCTATTTTAAACGTCATACACTTATTGAGAAATACTTCTTTTCAAGTTTTGAAAGTAATATGTTATCAGGTATGTGGTTATTAGCTTCATTAGCGTTAATGGTCTTTCAATTAGCAATAAATGTCCGTCATAATGAACTAACTCCACTCGGTTTTATGTTCTTGGTTAGTGTATTGGTTTTCGTTCTTACATTTGTAGCCATTAAGATTGTAAATGCCCTTATTGCATTCCGTGACACAATAAAACCTGAGTAGGACATAAAAAAAGAGCTTGACGTGAGTCGAGCTTTTTGCTATTATTTCTGTACTGAAACAAATCCTCCCTGTAAATTTTAAGAGAGAATCTACATGAATATATTAGCAACGAGACTGAATAATCTGAAAGTAAAAGCTCAGTATGTACTTGACAATACTGAAGAAGTTCGCAAACACATCAAGATCACCAGCGGAACTTTGATGCTTATTAATTTAGCTAAACGTGATGGGTTAAAGTGTGATTGTTGTGGAGACGATTCTCTGTACTTCATGGTTCACCCGGAAAATGGTTTAGTACTGGTATCTTCGCATAAACACAAAAAACGCCAGAAATCTATGACTATGGATCATGATATTCTTAAGTCATTAGACGGCACAAACCAGATTGATAACCAACATTTGTTGTGCGAACGTTGTAACATTGCTCGTGGTAATGCATTCGCCGAGTACTCAGAGTTTAAACAATGGTTCAAAGAACAAGTATCATTAGGTCGTAATCCGTACAATTATGCATCCTCATTGGTACAAAACTTCTGTTATATTGATTTCCAGAAGAATTTGGGATCGATGAAAGATATTGAGCACTTAGCTAAAGGCTCAGTGTTCCCTCCGTTCCTTCGTAACCATCTCATTGAGATGTATATGAAAAATGGCAAGTTCGTTCGTAGCGTTAACTCGCCCAATAACAGTTATAACTTCACGAATGATGTGTTGCTAACTCGTTATAATAACTATGCATGGGATGAACTTATTAATGCATTGGTTGTAATGATTATTGAGCGTGAACATAAGTACCGGATTCAAAATCCGAACATTGACTTCTCAGTGTACAAAATGTATAACAGGCGGAAAATGACGGCTGATGATTTCTTGAATATTGTTCATCAAAAAATTCAAACATCAGTGTATAACTTAGGACAGACTGCAATTACTGAACGCCGTGCTGCTATCCGTAAGCAGAATCTTGCAAGTATTGCAAAACAATCCGACGAGATGCAGCAGAAGGTACAGCAGAAGGTACAGGAGCAACATATTGTTATTGTTCCAGAAGAGTTGACCTGGTGGCAGAAAATTGTTCAAGCGTTCAAAGCATTGATCGCCTAAAAGAAAAGGGAGCCGGGTGCTCCCTTTTTTCGTTTTGGGCTTGACGTGCCATGAGATAAATGATACAATTGTCTTCGTTAAGTGAGAGAGGTCAATATGTCTTTACATCGTGAAAAACTGAAACAACGTATCGCAGAAAACTTCGACGCAATGATGGACATGTTAGAGTGTGTCCTGAATCCGTTCAACCCGATCAAGTCAATGACTGTTACGGGTGCAAGTGGTATTGGTAAATCATACAATGTCATTAAGCGTTTAGAAGAAGCACATGATACGGGTTTCTGTAACTACTTTTATCTTAATGGTAAATGTACTGGTTTAGGTTTATACCAGGCGTTGTATAATGCACGTCATACAGGTTCAGTACTGTTACTTGATGATGTGGATGTATTCGATACTGAAGATAAGTTGAACCTTCTGAAAGCATCTTTGGAATCCGATGATAAACGTATCATTACGTACATGAGTTCTTCTCAGGTACTTCGTGATAATGGAATTCCTACTCAGTTCGAGTTCAACGGTAAAGTAGTATTCATTACGAACAAAGACTTAGTAAAGGTTTCTAAAGGTCGTAGTGCATTGGCTCCGCATGTATGTGCTCTTATGACTCGTGGTGCGTTCATTGACCTGGAAATCCATGACAATGAAAGTGTAATGATTCATATTGAAAACATCATGCGTACTACTAACATCGTAAAGGATCTTGGCGTAAATCAAAAAGGTGCTGATGAAATCCTGAACTTCATGCTTCAGAACTGCGATAAGTTACGTATGCCATCATTACGTATGCCAGTACAGTTAGCTGGCTTGTATACTCAGTTCCCCAATAAGTGGGAAAAACATGCAGAGAAAGTCTGCTTAGAATCATAAGGAGTATTTGAATGTTAATTTATGGGTTTATCCTCACTCATTTATGGATCGTCTTCGGCGTAGTACTTTATGTAGGGTACTTAACTTATGCCGATTATTATGATAAGTTTAACAAGAAGTTCATAAAGGACTTCAAAGAGTTTACGATTATTGCATTCGGAGTAGTTGGGGTTCTCTTTGTTATAACTGGTTTTGATAAAGGCTTCAATATTGAAATGTATCTCAATTTGTGTAAGATGTTCGGGGTTACATTATCATTGAACATGATATTGTTGTTCTGCCTGAATGCTTCAATACTTCGCCAGTACTTCGGTCGAAAACGAAATAAGGTATAAAACTATGCATGATATGTACAATTTTTTAGCACCAATCAACTTGAGTATCTGGTTAGTTGCAGCAATAATTTATTTAATCGGGAACTTGACATATGCCGATTATTATACTAATCTACCAGAATACATAAAGCAAATATTTAATGCTGTATTTGGAACTCAAGCTGGTTGTTTCCTTGTGAATTTAATTCTTGCTACATTAGTTGAGCAAGACCTTTACAAAGGATACCGCTATGGGTTAGGATGGTGTACAGCGTTATCATTACTGGTTTACGCATGTATTGTAGGATTCGGAACTTGGTACGGTTTCCGTGATCTTAAACATTACTTCGGCAAAAAGAGGGGTAAACTATAATGTTCTTTACTATATGTGAAATATTATCATATTCAGTATTGATTTTTTGTGTTATCTTCCTGGTTGGATATTGGACAGGTGCTAACTATTACTTTAAACTGAATAGTGATTTAGTTAGTATATTCATTATATGTAATGCAATTTCATGGTTCTTCTGGTGTTTTATAAACATTTTAGGATTAATAGCTGGAACACATACTGATGAGTTTACTCATAACTTATCATTTGGTATTGTGGGTACTGTTAACATGATTTGCATTGTTGTGTTTATCGGAATGAATATTATTAACTGGTTCGAACAATCCAGAAAGTACTTCTGGAAAAAACGTGGTCGTTAAAATTTAACTTCGTAAAGGTATTGTAAAAATGATTAAACTTCAAATTGAAGACGCAACTCTCCAGACTCTGGATAAAGCATTACTCCCACACGTTCAGTGGAAATCAATTCGTATTGGTGATCTGGAAGGTGTTGATGCTGAAATTCTGAACACCTACCTGTTCAAAATGGCGAAACCCGTGATCAAATCTTTGATCAAAAATAAACGTGCTGTACCATCAAATCTCAGTACTGAACAGTGGCTTGAACTTCTTCAGATCTCACAATATGAAGATTGGGATTTACTCTCAGCAGTTCAGATGCCGTACCGTGTGATTCGTGAAATTCTCGACAATGAATACAATCGTCGTAATTACGGTCGTGCAATTGCCAGTACTCAAGATTCAGTTCCAGTTGTTGAAGCACTTGGTCTTATGAACTACCACGATCTGAACAATATTTTGTGCACGAATTCAAACCCGGCGATCAAGCACTTCATCTTTACTGATGAAGGTATCGCGATTATGAAAAAACGTCACGATGTTGTTCGGAGTCTTCGTTATCTGACTACCGAAGAATTCCAGAAACTCGGTCGTACCTTCAAGAACCGTACAATTAATCCACGCGTTCTGAATCGTGCAGGTGCATGTGATTCTGGTCAGAACTATTGCCGTGAAGTTCTTCGTGAACTCGGTCGTACTTCTATTACGTGGGATGAAGCTATTCAAGAGATTCGTTCTAATCCGACTCTGCGTAAACGTAATTCCCTTATGTCCTATATGGACTGGATCTACGACCGTAGCCAGTACATGGAAGAAGTATAACACATAAGTAGAACTCCCCGAAGGGGGAGTTCTTTATTAAAAGAGAAAACAATCATGCAAGTATTCTTTGATGTATTAGCAGTACTTTGTTTTGTAATGGGTTTATCAACAGTGGTAATTATGAGTATAGGTTGGTTAACTTGTGCAGACTACTACTTCAAAATTGTTAAGATTGGGGATGGATTGCCTGCATTCTTGACAACTATATGGTCTGTGGTATTACTTATTATGATAGTCGTAGGATACTTCATTGTAGGTGATCTATTCATTGCACCATTGTATATCAATATGATTTTGTGGATCATTGTTATACTAAGTACTTTATGTGTAGTAATATTTGAGTACTTGGCTAAATGTCGTCAGTACTTTGCAAACAAACGGGGTCGCCGCATATGATTAGTACAATCTGGACATTCATTCAACAATACATCTATGTGCCATCAGCTACCTATGTAGCACTGACATTGTTTGTATACATGATGTGGTTGTTCGGTACGGACTGGTATGATCGTTTCAAGAAGGCATGGTATAACTCTTTGGACTTCATGAAAGGTTATTTCTGGTTCACATTAATATTCAACGCAATTGGATATATGTTCACTGAGTACTTCATCTATGGTTGGGCTGTATGGAACGTATGGTGCTCATTGATACTGTTCGTCTACAGTGTTCGTGTAGTTTATGATTTACTGCACTCATTTAACGCATGGTGCTTACACAAACGAGGTAAAATATGAGCAGTACTATCTATCCCTATTCATTTATTCCATCATTAATTTTAATGATAATTGGTGTTGTGGTGTTACTTGCTTGGGTATTCGGTACAAATATGTACGATAAGATTGAAAAACACTTTGATGATGATGATTTCAATTTCTTTGTTATTATTCATATAATCTGTTCTATAATTAGTGTTGGAATCTGGTTATGGTTTAAAGATAGTGAATTCTTGTGGCCTGCCGCGTGTATTTTCAATACGTGGTTATCATTCTTAATAGCAGTTACATCCTTAGTGTATATTGCACGTATACTGTCTTGTGTACGGAAGTATTGTCTAACTAAACGAGGTAAAAAATGATCAGTACTATTACTACTATCTATGACTATTCATTTATACCTTCACTTATTTTGGTTGGTTTAGGTGTTTTAATATTTTTAGCATGGGTATTCGGCACTGATGTGTACGACAATATGGAAGATATGTTTGATGATTCAGAATTCAATTCATTTCTCGGTTTCCATTTAGTATGCTCAGTATTGAGTACCATAATCTGGCTCGTATTTAAAGATGTTTTTATCATATGGTTGTTAGCTTGTGTATTCAATACATGGTTATCATTCTGTATGTTATTAGCAGTAATATTAATTACTGGTCAAATAATGTCTTCTGTTCGCGAATATTGTCTAATTAAACGAGGTAAAAAACATGATTAGTTTTTGGGATTTAGCAACAACGTTCTCCATGTATTATCAATGGTTCATTGTAGGTGTAATAGTACTGGCGATCATTGATTGGTCATTCGGTTTCGATAAAGTTCCTGATGTAATTAATAATACATTAGACCTTTATGGAAAAGTTACACTGATTGAAACTATCGCACCAATTGCATTATTCACTGTACTTGGGTGTATCATGCGAGTTCTTTCTGTTTTTGAAAGTGCTGGGTTTTTCGGAATACTGGCTGACTTATTCGGTGTAATGATCGTAGGGTACGTTGCCCTTCTTGTTATTACAACAGTATTATTCAACGGGTTAACTAAACTGCGTGAAACCAGCATCGCTCGCCGTGAAGAAAAAGCTCGTAAAAAGTCCTTGACGGACTCTGAATAATCCCGTATACTACGTATATCAACTGAACAAGAGGAAATAAAAATGGACGAGAATACCAAAGATATTATTCCAGTAGTCGCTAAACGTACTGTAAAAGAAATGTACGAAAACTTCAAGGATGTTAAGTACATCGATCCTATGTACATTGTATTCATTGCGTTTGGCATGTTTTCTGCTGGCGTGTACGGTGTCCTTGGAGTTCTTCTTCTGAACTTCGGAATCACTGCGTACTATCAGTACCAGTCCATTGTGGACGAGGGCAAATTCGAAACTCTCCAGGAAGAACAAGATGGTAAAGATGCCACTCGTACTTCGTCTGAAGATGATGAATTCGAAGAAATTAAGCCCAAAGACGAAGGCAAGTAACTCATATTCCCTGTACTAAGTACAGGGATTTTTTAATTAAGAGAGGTTATCATGAACAGTACTGAACATTTTGCAATGTTACATGCGTTGACTTATGCCGCAATGGGATCAAATTTCTCTGCACCTCGCCATCTGGCACGGGATGAACGCGGTAAAGTAGGTACGAACCGTCCTAAAAAGAAAAAGAAATTCGGGAAGAAAAAGAAATGAAACGCACAAAAGTAATGAACTATAATCGCTTCAGGAAGGTACGGACGTTCTGGAAATTCAGTGCGATCTTCCTGGCAATCTCTGGTACATTCTTTTTGACTGGTTGTGATGAAGCAGAAACTGTCTCAGTATATAATACTATCAAAGACTGCGAAAGCTCAGCCTCGAACCAGGCAGCAAAAGATCAATGTGCTCTTGATTATCAGAACGCATTATCTCAGAACGAAAAAGTAGCACCTAAGTATTCTTCTCAAAAAGATTGTGAAGATGAATTCGGTACTGCACAATGTACTACACAACAAAGTATTGCAAGCAATGTCAGTACTTCTGGCGGGTCACATAGCTCTATTATGTGGTTCCCACTCATGAGCGGGTATAGCTCATCCAGTGCGAATTATCCAAGCCAACCACTGTACAGTTCAAAGAACTATAGTTCTCCAATGTACGGTAAGTTCGTTGATAGTAAAGGTTCATCATTCGGTTCCTTTACTTCTAAAGGTACTGCCAGTGTATCTAAAGGTTCATTAGCACCTAAAGCTGCAAGTACTACCACAACAACTCGTGGTGGATTCGGTGGAACTGTAACTCATATGAGTTCTTCATCTCATAGTTCTTCCAGTTCTCATTCAAGCGGTCATAGCTTCGGAGGATAATATGAAAATTATTAGTACTACAAAAACTCCAGAACAAAATTCTTCTTCATTCTATATCTGTAAAGATAATGATGCAAGTACTGTTCTGTTCTCTTCAATGGCTGGGTATCGCTTCGTAAGTATCTATGACCGAGATCGCGAATGGCAAAGCCCAATGATTTTCACAACATTTCAGGAAGCTCTTTTAAAATTAAAAGAACTACATGATGAAAACAAAAAAGTAACTTTTGAACATAAACTTCAAATTGTACAGATAACTAATACCTCATACATTCAGCACGAGTACTATGAAACTTTCCGCACTGATGGTGAGCAACGTAATGCTAACATATATCAGTTGGTAGTACCATTTGAAAAATTCTATGCTGGTCATGTGACCGGGTATACTGAACGTCAATTGATTCAAATGCGTATCAATACTCCAAGTATTGGTTATTCAAATTCAGATATTGATGCAGCATTTAAACGCTACATTGAAATGGTCGATTCACTTCCAAAGGTATAAAAGAAAAGCCCGCACAATGCGGGCTTTTTGTTATTCTGGCTTAGGTAATAATGTCCATGATGATTGATTAGATGTAAGTCCAGTTAATGATGTGTAATATCTATAATCACCACAACACCATAACTTTCCATCATTAGTTAACATATATCCAACTGCTGATCCATCTCCACCAGCACTCGTGTTATTATTACCAGGAGTTAATCCTATTTGTAAGTAACCTAATACACTTCCTGAATTATATCCACTTGGTAGCACTGTCTTGGTAAAAGTAGCACTGTTACCAGTTGTACCATTACCTTGCTGACCACTTAAATTCTGACCTATAATGTATAAATCAGTACTAACTTTAAATGCTGCATAAGATTGTAACGTACTATCAGCAGTACTATTACCAACGAATGCGTTAGAAGCAACACCAGCCATTACTGATACATATGTTGTTCTGAAGTTTCCAGTACTGGCAATAGTATTGATACCATTATCAAGCTGACCCGCTGTATATTCTCCTGAACCATATAACGTTCCACCTGTATCAATGTAGTACGTAGCGTTTTGTGTAGCCCATAAAGCTGTACCAAAGGCTGAAGTACTTGTCCATGCAGTAATCGATGCAGTTCCACCTGTACCTAATTGACCTGATATATTCCATCCAGCACGATATATTTCATTATTAGTCTTATCAATTAACATAGTAAGAATAGAACCACAAATGAAATCTTTAACATTAGTTCTACATAATGACATTGCAGTTAATTGCTGAGTATTAGACCCAAAACCACCCTGACTGTTATAACCCATCATGTATAATGAATCATTACTCATCAACATACCAATAGCTTGTCCACCAACGTGAACTTTCTTAACCGTCAATGAACTGTTATTAGTAATGAATGTGTTAACAGCAGTGAAATTTGTCCACGTCAATGCTATAGTACTTGTATCATTCGTAGTACCTAATAATCTGGCTAATCCACAATACTGATATACTCCTGTATTGAGTAGCAGTACTGCACATCCACTACCACCCCATACATCTTGTACTCCAGTTTTAGATAATGTCCAAGTACTGGTAGCAAAAGCCCCACCACCATTAGATGTTAATGACTTTCCTGTACCATATGTTCCGTACTGATTGGAACCCATAGTATATAGATTACCATTATTGTACAAAACGTATAAAACATCTTGAGTACAGGAGATTTTTTTAATATCACTTGTAGGAATTACATGTGTATTACTTATTATTGGAAATGGTAACATTAAATTACTCCTACTTTTAAACTTAAATCTATTATACCTATATCTTCACCAAATGCTGTACCTCCAGGATTCTCACCAATACTTATGTACTGAGTCTGAAGTATATTTGTATTAGGTAAAGAGGTGTTAGTACTTGGATTTGTATATATCCCAACAAGCAATGGTGTTCCATTTAAAGTAGCACTCACTTGACCATTATATCTACGTACTATAAAATCATTAACAACTGAAGTCATATCTGAACGAGTTATATTGAACAAATAATTATCTGCTGCTGTACTACCAGAACCAAGAACGACTCCTAATCTATTCTGTAAACCAGCATCATTGATTTGTACATCGAACATACTATTTGGTGGATTGCCAGATAGTACTGATTTAAGTACAGCAAGTACATCATATGATGTACCAGCGTACAAATAAAATACCATCCTAAATTCAAAATCCTTATCACCTATATCAAACCGACTATCCGGTGGAGTCATATTAATAGTACTGTTAGTTACACGCACCATCTTTGTATATGATACATTAGATACAGGTATATCTATTTGTGTTATACTTTGAACTGGATTTATATCAACTATACCATATGAAGTTAAAGTACTAAAATTATATCCAAATATATAACCTTCTTCAATTTCATTTGTGTTACTTATTATTGGAAATGGTAACATACTTCCTCCCTTATTCCGGTAATGTTAATTTAACAAACGATGATTGGATTCCAGTGTACTGAGGGAAATATGTTCCAGACCCAGCCACGTATAATGTCCTTCCATCATTCTTTAACATCAATGAGAAGTATATACTCATCTGCCATGATTCAATCTCACTCGGTTGTATATCTGATGGTAACGGTACTCTTACATATTGTGATGTGAAAGTAGTATTCCCTATACCTAACTGACCCGAATCATTTCTTCCTGTACAATATAATCCTACTAGAGTATTCAACCACGTAGCCCATGTCTTAGTGTGGTTGATAGCAGTATATGATGCTAAAGAACCAGCAGGTAATCCAGTACCTAACGATGTATATGATGTTATTAATGTAGCATCACTTGCACTCGTCGCCCCAGGTATCTGTCCGTATACTCTAGCACCTGTACTGAATATAGTACCAGCAGTAGTAATGTAAGAAGTACTGTACCTAGAAGCAAAGAATGCAGTAGGAGTAACACCTACACTTGTCCATGAAGGAAATGTTTGTGTACTCGTAGGTGCCCCTAACTGAGCATTGTTATTCCATCCAGCTTTATATAAAATACCTGAAGTCTTATCTGTACATAACGCAGTTAAATGCCCACATACAAAATTAGATACGTTAGTTCTACTAACAACAAATGTAGTACTGTTAGTTGCTGAACCTGTACCAAATACACCAGTACTGTTATATCCCATTTGATATAATGTATCATTCGTGCATAGTACTGCAATGTTTGTACCACCTATCTGTATCTTCTTAGGAGTTAACCCATTATTAACGAAGTATTGCATACCAGGTAGAACAGTCCAGTTACCTACCCCTACATCAGAGGTTCCAGTACCAGCAGTCTTTGTATTACCTGCGTATTGCCATACCCCACTCGATAACTGAACAATAACACTATCAACTCCAGCATATACATCCAGTACTGAAGTATTAATTAATGTCCAGTTCTTATAAGTTGACCCCGATGTGGTTCCTGTACCAAATTGCTGTAAAGTGTTTACACCAAATGCATATAAGTTCCCTGATTCGAATAATATAAAAGCAGCTTCAGTACTAGCTTCTATCTTCTTTATACTTCTTGGAAGTATCTGATTTGTGTTACTTACTATTGGAAATGGTAACATATTCCGTTCTCCCTTATGATGGATATAATGTACTTAAGTTAAATGATGCAGTCCATACAGCAGTATTACGTACTCTAAAACGATCTATAGCAGTGTGTGGTGCTGTACCACCTGTTGTACCCGCTGAGTTTACATGTCCAGCTATACCAAATTTATTCCCTAATGTTCCAGGCGATGGTACTTCAAGAACGAACGAATCTATTAAATTCCCATTAACAAATAAGTAATGTGTGTTAGTACTCTTAACAAATGTATAACCAAAATGATTCCAGTTCGTATTGTTATACATACCAGTATATAATGATTTTGGTCTAGTATTGGCAGTAGTACTTACCTGAAATCTAGGACCAAGACCATCTTTGAAATTACCCCACATGCACCATTTGTTATTATTCTGTTGCATAACGTTGTACCAAGAAAATGGTACTATCTCTAATGATACGTCATTAGGATATGTAGTATTTCTGAACCAATAATCTATTGTGTAATCCTGTTGTGTAATAGTTGCAGGTATCTGAGAATTAGCAGCTATTATTCCTGCACCGTACAACAAAATACCATATGACCCGAATTGATTAATTGCTGAAGTACTGGCAGTACCTAAATCTGGTAACATATTTGAAGTGGTGTTTTGTGCATCAGAAGTCATGGATAAACCTTTATAATCAGTGAACCCATTACTATTAAATCCAGTACTACGAACGAAGTTATGACTGTCAAAGGCCATTATGACATTATCTCCACTGTACCAGAAGTTCGTTATAATATTTCCGTATTGAACTAATCTTGGAAATGGTAACATTTTTCTCTCCTTAGTATATAGTACTTACATCAAATCCTGATGTATTGAATTTTAATCCAGAACTTAATCTGTAACGCTCAAGTATTGGTGTGTTCGCAGCATTGTCCTTATATACATCCCCAGCTATACCTAAACTCTGTATACCTGGACTTACAACAGTAACAGATGGAAAAGTACGTGTCAGTACTCCATTAACATAAAATGTATGTGTACTCGTAGCTGCATTATACATGAAACAATAATGTGTCCATGTTGCAGTGTTAAATGGTAGATACGGAGTATATTGATAGTACTGCGAATTTATACCAATCATGAACCTCGAATTGAACTTAATATCATTAATGTACTGGAACTTAGGTGAAGCAGCCCACGGTCCACTAAATGTACTCAAACCATTCATAGGTGCAAAATATGTATATCCTGGTGCCTTTTGTCTGTGCCAAAAATCTAATGTAAATGAATTCTGAATCCATGCAACATTAACAGCACTGTCCTTTATACCTATAAGACTAAAATTTACTTCAAAACCTGGACCATAGATCATATCAGTTCCAGTACTAACCTTAGCTGTACTAGCAGCACCATTCATATCACTTACATAAATTGTATTACCCATGAAATCAACAAAAGATGTACTCTTGAATATAGTACTATCAAATGCCATTAATGATCCAGCGTACCAATCTCGTATAATATTTCCGTACTCTATTAATCTTGGAAATGGTAACATATTCCCCCCTTTTATCTTATTATAATATTTACCCAGTATTACTGTTCTACCGGTAGTGTTAACTTTATAAAACTACCCTGATCTGTAGTTACTCCTGGTATTAAATTGTATAAAGCTGAACCCCTACCACATATCAGTACTGTACCATCCATCAACGATATACATGTAGTAAATCTAGCACCAACCCATGTAAAACTTACATTAGATGTTACCGGAATAGTACTCTGTACTGGAGTGAATAAAGTCGTAACTACTCCTGAAGCAGTTGATCCCTGAGATGTTGCACCTAATCCAGATACTCCACACGAATATAATACACCATTTGTTCCTAAAGCGAAACTATAATTCTCAGCTAAAAAGAATTCAGAATATGGCCTAGCATTAGTAAATGTTGTATATGTAGTTGTGTCTGCACTTAATGCCCCACTTAAATGCGATACACCCTTAGCCTGATATGTGCCATTCAATAACCTTATTACTGAACCACCTGAAGTACTCTCACGCATCCAGAACTTATCAACGTTAATAGATTGTTGTGTCCATGTAAGTACTGAACCAGTAGGACTCGTACCAATAGTCTGATTCCATGAAGCACCAGCACCGTACATGACATTCGTAGTACTAATATAATTCGCCCATGATTCCCTTAAACCAAAATCTCGAACGTTTTGTGCTACTAACTGGAATGTCGCATATCTCGTTGTAGTACTTCCTATCCCGTACTTACCATTCTGATTTGAACCAACAAAATATAAATTCCCATTCTGTAATAGTACTCCAAATGTTTGCCCTGAATTGTGTATCCTAGATATTGGACTAATAGCAATCAATGCATTCATCTGAGTAGTACAGTTATAATCAACTACACTCCAGTTATTAATGAATGGATTCCTACCACGTATTATCCATGTACCATCATTCTTCTTCATCAATAAAGACGGTGTAGCATTACCAGTTGAACTGTATAACTCTGATACATTAGATGCTATTACTTCCCATTCAGTTGAAGGTGCACCAAAGTACATAGAACTCCAGTTCCCCCTACCCCATACTTTTCCAGTACTGCTTAACATATTAACTTCACCATCAGTCGCCGCCATCTGTATAGGTGAAGCTAACTGATATGATGGAGTCTGACTTATTATCGGAAATGGTAACATTTCTCTCTCCTTGTTATTGAACTAATTCAATCTTCATCTTCTGTATTGAACCCTGAAATGATGCAGTACTAGTACCACGTACATAACTCGCCCCTATACATAACTGAGTACCATCACCAAATCCTCCCGGTACTAAACCATTGAATATTTCTGTTGATGTATCATTGTCATATATAATCATAGTCTTTGTACCTGGCTCCCACTCTATACTTAAATCCCGCCACGTATTAACCGTGTAAGGAATTAAACATCTAGTGAATACTCCACCCGATGTAGTACAAAATAATTGTGTACCACCTGCACTGTTGTTTATAGTGAATAACATACCACCAACAATAGCACCTGCACTAAAATAATCCCCTGTACTGAATAACATATTCTCTAAACTAACAGTACTCTTGAATACTATTCGCATCCTGAAATGTACTGAACTTAATCTCAAATCCTGTACCATTGGAGTACTATATGCCACTCCAGATGCAAATGTCATTACATGACCCTTACTCGCATCATTAGTAACAAAAGCTGTTCCAGTACCAGAACGCGTAAACACATGACCGGATTTGTCAATTATATCAGTACTTCCTAATGCAGCAGTACCGAAATCTATATCCAATATAGGATGCTCAGCATTATTCCCGTACTCTATCAATCTTGGAAATGGTAACATTTATCTCTCCCCGTATTATGATCCATCTGGATACAATGTGCTTAATGAAAATCCAGAACTAATAAATGGTAAACCAGTCCTGAATCTGTAACGCTCTATAATACCATTATACGTAGCGTTGTTTGAACCCATGATTCTTAAAAATCCTGTACTACCTGTATTGTAATTAATAGTGAAGTTTATACTCCCCCAAATTACACCATTAAGAAAACATGTAATAGTGTGATTAGTACTGTCGTATTGCATAGCAAAATGTTGAAACGTAGAAGAACCTAAATTATTCATCACTCCACTTATACTCGCTAATGCACCACCACTGTTGTTCCATATAGAATATGCATTATTATAACATCCTATAGCAACCCTAGTACTGTATGTATTCCAAGCTACACTAGGATAATGTGTTATAGGAAATAAATTAAATCCATTGTTATTTTGTAAAGTACTAACCTTCACCCAAAAATCTACTGCCCATGAAGAATTAATAACTGAATTAAGTACAGAACTTGTACCTATACTCGCATTACCATTACCAGTAGAACTGTCATTTATACCACCAGGAATTATTATCCCTGTACCGTACTTGAAAACCTCTGAACCCTTAGATGGTAGTACCGATGAGTTATTAGTAGTTAATACCATGTTGTTGTTCTTAAAATCGGTAAACGTATTAGTAGTACGAATCAAAGTACTATCATACGCTATTAATGCACCATCATACCAGTGCAGTACCGCATTCCCGTACTCTATCAATCTTGGAAATGGTAACATACCTTTCTCCTTATGTAATTAAAAATTGTACCAATATAGATATTTACCCCCTATAAGCCCGTAGAACACTCTATACTAAGATGAATTGTATAGTTTGATTCCTGGAGATATTCGATATCGAAAGGATTCAAACTGCCTGAAATAGCGTTTCCGAAATTGTATGGTTTTATATACAGTACTGTAAGAATGTACATTATGTATAAGTATCCAGTACTGACAAGTACTCTAACATATACGGTACAGTACAGTCAAGCTATGTATAACATTGATTCAGTACTATCCAGTACTATCCAGTACTATCCAGTACTATCCAGTACTATCCAGTACTATCCAGTACTATCCAGTACTATCCAGTACTATCCAGTACTATCCAGTACTATCCAGTACTGAAACCCCCTTCCGCTATATCTGTTCCTGAAGTCCAACGAAAATATCAGTACTGAAAAATCCAGAACATCGATCAACTAAAATCTGAAAAGTACTCTATCCTAAATCTGGATTCTATAAATTTTGGAGTACCTTTGACCCTCCAGCCTAAATCTGAAAAGTACTCGAAATCATTTAAGTACTGGACTATATTCGAAAGAAATTATAATACGATGTTGTAACTAAAGTTCACGCATGATGCACCCATGTGTATATGTATAGATGTACAGTACTGTACAAATATCCAGTACTAAAGGTTTATGAAAAGAGTGTAAGAAAGTCCTTGACGAGAACGGAGGGATGCGGTATTATACACACATGGTTCAGGAAGTTGATGCCACTCAACGAAGTACTGAATCGTAACCCTGGCGTGATTGGCCTCTGCCTTGGTAATGAACCTCGTGTTCATAGTTTTTCCTCCTGTCTTGCGTTGCTTAGGAAATTGAGTACTAAGCGTATTGAGTAGCATTTGATGCACTTCGACAGTACTAGCACATATTCTTATGGAATCATTGTGAGTATATTGTTAGTACTGTTAACTTTTAATTTAGATGAAAGGTACAGATACAATAACAGTACTGTATTAGTATTTGATGGACGGAATAATCCCGTCTGCTGTCAGAAGAAGTATAGACTTCTGGATGTTTAGATAGCTGGATGTATAGACGTATAGACTGCTATCCTTCTGGATGGATAAAAGGCTAGAAGGCTATCTATCTAGATGGCTAGACGTTTAGATGGCTAAATGGTTTTTTCTGTCATTTTTCCATTAGCTCCCCTTCCGCGTCTGGTTAGTACCAGGCAGAATCAGTTGCTGTCTTTTCGTGTTGACATGGCTATATTATCATACTGGATGAGGTTTGCAAGGACTTTTTTTCGAAAAAATAAATTTGACATACCTGGTCGATTTATAGTACTATGTAATCACTCCAGCGAAATGGACTAACCCTATAGGGTGGCAAGATCCGTCTATAGTTTTTTATATGAATTTTGGACACAACTTGCCACCCCCTGGGGTTCCCGCTTTCTCGCGTCTATGTGGTTATTATGCCAGTACTGGATTTTGAATGCAAGTACTTTCTGCAATTAGTACGAAACTTTTTTACCCCTCCTTATACGTAATATAAAGCAGTTTGAGCGGGTTTATCTTTGTACCTGGTGAATGTGTATCTAAGTACTGTTAAGGGGCTTACAACGCGTCCTATGAATTCTGTTATGCATATAAGGAAGGGAAACGAGGAACGAAACTATTTTAACGAAAAGAGTAGAAAGTACTTGCACGGATTAACCGATCTGATAAGATACACCCATCAACACGAAACACCGCTCTTTAAAAACCTGGTTTGTAGTACTGAAACAATGACTTAAGCTTAACAGCGAAAAAGATTTGCGAAAGTACTTGCAAACTGGATTAAGAAGTGTAGAATGTTGGTTATCGAATGGCGGTAAGGTTCGCCGGATGATAGGAAACGGTAACGGGGCTAGAATAGATAGTACTGTTACAGCGTATGACCGATAAGGCAGCGTAGCGTTATAAAGGCTAACTAACTGTTAGCGTCCTATCTACCGCCATGAGATAAACGAAAAAAAAGTTTCTGAAAGTTGAAAAAAGTCCTTGACCGAAAGAAACGAAACGTAGTAAGATGTAATCACTGAGACGCACTAAGCGAATCAGACAAACAAATTAATCAATCACTTTTAAGAAGGTAATACATTATGTCTAAATCTAACAAAACCGCCGCTGCTACCGTTGTTGAAACTGCTGTTAAAGCTCCTAAAGTAACCCTGAACAGCATTGTTCTGGCGGTTGCTCCGGTACTGCCTACCCTGGCTGAAGGTGCTGAGCATTCACCTGAAGTGCTGGCGAAGTACGAAACAGACCTGACCACCTTCATCGACGCTCAGGCGGTATCACTGGCTGATTACCTGGTCGAAAAATCCGACAACGTGGAAATCATCACTCGCCTGTTTACTGCAACGGTTGCCCTGGTGCCTGCGGTACTGGAACGCGAAGCGGAAAACATTGCCAAACGCAAAGCAGACCGCGAAGCAACACGCACCGCCGCGAAAGCTCAGCGTGAAGCGGATCAGAAAGCCCTGGCCGCCAGCCTGGAAGAAGAGAAAAAGACCATGCTTCAAACTCTTCTGGATAACAATCTGGATCTGGCGACTGCAAAAGCGATGGTGGAAGCTGGCATGAAATCAAAAATCAAAGCGGCCTCCGCTCCGGTCAAAAGCTATGACCGCGTAACCGTCGAATACAACGGCACGAAGTACGAAATGCCGGTAAAAGGTAACATGGGTAACGAACTCAAAGCAATCCTGACCGAAAGCAAGCTGGATCGCGATGAATTCATCAAAGCGTACAAAGTGGAAGCGGAAACCGACGCAGAAACTGAAACCGCTGGCGAATAATCCCACGGCGTAAAATAAGGGGGCTAAATGCCCCCTTAAGCAGTTCTAACAGTACTGTCATGCAATCGGGTTACAGTACTGTTAGAAACGCTTAGAATCGTTCCTACAGCGTTTTAAACTACCTTTTAATTGAGAGTAAACGCTTATGGAATTGAAACCTATTTCAGACCTGATTGATACAGGAACCAGGATCGCCAAAACCATGACTCAAACCGGGCGACATACAGCGGAGTTTAGCGGGTATCTTGCCTTTGTAGTTAATGGCGTACTTATTCAGCGGCGGATCTATGATATGTCATACAACCATCAATTTGATTCGTGTATGTATATCATTCACAAGAAAGTAAACTATGCCGTAAATATTCAATGTAAGCCTATTAGCGGGGCTTTTAACGCTGAATCACTCAAGGCATAGGCTAACACATAAAACCCGTTAGAACGCATTACAGAGCGTTTTAGCGGGTTTTTCTTTTTGTTCGTTAAAAGTAAATTAGTACTTGCATTGTCCTGGCGAATATGGATAATAGGACTTATCGAAACGAGGAGAAAGCACCATGACAGATTTTAATTTAGAGCAATACAGATTAGTTCTGGAAGTACTGGAACAAATGAAAGATTGTTTAGACCGTGGCGAGACTTACACAAACGTGTTAGGTAAGCCGTTCAATGTTACCCGTCAATTTGGTATCTGCTGGCATGTGTTCGTTCATACGCCTAACAGTGAAATCTCAGGGATCGATATGGGGTTTATGGTTCCTGCTTTTATTGATATGGGGTTAGATACTTACTATCCTGTTGAGTCTCAAACTACTGACGATCCTAACCATCAACGGATCGCTTACACGTCTCAGCGTAACATGTATGATCCTGATAGTGTATACGGGGCGAATCGTCTCAAGCTCCTGGATCGTCTGATTGAGTACTATCGTAAGAAGTTGGCATAATCTTTACAATTTAGGGCTTGTAATACTCAAGCCCTTTATAGTACTATATCAGCACACCAACAAGGGGGAGTACAAGAAATGAGATTAAGTGAATTGCGTAAAGTACTAAAGAAACTTAACAAGCTCGCGAAAGATGCCGGTAATGCCGATCCAGATATTAAGTTTTGGCATGAAGACCTGGACACTGATTTGCTGATGGAAGTACAGCCAGCGAAGGAACTAAGCGATTCAGTACTGAATAGCGGGAACATTCAGATCCGATTAGTTGAAATTGTGAATCCGAAAGTTCGCTAATCTTTACAAAAAAGGGGTTGACGATTCAATCCCTTTTCTGGTACTATATTATTAATCCGGCGAAACGGTCTAACCCACAAGGGTGGCAAGATCCGTCCAGAGAAAACGTAATGAATTTTGGACGCAATTATCCACCCCCTGGGGTCATGCTTTGTCTGCCGATGTAAAAGATTATATCAGTACTGAATGAGGATTGCAAGGAAAAGATTTTAAAAAGAATTGAAAAAAGTACTTGATCGAATCGGTAGTTATGATAATATAGCTACATCGAAACGACATGGCGAGCCGCCGAAGGAGTTAAGATTTGAACCATCAGGCTGATATCCTGGTGGCAGTACGTAGAACCCTAAGACGTATAGCGAACAAATAAGTCTATACCAGGAATCACATAGCGAAAGCACATCTTATAGGGTGCATGTGATTAGTACTGAAAGATTATCCGGTATTCAATTTAATAGATAAACTTCTTATATAAATTGCCGCGTAGTGTGAAGTTCAGTGATCGCATTTGTGCCATCACTGACGCTCTGAAAGGAGCCTAATTCACCAATTAATGCCCCATAGCCTGGGGCATTTTTTGTTTTAAAATAAAGTAAATTAAAACGTAATAGTACTTGTATCATTCAAGTGAACATGTATAATAGGCAGTACTGAAAACGCAGTACTATTTTTAATTGAGGATATATTCATGACACATAGAACTATTCATAATACTGTTAATCTCGCAGATGTTCACGCTGTCACAATGACCGCTAAACGCTGGTTCAATCGTGGTGATGGTAACACATATCATTCTGTATATGTTAGTGTGCTGGTGCCAGTAGAACGTGCAAACGAGATTGTGGCTAACGTGTATAATCGTCCATTAGAAGATGGTACAGTGTGGATCGACCTGGCACAAGATACTTTCCAGTATGGGTATGAGAGGGGCTTTGATCAAACAGCTTTGTCATTGTTTGAGGTTGCTTGCACTTATCCGATTCCTGATTGTGGTACATTGTCACGATTCTGTAAAGATATGGACATTCCATTATCTGAGAACCTGGCAGATGTGAACCGTAAGAAAGATCTATAATTCATTACGAAAGTACTTGTATATTACGTGCAAGTACTTTACAATGAGTTATCACTTAAGCGAATGAGGTTTTAAAAATGGCTACTCCAGCAGTTATCGCAATTAAAGAAGGTAACACGGTTACATGGTCATGGTTGAATTGTGACGGCGTGATTGATCAAGCTGGTAGAAAACTAGTACAGTACTATAACACCGCTGATGCTGCAACGGCATTAATTGCCCTGGGTGATTTGTCAGTACTGGCAGAATCGATCGATTGCCCTCCTGGACATTCCTTCGCTACACCTGAGCCTGGTTATACTATCGCATATAAGCGTGATCGCGGTGAATCAAATGTTGATCCTCAAACCAGTACGATTGAAATGTTTTTGATTTGTACTAAAAACAATATACGTTATTTGTTTGAGGGTGATACGTGGTTTATCGTTCGCTATGCTGAATTGAAAGGCCGCAATGCTGCAACGTTTGAGCAACGTTATCATCTGGTGCGGGTTGGTGAATTACTGGCGGGGGTTGTAGAATGATTAATTATTGCCGTGAGTGTGGAACACGTTGTAAGGTACTGGAAAACGGTGTTAGTCATCATATTGATGAAGATGATAACACGGATCATGAAGCAGACGCGGATCACGTAGCTATTCCAGAATTTGAACAATAATTTAATGAAAGTACTTGCATTGCATTCGCGAGTACTTTACAATGAGTTATCTTAAGCAAGCGAGGAAGTGAAAATGTTTTTACATGTTAGAGGTTTCAAAGATGGTTACTGTTTCATGAATGGCGACAAAGCCGTATCAGTACATGAAGCATTGATCCAGAACGGAAAACGCTTTCATAAAAACACTATCAATGCGTTGAACCGTCGAAATGTTCCTTCGGAGTTCCTGGAAGGGTTCGAAAAGAAAGCGGCAGTTTTGCACACTGGCGTTGATGCCGCAAATGCTCGCACTATTCTTTTGCAGCATTTTGATCTTGATATTATTGGGAAAGAGTATTATACTCTTAAAAACTCTGAAATTGAAAACCTTAAACTGGTTTACAAAATCAGCAAGTACCGTGTAACTGTTAAAGAGCCGTTACATTCCCCGATGTATTACTTTGTGCAGTACTTGAATAAGGCGGTGTAACAATGTCTAAAATCTATCGTGTTTATGCGTTCGCAAGTTCCAGAGGAAACGCTATTCCATGTGGATATTCAGAACGTGGAGCGAAACAAAGTGCTACAATGTCGGGATCTGATAGTGTAGGTTATATCAGCGGCATTAACAACATGTACATTGAAACGCACCGGAAAGTAAAAGGCCGCTGGAAAGCTATTTAAATCTTTACAAATAAAGGGTTGACTTCGGTTAGCCCTTTATAGTACTATGTAATCACTCCAGAGAAATGGACTAACCCTATAGGGTGGCATAATGTAGCTGGTGGATTTAGTACTGTATACATGTACAGTATTATTTTTAAATTAAAACGTATAAAGTACTTGTGTTAATCTTAGATTCTGATAATATGTTTATACACCAAACGAAAGGAGTAAAGCATGAATAAGTTAACTACCATTATGGCTGACATTGTTGGTACTTTTAATCATATCGCGGAGCATGGAAAGGATCGCGAATACTGTTCACGCGAAATGATGAGAGTTAGTAAACGCGTAGGCAGTGAATTGAAATTAAAGCGTGACATGTTCGCCTGCCACAATCTCATTACAGCTATGCGTTGTGACGTGAATAATAAAAAGACCTGTTTAGCGTACCAGTACAAAGGAAAGTTGTATAGTACGGCTCGCAATGTACCAGGAATGGATAGTACTGAATACTTACATTCATTAAGTCTTAAGTCTGCTGAATGGGATAACATGCCAAAATTCAGCGTCTGGATCGCATCAGGTAACGTTTACGATAAGTTCGAACTGTAATCCTATAGGGGGCAATATGCCCCCGTTAAAACGCTGTACAGGAGCTTATGCAAAGATTATATAATACCCGGCGATTAGTTGTATTCTTTTCTTGCAGTACTGATAGGATTAGTTGTATAATCTATCGCAAGGGGCAACGGGTGGATAATTGGACACAATTACAATCTCATTCAATGAAACGTCCTGGGTTTAAGCGGTTGGATGAAAAGTCAAAAATTGTAGCGTGTCGAATGGTACTAAAAGCAATGCGACACCGTATGTCAAACTCACTTAAGGTAACATTAGAAAATGTCAATAAACCTTGATAACTTCTCAAAGGCTTTCACATATACAGTAGTTTGCAGAGATCATACTGGCAAGCCGATTGTGATTGACAATGTATGCCTTGTCGGTCATGGGGAAAAGCCTGAATTGATCTTTGGTGAATGGCTTAAGTTTAGCCAGTACCAGTACTCATATGGTAATGTAATCACTGTACAGGAAGCATTAGCCTTGCCTACTGCTGGCGATCATATTTCACTTATGGCGAAAGTTGAATTGATCGGTGGAACTTCCCGGTTCATTACACATACAACGGCTGTACGCGATTTGTAAAGTACTAAAATTAGGGGTTGACTTGTTCAATCCCTTTTTGCTATACTGTAATCACTCCAGAGAAATGGACTAACCCTATAGGGTGGCAAGATCCGTCCAAAAAATAATATAAATTAAAATGAAAATAGTACTTGCATTTCTTTTGGATTCTGATAATATGTATTACATGGAAGGGCAACTTAGGGTAAAGAAATGAAATTACGTTATCAAGTACTGTTATTTGTTTTGTTTATCCTGGCTTTAGGTATTAATCATTAAGAGGAAATGCAACATGGCACAATATAAAGTAACTGTTACAAGTACTTCAGTCGGTTCTGCTGGTACTGATAATCTGTTAGTACTGTCTGACAATGATAACGAGCATATTATGAGAAACGTTATCATTGGTTGGGCTTACAATGAATATGCTTTCAATGTATCATGTACCGTTGAAAAGCTCAATAACAGTAATCAGGCGTATATGTCGGATCTGAATGCTGCTGGTATTGACAAAATTATTTTGTTGTAAATCCATTAATAGTACTTGCAATCGGTAGCGAGTACTATATAATGAACTTACTGAAACGCAATAACCATTAATTAAGAGGATTTACAAATGGCTCAAAAAGATCGTCGTTATGCAATCATGGCTGAATTCACTGGTCATGTATCAGGTAAGAAGCGTTTTGTTCTGCGTTTCGAAGGTACTCGCGTTGATGACTTCGCATCGCGTCATGAAGCGGAGCAAGAAGTAAACCGCTTTAAGAAGTCCGGCCAGGTTCCTAATGTCCGTGGTTCCCGTGTGCTGGTGGAGGGGTAAACCATGAGCGTAGCAGATCATGCGAATCGTGAATACACTGTAAGCGACAAAGACACTGACGCGATCAAGCACAAAGTAGTACTGCTGGAAGTGATCGAAACAGTACCGGATCTTACTAATGATGAATTGTGCAGCATCATTGATCTGGAAGTCGGCCAGGCGTGGGAAATCAATTCTAACATCCTGGTAATTCGTACAGCGTAAAATCATTATCAAAAGTACTTGCAAGCGGAATGCGAGTACTTTATAATGAAGTTACTTTATTGACAAGGTAATTCAAATGGAAACGTTGATCGCAGAATTAAAGGTACAGGGTAAATCTGATTTGACTTTATCTGTACAGCCTGATAATATTCATGAGTACTATATTGTGCGTAATGGTTCGAATGTTGTTACGTACAATAATACTGCGATGGGTGAAGCAAACGCAATGATCGCATATGAGCGGGGCATATGGGAAAGATTGAATAGTACTACTTTCCCTGGGCGTAACTCAGCAATTTAAGTAAAGGATACAATCATGGAACAAATTGATTTAAATCATCGTCTGTCACAATTACAGAAATTGAAAGGTATAGCTGAAAATCATATCATTTCAGATTCTCAACAAAACATCAGTGCATGGGTTGCCGATGGAAAACCCGCGAACTGGATAGAAGTTGAAACGAATGGTAACTACACCGTGTATGTTGATCATTCATATGGCTGGCTTGCATTGTTTGACAATAACACATTATTGTGTTGGGGTAAAGAAACAATGTATGATTGTGGCGGCGTTGTAGTACTTGACAAAGAGTATTATAGTGCATCGAAATACATCTGGCTATAAAGCAAAGTACTGGTGAAATATCCAGTACTGTTTTTATGTACAGTACTATTTCATATGAATACATTTTGCCACCCCCTTGGGTTCCCGCTTTCTCGCGTCTATGTAGTAATTATATGGGAACTCGTATGGCTTGTCAAGGAAAAGTTTTTGAATAAAGTACTTGCACCAATAAAAACAATGTAGTACTATGATTGTATCGAAACGCAGGAGTACATTTGAATGAAACGGTTTATGTGTTCATTGATTGTGTTTATCATTTCAGCACTGGTATCAATGATGCTTGATACTATAGCATATTATGTGCGATTTGTACCGAGTGATAATATTTCAATTTATCGGTACTTTGAACGAATTGAGTTGTTGACTTCAGCAACGTTTGTTGGTATCATTGTTTCTCTGGCGTTTAATCTTTTTATTTGGAAACAAAAATGAGAAGAGTTGAATCAGTAGTTCATATTAAGCAAGCTGAGAATGATCTGTATAATCGTACAGAAGTTCGCTGTACTATCCTGGCTGATAAAGCGAGTCGCCAGGGTGATGCACCAAAGATGACTATGGATCGGGCTATTGAACATGTTCAGCAGATCGATCCGTCATATGTAGTAGAACTAGGCAAGAAGGACATTCCTTCTTTCTTATATAATTCATCCGGTAAATTAACATGAGGTAGTTTATGTCAGCATCGAATAAGAAATATGTAACGTGGGGTTTGTTGGGGTTTGCCGCTTTGGTGGTGCTGGTGGCTGCAATTGCATCATCATTCACCACGCAGGAAACAGATCGCACCGTAGTACTTCGTAACGGGCGGTTTGTTGAAGTTGCTGAACCTGGTTTTCATCTGGTTATGCCATTCGTTACCAGTACTAAAGATATTGCAGTAACTGGAAATAGTCGCCGCTGGGATAAGCTCCAGGCGTATAGTCGTGATCAGCAACCAGCAGATATGGCGGTATCACTGTCTTACGTGGTGAATCCTGGCCAGGTTGAAGCGTTATATAAAAAGTACGGTACTGCCGACGCGATGATCTCACGTGTTATTGATCGTAACGTTCCCCAGGAATTGGAAAACGTTTTCGGGCAATATACTGCGATCAGTGCTGTACAAAACCGTGCGAAGCTGGTGGCTGATGTTAACAAGGCGATCAAAGAGTCGATGAAGGATGAACCGGTAACTATTACCAGCATCCAGATCGAGGGGTTGTCTTTCTCTACCGCATACGATAAAGCGGTTGAAGATCGCATGACTGCACAAGTCGCCGTAGAAAAATCTCAGCAAGATCTGGAAAAAGCAAAAATCACTTCTCAGATCAACCTGACCAATGCGAAAGCAGACGCAGATTCTAACTTTGCTAAACTGGACGCAGAAGCGAAAGGTATCAAGGCCAAAGGCGACGCAGAAGCATCGGCTATCCGTGCTAAAGGTGCGGCATTGAAAGACGCTGGCGACACACTGGTAGCATATACCTATGCGTCACGCTGGACGGGTGTCGGTGCAACAACGGTACTTCCTAACAGTTCAATCACTGGTGTGCAACTGCCAGGCCAGAAGTAACACAAAGTACTGTTAAAATCAAGCCCCGCTTAGTCGGGGCTTTTTTACATGTAAAGATAAAAAATTAGTTGCTTTTTGGTTTTTGGTGTAGTACTATCTTTATATCGAACCGGTTCATGGGGAATCGTAAGAGGGTAAAGAATATGTTTATCGGGCCAGCAATTCCTTTTTCACTTATGGTAGCAAGAGATAGCCGTGAATCACGTGCGAAGTACTTGCGTTGGGCAAGAAAATTCCCTCATGGTGAATTGCGTGAGATTGAGTTATCCCTCGCTGCAATGTTCAAACGCCATGAAAAAAAGTGGTTAGCTGAATATCAGAAAGATCTGGAGATCGCAAATGCTTAAGTTCGTACTTATCGCCGTTGTAGTATTCTTTGCTTTACGTGGTTGCACCGTCACGTATTCAAATAATAACTGCACCGTAATAATGGGGCAAGCTGGTAATAGTTATACTTGCGAGTAAACATTATCAAAAGTACTTGCAAGTTGAATGCGAGTACTTTATAATGATTACATGAACTTAACGGAGAATTGAAATGAAAAGAATCGCTGTTATCTCAATTGCTTTATTCTCATTTGCCGCTGGTCTTAATATTGGTCGATATGTTGAATCTGTCAAATCGGCTGCACCAGTTGTTAATGTTAATGTTAATGGTGCAAAGGTTGAAGCAAGTACTGATAAAGAAGTCACTTGTGAAGTTCGCGATTACCACCAGGATCTATCACCGTATCGTTTTGATTTTAAAACAACTAAAAGTACTTTGCTTTCTCTTAAAAAGTATGATACCATTAATAATATGGAAGTACGTGAGGTAAGGAATATGTATACATATACAAAATTATTCCTTACAGATGAAAAGGGTTCTGGTGGACTGATTATTGCAAATTGTGAGTACAAATAAAATGAAAAAATCAACCACATTGATAGTACTGGCAGCATTAGCATGTGGTGTAGTAATTGGTAAATCTATTACGCCAGAAGTTATTGACAAGTTGAATCCATTTAAAGATCCGACATTTGATTGTAAGTATCAGTACTTTATGCCGGATCAATTAAAACAAGAACGTTGGTTCAGTATAGAAAAAACAAAGTTACTTGACAATCTTCAAACAGAAACATTCATTGAAGGTTTAAAAGTAACTCAAGTACTGAAAACTTTTAATGATAAAGAGATTGACTTTATGGCACAAAACAGTTATGATTCTTTTGTGGTACAATGTAAGGTAAGATAGAATGGGTCAGAATACAATAGGGTTGCCGAAAGGCATAGCGACTGCCCTTGACGAGATCGCACGTAATGTTCAGTTCGGTGCTAAACGCAAGTTCAAAACTGAAGAGGATTACTTTCAAGCGTTTATGAGTGGTTCTAAACCGCCAAAGCCAAAAGATCCCTTACGTTTGCGGTTATGGAAACGTGCTCATGCTAAGTGGAAAGAACATAAAGCCGCCACTACACCACGGGCTTTAATGACTGTACAGGATATGGTAGACTTCTTATTAATAGAAGATTCTACACATTTCCCTTCATCTTTATTGGCTGGTCATGTTGGTAAAGATATTGCCAGGCATAATATGGCGATGGAAGCAATTGAAATTGTTGCTAACATGCAAAAAGATGATAAAGCAAAGAAAGAAGTACTAGATGATTTACAAGAGTATAAAGACTTATTCTTGAAACGCAAATAGTACTTGCAATGTAATTTCAGTACTGATATAGTACATTCATCGACAACAAAGAGGAAAGACACAATGACTATCGAAACTATCTTTTTCGCAACCAGAACACTTGCACGTGAAGCAGCTACTACGCTGAACGCGAAAGTAAAAGACTTTGGCAGTACTGCACCTAAAGGTGAACGTTGGGCGGTAGTATCTGAACCGTACATTGTACTTCCTGCTGATGCCAGCGATGAACAGATCGCAGAAGCACAACAGACACTGGCTGACTTACATCACGATGTATCGCCACAAGAAGCGAAAGCAACGTTGAACCGTCCAGGCACAATCATCGGCGAGCAAGTACTAAAAACGCCAAATAACAAGTCTGTACGCGTTTCCTGGCGTCGCAGTATGACGGCGGTACGACTGGCTCAGCATTTACAGAAAGTCTCTTAAAATGCGATACAGGGGGTTATAGCCCCCTGTTTATTCATGGGGTGTATCAATGAAAAAGATTATGATTGATGATACACAATTACGAATTCATTTTAAAGCTCAGACTAAAGTACTTGACAGAGCTATTCGTATTGTGAAAGAATACAAAGGTGGACAACTGCGATCAAGAAAATTAAATTGTGGATTGTTCAGTGTTATTGAAGTATCGCACAAAGAACGTATTGTTATTGACAATGGCAAACTTAACCTTATGACTCATGAACAATATAACAATTTCATTGCTAGACGTTGACATAATCCCCTAAATATGATTATAATAAACTATAGTCATAGGGGATTTTTTATTATGCCAGGAAAATTCGTTAACAAAAAAGATGCTACTATAGCTGGACACGCTGACAAGTGGAGTAATAGCAATCGTAGATCAAACAGTCATGACGCTGGACAAGGTGATCGCGGATCACGTAACCAGGGAACAGGCTTACAAGGCAAGCTAAACACAATGCCATCTCAGGGCGTTGATACTTCTCGCATGAATCCAGATGAAAAGTTAAAGTACTTTAAATCATTAGGACTTATGCCAGGGCGTGAACCAACTCCTGAACCATCGATCAAAGATCTGCCTAATGTCTTGCGTAAGATGTTCGACGGTGAACCAACTTACATCAAAGATATTACAACCGCATTAAAATCAGTGCCACCAGCACAATATCAAAACGCTGTCAAGGCAGTATTTCACGCTGCACATAATACTGAATCTGATGATGTTTATGATAAGTATGAAGCTATCATGAATGCTATATCATTAGATGAAAGTACTGTAACAGAAGCACCATCACAACTAGATTCATTAAAGCATATATGGTCCAGAATCTTTAAATCTAATCCAGAATATGTGGATGGATTAGTTAGAATCGTACAACGTTTTCATCCTACAGTATTTCGTAAAGCTGTACAACACTTGTATGATGTAACCGTTGACGCAGAAAAAGAATCAAATAATCCAGCGATTATAATTGAATACATCTTTGATGCAATAAGAGAATTACGACAAATTAAATAACAATAAAGGGTTGACTTCGGTTAGCCCTTTTTGCTATCCTATCAGTACTGAACACAACGGAGTAAATGAAATGAGAAAGTTTCTTTTGTTAGGCTTGCTGGTGGCTTCATTCGCAAATGCAAGTACTTCAATCCATACTTGCAGTAGCTATACACTGTATCAAGGTACTGGTAATGGTGACTATCAAAAAGTAAATGATAGTTCTGACCAGGCACATATCATTCAGATTACTGTAACTGAACCAGTGATCGAAGTACAGGTTAACGACACTGATTTACCAGTTACACAATTCTGGAAAGATTACAATGTTTATCGTAATGATACTGGTACTATCGAACAAGCGGGAACTATGTTTACCATGAAAACCGCTATCCCTAAAGGCGGCGTATACATTCCAGTAAAGATTGTATATCACTGCAATTAATTTAAATCCAGGGGTTGACATATGTTAGCCCTTGATCAATAATATCAGTACTGAAACACTGAAACCAATGAGGGTAATATAATGCTGGAAGATATGTTAAGAGAATTGTTCGCTGAACCATCGGACACTGATAAGAAAGCGAATGAAGTGATCGGTCAGATCTGCGAGTTCAATCAGTTTAACATGATGGGTTGTTTGCTTTTGAATAACTTCCTGGGTGGATTCGACCGCCAGATCATCGCCGATAAGGTAAACGCACTCGCTACACCATTCGTGCTGAATGACCATAAACTGATGCATTAAGAAAATAAAGGGTTGACTTCGGTTAGCCCTTTTTGCTATACTGTATTCAATCCAGCGAAATGGACTAACCCTATAGGGTGGCAAGTTGCGTCCAATTGCTTTTAGTACTGAAAAGTACTGTATATTTGTACAGTAAAATAATTATAAATTAAAACGTAATAGTACTTGCATTGAGAATGGATTATGTTAGTATATACACATCGAGACAAGATAGTGTCTCTTAAACGAAACAACTATTAATTAAGCGAGCATACAAATGACTAAATCCACTACTGTAAACGTTGCAACTACTCAGAGACTTCCTTTAGCTTTAGGTACTGTAGTAGTTCATAATTACGGTGAATTTACTCACGGCGTAATTGTTGATTATACTGAGATGGCATATGTCGTGTACTTCCCGGCTGATATGTCTCCTAAAACTCCTAAGTACATGGATGAATCTGAACAATCTATTGCCAATCGTACCAGGACTATCACGTTAGGTAAAGGTTTCTTTGTAAGCCGTTTCAAAACTATTGATGATGTTCGTGCCGCACGTGAACATTATAAACTTACTGGTTCTGCGTTAGAAGCATAATAGCAAGTGTGGATACCTGGTATCCACACAATTAATGTATTAATATCACGTTAGTACATTAATTGTGTAATAGTACTTGCATTATCAATTCAGTACTGTATAATCTTTTATATGAGGTAAGCAATGGTGCTTATCCAATTAAGCGAGATACTGCCATGAAATTTGAAGAACTGAACGAACAACAACAAGCTAAAGCCCTTGATCTTAACAGAGACATTAACGTTGAAGATCAAAACTGGAATGACTTCATCGAATACCGCCACCATGAAATTATGAAAAATACCGGGTTCGAAGGTGTAGAATCTCAGTATTGTGGTTTTTGTTCGCAAGGTGATGGTGCGAGCTTCACCGCAAGTAACGTCGATATTGAGAAGTTTTTACGTGCTCAAAAACGCTGGACATATTATCGTGCATTACATGAATACATTCTTATAAAAGAAATAACATGTAGTGTTAAGCGTGATAACTCTTCACGATATGTTCATTACAATACAACTGATGCTGTTATGTCCGGTGAGTATTACGTTAACCTTTCACCAAAGCAACAATCTTTGTATGAAGAATTAGAAAAAGAAATTGACTATTTTGTCACTGAACAAGGTAAGGCGTACTATTCAGACCTGGATACGCATTACTATCATCTGCTTGAAGATGCACAAGTTAAAGAAACTATCATCGCAAATGAGATGGAATTTGAAGAAGATCCTCGTGAACCATCAGTAACTTATCTTTAATCAAAATAGGGCTTGACTAAGGTTAAGCCCTTTTGCTATCATATCAGTACTGAAACAGGAGAATCAAATGAAACAGAAACATGTTGTCCAATACACAACGGTGAATCCAGCATACACCGAAGGGGCAAAGACCACAAGAGTATTTCAATTAATTATTCTTGTCGCTGTACTGGCCTGGATATTTTAAAAATAATGGTTGACACGTTCAACCATTTTTGTTATTATGTAATCACTCCAGCGAAATGGACTAACCCTATAGGGTGGCATAATGTAGCTGGTGGATTTAGTACTGTATATCTGTACAGTAATATTTTTAAATTAAAATGCAAATAGTCCTTGCGTTAATCATACAGTACTGTATAATCTTTTATATCGAAACATGATTGAGGGTTTAAAGATGGCTAAATCTGGAATTGAATTTAAAGTAAGAGTCTGGTCTAAAACTGCTGAACGCCCATTCGACGTGGTTGCACTTGACCACGACAACAACCGCCAGCACTATCAACCTGGCGTAGAATTCAGTACTGAACGCCTGGCACATTTACATGCGGATCGCTTGACTTGTAACCTGACCGCCGTTCCATCCAGTTCTAAATTCATTCGTGATCACTGGCCTGTCGATGGCGGTATCGAGTAATTAAACTTTAAAATAGTACTGGACAACATAAACAGAATCCAGTACTATTACCTTACACCAACAAGAGGAACGAATCATGATTAAAATGTATCAGGGTATCAACGGTAAAGCAATCAAAGAAAACCGTCCACTGACCAGAACAGAACTCCAGGAAGTGGTGCCGTCCGTATTCCAGTACGATGCACACGAATCACGTTCTAACCGTTTCGCACCAGTGCCAACTATCGACGTGATTGATCGTCTCGCGAAGGAAAACTATTTCCCGATGTTCGCCACTCAGGCACGTGTACGCGATGCATCAAAACGCGAATTCACGAAACATATGTTGCGTTTCCGTCAACCTGGTATGAAAGAAGGTGAAGCAAACGAGATCATCCTTCTTAATGCCAACGATGGCACAAGTGCCTATCAGTTGATCAGCGGTCAATTCCGTTTCGTTTGTGCGAATGGTCTGGTAATGGGTAACACCCAAAGCAACACTAAGATCTATCACAAAGGTAATAACATCATGGATGATGTGATCGAAGGTGTATGCGAAGTGGTTAAAGACTTTGACCTCATCGAACGTTACAAAGGTGAAATGTCCCGGATTCAGTTAACCGATGATCAACGTAAAGCGTTTGCCATTGCTGGCTACATCGCTAAAGAAGGTTATCCAGAACCCGGCGAAAAGATTAACTACCTGTATGATCCTCAACAGTTGCTGAGTACTCGCATTATTAACAGTACTGACCGTAACAGCAACAGCCTTTACAGCACGTTTAATGTTGTACAACAAAACGTAATGGCAGGCGGTCAAACAGGCCGTAGCGAATCAGGCCGCCGCCGTACAACACGTGGCGTAACTAACATTGATAAGAACTTAGACTTTAACTCTAAGTTGTGGAACCTGGCAACTATGTTAGTAGATAAAGCATAAAATTCAAATAAGGGGTTGACAATGTTAGCCCCTTTTAGTATTCTATCAGTACTGAAACAAGAACAGGAAACAAATCAAATGTCCAGATTCACTCTCTTTATTCGTCATGATGTAGTAGAATACAACGGGCAAGAAGCCTCCAGCTTTTTCATCGTTGCTCAGGATATTAATTCAGGCCGTCGCATTGCTCTGAATACTTCCTATGAAACTACTCATGAACTGCATGAACAACAGGCCGTTCGCGAGAAACAGAATCGCCGTATCATGGCAATCGAGAAACATCTTGACGCTGGTGGCACGTTGAACTCTGAACACTGGCAAGAGATCGAACCTGCTTACGGTTCCCCTGCTTACCAGGTAGCTCAAGAAGCTGGATTGATTTAATCAAATTAGGGGTTGACATAAGTTAGCCCCTATCATATAATATCAGTACTGAAACAACGGAGAGTACAACAATGGCTACTGAAAGAATCCAGCAACTCGCGAACAACGTCCTGGCAAAGAAACACCTGGGCATCGATGAGGCTATGTCTCGCGTCATTGGCGAATACTCTAAAGAAAACGCCAGCGTTTATCAAGATGTATTTGACGAAGTACAAAATCAGTTGTTCCCGCATGGCCAGGGTGCTGACGCCGTGCATTGCGATTTTTAATTCAAAAAGGGGTTGACTTCGGTTAGCCCTTTTGTTATAGTACTATCAATGCGGCGAAACGCACTAACCCTATAGGGTGGCAAGATCCGTCCAAAAAATAATATAAATTAAAACGTAATAGTACTTGCGTTATCTCACGGGTACACGTATACTTAACACATAAACCAACACGAGGAACGAAACATGAAAGTACAAACTATGATTAGAAAACTCTTCGGCCAGGACTCTATCCAGGATTACATGGATACACTTCAAGAAGAAGATAAAGATTCAGTACTGGAGTACTATGCTATCCAGCGTGACGAAGATGCATGTGAACCAGACTACTTTGTTAAACTTAGTACTGATGGTCTGTATACTATCAAAGATGTTAACGGCAATGTCATTGTTCATACGTTCAAAACTCCTGAGTTAAAAAATAAGTTAAAAGTACTTGCGGCCTCCGCTGAATAGTAGTATATTAAACACATCGGGAAGCAATACCGCTTCCCTCTCTTAATCAGGAGATTCATCATGGCTACATCTACTCCGTTCGTTCACGTTACCATTAATCAATATGGTTTCTCAGTACTTGACACCAGAATCAATCTGGTCAATACTGATGCACCAAAAGCCATCGCGTTAATGATGATCATGGCAACAGCAGGTATTAGATCTGATGATGCTGATGGTGTAGAATGGATGGAATGGATTGAAGAACAATACACTAAAGAACTGGAGGCACAATCCACATGTTCAGTGCCTAGCTCCTATGTGCTCAAGCCATTCCATGTAAATGATTACCTGGTCAGCATACGCCATGAAGTAGTGTACGATAACTACTAACAAAGTACTTGACAGTACTCTACAGCCCTGCTATCATTGCGGGGCTTATTCTTTTATAGGAGTACTAAACATGTTCACTATCATTGGTTGCCTCGGTGCTGTAGTCGCAGAGGTGAACAGTACTGATGAGGCTATCAAGTCAGTACTATCTCAGATACCTGTAGGCGATAAGAAGCAACGCCTCATGCGTAACGCCCTTGACAAGCTCACGGTAGGCGGCAGCTATGAGGTAGAGTATGGCGGGTCAGGCTGTACTGTACGCCGCTCATAGAGCGTTACACGAAGGATTTAAGTACTTTAAGATTAGTCCGAAAAATACTTTATGCAGAATAAAAGTACTTGACTTTTA